CTATCGTAAGAAGCGTGACGAGATCCGTAACACCCGTAACAAGACTGCTGAATGTATGGAAGAGATCCTCGGTAAGGACTCTGAAGACAGCAATCTTAAGCGTGACAACGCTAATGTGAATGGTGATACTGCTATGGGCACTATGCTTCAGATCGGAGCTAATGTGTCTAAGGAGTATTATCTCGACAATCGTATCAATCGTACAGCAGCTACGGCTCATAGAGATGGTCATATACATATACATGACCTTGACTTCTACGACCTCACTGTTACTTGCTGTCAGATCGACGCTAAGAAGATCCTCGAGGGCGGTTTCAATACTGGCCATGGATACCTTAGAGAACCTGCTACTATACTGTCGGCAGCTGCATTAGCAGCTATAGCTATACAGAGCGATCAGAATGATTGTCACGGCGGACAGAGCATTCCTAACCTCGACTACGGACTCGCTAAGTATGTAGAGAAGAGCTTTGCAAAGCACTTCAAAGACAACTTCAGCAAGCTATTCGACTTTGCGTTCTCGTATTACATAACTCCTGGAGGAGAAACACGAAAGAAGTTAGACGAGTTAATGCCCGATATGACGAAGTCTGTACTCGATAGCCTCGACGGACAGCTCAGTACTAAGTTGGTAAGACCTACTTATAATGCTATCTATGAGATGGCTAAGAAGCTTGAGGAGAATAACATTGTATCTAGCGATGACGTCAATGTAGTATCATATCTCGAGAAGATTATTCAGACTGCATTGGATGATTCGTTACGAGAAACAGACAAAGAAGCACATCAGGCTATGGAAGCATTCGTACACAATCTCAATACAATGCATAGCAGATGTGGCGCACAGGTAAAGAAAGTTGCCTAGTATAAGGGAAACCTTATACGGAGCTCGGGTAATATCGGTGAAGACTCGAGTATGATTCCATATATTATCATATACAGAGGAGGTGAAAATATGGACGATTCAATCTTACGTATGATATATTTAGGAAATAAGATCAGCAGCAAAGAATTGCAACAGATCACTGGATGTTCTAAGTCTCAACTTGGTAGAGTTATGAAGTCTACCACAAACAAGAGAAATATAATAGACGTCCGTAACAGAAACACAGTAGAGAACTACTTCGAATGTATACAAACGGAGGAACAAGCATACTACTTAGGTTTCTTTATAGCAGACGGGTGTATAAAGTACAATAATGGAAGAAAACCTGTAGCAACATTCACATTACAAGATGCTGATAGCTATATGCTTGAAAAGTTCTCAGAAGCTATTAACAATCCTTACAAACTTACATGTAGTACAAAGATACGCGATACTGGTTATATTAGTACGTGGTATACAATGAGAATCTCTAGCCAAAAGATAGTGTCAAATTTGGAAGATATAGGTGCTGGGTATGGTAAGAGCTACAGAGAAATTCCTATACTTCCACCAAACTTGACTAGACATTTGGTTAGAGGATTGTTTGATGGCGATGGATCATTCTATTACAGAAGATCGCATCCAGAAGATCTAAATAGTGTTGCTATTAGAGGTTGTATAGAGTTATTAGGGTTTCCTGTTGTCATAGAAGACTTACAGATGATATTAAATGACATTGGTGTGTCAAAGTATTCATTACGGAAATCTGATACTGATACTCAGTTATATGCCATAAGAATAGAGAGGAAAGAAGACATAAAGTTATTCTACAACTACATGTATACTGACTCTCACATCTATCTGGAAAGAAAGAAGAAGAAGTTCGAAGACTTCTTCAATGGAATCATACCGAGTTAATACCGAGATAACTGATACCTTAACAAGTATCAGTATCGTAACGCGTAGTGGGTGAAACCTCAACACCGAGAGGAATATAATCCCACCAAGAGTATCCGATACAATGTCTATAGGGCATTGCTGCGGGAGTTGCGCCCCGTGGTCCTAACGTAATGACGAGGGTAGAAATGTACGCTGAGCTGGTCTGAATTGACAGACGTATCGATTCTTAGTAAATCGTATGAGGGTGACCTCCAGAAGTATAGGATAAAAAGCCTATACGATAACACAACTGACCTTTCTCCAGTGTAAATCTTGGTACTGATACTTCTCCTGCAGGAAGAATGGTTACCAAGAATCTCCTCAAGGCTATGAATGAAGGTCTTGGACATGGAGAAACTGCTATCTTCCCAATCGTTATCTTCAAGGTAAAGGAAGGTATCAACTACAATAAGGAAGATCCTAACTACGACCTCTTCAAGCAGGCTTGTGAGGTTACATCACGTAGACTCTTCCCTAACTTCTCATTCATTGATGCTCCGTTCAATAAGCAGTACTATGTAGAGGGACGTCCAGAAACAGAGATTGCTTATATGGGTTGCCGTACAAGAGTTATTGGCAATCACTATGATCCTGAGAATGAGATTACTCATGGTAGAGGAAATCTCTCATTCACTTCTGTCAACCTTCCTAGACTTGCTATAGAGTCAGGCGGTTCAGAAGAGAAGTTCTTCAACGATCTCAGATACTATATGGAAGTTGCTAAGTCTCAGCTTCTTGAGAGATTTGAGATTCAGGCTAAGAGACATGTCTATAACTTCCCATTCCTTATGGGCCAGGGAGTATGGATTGGCTCCGATAAACTCAAGTGGACTGATGAAGTAAGAGAGGTTATCAAGAACGGTACACTCTCTATAGGATTCATTGGTATCGCTGAAGCTATGAAGTGTCTGTATGGACACCATCATGGTGAAGGTGAGGAGTATGAACAGAAAGCTATCAACATCGTTAAGTTTATGCGTGAGATAACTGATCAGATGGCTGAAGAGACTGGACTTAACTTCTCACTCCTTGCTACACCTGCAGAAGGACTTTGTGGTAGATTCCTCAGAATCGACAGAAAGAAGTTCGGCATCATAGAAGGAGTAACAGATAAGGAGTTCTATACTAACTCATTCCACATTCCTGTAAACTTCAAGATCTCTGCATTCGACAAGATCAAACTTGAAGCTCCTTTCCATGAGCTTACTAATGCTGGTCATATCACATACATCGAGTTCGATGGTGATACATCAGAGAATGTAGCTTCTATCGAGAAGGTAGTACGTTGTATGCATGATCAGGGAATCGGCTACGGTGCTATCAATCACCCTGTAGATAGAGACCCAGTATGTGGATACACTGGCATCATCGGTGATACTTGTCCATGCTGTGGACGTAAGGAATCAGAAGACCATATCAGATTCGAGAGAATCAGACGAATAACAGGCTATTTAGTGGGCGATGTAGTTACATGGAACGACGCAAAGAGGGCCGAAGAGAGCATGAGACGTCCTCATGACGCTTCAGATAACTAAAAAAGAAAGAACAATGTGATACAGAGATATGAGGGAACCCTTAATGGGTTCCCTCACTTCTTCTTACATTTACAATCGCTCCCAACTCAATCCGTTCAGAGTCAACTTTATAATAAATTCAATACCAAGAAGGAGGAATCGTGATGCCTAAACTTACTGCCAGGGATATCAAAGAGCGTAGTAACAATCTCCGTATCATCTCGGAGACTCCCGCTAGCGTGAACATCAAGACCCTGTTCAGACACGTTAAGAGCCAATACTCTTATAACAATGCTAAGATAGTCCTTGAGAACTGGAGAGGTCTATCTAGAGATGAGTCTGTTGCCTTTCAGCAGGTTCTTGAACTATTCCAGCTGATATGTGATAATGACTCACCTTCCCACATCAAGAACGCTTCAGAGCTTATAGAAGGCAAGATACTTCACAAAGTTCGTGATGGTAAAGCTCTTCGCCATCTAAACAACTACAAGATGGGTAAGCATAAGATCGCTAATACTAAGATCGAGAAGCAGACTCATGCCAATGCTACTGTAACTACTCGTGACCTTGATAACAAGGGTCACCACGTTAACACCCTTCACCCCAACCGTAAGTATAAGTATGACATGTTCAACCAGCGTAAGGACGAAGCTGTCAAGAAGAATACTCCAGAAGGTGAAGAAGGACAGGAAGAGAAGACTCCTAAGGAGGCAATGGTAGAAGAGTGCTATGATATGATGATTGCATGTGTTCAAAAGAATCAGCAGTGCGATCGTGTCATAGAGAACCACGATAAACTCTCAAAGAGATTCAACCTCGATAAGATCGTTAGAGAGTGTCGAAGAGAAGATGGTTCTTATAGAGACTGTATCTTCGAGCTGTGCTCACTTATAGATTCGTATGATATAGCTGTCGGTGCTAAGTATGGTATAGCACTGGAGAATATCATGTATCTGATGAACAAGAACTGTATACCTCTTGAAAACAGCTTCATTGCTGAGGCTGTTACTGATTACTTCTTGCTCAACAATCAAGACTCGGAAGAATTCTCTATGGATGATCTTGTTCATGACATGAAGTACGTTGTAGAGAACTCTAAGTTCTATGACGATAACGACTTTGCTCCAATCTCTTACATCTTTGATGAAGACTACGAGCCAATCACCTCTACAGAAGAGGCTATTGATACTATCCTTGAGTTTCATTCAGATAAGCATAAAGAGCTTATCCGTAAAGACGAAAAGGGTAAGAAGATTAAGCCTACTGTAACTAAGGTGAAGTTGAATGGTGATAAGAAGAATACCATTAAGGGAGACCTTAATGCTTTCAAGATGTCTCATAACAAATCTATCCAGACTCTGAAGAAGTGTCTCCATAGAGTCTTCTGTAACTCACCAGAGAATATCGTCAAGGAACTTCCTGATATCTTCGCTGTAGTAAGAGGTGCAGCAATCATCGGCATGTTTGCCTTCTCACCATTCCTCGGAATCTTTGGTCTGATTACTGGTGCTTTCCTTAAGATGGACATCTCTCGTAAGCAGATGAGAGAAGTTGTTGATGCTTATGACAAAGAGATTTCTCGCTATCAAGAGAAACTTAACAAGACTAAAGATGAAAAGTCCAAACAGCGCTATAAGGAGTACATTAAGAAACTCGAAGCTGATAGAGATAAGCTTGAAGCTAGAGAGGATACTCTCTATACAGAAGAAGAACTCGAGAAGAAGAGAGATGAGCGCTACGAGAATAGAAACAAGAACTCTTCTTCAGATGACGACGACTTCGACTTCGGATCATGGGATGAGATGTACAAGTATCTCGATGACACTTCTATCCTGGTAGAATCTATGAACTGGGATAAGAATGAACTCATGAATACTATAAGACGTTCCATCAACTATGTCACTGCAGACTGCATTCCTGTACTTACAGAAGCAGTCATCCTCAATAGAGACATCTTTGATGTGAATGAGTATGCTTCTATACTCGAATACGAGAGACATCGTCTCCGTTCTGAGAATGGCTATGGCAAGTATGCTAAGATAGATCCTATCAATCTGGCTCTTGCAGATATAGCTGCTCTGAAGGAACAGGAAGAAGACGACTCTATTCCAGATCTTGATATCGTCTCTACTAATGAGTATACCCACTATGTCCAGGAGACTGTACAAGATGTACTTGAACTTCTTGACATTAGTAGAACAGAAGCTCTTAACGAGGGTAGTCTGTCTAACAAGATCAAACTTGCTGCAGACAAACTTGGTAAGACTGCTGTTAAGCTCAAAGACAAAGATCGTAAGATCTCTAAAGACATTGACGTTACTATGGGTCACTTTGCTCAAGCTGCAGAGAGGGCTCTTACTAATGACAGAAGAGAAGCTATCATCAAGGGTTCTCTCTTACCTTCTGCTTCAAAGACAATCAAGGCTACACTCATTACTGGTGCTGCTTGGTTAGTATCTCCTGCTATTGCAGTAATTGGTGTACTCGGTGCTATAGGAACTTCTAAGAAGCTCCAAAAGAAAGAGCGTCAGATAATTCTTGACGACATCGAGATAGAGCTCAAGATGTGTGATAAGTATATGCGTCTTGCCGAAGATAGGAATGACCTCAAGGCTGTAAGATCTATCATGCAAACTCAAAGAGCTCTTGAAAGACAGAGAAGTAGACTTCGCTATAACATGAAGGTTAACTGGAACGAGAAGACTCCTACAACCGCTGGCGATAAGAGTTATGACGAAGCCGTAAACTTCGAAGAAAAGTATATCGGACTCCCTGGAGTTGTCGATATCAAAGAAACGTAAGGGAGGTTACAGTATGGGCATATTTAGTTCATATAGACATCCGCTCAATGAAGCGGAAGTAGATGACGGTACTAATAAGCCACAAGCTAATCAGGATGATGAAGACTATACAGCTGGTGCTGATACTGCAGCAGATGATGAGTCTAACGATCCTGCACCCGACGATGCTGGTGGAGACGACGATGTCGACTACACCAACGGAGCTGATGAAGCAGGAGATGATGAATCCAATGATGACAACCAAACAACTGAAGAAGGCCAGGATGACCAGGACGATTCAGAAGGTGATGACGTTGACTACACTGATGGGGCTGACGATGCTGCTGACGACGAATCTAATGATACTGGTGACGATACTGGTACTGATGATGAAGGGTCAGATGGAGATGTCGACTACACCGATGGTGCTGATGACGGTGACGATTCTGAATCAGATGATGCTGGTGAAACTAGCGAAGAAGGAGAAGAGTCTGAAGGAGATGAAGAGGAAACTGAAGACAATACTTACGAGGACCTCCGAAAGATAGAAGCAGAACTTTTCTCAAACCTTTCACCAGAACAGATCGATATCAAGAACAAGGAACTTAAGCAGCGCTTCATAGACATCTATGGAACGATCTCTTCAGTCATCCTTCGTATCAATGATATCCCTAAGACTGATACTAATGTGGATATACTCCACTTTGTTACTGACAAGCTGATGGAACTCAAGGATCTTGTAGACTTCACTGTTCAGAAGTCCTTTGATACAAAGACTTACATCGAGAACTCTATCAACTATCAGATCTGTCTCTCTACTCTTGATAGTATCTCAGACATCATAGCATCTGCTCAGTTGGCTGAGGATAATCCTACTCAGGAGGAAGAAGAGGACCAGGATGGTGTAATCGTAGGCGGTGCCGATGATTCCGAAGTTAATCCTGGTGATGAAGTAGTTGCTTATGGAGACAAGATGATAGAATCTGCCGATGCAGGAAGATTCAACTCTTTCTTCTAAGACAAAGTTGCCCGAATCGTACGATCGGATACAACAATATATTAAATATAGCCCCTATCCGTATGGCGGTTCAGTGTGGCTATTAGTTTTCCAAGGTAAACTCTTACTATCATAAATCTAAAAAGGAGGAAATGAATTATGCCTATCTCAGGTACAAGAGAAGTTAGAACTGCTGGTTCTAACTATTCTAAGGACGCTTTAGCACCACTTGCGAAAGCATACCTTGACATAACCAGCTCATTACTTCATGAGAACAATCTCTCGATGTATGAAGATACAACGAAGGTTCACATGAATCCAATCACAGACAACACAATCAAGGACTTCTTTGTTGAAAACTGTTTCGACAGAAATGATCCTATGTTCCGCGACGACGCAGAGGCTCAGGAAGATCAGATTCAGATGATGGAGGAGATGTACATCAATGATAAAGAAGCTATCCTCGAGCACTCAGCACCTGGTCAGCACAACCCCGTAATCGGTATGACATTCCCTATCCACAAGAATATCATGCTGAACAATATCTTCGACAAGGGTGCAATCCCGAAGTTCGTTGCTACTTCACCTAAGTTCACAGTATCAATGGAGACCAGATGGCTCATCGATCCTGTAACAGGTGAGAAGATCGATATGTGGAAGGATCAGTGGAAGATGACTGATGCTATCCTCAAGGCAGCTCCTCTTAAGAGCATGTACATAGCTCTTCCTGAGGATGGTACAACAGATGTACTTGCTACACTGTTCGGCGCTACAGATCCTGAGGATCACCTTTCAATCGAGTCATTCGTAAGCGGTATCGTTGGCAGCCGTGTTGTATTCCCTGGCCAGAGCATCCAGCTCGTAACCAGCACAACAAGCGGCGGTGTTACTACATATCAGATCGAAGACTATACAAACGACACAGCTGCTGCTGAGGTTATCGCTGCTGGTGTTACACCTAGCGGTTCTACACCTCTCGTTGGTACAACTGTTGTCGGTGCTATCTTCCCGTTCGAGGGTAAGTTCACACCTGCATACGGCGAGTATGACAGACAGATCGTAGAGAGCTTCTCAGTTCCTATGGTTACAGCAGTTGCTACAGGTACACTTCCTGACACATGGAAGCTTACAGCTAACGGCGTTCAGTATGATAACTGCACAAGCGAAGACAGCATTCCTGCTGAGGCAAGAACAAAGGGCTTCCTCTCAGGCTTCTCTAAGGATGATCGCTTCGGTCTTTCATCTTCAAACGCTGCTGCAGGCGGTGTCATTCTTACTTCAAGAATCGATACATCTTCTGCTAAGCTCAGAACTGCTTCAGTATCTTGGGATATCCGTACAGATATCATCGAGATTCCTAACGCTATTCCAATCAACGTTACAATCTCTCCTGAAGAGGTTAAGGATATCTCTGCTCTGTATCAGATCAACCAGCTGACAAAGGTTCTCTCACTTATAAAGACATCCCTCAACAACTACAAGGATGATCTTATTCGTAGAGCACTTGATGAAGACTTCGTTAAACTTCCGAACTCACAGAAGATCGGTCGTTACTTCGACTTTGCTCCTACAACTAACTACGCTCTCGATCCTCTCGAGTGGCGTTACAAGATGTTCATGGACGCTATGGATACTCATGTAACACAGCTGCTCCATGTTCTGAACGATCCTAACATGACAATCAACGTAATCGGCCGTGATGATCTCATCAGAAAGATTACTCCTACTGAGTACACATATCAGACACCTACAAACATCGGCCCTGTTGAGCTCGACTTTGTAAAGACTGTTGTTACATCAGACAGAAGAACATATCAGTTCATCAGCTCTGACAAGCTCCGTGATACAAACAACCTGATCGTACTTCTCTGCCCAAGAAACACAGACCGTTTCATCTACAGAATCTACGATTATCAGATGTATCTGAGCAACGAGATCAGAAACTACAGTAATCCTACACTCCCTGCAGTACATGCATTCGAGCGTTGGAAGTTCGAGAAGTATCAGCCTGTACAGGGACGTATCGGCATACTCAATCCTACTGGCCTCCGCAACTATGGTCAGAACTACGCATTCAACAATGATCCTGTTGGACGTGGTGATGGTCAGGGTGTTGCTAGCGTTGGTAAGAATGACTTCGATATCGACGCTCGCTAATTGTACGGCCAAGATCGAAAGAATAAAGAGCCTGGTACCTAAGGGTGCCAGGCCCTTCTTTTACAATCTTTAGAAAGGAGTAAGAGACAATGATCAAGTATGACTTTAGTGATCTCCATGAAGCTTGTAATCTTGTGATCGCTAATCCTGAAAGAGCTTCTGCTTATCAGAATCTCAGAAAAGAGCTCAACAAGTTCTTCAGAGACTCTAAGTGTACAGATATCATCTACACAAGAAACGATGGTCTGTTCTTTGGTATGTGTGTATACCCAGTAATCAGCAAGCTTGATGTAAAGATGATTGTTCAGGATGACGGTAAGTATCGTTTCCAGAACTATGTCATAGAGATCGACTCCAAGATCTTCAATCCTATCATTGATATCACTGCTAGCGAGCTTCTCGCTATGCTGCTTCATGAAATAGGTCATATCATCAACGATCCTAACCCTGTTGAACAAGTAAGAGATGCTATCAATGTAACTCTTGCTAAAGAGAACACTACTCTCTCTATCATTGATACTGTACAGTACTATCAGATTCTTGCATATGGAATCAAGAACACTGTAAGAAAGATGAACAGTATGTTCTTCATCTATAGAGATGGAGAAGTTCTCGCAGATGAGTTCGTTATGATGTGTGGTTTCCAGGATGAGCTTAACAGCATCTTCAGAAAGCTGTGTAAGAACGGTATGAAGATCAACGACGATGTCAATAAGCTCGCTGCCTTAACGTGGACACTGAATCTGTATAAGAACGTGGAATTGAGAAGAATACCTGCTCTCAAGTTACTCAGACGGGCATCTTCAATCACCTCATCTAAGCTTGACAAAAAAGAATACGAGATTGTTACTAATGCTCTGAAGAGTATAGATACTTCTGCTATTAGAGAAGCTGCTAAACCCTTCAAGGATTGTGACTTCTACTATATACTCATACAAGAGGGAGCATCTCTTAAGAAGAAGGACACTAAGTTCGCTATTCTCAGGAAGATGGTTACCAACAACAAGCTCAGAGAGTTCGAGAGCGATATCTATGAGTATACACTCAGATCTCGTCACGTCGCCACAGAAGAGGATGCACTCTATCTTATGCGTCAAATCAATCTCAGAATCACTGCTATCGAGGATGCTCTTAATAAGGAGCGCTTCGATGAGTATGAGAGAGATCGTTGGTTCGCACTGCATGATAAGTACTGCTCACTTAGAGCAGAGATGGCTGCGAATACTAAGTACAGATACGACTACAGTGGTAGCATAATCACTGTTCAGTATCCAGAGATAGTTGAGAATCGCTACTAAAAATAAGGGAGGGTAGGCATTGCCTACCCTCTTCTTCTCTTCATGTCATTGTCTATAGCATAGTAGATAGAATCAAAGATGTCGTCGACTACAGCTTGGTCGTCAATGTTCTTAAGATGCAGGACGAACATTCTTCTTCCGTCTTTCCTCTTCTTCACCTTGATACACTTATCGATATCATTCTTCAGATAGTGACGAATGTCTTCTATAGCTTTTCTAATCGGAGTAACGAACTTGATATCGTAACACACTGTAAGGTCTGCATTGACTTCCCTTCCAAGTATTGGAGAGAAAGACTTAGCAGCTTTGACATCTAGCATCTGATTAGTAACGAGATCCTTGTTGATAGCGAACATTGTTACCTTCATCGGTATCCTTAGAAGCTCGAAGTACTGATTGAGTAGAGTTACAGACTCCTGCTCAATCCCTATGATCTCGCTTCTCTTAGTCAAATAATCATCATATGCTTCTTTCTGTTTATATGAGTACATTCGTATATTGTCTGACATGGTATCACCTCCTATATGATATTCTGTTTGTTACCTGCAAAGGTTCTACCTTTCTTTGGTGAGTTCTTTGGTTGCTTCAACTCTTGTATCCTGTCCATTGGAGCTGATGTAGCGCCGTCTAGTGGTCCTATAGACGCAAGCATAGCGTTTGCATACATAGCACCATTGAATGAACTCATCATGTTTGCTAAGTATATAAACTCTAGATCTGTTATGTCTGCCATACATTCAACATTACCAACCATCAATGTCGCTCCAGCTTGTTGGTAACCTGTATGATTTATGACAGTAGGAAGTATCTTAAAGATCTTGTTCCTTGGATACTTGTCTACAATGACTGGAAGAGTGTTGTTCAATTTTATATAGTCATTCTCCATAACGAAGACGTTCTGGTTCTGACCAAACAGAATGTTCGATGCTCTTGAAAGAGAGTTCACGAATGTATAGTGTCTATCGTTAGGAATGAATATGGAGTCATCCATATTCGCTCTATAGTTCTTGATCTCAAGAGACATGAAGTAGTCTATTTTACGCTTTACAAGTACATTAGCATTGCTTGGTCTAGTCTTAGTTCTATACTCTCCCCAATAGTGAACTATACGTTCTTCATACATATCTGTCTCTGGAAGTACCCAGTTTAGATTGAGATTGAAGTTGAGTTTGAGAGGACCAGACTCGAAGATAGTATCGACCATTCGATACATCTGATTGTTGTTGGTCATTCTAACACCCCCTGTATTATGATGTATGACCTAGAGTAAAAAGAAAGGGAGTCGCTAGGACTCCCTTTCAATCATCTTGGTTTGAGTGTGAATGTAACGTTCGCGTACCCGTTTATACTTATCTTAGCATCCTTAGACACGACAATACAGAACTTCTCTATCATCTTCTCAAGTTCTTCTACAGTATATCTTGCTGAGTACTCGAAGACGAACTTAAACCCATCCCAATCAGAACACAGAGTAGATGCATAACTTTCTATCAGACTAGGGAGCAATAGCTCACAAGTGATAGTGCTCTCATCCGCGCCTTTTGAGTAGTAGTCATCAAACTTAACTCTGTCTGTCTTACAAGTCTTTGTTATGTTCAACCACATGAGCTTGTTGATATACAGAGTTACTGGATTAGAACAGAATCCTGCTAGATCTACATGTCCATAACCGACATTAGTCATGTATGGATCTATAACTTCGTGGATGTAAGTTCTAACGTAATCACATTTGTCTACTCCATACACGGCTATAACACTAGGCATGTCGTGTATGAGTGATTCAAGTACAGCTTTCTCATCGTCAAGATTAGGACTATTGTTCATACGGCTAATCAAGCCCATATAGTTTATGACGTCTAATACAGTATCATCTTCATGTAATGTGAATGTGGACAACGTTAGACCACTAAGATACTTGTCTACCAAGTCGTACTCTTCCTTACACGGTGATTCTGCAGTGTACAGTTTACTCTTAGTCTCATCTTCTGGAGAAGCAAATGAGTGAACTAAGAAGTCTACTATAGCTGGGAATGCCTTAATAGTTGTCCTGTCAGTGAATGGCACTCTATTCATTAGAAACTTCATGATCAGTCTCCGTTTCCGTTAGCGCTTAATAGGTTACATGTTACTGCATAATGATATCCATTATCAGTTTTAGTCGTTTCTATATCAAACTTCATTGCCTTAGAACTCTTATACCTCTCTGACAATGCTAAGATGTCTTCATTTATGCGATTGTCGAACTCTTCGTCACCTGTTGCACAAATATCGAACTCTTCTTTGATTCCTGCCATAGCAGATACCCAAGTCTCTATGTTTAGTACAACTCCAACTGCAATGTCTACATGTTTTACATCGTTCATAATAAGATTGAACTTGTATGGTTCAAACTTCACTACATACACATCGCTATTAAGACTATCTCTTACACTAGCAGTGTCTTTTGTCTTTAACGCATATACGATCTTCTTGATATAAATAAGTCTCTGTTCGTATACACAATCCATGTGTCCATATCCAAACAGAGTCATGTATTCATCAAGAGTTCTCTGGAAATCTTTATTGTAGTTGTCTCCAGCATTAGAGATATCAATCATGAAGATTGTAGGAACAACACCATTTCCAGCCTTACGTGATGCTTCAACATTGTAAAGCTTACCATCTCTATATTCGGATTCGCTATCCCATCCGAAAGGATGACAGTTCCAAGCACTTGCTCCAGCGAGTACTGTGATCATATCAAGCACATCCGTAACGTTGTCTTCTGCATCGATACAGAATCCAGACACTGTGAAGCCATCAAGATACTCTTTAGCCAGTTCGTCGAATACTTCTTCAATCTCATTTTCATTGTAGTTACCAAGAAGTTTTGAATCATCTGCTGCGAAGATGCTAAGCAGATCGTCTCTTAAGAACTTCCAGTTCTTTGTGGTTCCAAGGTTGTCTTTGTTGATGAGTGATTTCATATAAGTTCCTCCTTACATTGATGCCATTCCATACCTTGTGTTGTGGAACAGCTTTTCTTCTGCTCTCCTCTCTGCTAACCATTGCAGATTTTCATATGAGAGGTTTCTTTCGAACAACACCTCTTCGGTGTTATCCTTTACTGCTACTGCTTTTATGATATGGTCAAGACTGACCTTATCGATGTAGTGCTGCCATATAGTACTTCCATCTATAATTGTACGGAAGATAGCTGGATAGAGAAGATAGTTGCTACTTACAGCTTTCTCTCCATCTATGTAGATGTCGACATAGTCGCACTCTTTGATTATTGGCGTAACAATCTGCATAGTATCATTCCTTTCTAAAAAGAAAGGTGGACTGGCCACCTTTCTCTTCACTGATCTTAAACTGCTGTCGGGATACTACTCTGTACGATTGCAGGAATGCCATTGAGTTCGTTTAACAGTATATGAGATACATTATCTACTCTAACTCTGACAATATCACTGTTTTCGTTTTCGCCTACGCTGAATGTATCATATATGTCTTCATATACGCTGAAGCAGGTAGGCTCATAGTAATCTCTCTTCTCCAATCCATACTTTACATAATATGAAGCATCTCCAGTTGTAGCGGATTTCCAGAAAGCAGTATTCTTCTTGATTATCTCCTCAAGCTTCACCCACCAATCTGCTATGGTACAAGGGAATGGGATAGGTGAAGGAATAGAGCTAACAGCTTCATAGAATGCCTTGAACTCTTCCCACATCTCTTCAGGTGAAGGGAAGTTTCTTGATACCACATACTTGTCATATACGAGCTTTTCAAAGCTCTTCAGAACATGATGCGTCTTAATCTGGTCATACAGCATACCTGCTATACTTCCGTTTACTGTCTCTATCTGCTTATCTACAGCATCCTGTTTCTGCTGTGGTGTCAGAGTCTGATCTTTGATAAGATCGAGTACACTCTTGTAGTCCACTGTAAAGTCCTTACTACGCTTGAATACAGTTCCATTGTAGAATAAGATTTCAACAGGATAACCGATGTGGGTAATCTCAAATGAGATTGTCATAGTCGGCACATCAAAGTTTGTACATACCAGGTCATATCCCTGGATACCAGTGTTTGCAAGAGCATTAGTTACTTTGAACACTATGCTCTGAATCACTTTAGTGTTATCGATTTTGTTTGCGTTTACATTGTAATAGATCATGATTGATCCTCCTTTAGATTATATTGTTTCGAGAGCTGATCAGCTTGCTCTCTGTACGCCTATATAATATATACCCATCTCTTCGTTTAGACAATGGAAATCAGCCTTGGGATTACCCAAGGCTGTTGTATCCCATGATGAATGGATTGATGCCTTTAGCCCTCTCCTCTAAGATAGCATTAGATACCTTATCGAGTTGTCTGTCATTGAACTTCATTGTCTTGATATCCATAGCGAACTCCTCATACATCACCAGATTAGTCTCATAGTACTTCCTGATTGTATGTACTGAGTCATCTATGACATCTATGAAGTAACTTCCCCTTATTCGGGTTCTTCCAAGTCTCTGTCTGCACTTTGGTCTACTCTTCATAGGTTCAGCCAACTGAACTGAACAGATTACATCAGATACATCCAATGCCTCTCCTGCAGAGACGGATGTAGTCAGAATGATCTTATGATTCAGTGCACTTCTCTTATTCTTGTTCAGAGATGTATAGATACCTACACTATACGTATACTCTGGATAGTTCTCAAGTATCCAATCGTACACTACCTGTATAGCTTCATTGCTTGCCATGAAGATAAGGATCCTTCCATACATCTTACCTATCAGATCCATCACTACATGACAGATCTTCTGGAAGTTGGGATACTTAGTTATCATAGCAGCATAGTTCATCTTGTTGAATCCGTAGAAGTTGCCACAGTTACTGATGTCTTGTGGTGTCATCCTACTGTTGTAACGAATAGAGATGTAGTGAGTTCTCGGATCCTTATCTGGATCAAAGAGTTTGATTGTAGGAACGTTCTTGAAGTAGAGTTGGAAGATCTTGTTATCTCCCTCATCTCCTCGTTCTGGGGTGGCTGTCATATAGATAGTCTTATATGTGTTGCTGAAGAAGTCTATATGCGTCATGGCATCGAAGTAAAGATGTGCTTCATCAAAGATCTTAACTCCAATACCTAGATATCTAAACAACTCTCCAACAGCTCCCCATCCTTGCCTACTAGCTAAAGACGCTAGAGTAGAATGAGTTACTAGATAGACTTTCACTTTGTCCAATGTATCTTGTTTCTTCTTGTACAGACTGGCTATAGACGGAGAACCAGAGATCGCATAGACTTCTTTGCTGTCTATATTACAATGCTCTAAGATTCTCTCCTTCCACTGTTTCAACCAATCTACAGAAGAAGCTATGACTATTCCCTTGATGTTCATGAATGCCATGTACGCTATACCAAGATATGTCTTACCTGCACCAGTATTGAGTGCAAGCATCATCTGAGATGCGTTCTTAGTATATGCATACTCGTCCATACCTAAGAGAAATCTGATACTCTCTTTTTGGACGTCATTCTTGGGTCCATATTTCAAAAGAGTCTGAGTAAGGTTCCCACGATACCCGTCACACGTAGTCTGGTAACAGGCCTTAACGTCAAACGTGTTCTCTAAAGTCCTTATACTTATACCTCTAGGGAGATAGAGTTTCCGTGCACGCTCGTCATATATGATGTGCTCAAACGTTACTGATCTCGTAGCTTTGTTCCATACACGAAACTTGTTCTCTATCTTAGGTGCATCTCCCCATGTATAGTCATTGATTACTACACAAGTGGGTCGTACTTCAATCTTCATTGGTTGTCCTCCCTAAAAAGAATGGGGAGGAAATATCCTCCCCACTCGTTAGTTTTTGTTCTCTCTTCTATCGATGATCTCGAAGAGAGGTTTAGTCTGTACTTCACTCTCTACCTTCTCTGCCATGTAAACCTGCGGCTGAACATGAGCAAACATGTCGAGCTTACTAGGTGCTGTCTTTCTGAAGGAGATTGGTTTGTACAGTGTACGAGCAAGGTTCTCATACTGCATGGTAACCTGAATGCTCGGATTAGTCTCAAGAGCCTGACGAAGAGTGAGTATTCTATACTCCTGATCTGGATAGTCCCAGTCTGGCTTGAGAAGTACATCGTCTACAGCTCTGATCTGGTTCATGATTATGATTTCTGCATGGACGGAACGGATACCACCCATACCACAATCGATAAGCTTATTGATGAAGTCTCTAAGAATCTCATGTCTTGTATAGTTACAAGTCTTTGTCTTGAGATTGATGATAGACATAACTTCCTTTAGATTCTTACCAAGATCATCATTATAGATACCTACACCAAAGACAGGTATTCTAGACTGCTGAAGATCTGTGATAGGAATGAAAATGTCTGTCTCGTCTTCATACTGCTTAGAGTTGATCAGCTTACAGAACTCATCCTGGAGATACAGACACTCATTATTAGTTCCGTGAACCTCAAGCACTTCTCCCTCTGGAGTTATGATCTCGAACTGAGTGATGTAGTCTCTAAGAATATCGAAGTCATCACTATCACCATCGCTATCACTCATAGCTACAACTGTTTCCGTATCTACGCTATCTCTATCGATATGAAGTAACCACTTCTTACCTCCAAGGAACTCGCTGTTTATATAGATATCCTCATCATCGAATGTGAAGAACTGATCGAACTGCTCCTGAGGAATGCTCCACTCAATCTTACTAATCTTAGCCTCAAGAAGATGCTTAGCGGACAGCATAAGCTGAGTGAGAGTCTGTGAGATTAACTCTGCAGCAATCTTACCGATGTTCACGATGCGATTGCTCATGAAGAGATTTCCATAGCACTTCCTACAAATGCCCTGTCCTCTGGCTGCGCTTGCACAAGTGATAGGAGATCTCAGATAGATTGTCTGACCTACAAGATCATGTCTAAGAGTATTGAGACAACCAGTGTTATATTCCATTCCATCAGGATGAAATCTGAAGTATCTATCCTGATACATCTCTATATTCTCTTCAGTGAGAGTTACTTCAACGAAGTTCTTGGTATGGCAATCATAATCAGGATCAACGTTACCGAACTCATCGGTATAGAGACTCGTATCAATTTGGTTCAGACCAAGTACTCTGGCGAAAGCACCTGAATCTGCTGTGTTCTGCTTGGACAGAATCTGAGCCTGACGACCAATGCCAGCTTCAGCGACCATCCATTCAAAACGATTAAGACCACCTCTCATATAAGAAGCGTCTATAGAGTGCGGGAAGATTCCTCCCTCACCGTTAGGCTTGATACCAATGTTAGAGATCATCTCTCTAAACTGCTTCGGCTTTACGCCTACTTTAGCCCTGAAAGCATCTGCAAGGCAATGGTCTCTTCCGATCCACTTCTTACTCTCAAGGATAAGCTCAATGATTCTATTACAATCCTTCATTGCCTCCGCATTCATCTGATCGGCTGGTAGCATAGAGTAATCCTTATGCATCAGCTCATCGAACTCAGGACAATTGTTCGCCATAAGGATAAAGTCTTCATAGTTGATAGAGTTGTTATAGTATGGTGCAAACTTCTCTGCAAACTTGAGAGTCTTATGATTCGTATAGATCATTTCATTGAGTCTCTTCGGTTCCATAGTATCTCTGTTTGGTATGATGGCAAACTTGTTGATATAGTTTGCTATAGCCTTCTTATCTATTCCCTTCTTACAGAAGAACAGATGCCAAGGTCTGAGTGTATGTCCAGCTTCAACAACAAAGCCCCACATACAAAGGTTAACCATAAGATCAGGAAGTGTAAGTCTTACACTCTTCTTATAGTCTCTAAATGTGACTGTTACCTTAGTCTGCATCAATGGTTGTTCGACATTGTCGGTTATCAAGTTCTGCAGTCCTATACGGTAATCATTAAGTTTAGTATTGTCGAGATCTTCGGCTATGATCTCTACGGGTTGATTCTGGAATAGGCATGACCATACTCCATATAAATCGGTTCTTGTCATTGTCCTCTACCTCCTTAGTATTGGATAGTTTCAGTACAGGTAAACCTCTACTGTCGTTCCTATAATATACAACGAAAGACGTGATTGAGAGGGTAGGCAATGCCTACCCTCACACAATTAGTCTCTGTGAGAAATGTCTGCAGCCTTAAGCATCTTAGGCTTGTTGACATTCTTGAGGTATTCCTTCTGGCCAACTCTTGCAACTTTCTGAGCTCTTGAGTTGTATTTCTTCTCGATAGCTGCGAGAAGCTTACGCTCTTTGATACGGTTGATCTTAAGAGCCTTCCAGAGAGGATCATTGTTATCCTTAGCAAGCTGAAGAGCAGCCATTGTTGTACGACGGCTGATATCATCATTCTTGTTAAGTCTAACCATTGTCTTGCGGTTAGTGATGTTCTTCTTCTCGAGAAGAGCGATCTCTGCGGATTCGAAGAGAGCTTTCTTTTCCTCATCGCTGCAGTTAGCGAAATCGTCATAGAAGAAAGCCTCCATGAGTTCGTCCATGTTTACGTCGATAGCATCAACCTCAGGACTTACTCCAGTTGACTGTGAATATATTCCCATAGTTGGATTCCTCCTTGTTTAGTATATCTGAGTGGTATGAATGCCACTGCTGATTATATAATAGTTCTATCAGAACGACTAAAAAGAAGGAAATGGGTAGGGAAGAACTCCCTACCCATAGCCTTACAGGGATACAATGTTAGTGAAGTTTACGCTCTTTTTCTCTCGTCTGTCAATGCCGAGAGCTTCTACTGGGAATGTAGCAATGTTATCATTGATAACCTGTGTATAGTTGATGAATGGTTTAACCCACTCTGGTACATCTTCTTCAGAAAGTATAGCAATGTTACCACACTCTCCCTTGAAGTCCTTTGATGTGAGCATCTTTACTGCTCTCTCATATACATCTGGGAATGTATCCTTAATCTGATCGATATTCTTTTCTGTCATATCCGTCTTGATGATCAGAACTGTGTTACGTGTAGTAAGGTCGATGATTGGCTCATTATCTCTTCTAAGAAGATTGTATGCTACAGCTGCCTTAATGGTATACTGTCCCATAGGATCCGCATAACCAGACGATGCCTTTATACGCTGAGGCTTGAAGTAGCTCTTATCACCTGCCATGAGAGAGTCATAGATCATCTTCTCAAGAGCAGCAAGCTGTTTGATGATATCTATCTGAGAGATCTGCTCAGCATTGAGCACGAAGTACCATAGGATTTCTTCAATTCTTCTTGCTGTCTTTTCAGGTATTCCAACCTTACGGATAGGCATACCCTTAACATCGAGAGCTTCTTCAAGAGGAATGAACGCATTCTCCTGACGTTCCTGATAACAACAGTAGTTCTTCTTTACCATTGTAACGAGAGCCTGCTTAAGCTGGAACTCGTTCTTGAGTATGAAGAATGATTTACGTATCTGACCATCTGCCGTCTTGATAGCATTGGAGTTGGTTGAGTACCTTGTCATATAGTCAATCGACAGACGACCCATAATGTGAGCAAGCACATTGATGAGTGAACAACGATATCCTGCTGTAGGACCTACAGAGTTATCATCACTCAGAGTCTGCTGAAGATCGATAACTTCATCCTTGAAGAAGTCATAGTCATATGAATGAACGTCTGCTCTCCATACCTTACCCTCATTATTCTGCTCGATCTCCTTAATCCTCATTGGAATCTTGAGTGTCTTAGCGAGAAGATAACGATACCATCCGTCGAAGCTGATGAAACAAGAGTCAGTATCAGTAAGGATAGATACCGAACGAACCATGTTTTCTGCTCTGTCGAGACGATCCATATACTGATGACCATAGTATACATACTCCTTAACGAGTTCATATACTTCATCAAGCGCTGCTTTGATCTGATCTGCAAGATGACTAGCCTGTTCTTCAGTCATCGGGTTATCGGTATCCTTAAGAGCATCATAGATATCCTTAGCATTAGGAGTTTTGTTCGGATCCATGAAGTGTATCGGAAGCAGACTAAGGAAGTATACAACCTTATCCATTACATACTTATTATCGAAGAAGTAGAAGAGGTTGTTCTTGAAGAAGATACGGTTAAGGTCTTCCTGGTCAAGCTGATTGATGATATCCCATACAATCATTAGATCCTTTTCTGAAGGTCTGTAGTAGAAACCACATGTACAGATAAGCTGACAGAATACATCATATGCTGATACTGGCATATCAATGACATCATAGTCATTATACTTACGAGTAGGTCTCTCACGACGAACGTTGTTGATGAACTGTATGATCTCGTTGAGTGAACCAAACTTAACGTTGTTGTTAAGTGTAGCTTCAAACAACAGAAGAGCTGTAGCAATACAGTTCTGACCCTGCATTGTGATAGATGATGCAACGTTAACGTTGTAGAAGATAGATGTATGATTACCACTAGCTCCATAGATAGCATTCGCCGATACCTTCTCAGAAAGCTGAAGGAGGTTGTACTTCTCATACATTTCAGATCCCTTAGGATACTTAAGCATCATTCCCTTATACTCAGCTCTCTTAGTCAGGAACTCCTGAATGAGATCTACATATGGGTTAGGACATGTACCATGCTTCTTAAAGAGAACACCAGATACGGTTACTATGGGTTCTCGTTCTATGATGTAGTTCAAGACATTATAGAGTGTGGTGTCCTGTTGATTATGTGTATAGTTGTTATCCAGTCTCACTGGTGTGTCTGAGAATCTCTTGGCTATAGAGTAGTCTATAGCTGCATCAATATCTGCATCGAACAGTCTTGGGAAAGACAGTCTCAATGCTTCTTTCATTTCAGTCTTATAGATGGTAAGACCTTTGTTTGAAATAGGTATCATAGTTTTCCTCCTTGTTCATAATCGTCCCAAACACGTACGATTACTTGATTATTTAATGGTTGATTGCTCTCTAATAGTATACAATCGTACCAATTTGGAGGGAGGAACATCTTAGTAATCTGACAGAAAGGAGGGAACCTTATGCTCAATAAGGTAGCTCAATATGCTAAGAACGTTGGTAAGTCAGTAATCTATTCTGCTGCTGATGTAGCAGGAGAGATGTTTACCAACCCTAAATCATTCATTGAAGAGAACAATGAATCCTTAAAGGGCGCGTATAACTCGGTGCGAGACTATCGTACCACTTTTAAACGTGTCAAGGACAGGATTCAGAAGAGCGACGTTTATGTAGCTGCTTCTGTAGGTGTAAACTCACTCATAGAAGATATCAAGACTGGCGACTGGTACGCTAAGGACCGTGAAACTAGACTCACTGAAAAGTTTGGCGGACTTGGTGTCGGTGACGACTGGGATATGGATGGAGCTGAGTTCGACTGGGATAAAGAAGGTATGGATGTAAGCGATGGTGATAAGATCATTGCTACAGCTATCAAGAAGAATACTAAGCTCAATACGATGATGACTACTGATGCTATTGTCACTGTAGGCAAGGCTCAGATAGACGCATCTAGAGAGAATACTACTCTTCTCTTTATGCAGAACGAAAAGCTTATGGGATCAGTCAACAATGGTTTCGAAAGAATCACTAGACTGCTTTCCGATTCAGCTAATACCAATATCAAGAACCAACAGAAGACTTGGGAGAAGACTGCCAAGTTCTATGAGAAGATCGAGAAGAACACTAATACTATAGTCGCTCAGCTCGATGAACTGCTTAAGATGCAGAGAAATCTGTATGAGGACCAGCGTCAGAGTCAGAAAAAGGGGAACAAAGTTACTGCTTCTAGCGTAGTTAATGCTAATGGTATGCTTAACCTCAGAGATTATAAGAACGCTATCAGAAAGAACATCGGTGATACTATCACTGAAGCTACTGGTCTTTCTATGGATTCATTTAAACTCGGCGATGGTAATACTCTCGCTCTCATGTTCGCTAACCCAATGAGAGACCTTACTCAAGGTTTTCTTAAGAAGAACATCAACAAGAACTTCAAAGCTTCAGCAAATAATCTGAACGAAGTTCTTGGTGGTCTTGCCTATACTCTCTTTGGTCAGTTGAACAATATGAAACTCAATGGTACTGGAATGAATAAGCTTATGGGATCCATCTTCGGTATGAAGATGGATAGAGAAGGCAACTTCGATACTTCCAAGTACACTAAAGGTCCAGTTCCATTCGACGGTATCACTAAGAAAGCTATCACTGAAGTTATGCCACATCACCTCGCTAAGATTGCTTCTGCATTGACTGGAGAAGATGAGGAGATCTTCGACTACAACAGTGGTAAGTGGACTACTAAAAGAGCTAAGTATAACGAGATTCTTAAGAATGAGAAGAACAAAGCTATGTCTGCTATGGGAGACTTCTTCTCTTATATGAAACAGGGTGTTGGAGGAGACTTCAACAAGATCATGAGAAATAAGAAAGATGCAGATAAGTTCATCAAGGGACTCACTGCATTTGCTAATGCTTTCTACGAGAACCCAGACTTCAATATGCTTCGTAATCCTAGAGAGTACGGCATTGATGAAGATGTAGCTAAGTTTATTCAGAAGAGTTTTCAGGAGACTAAGTATAACTATCGTTACACTAAGAAGAGAGACTGGAGATACGGTAATGGTACTGCGGAACGCGACAGAGAACAGCAGAGAATTGCTGGTCTTGACTGGTCTAAGGGTAATCCTATACTGACTGGTAGAGATGATGTAACAGTTGTCCTCGCCAATACTATCAAGAGTGTCTTCGAATCTCGTAAGAGAAATGCAGACAAGAGAAAGGACATAGGAAACAATCCTCTGTCACTCGAACTCCTGTTTGCTTCAGAGGGTATTGATATCAATAAGAACAGCGGAGAATGGCTCGAACGCTTTAAGAATAAGTATGGTGATTATGATCAGAAGTCTATAATGAACTCACCTACTGCTAAAGCAATAGCTATGACTGCAGATAAATACGGATACACTATTTTCGATTATCTTAAGCACATTAAGCTCGATCTTGCTGGTATCAGAAACAATGGACTCTTTTCAATCATGCTCGGAGGTGGCGATATTGGTGATGCTAGTATTTCTAGAGAACCTATGACATTCGAGCTGAAAGAAAAGTTTGACTGGAAGAGACTCGAAGCTGAGCATAAAAGACGTGAACGCCATGATGAGGATTCATTCGAAAGACGTTACCAGGAAGAGAAAGCTAAATGGGAGCAGAATGAAAGATATCGTCAGTCTGGTGATAAGCGTTATAATAAGAGACTCAGACGTCCTAACAGAGTTGACCTTAGTAGTGACAATGTAAAGGGACAGTTTGGTTCTATACTCAATGACATCACTGAAGAGTTCAAGAGAGATGAAGTTGAGCGTCAGAAACAAGAGAAAGCTAATCAAAAGGACATGTTCGATGTACTTGAAGAGTGGGGCCTTATTTCATCTGATGAAAAGAAAAATGCTCAGGCTGTCAAGTATGATAAGGAGAAAGACCTTAAGGAACAGATGAAGGCTGCTCAAGGCGGTAAGGCTAAGCTCTTACTTGCTAGAGCGTACATGAAGAGTATTGCAGATAAGCCATGGCAGTATGCTACAGATGCTATGGTAAGTACTGAGGCTCTGATTCATGATATCTTCTTCAAGCATGCTTTCAAGATGAAGAACGAAGATGGTGAGACTGTAGAGGAAAAGGGTCTATTCGGAATGCTCCAGGAGAGCTTCAAGGGTGGATTCGATTCTCTTACAAACATGATCGGCACTAAGCTCGAAGACTTCTTTACCAAGGAAGATGGATGGTGGCAGAAGAATGTCGTTAAGAAACTCTTTGCTCCAGATAGTTTCTTTGGTCAACTTAAGGAAGCTATTATCGGTAAACCTGATGGCGAAGGCTTCAGAACTGGCGGAATCGGAGATAGGATCTTCGATGCTCTCAAGAGGAATGCTCACGATGTAACTGAAATGGCTAGACGTGACGCTAGATCTCTCACTGGCAAGAAAGATGAAGAATCAACAAGTGAATCATCATCGTCTGATTCTAAGTATGATTGGAGTTCAGATAATGAAAAGAAGAAAGCTATCAGACAGATAGTCAAGTCTGCTTTCATTCCTGGAAAGTATACTGCTCAAAAGATTACTGGATTCGGTACCGAGTATATCAAATGGGCTGCTAGCGAAGGTCTTTCATATAATGATGCAGCTAGACAATCGGCTGTTGTGAATTACTTCACTAATGAGAGAACCAAACCGCTTCCAGCTAGCGACTTCAATAGAGTAAAGAACAGATTTAAGAGAACTACTAATACAATCAAGCCCGATGATGAACAGCGTGATAAGATTAGAGATCTTAAGAATCAGTTCAAGGGTAACAAAGACGATAGATTCCTTGACAAGTGCAGGAATGCATTTACTGTTAAGGGAGCCGACGACAATGAAGCTGATAAGTATATACAGTTCCTTATAAGTCACAACATCGGTTATAGCCAAATGAAGGCAGATGCTGGTGGAAATGGACAAGATGTATTCGACAGGTATGCCGATCTTTATCTGCACGGTAAAACCAAAGCACAAGATAAGGATAAGAAGCTTCAAAGACTCAGAATTCGTAGAGATAACGGTTTCAATACGAATATAAGAGACATCGGTTCTATTCAGATTCCAGAACCACCTACACCAGAGATTACGGAACAGGAGAAGCTTAAAGCCGAAAGAGAGAAGAAGATATCTGAGACTCTCGATAAGGTTATAGGACCTACACTTGAGAAGATACTTACTCCTCTCAGAAAGATTGCTGAGGCTCTCGGAAATCCTATAAACGGCAATGACAATAATCCTCCTACATCAGCTTACGGTGGTGTAGCTAAAAGCAACATGACATCTATCCTCTCCCCTGGCGAAATCGTTATGGGACGTGGAGGTTCTGGTGTTGTACCTAGAATGGGAGTTTATGGACTCTCTAAGGGTGATGTAGTAATCAACCCTGCATCTCCTTCTAAGGCATCTAGACAGTATGCTGCAGAGCGTAACTACCGTAACAAGCTTATGGCTAATGCTACTGTATCTGAAGGTACCGATACAGACGAAAAGACAGTAAGACAGTCCATACTTGACTTCTTCAACAACGGAGAAAAGATGGACGTAGCAGCAGATTATCTTGCTAAGGCTGGTATTGGTGGAGTTGCTGGTGCACTTCTCGGTATGCCACTTCTCGGTGCTGGTATTGGAATAGCTACAGGACTCTCTAAGAGATCTAACGGATTTGCTAATGCTATATTCGGTGATCTTGGAGAGAATGGCGAGAGAGCTGATAATGGACTCATCTCTACAGAACTCCAAAAAGCATTCCCAAGTATGCGTAAAGGGGCACTCCTGGGAGGAGCACTTAGTCTTGTTACACCGCTTGGACCGCTTGCAGGTATACTCCTCGGAGGAGCTGCAGGAATCGCTGAGCACGAAGGAATGTTTGACGGTCTTATCTTCGGTGAAGATAGTCTTCTTGGAGATAAGGAGAAGTTCAAGCAGAAACTTCCTAAGATAGGATTAGGAGCACTTGCTGGTGCAGTCTTCAGTCCTATAGGATTACTGCCTGGTGCATTACTTGGTAGTGCTGCAGGTATGGTGGCATCAACTGACAAGTTCAAGGAGTTCATCTTTGGTAAGGAAGTTGATGGAAAGAAACAGGGTGGCGTAGTAGGTACTATTAAGAAAGCCTTTAACCCTCTTAAGAACTTCGGTCAGGATCTTATCGAAAGCACTATGAGTGCAGTATTCGGTGAAAAGGTTCAGGATGAGAATGGTAAAGAGAAACGTGAAGGCGGTCTGATGGGAGAAGTTAAGGATTGGGTAATCAAGCCTTTCAAGGAAGGTGCAGAGTCTATAGCTCAGTCCTTTAAGAATGTCGCTCAAGATATCAAGGATACATTCGCTGAGAAGATAGGACAGCACTTCGAGAATGTATTCGGAGAGAATCTTGCTGCTCGTATAACAGACTTCCTTAGGAATCCTCTTAAGAAGCTGATAGGTGGAGCAGTTAAGGTTGGCGGTACTATAGCACTGTCTCCATTCATGGCTGGAGCTCACATGATTAAGAGCGTGGGCAATAGACTTGAAAGAGGTCGTATACGTAGAGGTACTGCTTTCAATAGGTCTGCTGAAGAGAGACTTCAGTATAGAGATCAGCATAAGTTCGGATTTGGCTTTGATGCTGTTATGAGAGGTAGAGGATTCAAGAACGCAGAAAGTCTTGAGTTCGATACTAATATAGCAGACGTTGCTAGAGACAGAACTTCTACTCAGATAGGTGATATAGAAGCTCAGCTTGCTGCACTGACTACTGGTGATCCTTACAGAGATCGCTATAATCAGGCTAAGAATGACTTCTCTAACTCACTCCTCGAGTATATGAATACTGCAGATGCTGGTAGAGTAACTAAGATGCTCAGATATCCAGCTCCAGATTTCAAGGCTGCTCAGAAGTTTATCAAGAGCAAAGCTAAGGGTAAAGACGGAAGAACTCTTCTCGACAAGGCAGATCAAGAGATCATACTTAAGGCTCTCGATCAGTTTAAGAAGGATACTCAGCGTATCATGCAACAGCAGCAAGTGTTCAAGAACACTAGCAAGGAGCAGATGCTTGAGAATCTTAAGAAGGCTGGTATAAGCGAGAAGTTCCTTAAGAACAAGAAGGGTCTCGAGAAGCTTAAGAAGAACTTCCATACAGAATATAAATCTAAGTATCATCAGGAAGCAGAAGATGGTATAGCTACACCACAGGGTAAGATCGAGAACAATGTAGCGGTTATCTCTGATCAGATTGCAGATCTCCCTGAGAAGATCGGTAAGGCTATATGGGATGCTTACTATCAGTATAAAGATACCAACGATCAATTCAACGCAGAGAAATATAAACGTGATTCTAGCTTCAAACAGGCTAAAGCAGATTATGCTAAGGCTAGAGGCTATGCTAGCGAGAGTATGCTCTCTGACTATGAGATTGAAACTATCAATTCTCAGATGGGATACACTGACGATGAAGCTCTTCTGAGTAGAATTCGTCACGATAGATCTAAGGTTACTAGTGGATTAGCATCAGCTAGCGGACTCAGAGGAGACGTTAGTGAAAGATTAGCTGCTATTAGAGAACAGAATCCAAGCATGAGTAATGATGAAATCAGACTTCAAGCTCTGGAGAGTCTCGAGAGAGATCACGACCTTAGAAATGCTTCTGCAGGTGGAAATGCTAATGCTAGAAACTTCGGTGGATTTAAGCATCAAAATAACTTCCTTGCTCGTAGAGGTATAGGAGCTGCTAAACTTGGTGCTAGAGCTGTCGGTGTCGTAGGCGCTGTTGGTTCTCATGTACCTCTTGTAGGTGGACTGTTCAATAAGATGGGCTCTAAAGCTAATGCATTGGCTGGATGGCTTGGTGAAAACCAGAAGTATTCAGTTGGTAGTAAGGCTAGACAGGGCGATGTCGATAAGAGAGGTAACATACTTACTGTTACTGATGATGCATATGTAACTAAGCGTCGTAGAATTCTTGGAAAGATCGTATCAGAGATGTACGAGAAGTTCAAGAATAGTTACAAGCCTAGACATAAGGGAGTAAAGTATAAGGGTACTGTTTATCCATTCACTGTAGATGGCTTTAAGGAGTACGTAAAAGCTGCATTCCCTGAGTTTGAGAAGGAAGGAAGTTTCTCCAAGGAACTTTCTCTCATGCAGAAGAAGAGAAAGAAGGATTATGCTGACCTGATCGACAGAATCCTCAATCTCAAGATCAATCAGAAGCTTCTTGGCGAGGCTGAGAAGTACTTCGATGCTAATAAACCTGTAGAGGGAGACGGTGAGATTCACACCAATGCATTCCTCTCAGATGGATTCCATCCTATTAGAGCTGTCAAGAACTTCTTCTCAGGCAACAAGAACTCAGAGAAGGGTTCAAAGGATGCTCAGGATAACGAAAAGAACAGCGTATTCTCTAAGATGCTTACGGAACTTAAGGGTATCAAGGATAACACCAAGGAGAGCCTTAAGGATAAGATAGGTAATATCAAGGAGAAGGGTGGTTCTCTGATTCAGAAGATCATCAAGGGTGCCGTTAAGGTTGCTATCTTCGCTCCTCTGTTCGCTGGAATCTATAAACAGTTCGTAAAGCCTTGGGTTAAGGAACACCTTATGCCTTTCTTTAAGGATAAGCTTGGTCCTCTCTTCCTGGGTAAGAAGAACACATATCAAGATGAAGATGGAAACACCGTAGAGAAGTGGGAAGGCGGTATGTTTAGCGGTCTCGCTAACATGATATCTCCAGCACTTGCTAAGGTAAAGAACTTCTTCAAGGGAGTTAAGGACTGGATCTTTAATCAAGGTAAGTATGCTGCACCTGATAAGGGAAGTTCGGGACTCCTTCATACACTCGTAGATCTCTGGAAACTTGGTGCTGATGCTATAATGACTAAACTTCCTAAGGTACTGGAAGGGGTTAAGAATGGTGTTGGTAGTGTAGTAACTAAGGGATTTGAAATCGTAACCACTAATGCTATCCCTGCTCTCTTCAAGGGTGTAGGATATGCTGTTAAGGGTGTAATCAATGCTATCAAGAAGCCTAATAGTACGGAAGTTGGACAGGGTGATCCTTCTAGCTTAGTCGACGTGGCTAACAATATCGATGCATATAACCAGCTCAATGCTGCTGATCAGGCTATAGTAACTGATGCTAAGTCAGTTCATACTGTGACTAACCCATTCACTGGTGCTAAGAATATCTTCGCAGTATCCAATGAAGGTGAAATCAATCAAGTAGGTTCTGGTTCAGGTTATCAGATTGGTTCTGATATGGCTAAGCTTAATAGCTCTCTCGGTGTTCTTAGCGGTGGAAACAAAGTTACTGCTGTAGGAACTTCCGAAACAATCAATGCTACTAGCACAAGAACAGATATAGCTGGTGACGCTGTATACTATGCTGATGACGATACAGAGCACAAGAATCCTCTCAGAATGGATGCTAATGGCAACTACTACAAGGCTAAAGACCTTATAGAAGCTCAGAATTCTAACTATAGAACTAGCAATGTATGGAATAGTATGCATGCTGAAGAGAATCTTATCAACGCCGAAGAAGCAGATGCTTCAAACGTATCTCAAGCTAGTCTTGGCAATAGACTTGTTTCAGGATATGGTAAGAGAGCACTTATAGGTAATAAGAGCTATAAAGGTCTCTATGCACTTAGTTCTAGACTGTTCGGTAAAGGAACTCAGAAAGCTGCTATCGGAGTTAAGAAAACTCTTGGTAGGATGCCTGGATTTGGCGGTAAAGTCTTCAAGGGTGTTGGCACTGTAGCTGAAAAGGAAGGTAAGGCAATCGAGAAACTCACCGATAAGGCATCAAACAGAGGTGCTAAGATGGGTTGGAAGAACAAGCTTATCAATAAGCTTGCCGACAAGATCGAAGATAAGGGTCTCGATAAAATTCTTAGTACAAACGTTAAGGACCTCTTCAAGAAGAATGCTAAGGAAGTAGCAGAAGAAGGTATTGAACAGGGTGCTAAGGGTGCAATTACCAAGATGGAAAAAGAAGTAGCTGAGAAGGCTGCTAGGGAAGTAGCTGGTGAGGCTGTAGAGAAAGTCGCTAAGGAAGGCGGAGAGAAGGCACTTAAAGAAATGGCTGAAGAAGCTGCCGAAAAGGGAGCTAAGAAAGCTATTACAGAGGGTGCTGAGAAAGCTGCTAAGAGCGGTATACTTTCTAAGCTTACTGGTTTCATTAAGAATGCATTCAAGAAACTCTTCGGAGACGGTTCAGTGCTAAAAGAGTTCATTGAAGGTATAGCATCTAAGTTCGGTAAGAAGATCACATCTAAGGGTGTCGAGGAAGGTATCGAAGAGGGTGCTGAGAAGGCTGCTAAGGAAGTAGTAGAGCAGTGTGCTAAGAAGAGTGTTACTATAGCTGGAAAGGTTATAGGTGCAATCATCGAAGTAGCTGTTATGCTTATAGACTATGCTAAGGGTAAGACACAAGCAGCAGACATTCTCCAAGTTACTCCAGATGAAGTAGACAGTGTAGATAGACAGCTTGCTGGTCTTGCTAAGGTGCTTAGTGGACTCGTAATCGTTCTTACGCCTAATCAGTGCGTAGGAGCAGTTATCCACCTATTCGAAGCTATAGCTAAGTGCGGTCTTGAAGATGAATACATTCAAAGACAGCAAGATGCTAAGGAGTTCATAGCTGCTTACAACAAGGAGCATGGTGCAAACATGTCTCTTGAAGAGTATAACTACTCTAGAGAGAAGAACAAGCTTGACCGTGTATTCTGGAACTATGCTGACAAGGCTGGTAACGGACTCGTTGGCGCTGTTACTAATATACCTGGAAGAATCAAGACTCAGATTAAGAACCTTAAAGAAGGTGGCATCAAGAAGGCATGGGCACAAACAGTTGATTGGGCTGGAAAAGATACTAAAGCTATCGGTAACTGGTTCAAGGATGCTGGTAAGGATATCTGGAATACTGATGCAGTTAAAGGCATTCGTAAGGGAGCTAGAGCTGCAGGCGACTGGATTGTAGAGAAAGGCGCTGGTGCTGGTAAGGCTGTAAAGGGTGCTGTTAGCAAGGGTTGGAACACCGTAAAGGGTTGGTTCAATGCTCGTGCTGATCAGAATATGTATCCGATTCCATCTGCTTTACTCAACGGACTTGGCATGGATCCATCTGGAGTTACTGGTACTATTCAGGACTCTATTAAGAACGGACTTTCTAATGCATTCGGAAAGGTATCTGATATCGGCAAGACATTCAAGAGCCTCGTCTCTAAGAACTCTTCTGTCGATAAGAAGATAAACGATGGTACACTGACACCTCTCGATTCTAAGTTCTGGGAAGTAAGAGGAGACTCTAATGGCGGCATAGCTGACTCTATGTTCTCTCTGAAAGAACTCATGGAAAGAGTAGTTAAGGCACCATTCGCAATCGTATCAAACACAATGAAGAATGTTACTGGAGCTATGAGTAGTGACAAGGGTGATATCAAGACAGCTAAGGTATCTACTGGTGCAGACTCCAAGTCAGACACTTCATTTACATCAAAGCTTACTTCGTCTATCAAGACTGGTATAAGTAAGATAAAGAGTATCTTCGGTATGGGTAGTGATGACAGTTATGGCAATGGTACATATGATCCAGATCATATCTATCAGAGAGACTATAACGGTTCTTACTCTACTAAGGGAGACTCTACAAGACAAACTCTTGCAGATTCTGGTTGTGGACCTGCAGCTGCTGCTACAGTCGCTAGAAAGTTTGGTATCAGAGATGCCAATATAACAGAGGCTGGAAAGTACGCTATGTCCAATAACTACAAGGAAGTTAACGGTGGTACATACCCTGCATTCTTTACAGACTATCTGGCTAATAAGGGTATACCTGCTAACGTTACATCTAGCAACAAGAGTGTTCTGAAGTCACTGCTTAATGGTAATCCTGTCGTACTGATGGGTAACGATTATAGCAATAGTGGCAACACTCCTTACGGTAGCCAGGCTCACTATGTAGTAGCTACAGGTATTGATAAGAACGGTAAAGTTATTGTTGAAGACTCTGAGTCTAGAACAAGTGGCGACCGTTACGACCTTGCTTCTACACTGGCTAACAGTTCTGTCAAGATTACTACTGGTATGGGTAAAGAGACACTTCTCTCGAAGTTCATCTCCAATACAGCTAATGCTATACTTGTACCTTACGGTAAGATTCTCAAGAACGTACTTAGTACTTCTAGCACTAAGAAGGGCAGCACATCTGGTTCTGTTGGAGGAAATCCTGGTGATGCTTCTAAGATGAAGGGTAAGACACTTACTCTGTCGGATGATGCTGGCAATACACACACAATCTCCATTACTGATGATGAGGTTGAGCTCTACGCTATGCTCACTGGTGAATGCGGACTTAGTCCTGCTGCAGCTTGTGGTGCTATAGGTAACTGGGAGCAAGAGTGTGGTATTAACTCTATCAGAAGCGTTGCTACTAAGGGCGTTATCTGGTACGGTGGCGGTATCATGCAGTGGACTCCTGGTTCTAAACACGAGAACTGGGCTAGAGATAATGGCTTCGCTGGTGACGTATGGAGTTGGGAAGCAAACCTCGAACATGCTAAACACGAGATCATGAACGGCGGTAACTGGGCTAATCCTGCTAACGCTAGTCCTTCATTTGCATCTCAGGGACTTACACCAGTAGGTTCCTTCGAGGAATTCAAGAAGCTCTCAGATCCCGAATCTGCAGCTGCTAACTTCGAGAGAGTCTTTGAAGTTTCAGGTGACTGGAATGGTAGAAACTCTGAGGGAGTTCACTACTCTGAGAATATGATCTACGATCGTCTCAGAAGACTGAATGCTAAGATACTGTACGAACTTATCGTCAATGGTAAGAGCGATACAGATAGTACAGGTAAGGGTAGAGCTAACAGAATACTCAGTAGGTTCGGTAAGGGAACAGATGGTTATGACTACATGGCTTATTATGATGACGCTAAGGCAACTTATGATAAGCGCATGAAGGAAATGAACGATCTTAAGAACCACAATGGTTCATTTAAGAACTTAAGCGGACCAGGTTATGATGCTGCTTGGAATAGAGTCAATGAAGATCTCCAGAAAGCAAAGATACAGTTCGATATGGCTGAAACATTCAGAAACCTCAAGAAGGTTGGTAAGACTGATGCTGAGGCTTTTGAGACTGTATATAAGAGCCGTACTAATATGGGTAACAGTTTCCCAGATAAGTATGGTACAGTAATCAAAGATACAAGAACACATAAAGAGATTAGTGAGAATGCTAAGGCTGATGAAGCTGCTAAATCTGGTACTACTACATCAACAGCATCTACATCGTCTGGCAAACAATCACTCTTTAGTATTCTTTCCAATGATATCATCGCTGCGTCTAAGAAACTCTTCGGACCTCTGTATGATGCTCTCTTCGGAGATACAGCAGATGAAGAAGGAAGTTCTAGCAGTGGTGTACCAGGCGACGTTAATACTAACTTCAATGGACAGATCGTTGCTCCATTCAGAGGTAAGTTTAAGTGCTCATGTAGATTCGGTTGGTATAACGATGGTGTTCATCCTAATGGACATAATGGTACTGACCTACTTTCATGTGGTTCTTCAGACGAAGACTGGACAGTATACTCACTTTGTGATGGTGTCGTTACACACGTTACAAGCGGATATGCTCCTAACACTGGTTGTCTTGGTTCTAGTGATGGTGGAGGAGCTGGTAACTATGTTGAAATCACTGGTACTGACGGATACATTTATCAGTTCATGCATCTTAACGCAATTCATCAAGACATTAAGGAGAATGCTCAAGTTTATATCGGTTCACCAATCGGTATAGGTGGTCATACTGGTTCATCTACAGGTAGACATCTCCACTTCGGTATCAAGAAGTCTGATGGTACATTCGTCAACCCTGAAGTTTACATCATGGGCTTCCCGAACGATGATATCGTAGAGTATCAGGAATATGAATCACACCTCTTCACTGGTCAGGGTAAAACAGCTCCTAAGATTAGTATGTCTGAATTCAAGTTCGGTAAAGCTAGAACTCCTAGAACGGTTAGCCAATCTAGACAGGCTGAGCTTGCTATGAGAATGAAGTCTGCTAATAAGAAGATCTATAATACTCTTGGCGCAGAGAATCAGAGCTATAGACGTAAACTTCTGAAGACAAGAGCTGAGGATAACAGAAATCCACAGCTGATTCAGACAGGTATCTATGCAGATGCAGTACACAATACTGCTAGACGTAGTGTTATTCCTCAGACTAACATTAAGATCAACGGTAGTGATGCTGTATCTATACCAGTTAACTCTGGTATGGGAATGGGTAGAGGTTCTGAATCTACAATCAATCTGGAACTTACATCAGTAGTAGAAATCCTCAAGACTATAGCAGATAACAGTGCTAGAAACGAACAGATAGTTCAGCTCCTTGCTGCTATCGTGGCTAACACTGCTGCTAAGAATGGAGATGCGACAACTGCTGATCTTCTTAAGCTTATCACTACAGCAGGTGGTAGACCAAACACATCAGCTCCAATCACAGCACTCAACTCTATACTCAATAACTCCACAAGCAAAGACATATCATCTGCAGTATATCAGATAGCTAAGAACTAACGTGAGAAGACCAGTAGAGGGAAACCTCTACTGGCTTTCTTTTGCCTCTGGAACATTTCTATAACAACGACTAAGAAGGAGGTAACGTTATGGCTAATACATTCTATGTAGATCATAAAGACATGATATCCATGCTAACCAATGTCCATTTTGGTGCTTGGCTAGTTATAGATGCTGCTTCTATAGCAGCATATGGAGATTTCTCCCATATACCAGATTCACTCCTTGGTAATATCAGTGGTCCTATCAAGGTTCAAACGAATGATTATAAAGCTATAGATGGAAAGCACTACGTATCAGTATTGGTACCATCAGATACAGTAGGAAACAACTGGAAAAAAGCACAGTATGTATGGATCAATATAGGAACAGATGATAGTGGCATAGCTAAGCTCTATACAGGAGGAGACAACACTAGCTACATTAAGAAGACTAAAGTATCTTCATATTCAGAGCATGATGCTGGAAGAGATCTTGCTTCTACACCTAAGTTTATAGAGTGTGGTAGAGCTGATCTCAATAGAATCCAGAACATATCTGAATGGTCTGCTAATATAAGTGTTATGCAAGGAGACTCTAGTGCTGCTGGAGGAGAAGGAGCAGAAGGCGAAGAAGCTATGGCTAGAATAGAAGCATATGCTGTAGATGAGTTTTGGATTACAGATCCTACTGCTACTGCTGCTGACTATAGTAAAGCTATAGACAATATGAACGACCTTAAGAAACTTAGATTCGTCTTCGGTCTTCCTTATCAGTTTCTTCCAACTGCAGATATGAGAGTTCAGAATGGCAATCCGAACTCTGCTGGAGAAGATGAGATCTTTGGTGTAACCTTTGCGGAGAAGATAGCGTCTAGAATGCCACTTCTCTATCTAACTCCAGGTAACTCAAGATTCCTTGCAGATAACACATCTTCAGAACGTCAGGGTGCTATCTCTAATATCATTGATCACATGTTCGGAGGTAACGATGGTAACCTGAATGACCTTCTGGATGGATACTCTGGTAAGCTGTATTCTATACAGCCAGCATACAATGAGTACTTCCAGTATGTCAACCCTATGTGTAGAATAGGTGCAGTTCTCTTAGGACTTGATCATCTTGCTACAGACCAAGATAAGAGAGCTATAGCAGATGATTTCGACTCAGAAGCAGAGTATAACGAGTATAGAATGCTTGATGGACGTACTTGTTCCGACTATAACTGGGCTTGGGCTGATAATAGCGGAGAAGACGATTCATTCAAGGGAGACAATGAGACTAACTCTGCGTTCGAAAAGGTTGTAGAGTGGGCTGAAGATACTTTGTCTTGGATATACTATCGTCAAGTTATCCCATTTTATATCACATCTGAGTCTCAGTTCTCAGATAACTTCTCGAATGAGACTACAGAATCAAGTCTTGCGTCTAAGATCAACGGTTTCTCTGATGCAGCAAGAGAGATGCAGTTCCTTATGGGTACTACATCATCTATGATAGCAGAGGACTTTGATGCTTTGGGAGACGTATTCGCTAACTCTCGTAAGGCTATAGATGACTTCACCTCTAAGCTCGCTGGAAATGGTAATATCTTCTCTAGCTTACTTGGATCTCTGAAGACTGTAGCTACTGGTGGTAGACTTCAGTTCCCTAATATCTGGTCTAACTCCTCATACAACAAGAGCTATCAAGTAAGTATCAAGCTTACTACACCCTACTATGACGTCAAGTCGTGGTGGTTAAATATCTATGTTCCTCTGTGTCATCTTATAGGACTCGTTATGCCTAGAGGTGAGTACCACAATGGTTATTCTGCACCGTTCCTTGTAAAGGCTTTCTATAAGGGATCATTCAATATAGACATGGGTATCATCACTGAGATGACAGTCAATAAGGGTAAGGAAGGTGGATGGACAAAGGATGGTCTTCCTACAGTAGTAGATGTATCATTTACTATTCAGGATCTCTATTCTTCAATCTCTATGACTCCTATCACACTTGCTAAGAGTAACACACTAGAGAACATTCAAGAGCTTGACTATCTCTGCAGCTTATGTGGTATCAATATCAATGAACCTGAGCTTACCAGAATCGTTAAGCTGTATGCTACACTTAATATAACTAGCAAGTGGGTAGACATTCCGTTCAACCTTACTGCTAATATAGGTCAGAAACTGACCACGAAGATCTCTAATATCTTCTCTGCGTTCTAATCAGATCTAACTAGACCCAAAACAATAGAGTAAGGTGGAACTCACCTTACTCTATTATAAAGGCGGTGAACGTGTGGCTTCTTTCAAACAAATGCAGAAGCAATACCAAGCCAAATATGGTGACATCCCACTCGACTATAAAGAAAGACTAGAGTGGATGTACGATCAATATAAGATAGATGATGAACTTGCCAAACAGATTCTCTCTGAGAAAGCTAGACGAATGGGAAATCTGTACTACAATCAAATATCGTTTGTATTGTATATGGTACCAGAAGGCGCTAAGCGTCCTAGATATAGACTCATCAACAGATCTAACATCACAGAGTTCGCTAAGAGCTCTGACTTTATTCATGTGTACTCACCTGGAGCTGCACAGAACAATGCATACATGAGAAGAGTAGTAGATTCAGGAGAGCTAGATGCGCTCAAACAGGTCATCTGCACACCATGCGATGTCACGTATAGAGCTTATTTTCCAACTCCTAGCTACTATAACAGACTAGAAAAGTTCATTGCAGAGATAGGGTTAGATCGCCCAATCTCTAAACCAGACTTCGATAACATCGCTAAGTTATACGCAGACATGTATAATGCGAATGTATGGCTTGACGACATGCTTACAATAAGAGGAATGGTTGAAAAGTATTACTCTATACTCCCTAGAGTAGAGATAGATCTCCTCTATATGAATGCAGTATACAACAAGCACCAGTACAAGAATATTACTGGGCGTAAAGACTTTACGGAAGGAATGAATTTGACTTATGTATGATAAGAAACTGAGTGAGGATATAGACAAGATGACTTATGGAAGGGTACATCTTTGGGACAAACTGTATTGTGACGATAAGTGCGGCAAGGACTTCTCAGAGATACTCAATAAACACTTTGAAGTAGATATACATCAAGATACTGCTACTAGCACTTACACTTTCGAGTTAGACACAAGGCTTGATATAGATCTAGTATCGGAAGTTGTTAAGGAATGTATAGTAGAAGCTATTGAGTCTATGCATAATAACAACGATATCACCGATGAAGAGTACGAAGACTTCAAGTCATTAGAGAACAATCTCTTCATAATCACTGCACGAATCGAAAACAGATATTTCATAAAGGTATAAGAAGGTGGGTAGGGAAATCCCTACCCACCCTTATTAACCTTCTCTGAGATCAGTGATGAGCTTCTCAATGTAAGCTTCATCTATCTTGATAAGTTTCAGTGTGTTGAGAGTCTCGAGGAATGTATACATAGTCTCGCAGTGCTCAACTACTGTATCCATATTCAGGTTAGCATCCTCGATGAAGATCTTCTTGGCATCTTCATTCTTGAATGCAGACTGAGACACAGAGTATACCATAGCTTCGAAGACACCCTTTGTCTTACCAGCTCTAATGTCTGTGATTCTTCTCTTAGCCTGAGCAGCATAAGCTTCCTTAAGGTTCTCATCCTTCTCATTCTTCTCTATCTTCTTCTTAGTAGAGTCAAGAATAGATTTGATTTGTTCCTTAGCAGCGTTGTTAGAGTCGATGAACTCTGCTGTAGCACTCTTAACTTTAGTTCTGATTGCTGTTATAGCAGAGTCAGCATTAACTTTGTCGATGTCCTTGAAGAACTTTTTCTTCTGGTCATCCTTAATCTTCAGAGTAGCCTGATTCTTAGGATCAGCCTTCTCGCAGATAGAGTCGATGTTGTTCTGGATGATATAAGCAAACTCGCTCATGATGTAAGAAGTGCCCTTCCACTTTCTAAGAAGGTTCTGAGAACCGTTCTCATTCACGAAGTTTGTAGAGAGTACTCTGAGAAGATCCTTGTTATAACCGCTCTCGAGTATCATTGAGTCTGTAGCACTTGCTGCCAGACAGTATACAGTCTCTGCTACAAGAGTGTCTGTAACTTCCTGCTTGAATCTACCATATGCAGCTGCCGCATTGTCGTTTGCGTAGCGGTGAGCATAGTAGTCTTCTCTGTCAGACTGCTCAAGGATTGCTCTAGCCTTAGCTCTGTTGCTAGGTATAGCTGCCTCCTTAGCTGCTCTTTCCTTATATGCTAAAGCTTCCTGTACTTCTTTATAGTTCATTAGGTTTACCTCCTTCTAGGTATAGTTTTATTATAAAGTTCATTACGAAACTATCTCGATACTGATGAATGAAGTACCAGTGCTATCGTCAGTATTGACATTGAGGAACTCTGGAACGACATTAAGCATCTCCATGTTCTCATCCGTAATGATATGCTGCATTGTAGCATTGTACTTGTTGAAACCAACGTACTCGAAGAATACAATGTACTGAGAGAACTTAGACTCAATCTCTGTAGTGAGGTTCGGAAAGTGGATATCGTTAAGCTCTTCGATATTCTCAATGTATGTCTTGATAGTATCTTTGATCTGAGGAATGATTGTAGCAGCATCGTTGTCTTCGTTATAGAACTTAGTTCTAAATGTAAGTGAGAGAGCAACGTTGTCGATAGCCTCTTCTGATCTAATACCACCCTCAGTGGTGTAGTACATATTGCTTGGACCATAAGTATTGAAGAACTTGTAGTCAAGACCAAATGTAGTCTCTAAGGGTTCTATAGCATCAAGTACATAGAGTATCTTTCTCTTCATCTCACGGATGAAGTCTCTGATCTTGTACTCTTCATTGAGATAGAAGTATCTGATACATGGAACTCTGTTGATAATGTAACCATAGTTATGCTTCTTGTCATCGCTAGATGATGTATCGTATATATCTTCTCCAAGGTCTGCCATATGAACGTATGAGTTCATAAGGTTAGAGTAGTTATACATGAGATTGATACCATCACTGCTGTCGTACACATTGGTTAAAACCATATCCTGCATGAGATATGTCTCTACAGGATCATCTACACCCTGATTCTCATAGAACTGGAAGTCTGAAGGTATTATGTCACTGAGAGGGGTTCCTACTATAGAAACTATACTCTCGTCGAGTCCTGTACCGTACATGTAGCTTTGAGTAAGCTCATCCATCAGTTTACCAGGATTACCATCGTGAGGAGTATAACCAGAATACTTATAGAGAGTATAGATTCTCATATGAGTATTGAGATCCATTCGAATACCAAGATCATCTATAGGATCATCTGTATGAGGTCTATATCCGAAGTTAGTGCATCTGTGGAGTTCCAGAGTCGCTTGCGCAAGATCTCTAGCAAGCTCTTCCTTTCTAGGAGTTCCTGCAGGTTCAGCATCATAATCAGCCTGTATCTCATCTTTCTTTGCAGTGAGAGGAGCTAAGTAAGGATTCTGTTCTCCTACATAAAGACGATCATTCTGATCGATTACTATGTGATCAGTCTCACTAGTTCTCTCCTTGAATGGCTTTGTATAGAGATAGAATCTGTATGTATCTACAGATCCACTTGAAGCTACGAGTTCACCTACTGACCAACAGATAGGATTCTTCATATCATTGTCTCTGTAGTACACAGCAACTATCTGAGTACGCTTCTTGATTTCATCAGTGATTTCTCCGCCAATATTCGGAGTAACGTCTACATCGATAGTGTATCTATAACGATCATAAGAGATCCATGATGGTCTTATAACCTTAGTGTATGATGAAATGTACTGGAATGGCGAACGTGTATTGATATGTGTGTAGTCAAGATAACGAGTCTCATTGATCATATCGAGATAGAATGAAGCATCTACTCTATGTGATCCAGCAACAGCACTATCTCTGAGAAGAATGTTCAGAGGTGATGTGTACACGAAGTCTGTAAGAGGCTGTATAGCTATAATATCATTTGTATCGAGAGCTCTGCCATGAGACTGTCCTGCTGAAGGAGGTGGGAAGTTGAATGTGTGTTGCATGAAGCTAAGGTTAGTCTCTTCTATGTCATCCATAGGCTTCAGATAAAGCATAGTAACACTAGAGATACTACCAGAGCCATTGGTATAAGATCTTGATACACCTACTACTTCTCCGACATACCAGCATGATTCATCAGCAAGAGAGTCATATACATTGTTTCCATTGTAGACACAGAACTTTATATGACTACCCTGGGTGAGATCCTGAGTATACATAGGACTATAACGAGCATTGTATGTGTATGTTTCGTAAGCTTCAATGACAAACGTTGCTGTTCTGACTATTGGATACGTCCAAGTCCTTGAATAAGGAATGATGAAAGTAACGTCTTCCAACTCATCCAAGTCATTCTTAGCGCATACTACGAGCTTAAGGTAAGCATACTGGGATGAATCTGTCCAATCAGAAGGTAAGTAACTCGTATTGTCTTCACCTGCAGTGTCGCCATAGTATCCGTATGATACTACGCTACCTTCATAAGTTCCACCCATGTTGTGGAAGTGATCTGGTGCTCCATATATACTAGATACAGAGAACTTTACGACTTGACCTGGTTCAAAAGGATACACATCTGGATAGTATATGCTAAGCTGATCTTTAACGAACTTAGTGAAGTTGTTATCGAAGACAGCACTGTTCATTCTGAATTCATTTATAGCTGTTGCTCTGATACCATTGCTATATCCATCGATGTCTCTTTCCCATTCGCTAGGAGTATTCTCTTCTCTGAGTCGTCCTACTACTTGTACATTGGTTACATCTACTGCGTCTTCGGAACCAGTATAGCCAATGAAGTTCTTCCTCATGTAAGGGATAGCCATATGCTGATTCTTGTAGAAGTATATAGGATCACCAGCTTCTACATACATATCACCAACTGTCTCGTCAGTATGCATCGGAGGAAGTGGCTCATATATAGGTATAGTGTTTGTAGGGATGACATTGTTCAACTCATCCTTCATCAACTGATATGTGTAGTAGATACGTCTGAGTGTATTGTCTTCCTTTCTGAAGATATGGAGAACTGAGTCTTCACTGTTGATAGAGTTGAAGTAGTTCTTCAGGTCTGTAACTGTTGTTACACTACCTCTACTAAGAGCTTCCTTAGGAATGATCTTCTGAAGTTCTGGTACACTCTTACGATCAATACCACCATAAGAACCTTCATCTCCACGCTGCTTAACTGTCATGTAGAGATTAGTATAGTTATCTGAAGAGAGACGAACAGTGATGTCATCCTCATAGTTGAAGTTTCCTCCAGCGCCCTGAGAAGTCCATACAGTGATAACTACATTAGCATTCGTTCTAGGCTGATAAGACTCAGGATCGAATCTTATACGGATAGTATTAGAGTTGATGTACTGATAGTAACAGTACTTCTCTTCTTGAACTGCTGTAGTTCCAGTAACTCCTGTGTGACTCTGCACAATGAGATCATTCAGAAGAGCTCTAGACTCATCATAGTTTCTTGTAGTATAAGGGTTATGGTAGAGACCGTCATAGTATGGAACAAGATTGATAGGAGTATCATTGTTGTTCTCGAATACAGTGACAGTGAAGTGGCTAAGCTGATTCTCGAATGTGAAGTTAAGAGTCTTGTTAGCAAGGTTGTCATTGCCGACTATCTTGTTCTCTATAGTATGATACTCAACCTGATGGATAGTGGTTGTTACCACTATCATATTGTCTGTCTCATCTGCATAGACTCCTATCGGAGGGAGATATGCATTATCTATAGGAGACTCGGTGTTCATGATACTCATATCATAGACAGCAGTATAGACGTAGTCCATAGTCCTGCTACCCATAGTAGATGAGTCAAGCTTAGTCTTGTTGATGACAATATCATAGTCTGTATGGAACTCGATATCGTCAAAGTATATCGGAGTAGAAGCTTTCAGAACAAACTTGTCGTTGACCATATTGTTGAGAAGAGCTTTTTCTGGGAAGATGAGCAGTACTTTCATAGAAGCCGCTGTAGCTTGTACCTTCTTGATGCCAAGAGATAAAGCATGTGTGATAACGTTTCTATCAAACTTAGCTCTTGTAGGGATAGCTTCGTTTGCCAGCTCAGATGCTACGACTATAGAGTTCTGAAGCAGAGATGCAAACTCGTATCCAAGATATCCGTACATACCAACCTGTAGAGTTTCGGTTGGATTATCGACACCATCAATGACTGTCTTCTTAATGTCATCTACGAACGCTGTAAGATCATAGATGTCTGAGTTAAGAATCTTGTCAGTAGTGTTCTGTACTGGTATTTTAACTGACATAAGTGTCCTCCTTTCTAATATTAGCTGTTATAGTTATAGATCCATGTAAGTCTATAGAACTGTTCTCCATCAGGTGCTCCCTTTCTGGCAGCGCCCTTATCCTTAACAATGTATGGGAATCCTCCCCATCTTGTATCTGCAGTTCCAGTATAGCGATTATACAATGGCATGATTCCAGAAGTGATTCCTGTACCACCACTATTGCCATCATAATACGACATTCGTGTTATACGATTCAACTCATCGAGTATGATAGGATCCATATCAGAAACAAACTGAGCTTTCATCGGAACAGTGATCTTGATAGTACCATCGAAGTTACTCATAGCTTCTCTTGGTACACCCATAGGATACACTCCAGTAGCCTTACCATAGAAGATGATAGTGTTTGTTTCGTCTACTATGAGCTTATAGATAGAGAACTGCTTACAGTTTACCCTATCTGTAATGTATGAGAGTTTAGGCGGTGTAATGTTCCTGTAGAACTCTTGTCTACAGTACTCATCATATGCCTTGAACAACATGTACACATCAAGATATCGAGTATCCCAGAACTCAAGAGAGAAGTCGAATCCAAAATCTGACTGTTCTGAGCTATCTCTATAAGTTGTCTTCACTTGGAAGAGTGAAGTGTTGTTCTCTGTCTCTGTAGCTGCTATTGCGGGGAGATCGAGAGAACTAGTTACATGGTTCGAAAGAAGAGGTATGAACTTAGATGCTGGATCGAAATGGTGAGGATAGAGACCATTACCTCTCTTCAAAGTCTGCTGTAATGCTAATAGACTCATAGGATACTGTTCTATAGCATTCTTGAAGAATGTGACATCCTTAAGCTGCTTGTTGATCTCAAAGCCATTAGTACTAAAGATATGAAGATCTGGCTTAGTGAAGAACAGATACTCTCTAGAACCAGAATGGTTATGAGCTATATCCAGAACTCCGTATCTAGCAAAGCTATTGAACCTCAGATTGTTGAGCTGTTCTGGAGACTTAATATTGGCACTGTTGATGATAGACTGCATAGTGGCTTCATCAATATCGAACGCCTTAGCATCAAATGGGATAGATCTTCCTTCAAGAGTATCTCTCCACATTCTATCCTTATGAGACATAAGACTATTTGCAGCAGTTGCTATAGTATCTATTGTACTAGCAGCTACCTTGTCTGAATTGTTTCCAGTGTTGTTCATTCTCTGGGAGTTAGTATAGTCTGGATCGGAGTTAGGACCAGGCACATTACTATTATCGAACATGCTATCTGCCATGCGTAATCCTCCTTTCTTGGGATCAATTATAGAGATGTTCCACCCTCCAATTTTGTTCTCAGTTGTATAGTATAGGAGTGTCTATGTACGATTCATATGATGAATCTCCACGTTCAAACATACGTCAATTACAATCAACTAACGAACGGAGGTTTTCATCATGAATGGAAAAGACGAACAGTTATTAGCTAACTACTACGAAGAAGTTCAGCAAAGACAAAACGATGCAATGTTTGCTTCTATGGCTAGCCACCTTAGTGAGGCTTTAAGAGGAGTAGGCAATGGTAATTCAGATCCAACAGTAGAGAGAGCTCTACTAGCTATACAATCAGATATAAGAATCATAAGAGAAGAGTTGTGTAATCTCAGCAGTCGAGTAGATGCAATAGAGCAGAAGCAACTCTTCCAAGTCATCGAGAGAAAGCCAACCAATGAGACCAACTATAATACAATCAGAACTATGTCTAGTGGTGAAGTGGTAGTAGAGCTCTAACTCTTTCGATGATAAGGAACAGATGGGACGTCCCCATCTGTTTCTTTTTTGGTCTGATACGCTAAACCAATGAAACATCACTATAAAAATACTAGGCAAGGAGGTAATATACTTGAACGGTAGAGAATACTTTCACGAATCTGTAGTGAGAGATATCGTAGACATCGTGACAAGCATGAAGGACTATGATGAAGTTCAGTTCTATCTGAGCAATATCAACCGTCGTTCATTCAAGTCGGTTGCATCTGCTACAAAAGATCTCATATTAACATTCCCTATGCTGGCTTCAGCTGACCTCGACCCTGAATCAGTAGCTATGGCTGCTAAGGCTCATGAGAAGAAGTGCGCTGCTATGCTGCACGTTCTTTTCACCGCTATCTGTGTTGGAGAGAATGAAGATGTGTATGACTATGTAAGAAAGTTCCATAGCAATCTTGGAACTCTTGATGCTACACTCGATGACTATTCAGATGCTCTCGACAGACTCGTGCTCAAGTTCGACGAGAATGCAAGTACACTTAAGATAGACAAGAATCTTATCAACGCTGTACTTGAGGATCTCAAGGAATCAAACTATACACTTCCCGACGATATCAATGAGTCGGCAATCTCAGACTACAAGATCGTTCCTGGTTATAAAACTGGAATGAAAGATATGGTAGTTATGGAGGGTCCTAACCAGGATGCAGAGGCTAGAGCTAAGAGAGTTCTCGACTATACAGATATAGAGACTAAGCGTATGCTTAACTCTGAGTATAAGAAAGCTAACGAGCTCATGCCGACTATGATGGTAGTTAACTTCATCGGTAAGTCTGAGAACGGTGAAACCTACACTCAGACTTGTACTATAGGTGTAAAGGTTAAGGTATATCCTGTATCTACAGGCGATATCATCAACCGTATTACTTCTAAGGTACAGGACAGAAATGTACTCAACAGCTTCATCAGAGCTACAACTAATGAGATAGCTTTCTTCCGTGACTTCATGTTCGCAGTTGATAAGGCTAAGCTCGATGCTCTTTCTTACGGCAAGGACGCTACATCCAGCAAGCTCTGGAAGGTTCTTGAGAGAAGAGCTGCAAAGTCTAAGTTCAGACGCAATCTTAAGCAGTACAATGATGCTACTGCTATCACTGCTCTCTGTATCTCGGACAACGTTGCTAAGACAATGAAGGAATCAACTGGTATCGATATTATGAACGTATCGACTGCTAGAAAGATTCTTGATGCTTACAACTTCATCACTATCATCGTGCTCAATGAAGCAGTAGAAACTGCTTCGTTCCTCTACGACAGTGGCGATGACAACTACGAGAGACTTACATTCTCCAACATGGAGAGAGAAGCCTCTGACAATACGTATAAGAAGATGGTAAATCTTCTTACCAAAGTTTCTCGATAAGGAGGTGTAATCCATATGGCTATCTATTCTAACGAACAGCTTGCTAGAGTACTCAATGAGTCTAAAGACAAGTCTGTTGCTCAAACAGTATCAGACAACATCGACGAGCTCGGTGCTAAGATCGGTGAGGGTAAGGAGAAACTCAAGAACAACGTTAAGGAAAACCTTAAGAAGTCCAAGAGAACACTCCATATAACCAAAGAGGGTTACACCATCACTAACGAAGAGACAGGTAAGTCTACTCAAGGTTCACTCCTTGAAGCTGAGATGATAACTAAAGACGGCTATACATTCCAGAGACTCTCTAAGAAGAAGACATCAGATAAAGACTTCATGAAAGCAAACTCTGATGTAATTATCGATGTAGATGGGGATAAATATATCCTTATCAGCGGTCCTAACACTGGAGGTAAAGCTCTTGCTGGAGCTATCGGTGGTGGCGTTATAGGTGGTGCTTTAGGTACTGCTATTGGCGGAACTATTGGTGGTGCTGCTGGAGAGAAGATCGGTGGTGTAACTGGTGCAGTTCTTCTTGGCGGTAGATGGGCTGATAAAGGCGCTAAGAGAGGACAGAAGAAGGACAGAAAAGAGTACACTTCAGAAGAGTTCCATGCTCTCGATACAGAGGGTAATATAGTTCTCACTGAAGCAGACAAGCCTGTTCTTCTGAAGAATGGTATGCTCAAAGTCGGCAAAGCAATCCTTCGTCCTATAAAGAAGGGTGAAGAGAAGACTATGGAGTTCGGCCAGGGTGTCGTATTCCATGGTAAGAGATATGTATACCAGTCTGCTGAAGATGCGAGAGATGCTATCCGTCATCCTGCAGGAGCAGTAATGGGTGCACTCGGTACTGCTGGAGGATCAGTTGGTGGAGCCATGATTGGTGGATCAGTTGGTGCTTCTGTAGGCGGTGCTATCGGTGGTGCTGCTGGCAAGATTGTCGGCGATGCTATAGATACTACTCGTACTGGTACTAAGATAAAGAAGGGTTACAACAAAGCTCTCGATACTGAGTATCAGAAGATCAGCAAGAAAGTTAAGAAGGAAGACTTCGACTTCCGCTCAGTGTATAGAACACCTGAGTACAGCAAAGCGATCACAGAGTACTTTGATCTCAATGACCGCGAAACACGTAAGATTCTCCTTGCAGTTAATGAAGATGACCAAACTAAGGTACTTGTCTCTTTAACTTCAAAACTATACGATAATGTAGTTGAAAGGGTTGACGATGTAGATTTTGGAGAGATACCATCTACTAAGGGTGATATCACTAAGCTCTCTAACTATCTCCGTCTTATGGACTCTCTCGACACAATGAAGAATCTTCTTCTCGAGTATAAGCAGGACACTAAGCCTGTTGATACTATAAGGACAGCTATCTCTAACATCATCGATTCTACATCGATCTGGAAGAGAGCATATGCCCTCAATGTAGAACTCCCAATCGTGTTCTACAACTCAATCGTCCTGAGCATTATAGAGAGTACATCATATCTCATCTCCATGTGTGTACAGTATATAAAGCTTCCAGGTACAGACACATTCCAAGCTACTATCGATAAGTCTGCTCTTGTTAAGACTAAGGATCATATGGTCTTTGAGACTCTTGAGAAGTTCAATCAGGCTTACGATAAGGGACAGGTTACAAACGCTATGGAGTATGTAATCAAGTCCAACTCTAAGAACTTCATGGGTGAGCTTACAGTAGCAGGATCAGCTCTCGGTGTGATTGCTATCCTCTTTGCTATTGTGCCTATACTCAGAGAAGTGATATTCCTGTTCTACTACAATAGAGTAAGGATATCAGAATACTTCGATATGCAGGCTGACATGCTTCAGATAAATGCATATAACGTAGAGCACTCTCGTCCTGATCTCAACAATGAGCAGAAGAAGAGCATCTCTACAAAGCAGATGAAGATTGCTGAACGCTTCCGTAGGATTTCATCTCACATCGCTATAGAAGTTAAGCAGTCCGAAGTCAAAGCAACCAAAGAACTTACCAAGGAAAACAAGAAGTACCAAACCAAAGAAGTTCTTGATGAACTTCCTGACTCCGCCTCATCTGCCCTGTTCTAAGCGACTGGGCAGACCAACATATTAGTAAATCTTACGGTCTTATCATTAAGACCATAGAGACCTTACTAATATACCATTAGGTAAAGAATACTATACAAAGGAGGAAACCATTTATGGGTATCTATTCAAATACTAGATACGATAATTTAGGCGACTACAACGTAGATGTAGCTGCTAACGAGTCATACAACTGTGTAACTGGTTGTGCAATGGCTCTTATCGAAGGTTATCAGAACGACTTCGCACTCTTTGAGTCAGCTATTCACAGCGACATGGCTGAGATCGCTGCTGTAAACGAGGGTTACGAAGTTATCAACGAAGGTGCCAAGGAAATCTGGAGCAAGCTCAAGGAGATCTTCACAAAGCTTCTCGCTAAGATCAAGGGTATCTTCAAATCATTCATCGCAAAGATCAGCGGCGTATTCGCAGACAGCGCAGCACTTCACAAGAAGTACGGCCCTGTTATCTCAAAGAACAGCAACTGGAAGAACTTCAAGGCAAAGGTAAGACCTTTCAAGGGCTCTGGTGCTGACGTTGTTGGTTATATCAACGACAAGGGTACTTACAAATATCGTGACTGCTACTGGTTTAATCAGACTACTGGCGGTAAAGTAGGCGATATCAATGTATCGGATATAGTTAAGAAAGATTCAGACATCGATCAGGATGATATCTACAGCGCAGTAGTATCTGCATCTCTCTCAGATGATCTCAAGAACGCTATAAACGGCGGCGATATCAATGATATCGGTAAGGAGTTCATGGACATCGTATTTGACGATGAGGAAGTTAAGGATGACTGGTCTTCTGGTGAGATTCTTCACAGTTACATCGGCGATCTTCTCAAGGATGCTACAAAGAACGAAGAGAAGATCAAGAAGTGCAACGCAAATATGGAGAGCACTATCGAAAAGATCATCAAGCAGATCAACAAGGAAGCTGAGAACGTTTCTAAGGCTCTCTCAAACAACAGACTTAACGGCAAGACTGGTACAAAGTCACCTGATGAATATAAACCCCACAAGACAGTTGTAGGCGGTGGTAAAGAATCAGATAAGTTCAAAGGCTCCGCATCAACTGTACGTGATACAGCTACCTCAGCTGGTACTACGGCTAAAACTGCAGATTCAATTGAGATAGTTGAGCGTCTTGCTGGATTCTGGCAGCGTTATGCTAACGCTGAGCAGGCTGTAATCAACAAGCTTACTGCAGCTCGTCTTGGCGCTTATAAGTTCGCTATCACACAGGCTCGTCGTGTATTCTCTTCTGCAGCTGCTTACGCTTCTGTAGACCACAAGAACGAGTCTTATGATTACTACACAGCAATCGGAGAGGCTGTAGAGTATGATACTCTGTCAGATCTCCAGGCTATATGCTAAGGAAAGGAGGACACACATTATGGGAATCTATTCTAACTTCAATTCTTCATATGTAGATGATGGTAGCTTCACTCCTAGAGACCTCTTCGCAGAGTGCGGTGAGACTGCTACATACGAAGAGCTCTCTCTTGCTATGGTAGCAGAGAACGAGCAGAACTATATCTCTATCATGAAGGCTATCGGCCTTAACGAGGTAAACTACTTCGCTCAGAACGGCGAAGAGGTTATCTATGAGGCAAGCGGTGTGTCTGGTGTGCTCAGCAAGATCAAGGAATTCTTCAAGAAGCTTATCGAGAAGATTCGTCAGCTCCTTCATACATTCATTGCTAAGCTTTCTTCTATGGCTTCAAGCGATAATTCATTCGTACAGAAGTATCAGAAGGAATTCTCACTCAAGTGGAGCAAGGTTAAGAGCGACTTCGAGTTCAAGGGTTATAAGTTCACTGTAAAGCTTGATAACGTTGGTCTCGAAAGATCTGCTGCTGCTGACGAGGCAGTTAAAAGAGCAGTTGCTAACAATAATCTTATCCAGAGTGCTCTCGATGCAGACATAAATACTATCCTTGATGCCGATGATGCTGATCTCAAGAAGGCTGTCGATACCATAAGAGATAACAAGGAAGACAAGGAAGAGGCTATCCGTGGATTCGTTGCTAATAAGATCACTGATAAGCTTTCAACTAAAGTTGTGGCTGATCAGCCTCTTACAGCTTCAGAGTTCTCTAAGGAAATCTTCGAAGCTTTCAGAAACGGCGAATCAGAGAAGGAATCCATCGAAAAGAAGGATCTTACTGTTTCTGATATTGTGTCAGATGTAAAGGATTCTGAGAAGTTCAAGAAGGCTGCTCAGAAAATTTGTGATCACTTCACAAAGGGTTACAATGATACAGTCAGAAAGCTTGAGACAGCTGAAAAGAAGCTCAGCAAGGCTCAGTCTGGTGAAGACATAAAGGGCAAGAGCGGTGCAGAGAAAACAAAGGGTTCAAACAACCTTTCAAATGTTCTCGCACTTGTTGTATCTGCTATGGATGAGCTCAAGTTCGCTTCTAATTGCTTCACACAGGCTAACGGTATCTACCTCCAGGCTATCACTGACAGAAAGCGTCAGGCTAAGGCTATCATGGTTAAGGTTATCGGCGGCGGTAAGAAGATGACAAACGAGTCATATGACTACGATGATGACTATGAGGGAGTTGCTGAAACAGCTAACTACTTCGACAGCATCGTTCTCAAGTAATCGGCTCTGATCTACATCACGATTATACACAAGCACATATAGAGTCGGGAGGGCCAATAGACCCTCCCGATTTCTTTGTCTTAACTTTATAGTAATACATACGAAAGGAGAGAAGTCTATGTCACTTTTCAAAGTTGACTTTGCTGCTCTGTCTAGTGCTCCTAAGAGATCCCATTCAGAGGCTTCTGGAGACACTACTATTCACGAGCATGCATTCTCAAGTGCTTTAGCTATAGACAACCTGACTACTGCAGAAGCAGAAGCTTCTTACGACTATATGTCTGAGTGTTATGCATTCCTCTCAGACTATAACCGTTCATACTTCGATGCTTCTAAGCAGCTTTACAAGACTATCATGGAAAGCTGTGACTCACCTGAAGTGATTCATGAAGGCTTTGGTGACTTCTTTGGCAAGGTCAAAGAGATCATCAAGAAGTTCCTTGCTTGGATCAAGAAGATCTTTAACAAGTTCATTGCTAAGATGAACAGTATGTTCAAGGCTGAAGGATATCTTAAGAAGAACAAGAATGAGTTTTCCAAGTTCAAAACTGAAGACGAGTTCGAGTTCGAGGGATATAAGTTCACCAACCTTTATGATGGCGGTAATGTTCCTGTAATCACTACTTTGGGTCTTGATATGGATAGTACTAACGATACTCTTGCAGGAGCATTCGGTAGTGGCAAACTCAATTACGATGTACTCAAGAGTAAGTATGATGCTTTCGAGGATAATAAAGAAGATTTCTTTGATACTTTCAGAGGTAAGGTTCTTGGAGATCAGAATGATATCCCTGCAAGTCAGTTTGATGAAGAGTGCTTCCTCAAGTTCAGAGATGACTCTAAAGATAAGAGTAAGTTTACTATCACTTCATCTGAAGTAAGTGCTGCTTATATGAGATTCGATGGTTATGAGAAGCTCAAGAAGTCTGTCGAGAAGACAAGAAATGATATCGACAAGGAGTATGGTGCTCTCGAGAGATACTTCGAGAAGTCATACAAACTGTCTAAGGATTCATTCAAGATCACAGACTACAGCGGTTCTCATGCTTCATATGTTGATGCTCAGAAGACACATCTCGGCATGGATGGATATGATGACGAGAAAAAGTACGAAGAGACTCTCGCAAATGGACCTGATGGTACTAAGACTAAAGCTACTGCTGCTGAGCAGAAGGCACTTATCGAGTCATTCCTCAGAGCTCGTGCTGCTCAGGTAAACCAGATGAGCAATATCCACGGCATTGCATTCTCTGCTAAGCTGACTGCTGCTAAGGACTGCTTCAATCAGGATAAGGCTATTCTGTACAAGGCCCTCTCAAAGATCAAGGGTCATAAAGCAGATACTATATAAGAAGGGAGGATAAGACTATGTATGAAAGTAGATATACTGATATAATAGCTAACGAGTACTATCTCTTAGATCTTGAGCTTCAGCAGGCTGACATGACAAGATATGTTAACGAGTGTGTAATCCTCTCTGGTACTGATAAGAGAAAGGCTATCGAGGAGATGGCTATTTTCAATGAAGGTGCACTCGGTGACAAGTTCAAGAAGGTATGGGCTAGAATCAAGTCCTTCTTCGCAAAGATCTATCAGAAGTTCCTCGAGAGTCTTCAGGCTTGGGCAGGAGATAACATTGCTTATCTTAAGCAGTATGCGAATATAATCTTCGAGAAGAAGTGTACTCTTAAATCTGTCAAGATGCAGGATCACTTCGAGGGTCAGAAGAACTTTGACACATTAGTCAGCAAAGTTAAAGATGTGTTCTCTAAAGTTCCAGATCTTAGCGATCTTGAGAAGATAGAAGCTGAACTTGGTAAGATAGCTGGTACAGATAAGACTAACACTCCTACTGGAGGGGATCTTACAAAAGCAGGCAATGCTGCAGTAGATACGTTCACAATATCTCAGCAAACGCAAGTTGCTACAGCTATTGGTATAACCAATGTAAAGAGCTTCGTTGATCCTGATGATATAGCTGGATTCGCTGGTAGGATTCGTAACTGGCTTAACGGCGGAGAAGAGATCGATGAGTATTCTGGATCCGATCTCGAAGGTGCTCATATGGAGCATATGTATAACTTCCTCTACAAGTATGATGCTACTGTAGAGAAGTTAAAGAAGATCAAGGATGCTTTTGATAACGGAATGAGCGGCATCGAGTCCGCATATAAGAAGGGCTACGATGCCGTGAGCAAAACCCTCAAAGGTGTTTCTTCTGCTGATGTCACAAAAGCAAAAGCAGACGCAGCCACCGATAATCCTAGTTCAGAACTTGGTAAAGAACTGAAAGATGCTAAGGCTGAAGCAGAAGCTACGCAGGAAGCATACTCATATGTATACGGTAGAGTTATAAACGAAGACGGTGTACAGATTGATGCTGGAAATAGCAAGAATACAGATTCGAAGATCAATGCTGGAGATTCTTCATATAGCCAGAAAGACAACAAGTCTCTCGATACAGCTAATAAAGCTAACAGAAAAGAAGGATCAGAAACAGCTTCGGATATTAAGTCTGATTCCAATCATATGAAAGGCGTTGCTGGAGGTCAGAGTAAACAGACAGCAGCTAATATGAAGGAGAAAGGTGTATCTGATGAGAACCTTGCAAAGTATGAAGACTATGCTCTTTCAATGATAAGAGCATGGGGCAATACTAGATCTCTCTGTATGGGCGCTGCTCTGAACTCACTCTCTGATACTCGTAGAGACTACTTCGACGTAATCAGAGCACATGTAAGAACATGGATCGGCACTACAACTGCTCCTGATCAGAATACTGACAGTAAGCCTCAGAATACAAATGCTACTAGCTAAAACTTTTCGGAGAGGGAAGTTCCCTCTCCGATATCTTTCGTAAAAGTAGAGTCGAATAGTTGTATATCATTATAGTGAGTCAAGGTAGTAGTTCAGTAAAGTGCTGACGTTCTTGACTTGTCGTTGCCAATGACTATGATCCTGGGGGAAGGCCAGGAATATGGTAACGGGAACTATGAAAGGAATAGTCATATGATTATTATCACAAATGCATTCTCGATAAACATGCTGTCTGGTACAGCAAAGGTAAATTTCGAGCAGATCTCCACAGAGACTGCTCGAACATTCATCAAAGAGGCTGATGATATAATATCAGCTATAGGCCATGATGACACCGCCAACATTGTAGGCGGCATTCTTGGCATCGAGGTAAACCCAAATCGAATGAGCGTACAGCTCACATCCGATGAGACGCTTTTGGTGGCTCAGTATACTGGGCCGAGACTGCCTGAGGGAGCTACAACGCTCCCAGAAGGTGCAACAATAAACTTCTGGCTTGTCAGCAAGTGCTGATTCAGTCAGAAGTAAGAACCCCCATAGGGGGTTCTTTTTTATTTCTTATATCTTCTTGAACAACAGTATCGTTGTCATTACGAAGTACTCATTCTGCTTTACGAAGAACTGCTTTACTGCACTCAGAAGGTATCTTCCGCTATACTCTTCATGGTCTTCATCCATAGTGATGATGTACTCCTTGTTCATAGTGAAGATACTAGCATCAAGGTCATTCTTGGTGATACTAAGGAATACATTGTTCAACTCGTAATCTGCAGTAATGTTGTTGATAGCGTTCTGGTCGTTGTTGCTCAGATTCACTATCTTGTTCATCATAGTCGTTACATTAGTATCATTACCTTCTATCAACTTCTCCTTCACATTACCGCTGCTATCGATGGTGGTGATCTTGTTCACCATCTTGTTAGTCACATTATTTTTTGTGAAGTTGATGTTTGCCAATGGTACATCCATGATATACTTACCATTCCTTGTATCTACTACCATACCAGACTCAGAGTCCTCATCAGGTATGATATTCGTCACATTGATTTCGACAGTGAAGATGTTCTGGTTCTTTGTCTGTATAGGCTTCCCCTTACTAGACACTATGTATGTCATGTCGAAGTCTATGAAGAACCTATATCCAGTATCATAGAAAACTGACAGATTGTTGTTGAGAAATGCTATGTACTGAGCTATGCTGTTTGTAGGAGGTATGATAATCTGGTCGTACTTGTTATCATAGTCTACTGGCTCAAGTACAGTGTTTCCTACATAGTCAGTTATCTGAAGAATCAGAGAGTTGGTAGTAGCATTCTTGAAGATACCATTGATAACCTTACGGTTGTTGTTCACTGCATCCTGTTGAATCAGCCACATAGTAACCTCTTTATACTTCTCTCTTGTATGCTCTTGTCCGTTACCATAGTCTATCTCAGCAGTCTGAGAGATGTCATCTCCTAAGAAGTAGATGAAACGATCATGGAAGTACTTCTTAGTTATATTATCATTCTGATTAGAAGCATCGTATCTGAAGATACCTAACTCTACGATGTTCTCATTAGTGTTCTGTATCATCATGTCCAGTATATCTCTTTCGATGTTACAGTTCACTGCTATGACAGGCATGTTGTTACTATCGAAAGTTCTATCTATACCTACATACTGTATCTGTTGTGGGTCTATAGCTATCTCGTATCCGAAGTGGATGTAGCTAAGAGTCACCTTGTATCTATACGATTCAAGTGCCATGAGATCACTCCTTTCATACTTATTAAGATGTACATGGCTAAGAAAAAACAAAGCGTGTTAGAGGCACAAGAGTGCCGAGACAGGATTAACCTGTCCCAGCAAGTCTTGTTATAAGATAGTACCCCAACACTATCAGCAGGAATCCTGCTATGAAGAACGATATAGAGATAGTAATAAGTATTCTCCAACCATGAAGTCTTTCCTTCTCTGTCAGAGGATTATTCTTACACTGGAATGCTTTCTTCATGTTATCCATCCCTATATAGATACATGTTCCAGCAATCACGAAGCAGATCGTCTTAGCGATCCTTAAGATAATATCATGTGTCATCATATGATCTTACCTTCTTCTCTCTCATCATCGTTTTCTTCTTCACTCCAGATGTTCTCGATTACATTGAGTAATGGATGCTGATGACTGAATGAATCGTTTACTGGATGATTCTCTTCATCACGACTAAGTGTCTCTCCAAATATTTCAGTGCCTATCGAGAATGTAGGATTCTCATTGTTGTTTACACTGTCGCGAACAGCTTTGATAAATTTCTTGTAAGTTGTCTCTACTATCGATCTAGAAAGCTTATCATATTCTGGGTCAACACAGAAGATCGCATGAAGAGTAGTCCCTTCGAACGTATCACTACTAGGAGCGTTGTTACAGTAAAGTATTAGTGAAGACATGCCATAATGCTCCATTATATGATACCTAATCACATTGAAGTAGTGACCTTTGAAGCTGTCGATCATATCCTTCAGTCTATTGTCGTTTAGATTGTTTATGTTGTCCATCTCAATCGTACTAGTAAACCTATCAATCTTATCTTCATTGAATAAGTTCATAACTATTCCTCCCATCTTATGAGTAGAACAAGTGTATGATGTCAATCGGGTTACTTGTGAAGTACTCGTTATTGATGCTTTCTACACCTGCTACGTCTGATAACTGAGTCTTAAGCAGTATGGTAGACTCAGGCTTTGTTTGGTAGATGTTTGCCTTATAGAAGAGGTCTATTATCTTATACCTCTCATACAAGTTCATCTGTCCACTCTTAAGACTAACTTCTTTCAGTATGCCCTCTATAGCATCTGGAGAGTTATAGCCATTAAGAATTCTGTTATCTCTTACCATTCCAGTTATCAAAGATACTGCTCTGGAAGAGCTAAAGTAGATTGGCAGATCCAACTCACTATAACTAGTCATCGCTATATATAACGGAAGTAGTCCAGGAGCTAGAAATGCCTCTAGCATCGTTTTCATGTGCCTTCTCTGTGTTCTGTACACTGAAACGACGTTGCGTTGATGTACGCAAAATGACGTGTCCCCAGATGACGTCTTGCGTGGTCTGAATACAGCAATATCTGGGTATTGGCAAGGTATTTGCCACATCATATCATTTTTAGAAATGATTATCGCAGGAGTGTTGATTCCTGCTTCTCTATGCTGCTTGACATCCGTCATTACTACTATAGAAGAATCCCAAGTTCTCTCCATAAGATAGACACCTGGAATGTATGGACATAGTGTACGCAGCATCTTAAGGTTTAAGTCGATGATTCTATCAAGGTGTTCGTTATGACAGTAGTGGTTAAGACTAACCCCTTGAGGCTGTTCACTGAACACTAGATAGAACTCTGTTTTTACATGATAGCCGCTCCAATAGAATGATCTAAGGTGAGCAGCCAGATTCAATAGGGCTGATGTAAGGATATTGGATGAAGACTCAAAGAGTCCATCTGGTCCTAACAGAGATCTGTTGTATATAGACTTGATGATATCATAGCAGTCTATGTACACTATCAGTTCATCTGAATCTGATCCTGAGAAAGCCTCACTAGTGAGCTCCCTCAGATTATCATACTTGATGTAGTAAGAGAAGAGTATAGCCTGTACTGGGATATACTCTGAGTTAAAGCCTCTCTTTGCAGGAACGAAGTACATGGTTCATTCCTCCAGAAGCTTATTGATGATACGGCCCATACAGTCAGTGCAGATGTCTCCACGAAGATTAGAGAAGTCTTTCTCGTTTCCACATACTACACAATGACACATGAATTTAGTATGCTGTTTGGGAAGGATTGCTGCTTTGAGTACACAAGACTCGTATCTACAGAATCCTCTTGAATCATGATTGATGCAAGAGGTGTCGTCACACTTCTCTATATAGATACCATCCTCATCAAGCTTCTTATGCTCATCATCTACTGTAGATGTGATGCCAAAGGGATGGTTCTCGTCCATATAATCATCATATGCTCCCATTACTTAAAACCTCCTTCAATATACCCAAGATAGAGTTCTTGGGCAACATTGACAGCTTCTACTACACTATCTTCACAGTTAAAGTATATAGCGAGCTTCCTACTGTCATTCTTATCAGGTATTATGATTGGTTGTTGATGAAGTGCATCTATATCATGGCTAGTCTTGATAAAGTCGAACTTAGTGGGGGTGATTGTTATCAACTCCCCACGTTCGTTCTTTTCAATGATTGCTTTCCATCTCAAAGCTTCATTAGCTCCGAAGGATCATAGTAATCATCATCAACTTCCCCCGCACTTTCATCATAGAGCTCATCGCTCTTTCCAAGAACAGTGTTGAGACTTCTTCTGAAGTCATCCCTGTTCTTAATGCTAGAAAGGATCTCTTTAGTATTGCCAAATCCAAGGCTAACTAATGTCTCTGCAAGAGTACTAGGACCTTCAGGTGTCATGAAAGTTGCACCCTTAAGAGGGAACTCTCCACCATCAGGCATGTTTCTCCAACGACGAAGCTCAAGGTTTGACTGTCTGTCTCCCCACTGAACTTCTCTGAGAGCCGTAAACTGGTTCTCTTTCTCTTCGATTATCTCATTGATACCAGTGATATCAAAGGTAATCTTAGTACCTGTCGTTTCGGTCATGTAGATCTTCCTTTCATAAAAAATAGTGGCGGAGTTAGACCCCGCCACCTTATGATGTTTGCTGTGTGTAAGCTTATACGAACTTTCTCTGCATCGGAATGCCAGTAACGATAACACCCTGGTTCATTACTGAGTTTATTCTACGAGCTGCAGGATTGTTCTGGAGTATTGCTTTCATCTTGATAACGTTGATGTTCTGATAATCTCCGTTATCATAAAGGTCAGTACGGAGCTCGCCCTGCCACTCTCTGATGAGCTGTACAGTCCAGTCATCATACTTGGTCTTACGAACCCAGATTCCGTCCTTGTTCTTGTGCCAATCTTCGATCAGAGCGTCTTCACCGTGCTTGAGGATTTCCTCATACAGCTTCAGACCATCGAGTGTAACAAGTACCTCATAGATCTTCTGATTGTAGTTGAATGGATGGTCGACTACATTGACCTTAGTTACAAGATCCCAGTTAATCTGACCCTTATTGTTCTTGATCTGGTTGATAGTTACTGTGCCTTTCTGCTCATTTATAACACCAACGCAGTTAGGAACATAGTCCTTAAGAACTTCCTTGAGGTTCTCAGTGATGAATACCTCATTGTTCTTTGCAGCTTTGCCGAACTTCATAGCATTGTAGATGCTGAGTGCGTCTGATGCAGATGATTCCTTAACGGAACCAAGCTTAGACTGTACTGCTCTGAACTTTTTGTCGTCATCAAGATTCTGCTTGTAGATGAAACGAGCTGTTATACTGAATGTACCCTGCTGATTGTTACTGTTAACGTTGTCTTGCCAATCACATGCACAGCCATCGAAGTCATCGAAGATTCCTCTGAGGAACTCAGATGTTTCCTTGAGGATCATGTTGCTGTTCACAGGTATAGCATACTGTACGGGTTCGGGCTTATAATCACCCTTCCACTTGATCTTACCGATCTTCTTTTCTGCGGGTGCAGATGTTGTTGTGGATGATGTATCCTTTGAAGTAGATGATGTATCTACTGTTGTAGCATCCTCTGAGTCTGTTGATGCAGCTGTGGGATTTGCTACATTTGTGGTGTCGTCACTGTCATCGATGTGGTCCTTAAAGATTTCATCGAGAACGGCTGATTCCATTGACTTCATACTCATAGTATGTGTCCTCCTTTGTGTTATTATTATAATGGAGTTGTCCCTAAGGTAAGAAGCTACCTAAGGACACTCCTATTATATACAGTTATCTTACCTTTTGACAAGACTATCCATGAAGTCTGATATCTCCTTCAGGTTCTTGTCATCTTCGTTGTTGTCTGGATCGATCTCTCTAGCCTTGCTTGTGTAAGTGATCAGATAGAAGTGATTGTCTTTATCTACTATCACTTGATACTCTTGCACTATCTTAGAGAGGTTAATAGAGAAGTCGTAGTCAAAGAGCTTATAGCCAACCAGTTCTATATCGAACTGGTTCTCAAACTCTTCGATGAACTGCTCACCCTCATATTTATCTGTTATGAGGTTAGAATGTTGAGTCTCAACAATACCAGTTTCGATGTGAAACAGTGATAAGATGTTATAGACTACAACATCATTGTTGATTCCGAGTCTCTTAAGAGTGTTTACATCATCGTTTACATAGAGAGCAAATACATAGTTCTCTTTAGCTTCAATAGCTTTTATCTCTTTCTTGATATGTATAGGTCTCTTGATAGACCATGCGTTGTATGCTCTGACAATCTTACCATCATCATGTCTGAGCACGAAGTAGAACTCACCCATCACCTTATCTATAGCAAGTGTCATGATAGGTACAAGCTCTATACAAGTCTCAGGTATACTGAGTGAAACTTTATGTGTCTCAACGTTTTCATATACTGGTTTGTCTCCATATACATAGTCTATATGACGATAGAGCTCATACTCATCATCACTTATCTTGTTGTACCAATAGGTTCCTACCAGTTTCTTGTTATCTGTTTCCTTACTCATGATTACATCTCTCCTACTCATCTTTTTTCTGTTGTTCTACATAGTGATAGCCCTTGATAGTTCGGCTATCGATTTCAATCCTACTCTCAGTAGGCGTTACCTGGTGTTGATATCTTCCACTATAGAGGAAGTCTACATCGCCATCAGGTTTCTCAAAGTACAGCTGTCCTATGAGGTCATTAGGATAGACTCTCACTGGAACAGTTGCGATCATCTCCAGAGTATAGTGTCCATCAAATCCTATATCTCCGAAACCTGCTGTTGCATGTATCTGCAGACCAAGTCTTCCTATAGAAGATCTTCCGTCGATTGCAGATATATAGAAGTTGCTCTTGACTCGTTCTACTATAGAGCCAATGTACAGCTTACCAGGATAGAGTATGAATCCTTCTTCTGGTATTGTACGTTCATAATCAGGGATGTTCTTCTCCCTAGTGTCCAAAACTCTATGCTCCGTGTATATCTTCAGAGTGTTAGCGAGATGGACATTGTAACTGTTTGGGTTGATACATGATATGTCAAATGGCGTGATCTGTATCTCTTTCTTCTTGACCGCCTGTATAATCGCGGATCCTGTTAGCATAAGAATGCCTCCTTTCCAAAGTATTAAGACTTCTCAGTCTCAACGTGATAATATATAACCTAGTTACATATTATAGTGATGTACACCCAAGGGTATACATCAATCTATGAAAGGAGGTAGACTTATGATTATGAAGAACATAACAGTTAGCTTTACTGATGAGATAGTGGCTGCTATCAGAGACAAGAATGTCGACTTCGATAGAAGAGTCAATCTCTGGGCGACTGTGATGTGTAAGGCTAATAAGGCCTACAATGAACATGACAAGAACAAAAGAAACATAGGAGGGAAGTACGATTACTCTATGGGTTATATACTTCTCTGCGAACTGAATGGCGAGTGTGAAGATGCTGTACCTGGTTTGGAACTTCTGAACGCGCTCGACACATGGACTGATGGAAAGGACGAAGCCAAAGCTGTCGACAAAATGTGTGTCGATTTCTTTGCTGAGGTTGGCTTGTTCGAAGTAACTCGAATCTTCGAGTATAACAAGGAGGAAACTAACAATGGATAACAGTAAGAAGCTCAAGAAACAGCTCATAGCCCTTCAGGAAGAACTCTATAAAGACTTTCCTAGCAGGCACAACTTCAAGACTATCATGGAAGCTATAAAGGATTTGATTGATCCTGTATCTGTGAGAGCATATGAGGAAATATGGAATCTCTACAACGAGGCACCTGACTTCCGTAGTACTAATGGTGGTGATGTACCCTATAAGGACTTCAATCAGTATATCTGTAATGACGTCAGAAATGGTACAATCAGAGATGGTATCATTAGCCAGATCTACACTATAACAAGAGAGAATAAGATTGAACTCAAAGACGACTCTCTTGATACTGTCGCTAAGACAAACAAGTCTAAGTTGTACTTCATTCTTAGATACTTCTACAATGATATCACTATGGCTAAGATAAGCTTCAATCTCCCAGATGGAACGTGGATGCCAGTAGATACAAGTTATCTCTTCAATTTAAGAGACATCTTTGAAGACCTGAAAGATGATGAGATGATAAGTATGCTCAATCGTCTATTGGGATCTATAGAGATGAAGAAGCCGCCAATTTCTAACAATGTCAATGAGTTCGTAGCTGCTATATGTCAGACTCCAGAGTTCCAGTGTGTTAACATGGATCTCATAACTGGACTTGAAGCAACTCTTAAGACTAGAATAGACGCTGAGACAGATACCACTCTTATCAATGCAGTCAATGGCATGCTTGACATAATGAGCTTTGGCAAGTACGAGATAGTAGACATTAAACGCATGATAGATCTCTGTGAGATCCCACCATGTATAAGAGGAGGTACTAACAATGGAGAGCAGTAAGAAGCTCAAAGAGCTCAAGAAGCAACTTACAAGTCTTCAAGAGGAACTCTATAGAGACTATCCTTCTGGTATGAACTTTTACGTTATCATGGAGAACATGAAATCACTGATCGATCCTGTATCACAAAACGCATATGATAAGATATGGGAGCTGTACAACAAGGCGCCCGATTGCTGTACCGAAGACGGCGAACCTTACAAGGACTACAATGAATACATCTGTAAAGATCTCAGAGAAGGAAACATCAGAGATGCTATTCTTAGTCAGATCTATGTCATCTCAAGAGATAGCAATATAGAGCTCAGAGATACATCTCTTGATACTGTCGCTAAGACAAACAAGTCTAAGTTGTACTTTATGCTCAGATATGTATACAATGAACTCTGTCTTCCTAAAATAAGCTATACGCACTCTGATGGTGAATGGACTCCTGTGTATACAAACTTCCTCGATACTATAAAGGAAATATTCGAGAAGCTTAGAGACTATGAGACAGCAAATCTCTTCACAGAACTTATAGGTGGCATTGAAGCAAAGTCGATTCCTGCAGCAGAGTATAGTGATATGGCGATGTCATCTTTATACCAAACACCAAAATTCCCATGTGTAAAGACAAAGAGTATCGATTCACTTATAGCACGTCTTAAGGATAAGATTGATGCTGAGACTAGTTCTACTCTTATCAATGCTGTGAATGGTCTCTTTAATGTAATGAGCTTTGGTAAGTATGACATCAATGGAGTAAGACGTATGATCGATATCTAAGGAGGTATAATATGGATACAAGAAACTGTAAGTACATCGTCAACTACGATGAATGCTGCATATATCATATCGAATGTAACGGCTGCATGGACTGTAAGGATTACGAGCCTGAAGAGAAGCCCAACCAGGAGTAAGACAAAGATAGAGAACGGACCTTAACGGGTCCGTTCTTTTTTTTGTTGCGTAAAAGTAGATGGTTTTGACTGTATACCATTGTAGTGAGTCAAGGTAGTAGTTCAACAAAGGTTGACGTTCTTGGCTTGCTACTCAGCAAATGACTATGCTCCTAAGTGGAAAGGTAGGAGCCGCTAGGGTAGGAACAATGAAAGCGAGGGCTTTATGTTAAGACGCGATATAATCAAGAAGAGTATAGTTGACCGTAAGGCATATGAACTCTTTGTACTTCTGGGCGGAATGTATGATACGATAATGCACGAAGTAAATGACAACGGTGCAAGCTTAGATGATGCATCAGTAAATGATGACAACGACGCAAAGTATATAAGAGTTATCAGAAATGCTTTAGTAACTTTAAACGAGATCGACTTCACATTCTTCAGCGAAGTAATGGACTTAATAGACTTCTTTGATAAGACTGCTGTATTTGAGAGACAATCGTACACAGGAAACGAAGCTATCAATCATATCACATCTATCCTTGACAAAATGTATGTACAATTTGAATGGTATAAAGATATCAAAGGTATGGAAATGAGTAATGAAGAAATAGTTGAACTGCTCAGTTACGATTGTAACTTGGACGAATTCGTTCAAGTAGCAATGTAACTAATACAAGAAGAGGAGGGGTGGTCAGCACTGCCACCCCTTCTTTTTTGTCATCTAACGATTCTCTTCATTGCCGCCAGTCCGTATCTTAACGTACTGTTAGTGATCTTAACACCGTTGTCTGAGAAAGGTGTACTGTTGTAGTATGCTGCGAAGTTGAAGTTCTTGTCGAGACTACTCATGTGCTTGAAGTTTGTCTTAAACACATTCATAGCTATGCTTCTCTGTCTAACGAGTTTGTTGTACTCGTCCACAGGAACGTTTCTCTTCTTCATTCTCTTCTCAAGCTCTGCTATAATGTACCACATCTTAGCGAGCTCATACTTCATACCCTCTTCATTGTTGGTGTTTCTATAAGTCTCGAGAAGAGTTACACTGTTGTCTATCTCTTCGTCGAAGTCTATGTTTCCTGTAGAACACTTATAGATGATAAGATTACCATCCTTATCAAACTCAACAGGGAACTTCTTCATCTCATTGAAGATTGATACAGCTTCTCCTATATGTGTCTTAAAGTATTTGAGTTCGTCCCAGTCATGTTTATAGAATCCTTGCTTCCACCATTGCTTATGTCTACGAGCAACTTTCTTGATGATATCTATAAGCTTAGCATCATCATCAAGACAGTGTTGTATGGTACGTTTCTCTCTACGTAATTCGGTCTTGATAGGACCATTCATCTTTATAACTACTGGATACTTTGCTATCTTTGCAATACTAGTATCCTTAGAGCATACTGCTATCTGAACTCCTTCAACAACGAATCTTCTGTTAGGATTCTTTTTTGCATACTTCATGATATAGTCAAAGAGCTCATCGAATTGTTCTGCACAACTCTTGTCCATCATATCACCAAAGTTCAGCTCGCCTTTTCTAGCCTTCTCTGTGTACTTAGGGAAGATATTGTCGAATCCTCCTTTATACTTTACGAAGTCTAGTAGTACTCCAGTAAGACGTTCATCATCATCTTCCCACTGTCTTATCTTGCCAGCCTGGATCAGATCAAGTTCTACATGTTCTATATCTCCAGATCCAACAATCTCTTCAGCCATAGTAGACTTACCAGAACCAGATAAGCCACACACCCATATAAGATTAGACTTACCAGACTCCCAGTCTTCAATATTGTGGTAGATGTCATTTCTTTCAGCAGACTTCAAGTCTTCCACATACTCTTTAAGAGACTCTGTTTTATCAAGAGCCATGATATAAGACTTTGAATCTTCTTTCTCAACAACTTCGAAGCCGAGAGACTTATAGAGTTTGATAGCTTTAGTATTGGAAGATGCTACTCTGAGTTTGATACGATCATGTTTCTCTATAGTGTCTTTCAGAAGAGCTGTACCTATACCTTTGTTACGGTGTTCTTTTACTATGTAGATCTCACCTATGTAAGTCCACTCTCCTCCGTCTATAGGAACTACATCATACATACCGATAGTCTCTCCGTTATACATGATCATCTTTGCATGGTTAACAGATTCTTTGGCATCTTGCCGCATGAGTTTGATGACTCTAGATTTAGTTCTCTTGGATGGATCTATAGACTCCATCTCCCACTTATAGATATTCTCTTCATCGTTCTTATTAGCTGATCTAAGAGTAACTCCTGAAGGGAGAGAAGCTTCATTGATAGGATTCTTACTCCAATCCTCATCAGGATCATAGCCGTTTTCCTTTTCCCATCTCACTTGAGCGTCTCTAGCATTCTTTACAGCAGGGTTACCATTGTTATGAATACCACTAGCACCATCAGTAACAATGAAGTAGTTAGCATCGTATCTCTTAGCGAGCTTTTCAACTTCTCTGACGAACTTCCTGGCAGTCTTGACATCTTTGCAGGCCTCGTTAACTGCTTCGGTAGTATCCTTGTTGAGAAGATAATCAACCTTCTTTTTTACTCTGCTACCGTTGTATTGACCTGCTGGTCCATCATATACCTTGAAGATGGTGTTAGCTCTTGTCTTGATCCCATCATAGATGTCTGCAGGGCTAGGCATATTGATATCTCTTACGAGATTGATGTTTCCAGCTTTCAGAACAGTATCTACAAATGTACTACATACCTGGTTGTACTCGTTGTCGTCAGGCTTGATGTCTTTCTTTCTAATGAATCTAGGAAGCATTCTGAAGTCGTAGTGAGTGTCGTGAGTCTTAAAGTCATATACTTTCTTCTTCATGTTCTCTACTACTTCACTCTCAGCAAAGAAGCACCATACGGTAATTGGTACGTCCTTTATAGTTTCAAGCTTCTCCATAACGAATCCAAGATTCTCTTTACGGAAGTTGTATGAGTAGAGCTCCTTGAGGTTATGGTCGAATGAGATACTAGCGTGGCTATACTCACTCTTAGTAACCTTCTGAATACTTGACGATATGATAGGTGTCTTACCCTTAGTGAGTACTATGAAGACAGGTTTATGAGTCTTTTTAGAGACAGCCTCTTCTACTACATCAGGAAGATCATCAGGTACAATGTCATCCATATTGATGAAGATATCTCTTGGAACGCAATGATCTATGTAGTCATTGATTCTCTTAGAAGCCTTAACTCTGTTCTCTGGTGTGAAAGGTACTTCAGGATTCCATCCAAGGTCAAGTATGCTCTGCTTTCTAGCAAGCAACTCTTCTTCAGTACCACACTCTTTGATCTCGTCATAGTCAAGATAAAGTCTATTAAGAGTATTGATCCACTCAGCAGTGAAGTCTTCATAGACATGCTGAGCGATCATGTTCTTATAAGAGTCAAACCAGGCAGTTGAAGAGATATCTTTGGTAAGACCATCATTGTCAGCCTTCTGAGAGTAGTAGTTGTCATTACCATGAACACCCATATCTATTAACTCTGTAGGAGTGAAGTATGGAGTATTGTTGAGTCTACTCTTTACAGGTTTATCAGCCTTCTTGCTCTCTTCAAGAGACTTAAGGAAGTGCTGTCCTACAAAAGTATTAGGGTCATGGAACATCTCGTCTACTATATTAGCTTCATCGCTCTGAAGGTCTGGTTCAAGCTTACCAACTACATCACTATCGTCAGAAGTATCCACATTCTTCAGAAGTTCACCCTTAAGCTGGTCATATCTCTGCTGGTTGGAAAGACCATACATCATTCTTGAACCATCATCGCTGAGCTTTCTCTGATGTACTGTAAGAGACATGTAGTTAGCATAGTGTTTCTCAAGGTCTTCGAGCTGTTCTTTAGCAGTACCACCTTCTATATCAGGTATAACATAGATACCACTACCAGAGAAGTATGGTCCATCTGTACCTTCAAAGACGAGTCCTTCAAAGTCTGCATCAGTGTCTGTAGTGAATGTGTTGCTCTTAGCATTAACGAGACTATCATCTGGAGATATCTTAAAGCTGAGCTCTCTGTTATCTAAACCCCAGTCTCTCTTCTTAGGCTCTTTAGTATGCTTGATAAAGTCAGCCTTAAGAGCTTCATAATGCTGCTGGTTGGTCATACCATAGATCTGAATAGATCTATCATCACATAATCTCTGTTGTCTGATAGTCATCGTAGAGAGGAACTTATTCCACAGCTCTTCAAGTTCTTCGAGATTATCAGTAGGGGTTATAATCACATAGTTAGACTCCCTAGCGTACTTCTTTGCTAGGACTTCTTTGTATGTATCTTCTCTCATCACGAGTCCTCCTTTACACGTTGTATAGTTTATAGAGATGTTTCCGACAAAAAATAAGGCGGCCGTGGAGTTAACCACGGCCGTTCAACCTCCGTATCTTTATCTTCTGGTGCCTTTCTCCTCCTTCTGCGGAGGAGTCGGAGCGCCCTGCTGAAGAACTATCAAGAATTGAAGAATTCAGGGCAGTCACCATATATAATAATATGGTCGATGCCCAAGATTCTTCAAAAGTGACGATTTCTGGGTGACCACCATATATAATAATATGGTTCGCACCCCAAAATCGTCATAAAGTGTTATTCTACGGAGTTCTCTGATGCAGCAATCACTTCAGCATCGTCATCAAACTGTACGAGCTTCATGTTATAGAACTCCTTAAGGCCAGGAATCCAGAACGGTGAAGTGATGTCTATCCCCTGATCGGCTGCGAATTCTTCAGTGTATCCGTGTGCCTTACACTCCTGGAGTTTGAGAAGTGTATGAAGGAGTTCCCAAGCATACTCTCTTATCTCAGCCTGAGCATGAGGCTCACAACGAAGCTCAAAGAACTTCAGAAGCGACGAGAATGTGAAAGTCATGTAGATTGCATGACACTGTACATTACCAGGAAGGTATGCACGAGCATCTTCCTTCTTTATACCCTGCTTTCTGAGCTGAGGGTATACACTGCAGATCTCTTTTCCAAGTGACTCAAGTGTGTACTTCTTCTTCTGCCCTCCAAGCTCTACTTCGAACATATCCTCCTTAGGAAGATACTTAGCTACTGGAGGTGTAGTAAAACCAGCATTGTCATAGTTTACGTATCTTTGCGATTCCTGAGTTATCGCATTGCGGTGTCTGACGAGCTGGTGGGTTGCCGTACGTGACATATTCTTGAATAGCACGGTAATGGTACAGCATTCTCTTAATCCTTCATCGTCGAGCAATCCCTGTGGCACCAGATAACGCACTGCCGCAGCATTATCTATATTCACTATTTCGAACTTATCATTCTTCTTATAAGACATAGTGAATGGCTTTTCGATTTCTATACCAGCCTGTTCTCTCAGTTCCTTCTCATCTTCTTCATCAAGTTCAGTATCGATATCGAACTGATTGATGGCGATGTTATCGATGAATTGTGTAGGATCCATGATCTCTGGTGCTACATTGCTCCAAAGTTCTTTTACCGTACACTGGTAAAGCTGTCTGCGGATATGCTCGACAAAACAGTTATCTTCTTCATTCCAAGGGAAGTTGATAAGAAGGTGTTTGAATCCTCTAATGCTACCCTGGAAGATAGTGTTGAATGTATTGCCTTCTCTGTTAGGATCTGCTGCATCAGAAGCAACTTTCAGATACTTACAGAGATTGCGCTTATTAGTAGTGAGTCTCAGAAGGTCTGGCAGATAATCATCAAGTGTGCCATGTACAGCAATGATGATATTGCTGTGCTCTACGATAGAGTCATGACCAGCCTGGACTCTCTTACCGATATATGTCTTAATGTCTTCATAACTCTTGTTATTGTCCTTAATGGCGTAACAAGAACGACAAGCATCATAGATGATATGGATGCTGTCATTGTAGTAAAGAGGTTCACTTACTCCAGTAAGTGAACCTCCTGTACCATTGATTGGAAACCCTTGCACTCCGTAGAATGCATTGAGTCTTGCTTTCTCTTCAGGCGTCTTCTTCATTAGTACTCCTCCTCAGGCATACAGTCTGTACAGGTCTGGAATCTGTACTGTTCATGTCCCTTATAGCCAAGGGTGGTAAAGTTGTTAGTAGACAGATAGTAGTTCCACCAGCTTACTATGTCTCTGTTTGTATTGATTGGCTTTCTCCATTCGATCTCACCATTGATAGTCTGAGAAGTATAGACTTTGACGATGTGTCCGATGAATGGATTTACGTAGTTCATTGAGTCGAGCTTCGGCAAGCAATAGATCATGAAGAAGTTGTACACAAGATTCATGTTCTTGCGGAACACTTCGTTCGTCTCGAAGATTTGTTCGTACTGGTCGGAATCATTCTGAATTGCGTGTCTTCTCTCTATTGCTTTGTCAGAGAGCTCTTCTGAGCAGCATATAGCAATGGTGATGTCAGTGTGTAGTGCTTCAGTTAAAGCTCCTACATCAATACCATTATGATTGATATGAACCATTTCATCATTGTAGCATTCTTCGCAGTTATACTTAAATTGAATCTTCTTATCCTCAGATGAGTTGAGAAGAACTTTAAGCCTGTCTCTTATGACAGACTCGAACTTGATGTATCTAGCGATGAGTTTATCAGCTATCTCTTCTCTGGTAGCAGTAGATACTACAGTAGTCTCAGACTTCTTCGTCTTTGAAGCAGGCTTGATACCTTTGTTGAGTTCCTTAATCATCTTAGCATAGTCATTACCTCCGTCGTCATGGACATATGCGTAGAAGAACGTAGACAGAAGTCCTCTGTCATATATCTTAACAATAGGCTTTCTGATTGTTTCAGACATGAACTCTCTTGAGTCTGTAATATTAACGTTGCAGAGTCTTCCGAGAAGGAATGCATCCATGTACTTATACATATTATCCTCATACTCGTCAGCCTTTTCCTTGTCTACAGTTGCCAGTCTTGTTGCTGGTCTGGTAGAAAAGATATAGATGTGCTTCTTTGGATCTGTGGGTGTTCTATGATAAAGGTTCTTATCAAGTTCATTGATGATAGTTCCTTTACCACAAGCGTCTGGACCGTCAATGACGGTTGTGAATGAATTGTAGATCATGATGATCTTCCTCCTTTTGTGTTATATTAAGATGTAAACTGAAGGGTGATCTCTCACCCTTCCCTTTTCTTACTTGCTGAAAGTTATAAGACGTCTGTCTATGACGAAATGCTTTCCGCATAGATTGCATTTGTGCCTTATTACAGTACCATCATCTGACTCGATACTCATATTATAGATAGAGTGTCTAAAGTAGTTTAATACTGGTCCACTCATACCAGATTTCCACTTTTCATACTCCATATCAGCGCCCTTTTTAAAAGGGTCTATTTTAGGATAGTCGTTATTGTAAAGATATGCGACATAGTCGTTATGAACACAGGATTCTTCTTTATCGCTCTCTGAGATTGATGATTGGTCTTTAGAAGCATACGAAGTTTCAAGCTTATCCAATCTACCCTTAAGCTCAGCATTCTCTCTAACAAGAGAGTTGACAGTAGTCTCTAACTGATTGAGTCTCATGTTGAGATATGGTGGTTGTGCCGATGGATTGAACCGACTGCCTGGGATTTGTGATTGTGGCTGTGAAGTCCATGAATCAGAGTATTGTATATGATTGTGATAATCATTCAACAGTTCTGAGTGTGTTGTTTCTTTCTTTAAGAGTTCTTGTATTGAACTAGTTATTGTCATTGCAAGTTTCAAAGCATTGACGTTGGAGTCTATTAAGACCTCATCCACTCTAAGATGTAAGTAACTTGAATAGGTTGCGTCTATCACATACATAGGCATTGTCCATAGGTCTGTAAGTTTATGATATAAGTCATGATGACAGTCAGGTGAGAATGAATCAGTATATATCTGAAGAGCGTATACAATCAATGCTTCTACATAAGACATGACCATCATTATAGCATAGTCGTTATAAGTCTTGTCTTTATAGTCACAATACGTACGTATAAACTCTTCTGTTGATTCGCCGTCTCGACGTATCTCATCTTCGATGTATTCCATAACATCATAAGCAAGTTCCAATATGGCTCGATCCTTATCATCATCAAATGTATCATCATCTCTTTCCTTTGCTATATAGATCGGATCATCGTCTTTAGATATTACAAGAACAAAGTTTAGTAACCAATCTGGAAGCATATCTTTATGATGCTTGTCTTTGATTATATTGTATGTATTGTAGTCATACTCTATTACACTGTATACTAATGACATTACAAACGAACTGACATTACCGACTGTTTCGAGGTATTCTTCTTGATGAAGAATGTTTTTGTAATCTGGATCTTTTGCACTCATAGCAGATTCGAATGCGAAAGATAGACATTCGAGATGTTGATATGGGAGATGATCAAACTTTGATTCTGTGTTGAATTCTGCTATCTTCTTAAGCTGAGCATTGAATAGGTCATTGTATGACTTCTTGCCATTTACTGACATGGATTCTAGATACTTGAGTCCTTTGTCGAATATGTGCATACCTATGGTATACAATGTTATTGGATCTGAATCAGGTTCATCGAAGTAGCAAAGATATGGACTGTTTTTTACTAAACTGGCTATCGTTTTATTCTCATACTTGTATGACTTGTTTGGTCTATCGATAATGAAGTTGATATCCTTTTCATCTTTTTCAATCAAAGCTTTCTTGTATCCTTGCTTCAGTTTCAATCTTTTCGTCTTTATCATACTGTAAAGCTGTGATTCTTCTTCAGCGAGTCTTGTGCTAATATCGGTTGAGTAGGATCTCATATAAGGTACTCCTTTGTTCTTATGAGCTTCTTTAGCTTCCTCTTCTGTAAAGTCTAAGCTACTATCACCAGTAGCTTTTAGAATCTTCTTTTCTTCTTCAGTTAAAGTTGTTGGTGTTTGTCCATAAAGGTTAAAGTTCATATAGATTCCTCCTTTTGAATCTAGGTGTTTGTTTATGCATATGAAGTACCAGTACTCTGACCAGTATACTGATACATCTATATAATATATAACCATTCACTCATTAGGTCTTTGATACATGGTTGGAGGTAATGATATAAAGAACCTGGTTGGAGGTAAGACCTACTAGATAGTACAAAACAGTTCAAGATAGTAAGTCAATACTGAAAGAAGACAGCTAGATTGTAGTAAAATATTACTCTGGGAACACCTAAGTAAACATCTGATGGTGATACCGACGCGGGACGAACGGAGCAACAGACGAGGAGAGCTCAAGAGGAAACAAGCCAATCGCGAGGGCGCGATTGGTTCCAGGAGGAGCAGCCAGAAAGGACTTTCAAGGAGCAACCAGGAAGGACAAGGGAGTATAGACGGAGAAGAGTTAAAGAAAGAAGGGAGTCGAAGAAGCGCGCAGGACGCGATATAGATAAAGAGAGGAGAGAGGAGAATACGTTTCGTTTTCATTTCAGATGTCTAAGATCAGCCAAATCTAACGGAAAGAGGTATGTTACACCATGAAGTACAACAAGCCACCTAAGAACCCACGTCTTGGAGAACCGTATTACATGGAGAGAGATCTCCATGGTAACAAGTTGAGTTACGTCATATACGACAAAGACGAGAACAACCAGACAGTTCCTGTAGAGTATAAGTACGAATACGACTCTAATGATCGTAAGACTGCATTCTATAAGTCTGACGGAGAGTTCAGTCTATATGAGTATGATAAGTATGGAGACATCACATACAAAGTTAACGGCAACGTACGTACAGGCATTACTACTGAGCATTGGTATAGTGGTAGCAAGGAGACATTTAGAAGAAGAGTAGATGCAGAGACTATGCAAGTCCGTGAGCATCGCAACAATGTGCAGACTGCAGAGTACTATAACCCCTTCGTGAGAGTGTATAGTAATCCACTCTGCCGCTAACTATATAGTATGGAGAGTTACCCCCTCCATCTATACTCGATGTATATCATAATGATCCTCCTTGTTTCATATATGATAACCGAACCTCCCCTAGGGTGTGGGACCCTAGGGGAAACTTAGTGTTTAGAGACGTAACTTTACTATAATGAAGCGCTAGGGTATGGCCAAGCGGTAAGGCAGCAGATTTTGAATCTGCGATCGTGGGTTCGAACCCCGCTACCCTAACCAAACGTTACTGTCATATGTGATATACCTTCTAAAGAAGCAGATACGGAGTACCGAAAGGTACTCCGCATTTGCCTTTTGGGAATTGTGTCTGGACTTAGAGTCCTAGTGAAAGAATGTAGACCATGTAGTAGAGAAACCACTAACTACTACACACTGATATGTTACTTGAGCTTGTCTTCTATGTCCTTACGGTGTACAGTGTAGTCTTGCTTGATACCCATAATATCCTTAACCTGACGATCAAGTTCTACGAGGAACTTGTTAGCCATACCATGGAGAAGCGGAGTAGCACACATACGAGCATCAAAGGATCTCATAGAGAAGAGTACATCGATTGGTTCGTCTGGTCTGTATTCAGATTTAGGTTCCTTGCCCTTAGGGAAGACTTCCTTACATACGCCCTTTTGAGCTCCGAGTGCGATAAGCTTATCTCCTGTAGCGAAGTCATCCTTGTATCTAACATAGACCTCTATCAGTACTCCTGACTCAAGGCCCTTAAGCTTTCCTGTATTAGAGAGCTTCTGGTCGTTAGTATAGGACTGAGCCTTTACCTTGTCGTACTTCTCGATAGTCTTACGAATCTCACCCTGCTTCTTCTCATACTCCTTTACTATCTTCTGGAGAGATGGTGAGAGTTCTGAGATTTCACAAGTTCTATACATCTTGATGTCTTCTATATAGCCAGTGTTATGTGACTTGATAGGTATACGACCAAGAGAAGTTACTGTCTCTTCATCATCTACAAGGTTCTTAAGAAGTGTATTGACATCGTCATCTTCGTAAGAGTTCTGTATAACGAGAAGAGGATCACCCTCCTGGATAGGCTGACCAATCTTAACGAGATTGAATACGTTAGTTCCCTTCTCAAGATTGATATCAACCTGAGTAATGATATCTGAAGAAAGAGCTTCACATACATAGCTAGATACAGCAGTAGAGTCTTCGAATCCTTCATCTGTAGTCATGATACCTACCTTAAGCAGAGCACCCTGAATATATGTAGGATTGTCATCGTAGCCCATATGCTGATCATAGCTCAGAGGATCATAGGCAATTACCTGACCAGCCTTTACAGTACCGCCAAGCTTGTCTGATGCTTTGAGTTTAACAGATGCATAGAAACCACCATCTGAGTTCTTATAGACCTTGTTACGAAGTTCTACATAGTCTATAGAGCCATCCTTGTACTTGACTACTATATACTCATCAGTTCTCTCTACTATCTTACCATCCTGCTTAGCACATACTGAGAATACGTCTGGAGTGAAGTTAGCGAGAGCATCATCTGCACCGTTGGTAACGAGTAAAGGATCACCACCCTGTACACGCATACCATGTTTAGTTCTCTGAGTGAATGACATAGCGAGTCGGAATGGGTCATCGTGTGTAGTACAGCCAGGAACAAGAGCCTCATTCATAGCCATAGTATTGACATCATTCATGATCTCTGTATTTCCAGCAGTGTCCTTGATGTATCCTCTCTTACCAGCAACGTTGGCATTGACTGTAGTCTGTCTTACTGTACCAACTGTAGAAGCGAATCCAGTAGACATACCGAGTATACCATTCATAGAATCATCGAAGGTTCTCTTATCAAGTGAGTAAGAACGTTCTGAGTTCATACCAGAGAGTCCCTTGAATGATACAGTGTTAGCAGCTTCTGCGTAACAGAGATCATTGATTGTAGAAGCATCACCAGTAGTGTTGTCGAGAAGGATAAGGTCTATGATAGCAGACTGCTTGAGTGACATGTTACCCTTACCTGTCTTCTTAAGACGAGTCCTATACTCAGCATATGCCTTAGCAAGAGCCTTATATGTATAACCAGCAACAAGCTCATTAGTTCTGAATCTGTTACCAGTAATGTCTGTATGCTTGTTATACTTAGAGTCAACCAGCATGTTTGAAGCATAGATGAGAGCAGAACAGAAGTCTGAAGGGATATCATATGCTTCACAAGTTCTCTTAGAGATAGGATCGAACATGAGGTCATAGAAGTTATCCAGACCGTCTGCCTTGATACGTCCGCCATAGAGGTCGAGTGCTTCTGTCCACATCTGCTTAGTGTTGATGTCCTTGATAGAGTATGTATCTGTAGGTACACCCTTAAGACCATTCATAAGCATAGATGATGAGTAGTTGATCTTGTAGATAAGATAAGCATCTGAGAACTTGATGATGTCCTCTGTAGCTCTATCATAAGAACGAGTCTCACTGATTCTGTACTCTATATTAGCCTTTGAGAGAGTCTTAGTAAGTCCCTCACAGTAGCAGCAGATTACAACTACAGGGATAGTAGTAGTCATGATTGAAGCGTCTGAATAAGAGTATCTTACACTAGCCTTACACTCATCGTAGATTTCCTTAAACTCAGGACATTGGCAGAGATAGTCTGCTATCATCTGAGTACAGATAACGTTTGTGTTTGGGTGATAGATGATCTCTCCCTTAAGCGAGTCGTATCCTATAGGAGTACCCTGCTTAAGATCAAGCTTATCCTTATACTTCTCTCTGATTACATCCTGGTCGAAGTAGAATGTATAGTGCTTATATGAAAGCATAGAGTAGTTAGTACCAAGATCTATATAGTCTATAGGAAGATCATACTTCAGAGATCCGATGTAGTTGTTACCCAGCTTTACATTGATATGCTTTCCTTCAAGCTTATTGAGTGTCTTACAGATCTTGTCAGCATACAGGTTACTCTTACCAAGTGAAGAGCCATATACTCTGAAGAAGATCTTGTTATAATTTGTAGTGATCTGACAAACGTCCTTCTCAGTCTTTATGATAGGAAGATTCATGAGCTGAGCATTGATAGCCTTATCATTACCTCTAAGTCTCATGAAACGATTATTGATGAACTTAGGGATATCAAACTTGAGAGTGAAACGAGTACCATGAATGTCTTCCATATGAGCAGTCCATGTCTCTATGAGGTCTTCTGAAGTAGAAGTATCTTCTACATTGACATCTCTTACAGCTACAGGAACTGTTCTAGTACCGAAGAAAGAAAGGATTGCCATGATATCCTCATCTACATCATACTCCTTGTTAAAGTTGATGTACTGGAGATTAGACCACTGATCCTTGTTGATAGAGTTGATACTGAGTGAGGTCTTAGGAAGCTCTTCTTCAAGCTCAGTATCCTGAGACTTCTCAATGAGTTCCTTAACAGACTTACCCTTTACAGACTGAGTCTTGAAGTTGTCATTCAGAGTGTTGATACGTGCTGTACGAGCACTAGATACCTTAACACCATTAGACTCTTCATCTGCGATGTCCTTGATAAGGTTAGCTATATACTCGTCGTTGTTGAGCTTCTCTATAGCTTCATCTGTAGAGGTAGATGTAGAAGCAGCATCAGCTATAGCCTTAGCTACTTTAACTTTCTTCTGAAGAGTATCCTCTGTTTCAGCCTGCTTATCAGACTTAGCAGGACCTACTTCCTTAGGAACTACCTTCTCCTTGTCTTCCTTAGGAGTTGTAGTTTTGGTAGTAGCCTTAACAGTAGTTTCTGTCTTCTTAGGCTCTTCCTTCTTTTCTACAGGCTTTGGAGTTGTCTCCTTCTTAGGAGTCTCCTTCTTTTCATCCTTAGGAGATTCTGGAAGTCTAGCCAGCTTGTTAGCAAGACCAGATAGTGAACTCTTATTGCTAGCACCCTTAGTACCAGTAAGAGCATACATCTGTATACCCTGACTCTTCTCCAGCTTATCTACAATGTCTGTTACTATAGCATCTGGAGTATCCTGAACCATCTCATCATCCTCTATAGGAGCCTTAGAGATGAGTGTACGGATATTGTTCATGAACTTAGACATCACATTCTTATCGAAGTTCTGGAAGTTGATCTTGAAGTATCCTGTAGCACCAAGAAAGATAGTATCCATATCTCCGAAGAGAGTACGAAGTTTGCCTACCTTATTGGTTCTAAGGAGACGTATCATGATAGAGATAGGATTGATATTCTCTCTGTAGTCGAGAATATCGCCATTCTTCTTGTTCCAGTCGATAACTGGGATAACAAGAGTCTTCTTAGTATATCCAGAGTTAACGAAAGCCTTGTTGTTGAGCAGTCTACCGATGAGATCGTAGTAGAGGTCAACAGCCTTATCGTTAACAAAGGTGTTGTTCTTATTCTCGAAGAATGCCTTGTTGTAGTAAGATGTATCTACATAGAGATTCTTCATCTTATAAGCGGGATAGTTGAAGTAGGTGAATCTAATAGAAGGACACTGACTCTTTACAGCCTTGTAGATAGCAGTGATATCCTTCTGATTACGTATTCTCTCTGGATAGAGTATCTGCTTAAGCTTAGCACTGTTACGAGCAACAGTATCTTCATTGAAGACATCATCACATATGATGATCTCGTTTCCACTCTGAAGACCCAACTCTGTCATTGTGGCTTCGCTGACTCTATCTACTTTGTAGCTTTCCTCAAGAGGTACAGTCTCTTCCTTAAGAACAAGCTTGATACTCTTTCTGGAAGCCTTTTTGTTGTCTATACCAGTGAGTGCTTCACCCTTGAGAAGAGTCTTATATTTTGTAGCTATACGAGTCATAACCTGAGTCATGTCTTCATCGTAATAGATAGTAGCATACTCGTACTTACCCTTCATGTTTGTCATGATATGACTCCTCATACCATAGATCAAAGCATTAGTACAGTACTCCTGATACTCTTCATTAGGATCTACACAGATAGTACACTCGAGTGTCTTACCTGATACAGACTCCTTGCGACCATATATAAAACCAGCAAGCTCATTCTCGCCCTCGTGATATGCTTTCACGAGGATCTTAATGTCGTTTACACTTCCCTTAAGGGTCATACCTCTACCATACTCCTTAGAGTAAAGTGTATCACACTCCTTGAACTCCTTAGTGATAGTAGCAGTATCCTTGAAGAAGTAGATATCATAATCGTCAAATGTCATCTCCTTGATAGGATGATAGTACTTATGGAAGCGATTGTTTTCTCCTACTTCAAGGTCGGTGATATTGTACTTCTTGATAGCCTTTACGATGTTACGAGCAAGTGTCTTCTCATCTTCGGGATGTACATGGTTGAACATCCTCACTGCAGCACGAACATGGGCTTCATCATTCAGAGGATACTTCCTCTTACTAGGAATGCCGAACTGCTTGTCATCGAGTTTGTTCCTCTTATCAGAGGGGAGCTTAGCCTCTACGAAGATATAGTCGAGGAATCTGTCAGTAGAGTCTACAAAGCTCTGTATGTAGTTCTCTTGAGTAAGAATAGTATTGATGCTCTTCTCAAGATAGTAGGACTGGAACCATGCTCTGTTGATAAAGGTCTTAGAGTTGATTACTCCTATAGATGATTCGAGGTTAGGGGTAAGAAGGATAACAGCACTACCCTTCTTGTTAGAGTCTTCATTCAACGGTAAGTATAGCTTGTTGTTAGAGCTATAGAGTTTGTAGGGCTTAAGCTCATGTATATGAATACTCATGTGAACTTCTCCTTTCCAATTAGATTACTAAAATGTTCAACAGCTCAAAGAAGCCGCTTCGTAAACATATAGACTTTCAAATACATACTATTGAGGTAGAACAATTGGAAAGGAGCACTATTATGACTAACAATCATAATCATCACACGCTGAATCACTATGTCAAGAGCCCTGAAGCGAGGTTCTTGATAAGAACAGTAGCCTTTGTAGGCTATATCGTTCTTGGAATCATATGGTGGGGTGCATACCTTATCATATCCCTAATTCACCAGTTCTTATGTGATCTGGTGGAGATCATATTCCTTTGTTTGGAAGGAGTCGCAGCTGCAAGATACAAATTACAGCAGTTGCACAAGAAGCTCAGTTACTTTGAGATGACGCTTATAGCGATCGGCACTATCGCTATACTCACAGTACTTGGCTTCATCATGTATGGTTTGATGTTTGCGTTCACTGTTATAATACCTCCAAACATGTGACAGTAATCTCGATGCAAAGTTGAGGGTAGCTTACTTGCTACCCTCAACTTATTTTTTGTTACTCAAAGCTCCAGATTATGTTACCTGCTTCTGTGATGTGCTCCTTGTTTCTCAACCAGATGACATCACATTCATTCTGTGTGTACTCACTGTTGTGAGAGATCAGTACACTCTGACTAGCGTTTACCATGTCCATTAGACCTAAGAGAATGTCAAAGAAACGTCTTCTGTTCTCTGTATCTAACGAAGCATCTATCTCATCACCTACTATGATATTCATCCTAGTAGAGACCTGACTAAGCATACTGATGCTGATGATCATACTAATCAAAGCTACTTGAGCAGATGACATAGAAGTTATGTCATCATGATTGAGTCCACCATGTACTGCTATAGGTATACGGAACTCATCTTCTGTAATGACGAATGGAAGTATGTTGAATGCTCCTCCGAAGAGTCCTGAAAGCATCCAGTTAGCCTTCTCTAGTATCTTACTTAGATAGAGTGTAGCGAATACCAACTGTATACCAGTAGTAGGAGAAGTATAGTACTTGATGATTTCTATCTTATCAAGCATCTCTTTGTTAGTCTTGAGATCATCTATGTATGAGCCATAGAGTCTTCTAGACGTCTCCAGATCAGCCAATTCTTTTTTCATTGGAATGAGCTTCTCTTCGATCTCTTTGATGCTTGCTTCACACTCATGTATAGTCTTCTTAGCTTCCAGTAACTTAGACATAGAAGACTCGAGAGTCATAACCTCAGCAGCAATCTCTTTGACCTTATCACAAAGTAGAGCCAACTTGTTCATCTCTTCTCTGTAAACGCGAACTTCTTCAAGCTTTCTCTCGTTGTCTGTTATAGATATATCGAGCTGAGCTATCTCATATCTATTGTCTTGAGTCTTTTTAAGAGTAGTATCGAGCTCATCCTGAAGCTTATTGATATCTTCAGTGAGCATGTTGATAAGCTGTTCATTAGACTCAAGTCTATCGATGTCACCCTGTATCTTAGAGAGATTGTTTTGAATGTCTTTATACTCCTCGAAGGAATTAGCTACATAGAGATGATTGTAGAGGAAGTCTACATACTGATTGAAGATTTCCATAGTCTTGACTACCTTACTATCTGAAGTGTATTTGAAGTTGACAATGAAGTCGTATGCAGGCATGAACTCCTTAGGAGTGATAAGCTTAAGAGTAGATGAGATACCATTCACCTTAGCCTTAAGCATCTGAAGTTCACGGAACCCATTCTCTACTCTTTCCATCTTCTCATACATAAGCTTAGCGCCATTGTATTCAGCAGTAGCGTTTCTGATGATAGACTCATAATCTTCGTCGCTACGATATGTATCATACTCATGCTTCTTACGTAAAGCATTGGCAATGAACTGACAACCATCAATTGTGCAACCACTAGGTCTAAACTCAAGAGGACCTTCGAATGAACTCCTGAGAGCTTCTTTAGCCTTAAGATCTTGCTTAGCTGCATTGATGAATTCTTTATTATCCTCCATAGCTTTAGATGCAGCTTTCATGATAGAGAGTGAAGATATCTCTCCGTCTCTTTCATGGCCGAACTCAGATACACACTCTACAAGGAACTCTATATCAGCAAACTCTGAAGAAGAGAGTCTGTCTCTTACTTCACATAGAGTACTGATACACTGCACGAGTGTGTCCTTAGTGAATGGGATCTCGAGAGTGTTGATATTGATCTTACTAAGCTCTTCTCTTATCTCACCGAACCTAGCCTGGAAGTTCTTCTTAAGTTCTCTAAGATATTCAAGAGACTCGCCATTGTTGACATCCTTAAGCTTCTGTCTCTTCTGGTTAATCTCTATAGTATCAATCTCAGTCTTAGACATAAGAGTACCAATCTCTGTATTGAGTGAACTCTTCTTCTGCTTAGCGAGTTCTATCTGAGTAGTAAGATGAGCAGGATCAATCCTACACACATCCTGTCCTCTATACTTATGATCAATCACCTTTTCAGTCATATCGATGTCACTCTTACACTTAGTCATTTCTGACATAGTATCAAGATACTTTTGGTTCTTAGTACCATCAGGATCAAGAGTAAGAATGACTGCTTCTGCCTTAGACTTAAGGTCTTTCTCATCGTTAAGAAGCTCATCAGCCTGCTTAACTGCTGATGTGAGGTTCTGTATTCTGAGATCGAGCTTACCTACATCACCTATAGTACCGAGACGACTCTCGATGTTCTTGATGACTCCCTTGTACATGATGCTCTTCTTGCTGAGAACCTTATACATGTCATTATAAGCGTCCACATTATTAAGGATGCTATTGACGAACTTCTTTCTCTCTGCAGGCTTCATGTCTGCCATACCTCTCTTAGTACTGCTAAGCTGAGTAAGAGATAAGTAACAAGGATCAAGACTGAACTTGTCGTAGATGATCTCCTTAGCAGAAGATACATTACCGCTAGGATTGAGATCAATAACTGATGCTGGAGTGATCTCGTAGATGTGACCCTTAGGAGTAGCTCTATCTCCCTTAGAGTTCACTTCATGGATGTACTCTATCTTATACATAATACCAGTGTACTCGTCAAGATATACGATACACTTATATGCTACCATTCCTGGAATGAATGCTGATGAAGGCTCTGGAAGAGGATTGAGTGCTTTCATGATTGTACTCTTACCAGAACCATTGTCTCCCTTAATGAGACAGATCTTGTGTTGGCATTTGGAGAAGTCGATAACGAGTTCGTTGAGCTCCATGCCATTGTAGATACCTGCATAGTTATGCAGTTCCAAGTAGTTTATACGCATAACGTTCACAACGTCCTTTCTCGCTAGATTATAGTATTGTTAACGTACGTGTTTGGATTGATTATGAATGGTTAATCAACAAAAAAAAGGATGGGAGTCCCTTTCGGGACCCCTGAGTATTAAGATGTTGTAAACCATAAGTAAGGTCAGGTCTACCAAAGGCTAGAAGTTATAGTGGGTTTATTTTGGAATAGTTTGTTATCCGACGGAGCGGACACGATAGATAGCTTCTTGCCCTGAATTGGGATGACTTAAGTCCCAATAACACGCTCTTCAAATCAAGTCAACGACAATAAAGCTTTAAGTATATAGATGAACATGAAGCTATCTATCCTATCCGTCCATCAATGATATGTTATGGTGTATGTAACTTTACACATACTTGTTCAAACCTCTTAGACATACATTAGCATATAAACCCATTGATAGAGGTCTAGGAGCCCTAGGATTCCTCCAATCTATATCAAACTCGGCTCTACAGTTCTTACATCTCATACATCGAGCCTCTTTACCTTTACGAGTGTTTACTACTATGATAGACAAACCATCAGTACCACAGTTCGTACAGTACTTAGGTCCAGCCATCTTGAAGAGTGGTTCTGACATACTATTGCCTCCTTTCATCAGATAGTTACGCATATGGTAAAAGACGAGAATGACGTCCGAGGGAGCGCTCCCTCGGACACCACTTATGTTCATTCACCAGGATCATGTTTGCACATCGTCTTCGGATTGATCGATAGTTTCTTCGACCTCCTCTGATGTGGTAGCATCCAGGAGAACGTCATTGGAAGATTCGCCAGTCTTAGGGTCACTGGCAGAAGACCCATAGTGAGAAATGATCTCGGCAATGTCTATATCGAACCGTTTCTTCACAATTACACAGAGAGACTCATAAAGGCCTACAGAGGAAAGTCCCAAGAATGCTAGTATGATCACCTTTGACACTGGGTCTTTATCGTCATAAGTTCCTGGTATCGCGAATCCAGCAATAATGGCGACTACGACATTACTAAAAGGGATATACTTGTTAGGGAACTTCTTGAAGGTACCCTTAAGAAACATACCTACTGTGAGACATGCTAATGATATGATTATACCATTGCCAAGAAATAGTTCGGAGACAGACGACAGGAATTCATCCATTACGATTCCTCCTTCCTATTACATAGATGTTCATGACAAAAAAGAAGAGTGGATGTGATCCACTCTTCTCTATGTATAGCCGTTTAGAGCATCGGTCTTGCAACAATAGAGCTCACAAGCTCATCGCTTTCGATATCGAACTTATCCCCATTAAGTACAAACCAGCCGAATGATCTGCAGAAGTAAGTACCTTCCCATGTAGTGTTTGCGAGTACTACTATATCAGTGGCCTGTAATGGTACTATGAGATAGAGACAATCAAGTGGCCCTTGAATCTCATCATAGTTCTCTTTATAGTTTTCCTGCTTGTCGACATCTTTGAGTTCAGTTAAGAGCTCATACTTGTTCATTGGAACATCTCCATGCCAACGACTATCGACAAAGATTTCTGCTAATAGATTGTCGTCTAGCTTCTTTCTTCTATAGATCTTAGCATCCATTATAGATTTCCTCCTTAAATAAGTATCCATCTGAGGTTCTTACAGTTTCGCCTGTCTCACGTTCTATATAATCTATTATTTCTTCTATAACAGATTCTTTAGCCGCAACAATCGGTCTTGTTACTTCATTGCCGTTAATGAAGTCTGTCCACAAATCTGCCTTGAAAGCTTCTAGATAATCAAGTATGCAATTTAGCTTATCACTGTCGCTCATTATTTCCTCCTTGATGTGTAAGAAGAAGGGTGGATTACCTCCACCCTTCGGTTATTCTTAGGCACTGTACGATATCACATACAAGCTTTTTAGAGTTGATATCAAACTCGTCTCTTTTCAGTTCGTACCAACAATAAGATCTGTAATAGTACACGCCATCACATGAGTTCGAGTTAGTGATTTCTACTATGTCTCCTGTCGTTATCTGTAGCATTTTGTAGAGGATATCGAGAGCACTAATCGACTCGTCATAGTTGCTCTTATAGTCTTCTTGTTTCTCTACGTCTTTGATCGATAACACGGGTTCGTAGTAGTTAAGAGGGATCAAAGCATTCCAGACAATATTAGCAGTACAGATCCTGTTGAAATACTCTGGCTTGTCCCTGTAAATAGTAATATCCATTCTTATCAGCCTTCATCATTGTCCTGCTGAATCTTCGAGTTTGCTCTTATTGTAGGTGAAGTGATTATCATAGGATCGTTTATTTCTGTACACTTGATCTTCTTGATAGTGTCTTTGCCTATAAGTCTATCGACACATCCATTCTTAACGATGCTATCGAGAAGGGATTGATCACGAAATGTGATATAGTTAGTCGCTATAGATGCTGCTTCCTGTTTGGTTATGTAATCTGAATCACGATCCTTTTCACTGTAGCAATTGATGATGTTTGCATAGTCCTGAAGATTAGTAACAGGAACAGAGTTCGTGTAGTCAAGAATCTGGTTGATTGGTGTACCACCATTAGTTACAGCAACGTATTCGTTGTCGCATACTCTTATACCAGATGAGAAGTTTTCACCTGTAGGCAGATATACATTGTTCTGTTTCATCATGTTTGATGTCAGTATAGAGTTTGTTAGATAAGCTCTGGCTACCACAAGGTTAGCCTTGTCTCTTTCACGCTTCATGTCTGCATAGTACTTACGAAAGTCTATCTGACATTCAATCATTTTTCTTTTGAGAGGATCCTCTTCCTCTATCACTTCTACAGATACCTGTTCTGTTTCCTGATCAGGTTCATCCTCAAAGAAGTCTGTTGAATCGCTTGGGCGTCCTATTCTCTTCTTAAAAGAGATAGGAAGGTTAAAGTCGATATTGTTCATATCTGTCATAGTGTGTTCCTCCTATTCGCGTTTGTATGAATGGCTTATGATCAGAAGCTTTTCACGGGTGTTTATTCACTTCCTCACAATATAATGTTGTTTCTTCAGCACAATTATACTTAAACTGAAATATTAAGAATAATAGGCTCGGTGAGTAGAATCACCGAGCCGCCATTCACCAAAAGTAATACTAATATCACTTCTTACCTTCATCGTCATCAGATACTACAGAAACATACTCCATCACAGTTGGAGATGTGGTAATCATGAGATCGTCGAATTCGGTACTCTCAATCTCCTCAACTGTGTTCTCTCCAATGACATGCTTAAGACTGTTAGTATCCTGAAGCATGTTCAGTAGAGCCTGATCACGGCAACCTATGTAGTTAGTAATTACAGAAGCTGTTTCTTCAGCTGTAAGACTCATGCTGTCAGACTGTTCTTTGACCGCGTTAAGAGTTCCGAGAATGTTAGCATAGTCTTGAAGATTAGTAACTGGAACAGAGTTTGTTGTATCAAGATACTGCTCTGTTGCTGACTTACCGTTAGTAACTACAACAAGCTCACCATCAGGTATTCTCGTAGCATAATGATACTTAACGTCCTTAGGAAGAGGGAGATTTCTGAACATCATCGAAATGTCTGTCAGAATACCATGTGTGAGAACAGCTCTAGCCATTACAGCGTTAGCTCTTGCTCTATCACGTCTCATATCTTCAGCGTACTGAGTTGTGTCTGCCTGGCATGCATACATAGCATCCAGGATAACTTTTGCCTGCTCTGGTGTAGGCATAGTGGGGTTGGCTTCCTTCTTAGGAAGGTTGTCATTGTTCTTCTTCTTGAGTGGGAATTTGTTAAACATAGTGTTTTCCTCCTTGATTGGGTTGGGTTTATTGAGTCCGAGAAGATTCTTCTCGTCCTTTACGGGTATATTGAGAAACTCTTCTACAGCACCAACTGAGTTGAGATGCCATATATGAGCACTACAACCTATCTTAGATACGATCCTTGCTTTGTTGATAAGCATATCTTCCATGACTGCATCAAGTGCATTCCAAGCAGTCATTTCTATAGAGAAGAAGTATATGCCGTTACGCTTAGCAGTAAACTTCAGGATCTTACATCTTTCACCTCTAACTTCGTCTTCATACATATTCTCCTTAACTATATCATCGTTATCGGTGACATAGAAAGTTGTTCCATTGAAACCGCCTATCATACCAGCACAAATGTGCTTAATCTCTGTATCTGGATCTGGTATGATAGGAACAGATTCTGGATGATAAGGCACGAAATGATCTCCTTCTAACTTCCATACATAGCAATCTTCTGAAAGCTTGAATGATACTTTTCTTTCTTCTGGACAAAGAAGCGCTATTCTCATAGCTTCCTTCCCTATAGACTCTTTGACACTATCGTCTAGAGGCTTGTCAAAGAAGCTTCTTTTTCCGATGATGAATTCAAACGATTCAACATGATCCATCATGAAGTCGAACACTTTGACACCGTATACCTCTCTCGAAAGAGCATCTGTATACATATACATATCTACAAAAGTTCTTTGAGAAAGATTAACAGGATCACGCTTAGCAGCTTCGATAAAGTAATGTACTGATTCAAGAGTTGCTAAGTCCCAACCCATATAAGGATTATCATTACTATGTGCTTTGATTATACGCTGTAAAGCCATAGTTATTTCTGACTGTACTGAAGGAGATAACGTATCCCATATACATCTTTTTACACTTACCGATAACTCACCTTTAAATGGTGTATGGTGTGTGCCGAATATGATTCGATTCCCACTGATTTCAGTATTAAACGATGCTAACTGATCCTTAGCCTGACGTTCTATGAGCTGCCCTAACGCATCGCCACTATATGCCTTTCTTGGAGTGCAGTATATTGGCATACACGACATGATATCGTCCCACTTATAAGTGTAGCTATTAGTGCTGTTACTCGATGGACGATTTTCGTCTTGAGATATCTTATGGCATATGTAGTATATGTTCTCTCTACACGACTTGTCGACATTCTCAAACCAGTCGGGAAGTACAAATGTACAGGGATACTGATAAAGTACATACTCGCCAGTCTTATCGTCTTTAAACCCTCCATACTCTTCTATTTCATCAAGAACAAACTTTCTTGCGTAGTTGGGTTCGATATCGATGAATATGATATTGGAGAAGTTCATGAAGTCAGTGTTAGACTCTATAAACCATACATGCTTATCACAGCCGCTCCATGCTATTGAGCCTACGTTATCGCATATGGTATCCTTGTCATCTTCAGAGAGACCATCATAGACTGCTCTATTCACATACACTGTATACTCTCCAGCTTTCTTCATCACCATTGAGTGTACATGGTATGGTGTGTCATTGTATAATGTATTGAACTCATTTCCAGATACATCATCATCACTGCTTATATCAACCTTGAGTGTTATAGGCGGAAGTACGACAGTATGAGATATCTTCATGAGATCAAACATGTCGAAGGTGTATTCTGTATCGCCTTCTTTATTGGTAAGGGAGTTCTGTAAGACATAGTCTACAGTATCCCATATAATTTTTCTGTCGATAGAATTGAGCTTATCGAACTCTTCTTCTGGGAAGAGAAAGACATAGCTTCCGTTGATTACGACATAAAGCTTGGAGGATTCATCTCTGAATCCTCCTCTATTCTTTACCTCATCCTCTACTTTAATGCGATTCTCCATGGTGGCTAGTCCTCCTTATATTAGAAGTATGATACTTCTGCCATATGCTGTCTGGCTTCCTCAGCATCCTCTGCTTCAGTCATGGTCTTGGTCACTAATGGATTCTCTCCAGCAGCCTCGAACTCATCCTTGGCATAGACCTTGAGGTATTCTAATGCGACTTCCTTGACATACTCTAATGGTACTACACGTACCACTCCAGGAATGTCAACGAGATCACTCAGATTGATTGCGCCAAATCTCTGCATACATGTACCACAGAAAGCAGTGCCGATATGGTTCTGTACATCAGTCCATTTCTGCACTCTTCCATTCTTGTTGAGTGTCACATACTCAGTGTTGCGGAACTTAACAGTTAGCTTACCGTCCTTACCGCAGCATGGACACTCACCGATATTGATTACTTTGAACAAAGGTTCTGTCTTTGGTTTTGACATAGTAATCACTCCTTTACAGGATCAGTATACTTAACCTTACGGATGTCTCCAACCAGAACGGTCTTAGCATCTCCGTGCACTTGAGTATACTTCTCTGGTCTGGTTTCCATAGTAGTGAAAGGTCTATAGTAGCCGTTCACTAATACTGTACCAGGTTTATAGTTTCTGTTTCCTGCCTTCTTCTCAATCTCCTTGATCTTATCATAGTGAGACTGAGAGAAGAGGAAGTAGCGAGTAAAGATATCAGCCACTTCCTCTCACCTCCTTTAAGCTGCGATTGTACCTATAGCGATAGAGCCGTCATCGACTAACGGGAGTTCGCTAACGACATCTACTACAGGATCATCAAGTTTCAGAGCCGCTGCAGAGATCTTCTCCATGAGCTCTTTATATGAGGTTAACTCCATTATGGTATCTGAGTTTGTTTTGCCAAGCATTGCACTCTTAGCGAACTCAAGCTCAACTATACCATTCAACTGCTTATACTCTTCATAGAGTTTATCCAGATCATCACGACCCTTACAAGGTTCATGGAAGTCACTGAGATAGCCTCCTTCATAGAGTTTAGCATATGGAACTAATGTACCAGACATTCCAGGATCACTATTGGAAGAGTCAGTCATATCCAGACGACCAAGATGACTTGGGTTAACAAGCTTATACTTAGTCTGAACCGCAGATGTCTTGTTCTCTCCAATACCTGAGATGCCCTTGAACGAATAAGAGAGTGGTACTATAGCATCGTCATCATTAACCATGTTGTTGTAGGTGACGAGAGTACAACTACTCTTAAGTTGATCGATAAGATAGTGGTGCTTGATACCAATGATCTGTTTGAGTTTCTTCATCGATACCTTGTTAGCTGCATTAGCTACACGCTTGATATTGTTAGCAAGCTTTCTAGCATAGTGAACAGCGATATACTCACCAAATCTTACTCGTTTAGCAGCAATGTTTGTGTTGTCCTTGAGCAACAATGCTGCGTGATTTTGAAGGATCCATCTGAGAACCGTATATGCGTCTCTCTTCTTATATTCATCTGACACTCTAAGGTGGTCATATGTGTTATAGTCTATAGAGACTTCGAATGATTCTCTGAATGACATACCCTTGAACTTAGTTCTAGTCTTCAACTCAGCACCCTGAGCCTCCAACCAATAGTCTTCCGTATAGAGATCAGCCCATGAATAGCCCTGAGTAGCACTCTTTACGAGACAGTAACACATGCTCTGATACATGTAGTTGTTGTCATAGAGATACTTAGGACAATACACACAGACTCCTGGAATCTCTGTAGGGAAGTAGTAGTATGTTTCATTAAGTGCTTCTTCTCCTTCTATCTTCGTATAGCCGATATCATGCAGATTGAGGAACTCTATACCTCTGTTAAGACCAAACTTACATAGTATAAACTTCTCGGCAGATATCTTGTTAGCGAAGATGTCACATACGAACTGTATACAAGGTATTGTATTCTTATCGATAGTGGTAAGCTTCTTCTCCATACGATGTACAACAGTTCTTGAGAATGCTGACTTCATAAATACTGCAGGGATCTTTGCAGATCCCATGCTAGTGTTGTTATAGGTTGATGCATCAACGATCTGATACATCGCAGAATACTTACAGCCGTTGATTCTGAAGTAGTACTTATCAACGACTATCGGTACTTGAATGATAACCGAAGTGTCACACTTCTCTTCTTCAGTCTCAAGATGATAGAAGACTTCGAGAAGCATTACACTAGACGGTTTGAGGTTGATATAGTCATACTCATTGAATCTCTTTCTCTTGTTGTTAGAGTTAGACTCGAGTTCTCTAAGACGTTCCTGTACTTCGGCATAAGAGGTTATCTCTTTGAAGCCTCTGACTTCTATCTTGAAGAACTCATTTCTCTGAGCAGAAAGTATGATGTTCTTGAGACAGTTGATGATGTCACTAACGTCTCTCTTGAACAGTGCTTCATTGAAGCGAGCTCTATGTGTTTCATTATACACAGCGATGAAAGATCGCTGGTCAGGATACATCTGATAGGTCTCACCATTCCATTCTATCGGTCTCATCAGAAGCACCCCCCGTTTATACCTGAGTTGAGGTCATAAGTTATAGGGGACTGCATTGGATAGATCGCAGAATTGATTGCATTGTCTGCTGTAGCTGTTATCTTCACATCAATACAGTTGAGTATCTCAACCGCCTTGTTGTAAGAGATATCGTTCTTGTTCTTAAGCAGACGCATGTTGTTGTTGTAGTTGTTACCCATTCTGTTCTCGAGAAACTTAGAGGTAACGTACTTACTATTGATGATACTCTTACACAGTATCATCAGAGGTGTGTCAGACACTTCATCTATAGGGAGTCTCACTACGTCGTCTGGCTGATCAGAGAGAAAGGCCTTTCTCTCTTGTTCAACTAACTCTGCGTTGGCAGCAAGATACTCTGCTATGGATGATATAACGGAGAAATCTACGATGTTATTTCTGGAGTACATTTCCATATCACACTGAGCGGGTGGAACTACAGGAATGAACGGACTTGCTCCAGGACCATAGACTCCTGGCGTCATATAGAAGCCAGGAACATTCAGATCTACATTAGTAGTACGAACTGGAAGGATGTAGTCTACACCCTCCATCATAATGCATGTAGTCTTAGGGTCATACAACTCCTGGTTGTACATGTATTCTGTTGGGCTTACAACATCGACTCTAACACCATTGATGTAAGCCTGGTTGATTGGTGTCGATATTAACATCTTCTATACTCTCCTCCTTAAAAATAATCGGGGAGCGAACTCCCCGATTACCTTGATTGACTTCGTTCTATAGCTTATCAAGTAAGGTCTGCGTTACCCTTAGCTATAGCCTTCATCTCTTCACCGAAAGTCATAGTCTTCTTCTTAAGACCACGCTCTACTGAGACTGTAGCTGTTGCATATGTAACCCAGTGTGACTTGTATGTCTCGAAGTCGATCTGGTTAGGCATTTTGCCTTCTGCTGTGAGTTCTACATCGTATACTGTGCTGTCCTTGAACTCTACAGCGATAGCTTCATTCTCGCTTGCATTGCTATCGAGCCAGTTGCAGATAGTCTTAACAACGAGAATAGTGATGCCATTGAGAATCTCAAGGTCATCGATACGACGGCAATGTACATTGTCAAGTACGCCTCTGAGTGTGGGACCCCAGGGCATGATTGCCTGTATGTCATAGAATGGCTTCACTGCGTCCTCAGGGATACCCTTGATATCCTCTGGATCGAAAGTGAAGTAGAAATTGTAGTTTCCATCGTCTCCTTCAGGAATCCACTCAGATACGCATGCCATAAGCATTGAACCTGCGCCCTTAGGATCTGAGAAAACGAGAGCTGTCTTATGATCTTTGCTCTTCATTGCGTCAGCACTCATAACACGAGCACATGCGCCGATGAATGCTGTGAAAGGATATACGCTATCATTGCGCTGATCCTTCTCGTTTGTTGCATCGCTGATTACGAAGTGTACAGCGTTTCCATTTGCCCCGCTTCCTGTAAGCTCGCTTATCAGTGCGCTTCTGAAAAGCTGAGGCATGTTGGTTTCTCTGAGTTCAAATGTTTTCATGTGAAAACCCTCCTTGAATTTGATATATCGTTACAGGACGACTTGTTGTCCTGTACATAAGCATAGTATATGCTTATAAACATGTTTGCCACCCTATATTTTCTTACTGAAGGAACGCGATTGGGTTCTTTCTGAATTCTTCTATAGGGATGATACGAATGTATGCACCTTTGGTGTTGTACTTAACTGCCGAAGCAACCTTGGTGCTAGTGAATCCCATGTAAGGTACTAATAAGATGTCCGTTGTCTTGGTAACGGAACCTTCTGAACAATCATGTCCTTCCTTGTTGAGAGCCATCATCATGTCGACGTCTCTACAACCAGTGAACCTGATTACCTTACGAGCTGAGTTATTTATATCTCCACCTGTGATGAGGTTAGTGAGATTTCTTATTGCGACAAGATCTTCCATGAAGAGTGATCTCTCTTCAAGTACAGTCTGTATCGTCTTAGGTCCTATCTTGTTTGGTTTCTTCTGCATCTTGGCAGACAATGTCATCTGGTCAAGAGCTATAAGATCATTCAATGAGACCTTCTGAAGTATTGCTTTCCATTTAGTTGATGCCAAAGAAGTGAAGCCAAGACTTCCAAGCACTATATAGTCGAACTGTGGAGTACTCAGGAACGTAGAGAGTTGCTCTATGAAGTTCTGACCATCTGCCTTGCCGAGAGCTTTTACTACTCTTTCTTCAGTCATTCCGTTTACAAGATCATTGAATCCTCTAAGTCCAAGCTTCTTAACACTCTCTTCAGCGAATCCCTTGAAACCAAGTTTAGCTATCATATCTGTTACTCTGGATACTGCTCTTCCAGGGCATGCGATATTCACGCACTTGGCATTCTTGTCTGAGAATACTAATGGAGTGCCACAACACGGACAGTTCCTTGGGAACTCTTCCAGTGGCATTGGGTTATACTGATTCTCTATCACATTAGCCTTTTCGATGTACACCATTACATCGTTTCTGAACTCTGCTTGTAAGATATCACCCTTACGAAGTCCAAGCTCATAGAAACGTTTCCATGAATGTCCAGAAGACTTAGTGTTGATTCCTCCGAAGAACTCTACTGGGTTGTAGTTGATCATCGGTGTGATAGTTCCGTCCTTACCAACAGTATAGTCATACCCGATGAACTGGGTAAGCTTCTTCATGGTGTTGAACTTAATTGCTATAGAGAACTGGTTTACTGAGTTCTTTCTACCAAGTGCAGCTCTTATCACAGGATCCACATAAGACACAACTATGCCATCATACTTGAATGGTATGTAGTCTCTCATTGCTTCTGCTTCCTGTACGAACTTATACACCTGATACAGAACGTTCTGATAGTTTCCATGTACAACGGCATAGCTCATATAGATACCGTTTGCATAGAACTTGTTCATGAACTCTATCTCCTCTATTCTACTCATCTTGCCAAGATTCATGATAGTGTCAGCTTTTGTTACACCATCATCCATACTCAGGCTAGTCTGAAGAGGAACAAGAGTTATATAGTGAGCATACTTACGAGCATCAGACCTACTAGTAAGACCGATAACTGCATTACGTGAGCTCACATATCTTATGCCATACTTCCTGTCGAGTTCCTGAAGAGCAAAGTTGTCTACGATAGCTTCAAACTTCATACCAAACTGCTCTATAGGACCGACCTTCTTGGCATATTCTTTGGCCTCCATGAATGGATAGCCCTGAAGTACTGAGGTAAGGTCTGTAGCCTTATCCATACCAGTATCTCCTCTAGTTCTAGCAGATATAACTTCATCGGTTACATCTGCCTCTACAGAAATTCCGTCATACTTAAGCTCGCATACAAGGGTTATGTCATTAGGATTGACTATACCCTCCTGGATGTGCTTAGCAAGGAAGTCTCTTTCGAAGATAACCACATTCGGATTATCCCAAGCTTGTCTCTCTATAGCTTCCTGATTGAGCGTAAACTTAGCTTTATCAAGAGTTCCGACAAGCTGCGGATAGTTGTGGCTAGTGTTGCGGATACGCTTAGACGCTTTAACGTCTTCTCCGCCAAAGTCTGCTCTTCTATACGTGTTGTTAGAATAGATATCATTCCTGAAGAGCATATCACTGTTATAGTCTATCACTTGGAAGAGCGGTACTGGTCTCTGCTGAGTTGTTTCTTTAACTATAGTCTCACCAGCAGGGGCAAAGTGTACTGGCTCTGCACCAACCTGATAGTTAGGATTGTATCCCTTATACATCTGAAGAAGGTTATCATAGACTCCATCTTCAAGTACAAGTATACTCCTGTCAGTATTGTTGTAGATGATGTTACTGATGTGCAGTATATCTCCTACTATTTCAACCTCATGCGGCTCTAGACTTCTCAGATTCAAGAACCTTACGACATGAGCATTGATGTTCCTGATTGTCTCAGGTGTGAGATCAGAGGTATCTCCCTGAAGAAGATGCTGAATGATCTGCTTATACATTACTTTTCACTCCTTTCCGATATCTGAAGAGGGTTGAGATCTTCATCTTCATCATCCCATTCCTCCTCTTCTTCATCTCTTGGACTTATAGTGATCTTCACGAAGCATATCAGTGCTGTGATAAAGATAGCGATTGCGAAACCGAAGATTCCTATAAGTACTACTCCATCTGTAGTTGGGGTTTCCATTGTATTGCCTCCTTTCCATAAGTTAGGTATGATGGCTTTCACCATCATACCCTTCTATATTATATGACTATAGTAAGCTTTACTCCACCCAAAGTGGCTTAAAGAGCAACTCCTGTTTCATCGGTTCAAATAACATCTTCTGAGACATCTGCTCGAACAGCATCTTCTGCGGCAACTGTTCAAAGAGCATCTTCTGTGGAAGAACCTCAAAGAGCATCTTCTGCGGCATTACTTCGAATACAGGCTTTTGAACTATTGGGATCTTCTTAAACTTGAGTCTAAGTCCCATAGCCTTCATGATAGCCTGAACCTTCTCTGCAGATCTGTTACGTGCATCCATATCAATATGAATGTCTACATGATACGGATCTCCGAGAAGCATATCCATAACACTCCTTCGTGCTCTAGGAGACAGAGACATCAGCATAGCGTTGATTACTACTGTCTCTGAACTACAGTGGAGGAAGATCATTGTCTCCATCTCGCCCCACTTAACTGGAGTCTTAGTGATAGCACATCTATACTCCTTAGATTCCTTACTCTTACTATTCTCATCCTTGATATTAGTCGAAGATGCAGAAGTAGCAGAGTGTTTCTCCTCAGCTTCCTGCTTGAGGATGTATACGAACTGTTCACCTACTGTAGATGGTTTACTAGACCATACGTCACGATAAGTTCCATCTGAGTTAGGGATAGAAACAAGAAGATGTTCCTGTTTAATATATGGGAACTCTTCATAGATCTTTCTAATCTTATCGAAGTCTACACATTCACTGATAGGAAGAAGAGAAGTATAGATTCCTCTAGGTCCTTCATTAGGGTGAAGCATTGACTCTATAAACAAGATAGCTTCCTGATCAGAAGCAAAGTTATCTATTGCAGTCTTAAGGAAGTCTGCGAGATCTGGTGAAAGCTCTCTATAGTAATGCTCAAGAATATCGAAAATCTCGACTGCATTAAGACAGTTTGAATCAATGAAGTTAAGAATTCCTCTACCGATACGATTGAGAGACAGCTCTGAGAGCTGAGCTATATTAAGTCTGTTTACACAAGTACTCTCGTCCCATATGATGTCGACAGGAGTACCATCTGGAAGTTTAGGCATTCTCTCATCAGGCCATATGTCTGCGATAACGCCCTTACCACCATTACGATTAGCAAGCTTATCACCTATAGATATAGTATGATCACAATACACAAGGAACTCTATGACCATGTTACTTGAGATCTTACCATCTTCAATGAACTGCTTACCTTCAAGCCTACCCTTACAGGTATAATACATCTCTTCAAGTTCATACGATATCTTGTAGTCCTTGTTGTTGATGTAGTTGGCCATCGCTTCGACAAACTGTCTAGCGAAACGGTTCTCTTCATCATTATATGCTTTAAGCTGACCCTCGAAGACGTTGTAGAGTTCTCCCTCTTCACATCCTGGGGCTATCTGCTTGTTAGAATACACCTTGATGTCTACGACTTTACCCTCCTTAGGAACTATAGTCTCATCAGAGATCGTTATGTTTCTAAGAGAGTCTCTAGATAAGGTGAATGCTGAGTTGTCTGAGTTGGCCTTTCTTATAGAGCAGAGTATACCATTCTTTGTCTCTTCTCCAAGATCAGGGAAAGCCTTATAGACAGTATCGTCTCCATACAAGTTAAGAAGCACATCGTTATCATTCAACTTAACGGTTATGGGCTTTAACTCTGGAGAACTAAGCTTCTTACGGAAACCTTCTCTGATGATTACTGGATCTTCAGTAGTCTGTGGAAGACTTCCATATGTAGCAAGTGCATTGACACCAGCCTTATAGTTGTCATACTCATCAAAGCTGGTGCTCTTCTTATATACTTTTCCCTTAGGAATGACATCTCCTTCATTAAGAGAGTCGATATAGTCATTGTTCCAAAGGAAACCGAATGTTTCGGTGTTATGCTGACAAACAGTACGAGTCACCATATTGAGCTCGTTACGTTCGTTCCTGATAATAAGATAGTACTCGTGATCTGGATACATAGAGTACCTACTTATCTTAGCTATTACTTCTTGTGAGTCTTCTGCTCTTATAAACGCAGAAGACATGTGTCCATATCTATTCTCGCTTCCAGTACCAACAAGAGGAACTTCTGATTCCTTAGGACACTTAGCTTGTTTCTTCTGGTTGGAATGCATTATCTTTCGTGATGATGAATTCAGAGACTCACATGGCTGGAGTCCTGAACGACCAAGCATTAGATCTATCTGATCCTGCCTGAATGTGGCATGTACCTCTGCAAATGCTTGATCAAACTTCGGGTTCTGTTCCATTTTCATGGTGTGATCCTCCTTTGAAGATACAGATTAGAGAGAGTGTGGGCTCTCTCCAATCCATAGTATATAACAACTCTCTAGTTTATGCTACGATATCTTCTTCTCTACTGTTGAGTCTCATGTAGAGCTCCTGAGTAATACCAGTAGCCTTGATGAACTCTTCATCAGTAGCACAATCCATTCTATGGAGCATATTGTGGAGAACCTTAGTACAAGTGTCGAGGAAGACATTCTTGAACTCTTCACTCTCAAAGAGCTTCTTCTTGAAGTTCTTCTGAGCGAACTTAACGTCCTGATATCCATCAATGTAGAGGTATGCACCTGCACCCTTGATGAAACCATTGTCGTTGAGCATGTTGTAGAGTGTGAGGATTACATCGAAGCCAATGTCCTGATTGAAGATCATATCTGTACTTGCGCCTGCACGGTTAGTACGAGACTTAACCATAGTGATTAGGACGTGGTTACCAGAGATACCAAGACCCTTATCTTCAGTAAGCTTGGTGTTGTCATCAAGTCTGAAGATATTGTTTGCGATGTAGAAAGGTGTTACACCACCAGGGCAGGTCTCATCCTGCTTGAGGTAGATGTTCTGACCCTTAGAATGGCTGAACGCATTGATCTCTATCTTCTGGGTGATATGGTTAACGATGAAGACGATGATGTTAGCTGCCTTACAGAGAGGAACTATTCTTCTCATTGTAGTAGCTATCATCTTAGCAGCTGCTGTAGTAGACATCTGACCACTAAGCTCTTCTTCCTGAGTCATCTTCTCAGGCATCAGCATAGCCAGTGAGTCCAGAATGTATACTGTTGGCTGCATCTTGAAGATACGGTTACCTCTACTGTCAAACTTGCCAGTATCATAGGTAAATTCATCTGCATTCTCTGTCTTCTTATCGTAGATGATCTTGATAGACTTATAGAAAGTCTCAGTGCTGATACCTGCATTACGAACGATCATCTTAGTATTAAGCTCCTCTGGAGTCATACCTGTAAGTATCTCGTCACGACGACGAGTGATACCGCCCTCGATACTATCCTCAAAGATAGCGCCCTTGTCGAAGCCTCTTATTATATTGCCTGCGGCTTGCTTGATGAATGTGGACTTACCACATCCTGAACGACCGATTACCATATTGATTGAGCCATCTACGATGCCTACGCTATCGTACTCAAACTCTATACCTCTGTTAGTGTCAGTCACTCTGATGATCTGACCATTGAGATAGTCAACGTTTGGGAAGCCAGTGCTATACTGAACGTCAAACACTGCCTCGGTTTTCATGCCATAGTCCTTGGAATCCTTAACGGCGTTCCTGAACATTTCTGTTAGTAACATAACTATTCCTCCTTGATTGGATCGATTATGAGCACTCTTAAGTACTCCTGTATTGAATAGTTTCGAGAACTATAAAGTCTTACAACGGGTAGAATTAGAGGGTGGAGCTAACCACCCTCATCATCTTTTTACTTGATTCCCTCTTCCGAGAACTCTGTAAGGTGCTTGCTAGTACCCATAGAGTGCTTAGGGTTTGAACGTGTCTTTCCGTCAGAAGTAAGAGGATTAGAACCCTTCTTTACCTCTTCATCAGCCACCTTGTTAGTTGTGTCCTGAACCTTCTCAGGTGCTGAGTGCTTTGACGTTCCGAGTCTGACACCCGACTTCCTCTTGTTTCGAGATAAGACTGCGCTAGCTTCATCGCTAGAAGCTGTTGCGAAGGCGTCAAGAAATGAGTCATCTCTCTCTACCTTCTTCTCGAGCTGAGCATTAGTCTCAAGCTTACCAAGAGTATCGAAGAAGTCATCCTCTGCAGCGTTCATCTGATTGGTAGACTTCTCGAACTTGTCGTACATATTCATCAGCTCAGCCTTAGGCATGTTGATACCTGAAGCAATGACTCTGATGAAGCTCTTCTGTTTAGGATTGTACTGTCTGTGGATGAAGAACTCCTGGAATCCGTTCCAGCAGAGCTTTTTCTTGATTACACTGAACTCAGTATCGAGAACCTCTATAGTACCCTCAGGTATGTTCATGTAGATACCTACCTTAGTAGCAGAAGGCTCGAAGTCGAGTGAAGTAGTATTGTCGATCATGTCACCTACAAGCTTGTTGAACTGGTCAGCATTCTTGATACGGTCTGATACTTCTACTTCTCCAGCGAAGATTATACCAGGATTGGTGATAATCTTGTAGTGATCAGTATCATCGATGTTCTGCTCGCAGTCTATAAGACCCTGAGCTCCGATGATAGAAAGTGTCTTGGAGATGTCCTCGTTAGCAAGCTTCTCGGCAACGAAGATATTGCCATTAGCTTCATTGAGGAAACGTCTGTTTGATACAGTGATGATTCCGCAGTTAGCACCCTTAAGGTCTCTGAAGTAGTTGATGGTGTTCTGGAGACCTCTTACATCAGATTCAAAGCCTGTAATCAGTGTGATGATAACAGGAAGCTGCATAGAATTACTGATATACTGAGCAAGTACTACAGAAGAACCACTACCAGAAGCACCCTCTGAAGTGGTGATGATGTTTACATAGTCTGTATCTTCGGGGATGAGTTCCTCGAGATAGTTTGGATTAACCTTGATAAAGTCGTTCATCAACGCACGCGCTGCGTCTCTTACCTTACCACAACCTGCGTCAGGATCGTCTGAGATGATGATAGCAGTGGGTCTGTACTCGGAAGGGACATCTTTGATCGTAGAGTTAACTACGACACATCTGCTCTTATCGAGTACGTCATTGTCGATGGCAGTGATCATTGCCTTAGTAGCGCCCTGACCACAACCGAATGTGAATGATCTAAGCATGGGATCGATCCTCCTTTGGGATATTATTCCTTGTCCTTGTTCTCAGACTCTTTCTTCTCTGCTTCAGCAGCTTTAGAGTCCTGTTCATTGAGTGGAGTGAAGCCGAGCTTAGCTCCTACATAGCCCTGCTCATTGAGTACTCCGTAGTTCTTATCGTCCATAATAGCACCTCCTTCGGTACAATAGTGATTACTGTATGGTTTGCAGATTGCTCTGATAAAACATAGCTGAGTTACATACTATTAAGGTGTATATACAACGGCCACTTGCACCACTCCTTTGGCTGATGTGTATAGATCTTATATGAAAGGAGGAGTATACATATGCTCATGAATCTTATGGACGACCTTATCTTTTACGATGAAGATGATCTCATCAAACAAGAGTTCTCTAAGGAAATTTGGGAACTCACTGAAGAGATTCAGAATCAAAAGAACAAGCTGACAGATTCTTTGGAACCAAGTGTGATACCGAAGGATACTCAGGCTATACTGAAAGTTATAAACTGGACAAGAGCAGAAGCGATTAAGAATCTTATCTGGAACCCATATCAGTACGAACCAGTAACTACAATGAGTAATGGTGATCTACTTTATAAAGGTAAGTATAGGATAAGAATCTCATTCTGCCCTCTACCAAACAGAGCAGAAAGAATCAAACAGTTCAAGGATGGAGACCTATTTGGTGACATTCTTGTTACTGATATGGTACGTTTTGAGTTCTATACGGCAAAAGTACCAAAGAATGCAAAGAGAGATCTTCCTATATGGAAGTGCATTACACCTCTTTGTATAAGTCATATTGATAACAGCACCAACGGTACGTGGAGCTGTTTTATGTATGATGAAACAGGAGCTAAGGCTTACGAGTCACTCAGAAACAACGTAGTAGCTGTATTGGAATCACCAGATGTGATAGACTTTGCTATCACGTCAATGATACTGAATATTGTAGATACGGGTTTCAAACTTTCATCAGACGGTAAGGACTACAACATAGGTGTTACTTTTACCAAATGTAGTTTGTCTGTTAAAGAAGACGGCTCAATCGAATGCGTCAAGACTAAGAAGAATGACTCCAATGTAGAGTCTGAATAACGAAAGGATGTATAAACCATGAACAAAGAATACATGAGAGAAACCATAACCTTTACTGCAAAAGACAAAGATGGTAACAAAGTTGAGAGTACTCCGCATCTCTTTATGGAAGCACTCTCTAAAGCAACAGGAACCACTATCTCAGAAATAAAGACCAAGATTTCAAAATCTTCTTCAAGGTTCAAGAACATGCTGGCAAGGGTTCTTAACGAAGAACGCCTCCCTACAGGAGGAGAACTGATGTCCTTAACAACGATACTTGGCACTAAAAAGGACAAAGTTGAAAAGGCTTTCGCTGCAATAGTGAAAGCAGGCACAATCAGTTCTAATGGCACTAAAGCGTCTGAAGTAAACACACTCAATCTTCAGTTCACATGGCCTAAGAACTGGGGAGAGAATGTAAAAGAGATCGGAGAAGCATTATGTGAGATCTTTAGAAGCGGAGATTTCAAAAACGATTCCTTATTCTGTAACTACACAGGATCTAATGATACGGTCACTGTAGCAGCAGACTCTGGTAAGTTTGAATCTGCTCAGTCATTTGGAAAACTCATCGAGGCTTTAAGGACTGTAATTAATTACATATACATTAACAGTCCATTCGATGCTTCAGTAAACGAACTTGATGAGCCTATGTATAAGCTCGTTGATGATGCTGTTTACAGCACGCTGCACGAGGTGGCTGTAAATGGAGTGGAAGAAGGAGTTGATCTTGCTCCGCTTCAGAAGTATCTCTACCAGAAGGGAGTAGTAAATCTTCCTAATGTGAACGATGACAAGGTTGATTCTGATAACCAGGGTAAGAAGTATGAAAAGGCAAAGACCGCTATGATGGAAAAGGTTAAGGCTTTCAACGATTCTTTCAAACCTTTCGATTCAGAACCTATACACACTAACCGTCCATATGTAATGATCAATGCTAGCAATGTCGGCAATTCTGTAATCAGGACAATAGCAGAGTCATTCAATGGAAACGTTGATATCTGTATCGAAGCTATCGATGTCGGCAATATCGAAATAAGTGAATAACACAATCATGAAACCGTGGCTAACAACCACGGTTTCTTTTTAGAAAGGAGAGTTCTTATGAACAAAATTAAAGATCAGATACTTAAGTATCTGGAAGCGAAGTATGGTACAAAAGCAACCTCATATGATACCGAAATGGATCATATAAGGATAATGATTAACCAGAGACAGGCTGATGACATTCCCAAAGACTTGATGCAGGTTAATGAACTTGCCAGCATTGTATCACTGTTCGATCAGTGTGGTAAGGAGAATATGATATCATACTCCCGTTCTGGCAATGAACAGGCTAAGCAGATTGTAGAATCATACTACAAGTTTCTTAATGCTCTTAATATGGAAGATGATACGACTACCACTTCAGAAGTAGCAGAAGAGAAGAAGGCTATGATAGAGCTTCATAATAAGCGTTATGGTACTTCTTATATCTACTTCTGTGAAGTAGCTGGAAGTCTTAAGAGAATTGTAGACGAAAGAAAGTTCCCTGATGTATATAAGGGAGATACAGACCTTGCAGGTGATCTTCTTAGATTAGTCGACGACATTGAGCTTATTGAATCACTTGGCAAGAGCGGAATCATAAGTCATATTCGTCATACCTCTTCTCCAATCCATGAACAGACAGTAACACTCATGAATGAATGGGTTGAGCTGAGGAAGAAGTATTTGGGGATGGAGGTAAAGGGAAATGATTAAGGTAAGAAAACTTGTTAAGACATTTGCACGTATCCGTTACGATGCTGCAGACAGCATGTTCGATAACTTCGAGTATGACGGAACTACACTCGATAAGCACTGGAAGAATCAGTGTGCTAAGGACAAAATCTACTATACTATAGCAAGCCACTACCTTGGCACTATAGGTAGCTTAGATGCAGACGCATCAATCACTTATGAAGATGCACTTGCACCTCTGCTTGACATGCAGATAGATGGTATTAAGAGACTCAGACTTCCAGAAGACTTCAATATGGAGTATAATCAGAACGACTACAATGCATGCAAGGATCTTACAAGCATGATTAAGAATGTATACGATGACCTCTACAAAGCCATTAAGGTGCTTGACAATCAGAATGGCGGTACTAAGAGTTCGTAAAAGTGGGTGACTTCGAATGTATATAATCATAGTGAGTCAAGGTAATAGATCAGTAAAGTGCTGACGTTCTTGGCTTGCCACTGCTCAATGACTATGATCCCGAGAGGAAAGGCGGGATTGGAGTAAGTGGGAACTATGAAAGGCAGGTACTTATGGCTACTACAAAAGTTAGAGCTAATTTTAGAGGTTTAAGCGAACTCTTCAACGCAAAAAGAGATGAGATTATAATGGGTCTCGCTCACGAATATGTGTACGGAGACAGTGTAATCATAAACACACTAGTCAAAGTACTCCATGATCCACGCAATCCGTCAAACATAGATTATATACACCATTGGATCGATCATGGATATCCGTTCACTAAGAACGAGATCATAAGTGATGTATTTCCTCTCTTTGTTATGTCTTGTATTCAAGACAGTCCGATAAATGCAGAGAAATATGCTCGGATGATACTCGAAGCAGACATAGCAGAACTTGCAGACTTTGCAGCTTTCACTCAGTCTGTAAGACTCGGAGAACTTACAGTTCTACATGGAGACGATCCAAGGATTTCAGTTTTCTAAGCAAACAACCCCACCCCTTCGCGGGGTGGGGCATTCTCTTACTTCTCGATTCTTTTCTTTTTCATCGACAGAGTGTATGGAGTCATGTAGTCCTCTTCCAACAGGTTTGTCATGATGAAGCTTCCTATCAAGAAGACGTCTGTTGTAGTTCTAGCTACCTGAGCAGTCTTAGGACTCTCTAAGTCCTTTAATGATACCTGACCAGTAGTATTGATCATTGTGTACATCTTGTTCTTAGCTTCCATATCATCAGCCTTAGCTCTAGTAACCTCTTTGATTGTACTATCGAGTCCCTGAAGTACAAGACTCTCCAGCTCTCTATCACTCTCGATACCCTTACTGTTACCAACGATCTGACCAGTCTTAGGGTTACGAGTGTCGATGTTTGTGTTATAGCCACTCTTCTTAGTAGCAAACTGTTTGAGCTTAGGAATGTTAAGATAGCATATGAAAGCTTCATACTCTCCTCCTACAGGAACACCATCTTTGTTCTCGTAGAGTTGAGGGTTCTTTACCTTCTCCATCAGTGGTACGTTGATAGCTTTGAGAGCATTGAGACACTTCTCTGGTGTAAGTTCCCTTTCGAAGGCTGAAGTCTGCCATCTGAAGGGAAGACGTCTCTTACAGAAGTTAAGGAACTGTTCATCACTCATGTTAGCGAATAGCTGTTTATAGAAATCTGAATTAGCATGAGATGGATCTGCAGCGTCAAAGGCTTTGTAGATAAGCATCTCGGCTTTCTTACGATTAGCGTTCATAGTCTATGATCCTCCTTCGATCTAGTGTATTATAGGATTGTTAAAGTAAGAAGATTCGACTATATATTCTTGTAGTGTAAGTGGTTGTAGGGCATAAGCCCAACCCATTTTACGCATCGTGGGTTCTTTTTTGTCGGAAACATCACTATAATCATACATAAGGAGGTGCAACAATGGCTAACAATCAGATCACTAAAGTTATAGACGCTAAGATCTATCCCTTGGTTAAGAACACACTATCCAAATCGCTTACTAAGTTTAAGTCTCTGATGTCGAACTTTATGTCTACTCGATCTAAGGGACTATATGATACTTTCCCTGCTACTCGTATGCTCTATGGACAACAAGATGCTGATATGTTATGTTCTGCTCTTGGAGTTAAGGCTAACGAGATACAAGGATTCATCAACGAAACCTACTACGGAAAGATAGCCAACTTCAATCCTAGAGCTGCTAAGGATCCTGTTACAGTGCTTTGTATGTGCATGATCAAGTACTTCTACTCTAAGAGAGATCAGAAGAATCTTGAGCTTGCTATGATCTATACTTGCTTCACAGGTAAGTTCTACCCCTCTATACACTATGCACAGTACCCTAAGGCTGTTCCTGCAGACTACAGATTCGTATGTGACTATGTGGTGAACAATGAACTCTCTGACAAGTTCCTTCTGAAGACAGAAGGAAACGTTATTGGTGTTATGCGAAACACTACTCAGACATGGATCGACACCTATAAGGATAGATTCACTGGAGTGACTGATGACGAAGACTATGTCTATATCATACAACAACTCCACGTTCGTATCAAATCCTTCATCAAGAACACTGCCGAAGTGTACTACAAGTGCTACAATGACAAGGACTATCTCACATATGAGTCTGACGATATGAGTCAAGATAACTTCCGTCTCACTCAGAATGACTCTACTAAGATAGACACTGCTGTCAATAGAACACTTACCTACATCACTTCCCATGATGTAGACTACCGTCTATGTAAGATGTGTAGTGATGAGAACGTTAAGACTGATGAAATACGTTCTATCATTGAGAGTATCGTAAAGAACACTGATAACCTCGATCTGATGAGAGAACTTCTCTACCTCATGGTATCTACATACTTCCAGAGTAGTAGTACTAAGGATGTAAGAGACATCGACTTCATTACATTCTCTATCAAGGCTAAGCCAAACACTAAGAACAAAGACATTCTTCGTCAAGGAGAAGTAGTAGAAGAGCTGCTTATGAGTAACTCTACTGCATACTCTAGACGTAAGAGCCGTAAGGCTACACAACTCTCGTACAACAGAGCAATTCTTACATACTTCGCTCTGATCATAAACTCTGCAAACAAGTGAGGTGAACTCTAGTGGGTATATATTCAATACAACCAAGAGACGAAGTACTTAACGAAGTATACTTCGGAGAGACTCCTGGTATCATGAGATGCTTTGAAGCTTTCTCTACATGGAGAAGTAAGTATCTTATGGACAGAAAGCTCTATATGATGAACAGTGCTGCTGAACGTGACCCTATGTTGGGTAAGTTCGTAGCAGAGATAGAGAGGGAGTTCGGTCTTTACTCTTACTCATTCATCATAGTCAATGGAGATATGGTGAATGCTTTCACTTTCCCAACCTTCTTCAACTTCAACAGCTCACTTAAGGGTACTCAGAGAGTAGAATTTGGTAAGGACGGCTATAAGTTCAAGAAAGAGTGTCAAGTATCTATGCTGACCTGTATGTTTGCAGGTATGTTCTTCAGTACAGAGTTCAGTAATAGAGAGGCTTTCGCTATCATACTCCATGAGATAGGTCATAACTTCCAAGACGTTATCTCTGACAGGATGCATACTATAGGACAAGTAGCTAAGTTGAACAGACTTGTGCTTGCTGGAATAGATTTATCTCTAGGCAACTATGAGCCTTTGATGTATCCGCTGTTCAATGACAAGATGATGGGTGCTGTATCTAAGTCATACAATGAGATGAACATAGGACAGAAGAATAGCCTCATATCTACAGCTAACACTCTGTATGGTATCTACTCTAACACTCTTAATCTTGGTCTTGATATACTATGCATCTTCTTACCACCTATCAATATAGGTAAGAGAGCTCTGAAGAGGTTGAAGAGAGAATTCATCAAACTCATAACAGCTCCATTTGAGAAGAGACATTCATACTATGGAGAGATCATGGCAGACAAGTTTGCTTCATACTATGGATTTGGTAAAGATCTTGTTACTGGATTGTCTAAGTTTGAGGATCCTAGAACTGACTCTGGTTTGAGAGGATACGTTATGAGGATTCCGATATACTCTCACATCCAGACTATATCTTCATTACCTCTTCAGTGGATCTCAGAAGTGTTCAATGAACATCCAGCAACTCAAGTGCGTTACAAGAACATTCTTGATGGTCTTAACGAAGACCTTAATCAACCTGGTATATCTCCTAAGCTCAAGAAACAGTTGAAGGGAGATATCAAGGAGACTGAGGATACTATAGAAGAGATTCTTGAGAATGGTAAGAAGATCGAGAACCCTGCAATAGTACAGAACTTCATACATTCATTCCTGTATCATGCTTGTGGAGGAGATCCAAAATATCTCATCAGAAGCAAAGAGTTCGATACAGAGAAGGATGTTCAGCAGACCTACATTAAGAACACCAAGATCAAGTGAACCTTATAATAAATTATTGAAAGGAGGAACACGTTATGCCTAACGTATTCTTAGAAGATGACGACGAGCTCAAGAAGAAGAAAGACGACGAAGATGAAGAGCTCGACGATGAAAAGGACGAAGACGAGAAGGATGATGACGACGATGATTCTTCTAGCGATGGAAATGACTACCTTGATGATCTTGATTCCGAGGAAGAGGATGATGATTCTTCTTCTGATAGTGATAGTGATATTGAAGGTAATGACTACCTTGGCGACGAAGAAGATTCGGATTCGTCGGAGGATGACTCCGATTGGAGCGATTCCGATGATGATTATAGTTCTAATGATTATCTCGGAGACGATGAGTCTTCATCAGATTCAGGAGAGTGCTGTGCACAGGAGTCTGGACTCCTCGCTAAAGTTGCATACGCAGTCGTCGTTGCAACAAACAACTTCGAGCATGTACACCTCATGTGTGCTGGTAAGAAGTTCGATACTATACACTCAATGACAGACAATCTTGTCGGTAAGTTATGGTACATCACTGATACAGTAGCAGAGCTTGCTCTTGAGGATGAAGCTTGTGAGCTTGATAACTTCTGCAATGCTGCTAAGTATGTTCCTGAGATGGGTGTAGAGACTGAGAAGACATATGACTATGAGACAGCTTGTACTGCAGTCAGTGAGACTCTCAGAAAGCTCATCGATATAACCAAGGAAGCAAGAGATGCTTCAGACAAGTCTCACGTTCAGAGCAAACTCGATGAGTGGCTTGCTACCTTCAACAAGGAATACAACTTCCTGATGAAGAGACGTATGAAGAACGTAGATGAGTCTGCAGTAGTAACTAACGACTATATCTAAGCGACAAAAAGAATGCCCACTGGGGAACACCCAGTGGGCCAAATCATAGGGTTTAGTATTAGATTGCCAAATAGAAATGATTGCATACACATTGCTAGAAGTTATTGTAATGAAGGGAAGAATACGATTGGGAGCGTATTCTTTGGTGGTTTCCTACTTAACCCAGTAGGCGGGAGCTAGTATGTTATATAGAGCTAGGATATTATACGAAATGATAACGCCATAGTTATTATGACAGGCTAGTCCATGTAAGATGAGACTGACGCGCGTACTGCTCTCATATACACAAATCTCCCAAAACGTTGTCCTACCTGGACTGGGTACAGTGTTGCTTGTCAGTTGGTCATCATATACACTTGATTGAATGGAAAAGATTGTATGTGAAGAGTAATCTCAGATGAGATTACTTCTTCTTCTTGTCTGATACCCAATCAGGGCAAGGTGACTTAACCTTGAGTCCTTCATGAGCAGGTACGATAGACTCAGCGTTCTCGTAGCGGATAGAACCATCCTGGTTAACGCCGACCTTCTTGGGATATCTCTTAGTTGTCATCTCAACGTCCTTGAGCTGAATAGAGATATTGCTCTTCTCTGTACCGCCGAGGTTTACACTTCTTCCTGTTCTGAGAGCTGTGTTCATGAAGTCCTTAGAGAGCTTTACCATTGTCTCAGCGTCGCTCTTCTTAGCCTCATACTTGTTAACGAGTGTCTCAGCCTCAGCCTTAGGCATTTTTGTTGTTGCTGATACGATACCTGCTACCATTCCTCTGAATTCTGTTGCAGGACAATGCTGTGTAACACCGCTGTTTGAGTACTCAGTATACTTGAAGCTTGTGTCGTTGAGCATTGCTTTCATTACTCTTACTTCATCTCTTGTAGAAGCACTCTTCTGTGTGAGATGAGTCTTGATGTCGTTGACGAGAGCTGTAACTCCCATCTCTTCTGTGTTGGCTGTAGCATTCTTGTTAGTTGCCATAGTCTTTGTCCTCCTGTTTGGTTGTAGTTTGATCGAACCTATCTCTAGGATCGATTCTTATAAATGGGTTGACTGGTTTACTTTTACCATTAGTCCTAAGGAACTCATTGATCTCGCTTGGTGTCATTGAAGCAAGATGCTCTAAGAAGCTTCCTCTTTCGTAATGGCTCTTTATTGGCTTACTCAAGCCACCAACTCCTTTCTAGAGGAGATTACTATTATGTTCTGCTTGTGTAAAAGTGTATTCTGTAATCCTCCCAAACGGGTTCGTTTATAGATATTACTATAGAAACCCTTCTGAATGGTTCTTCTCAAACATCTTAGTAACAATATCACTCAAAGGAGGTAAACCCTATGAACAAAGATGTATGTGTTGGTATGATTATCAACGAGTCAGTCACTGAATCAGATTCTGTAGTCATCTCACAGGAAGGTGGCAGAGTATATGCTACTGGTATACTGCAGGACCTTGAGATAGAGAACAGAAATGGTCGTATCTACGAAACTAAGGAAATGGATCCTGAGCTGAACGGTGAGCGTCTTCAGGAACTCATTAAGGCAGGATACCTTAGAGGTCATGCAGGACATCCTTCTAGCAATGAACTCTCTATACAGAGTGTAATCGATCCTAAGCTTGTCTGCGTACAGTTCGACAAGGTATGGAGAGATGGTAAGGATATCCATGGTAACTTCCATGGAACTAACAATGAACTTGGTGCTATGTTTAACCAGGATCTCATTGATGGATGCAAGCCTGCATTCTCACTCAGAGCATTGGGTAGTGTAGATCGCTCTAAGGATGGTAGATGTCACGTAAGAAACATCAGAATCATCACTTGGGACCACGTTATCTTCCCGTCTCATAAGAGAGCTTATACAAGTCATCTCATCGATCCTAAGGATAAGAACAAGACTATCAATGAGTCTGCTATAGTAGGTATAAACGGAAAGCCTCTCGTAGACAATGAACTTCACAGAAAGGCTATGATCACAGAAGCTGCTGCTACTGATGGTATACTCACTCCTATCATGAACCAGCAGGTATGTGATTTCATCAAAGAAGAGTCTGCTAACGTTAAGTTCATCGTTGATACATTCGAGACTCTGTATGAGTCTGCTATCATCGTTGATGGCGGTAAGAGAGTTGCTCTTGCAACTAAAGACGGTAAGAAGGTTATCGTTAACCTTGAGCAGTATGTACAGAACGCTATCATGGACTGGTGCAGTAAGTAAGAGATACTCCGAGATCCCTAGTGGATCTCGGAATCTTCGTCTCCATTATATACTATAGATATGTATAGAGTCACTCAACTCTGTACATCACTATGGGTCTTAGACCTAATCTATATGAAAGGAGACAAAGCTATGAGTATATTTGCTCAAGTATCATCCACACCAGAATCAGTGTGTGAAGAGATCTATCAGGAAAAGTTCACGGAGGATTATTATGTGAACTTGTTCCTAGATAAACTAGTAGAAACAGCTAAAAGATACATTGTACAGGCTGCAAGTACAATGAGTATCGATACGTACATAAGAGTATTGATACGTGGTATGATTTACAAAGAATCAAAGAGGTCTATATCATTATCAGAAAAAGTTTCCTACCCAGCCATCTTGTATACCTTCGATAGAATACGTATACGACTTGGAGGATGGGGTATGGGTTATTCTTTTGATGATGATACACCTGTTGAATCATTCTATTGCTATGCGATACTAGAGAATGAAATCATACGAGCATTCAAGAACAGATTTGGAGAGGAGTTCAACTATGAAAAGATCTGCAACAATCACAGAATACAAGAAGCCCTTAAACTTCACGTTTAAGCTATCGGACTACAAGACGATAGAAGACATCAAGAACACATTCGGTAAGAAGATAGTCACTACAGCTCCACGTTTGAAGAGTGGAGACGATCATGCATACTTCCCTGGATGGACTATAAGAGAGATGGTACAGAAGTTCGATGGTTGCCTACTGGTAGTCATCGATGGCGAGTACCGATTCCTTATGCCATCATGGGCAGGCTATACCATGTTTGAGACATGGCCCGACTATCCGTCTGTTAGAGTGTATATCTTTGACGGCTATTGGAACGTTCTGTAAGAGTAAAACACTAAGGGACCTGAGCAGTACGCTCAGGTTTCTTTTTTGTTGAAACATCATGGTAAATACCTGAAAGGAGGCATTTGTATGGATTACAACAACAAGTACCAAGAAGTTGAGGATACTAATCCTCTTGACACCTTCACTCCGAATGAAATCGATGTAGTTACTATCCCTAACGACATACCAGAGTACGGTGTCCAGGACTATGATATGTTTGACGAGAAGGATATGGTTAGGTATATGAAAGACCTCGAGAGGTTTGTTAGACAGTCTCTCGAATACAAGAATATGGTACAGTACCTCAGAGAGTATATGGACATGAGAAACTGTGCATTTCTGCCTAACGTAACGAATGAGTTTACTCCTAAGATAAGGATAGAGATTCATCACTCTCCTATGACACTCTATGAGATCTGTAGTATCATCATAAGAAAGAGAATGGCTCTTGGAGAACTCCTTACTATAGAGGCAGTGGCATATGAAGTACTCTATGTACACTACTGTCTGATGGTAGGACTCATCCCATTATCAGAGACTGTTCATGAGCTTGTACATAATCAGTATATCTATGTTCCTGCGAACAGAGTATACGGTTACTACAATGCATTCGTACAACAGTATCATGACTATATAGATGCTGAACTCCTCGACAAGCTGAAGATGATTGAGAAGCTTGCACAAGATCAGATCTATAATGACTATATGCAGATACTTGAAAAGAAGTATATTGCAATTGACATGGGAGACAACTCCCAAGTTGACCAGCTTGGGGCTACTCGTGAACTGCTTAAACAGCGTCTGTCGATTTTAAGAGATGGTAACGCTAGTTATGCTGCTCCTCCCTCACAAACGCCTGTACAGCAACCTGTATGTGTACCATTGTTCCGTTCTCCATGGGATTGACAAAAAAGAAACGGTGGGATGATTCCCACCGTTCCTCTTGTTGCTTTTGATAAGATTAGCCGCCGAAGTTCATAGAAGGGAAGTTACCTGCAGGTTTTTCAAGTATCTCGTCATGATAGTCATACAGTGTTTCTAAGCACTGATCAGGGAACATTCTTCCGAGCATACTAAGAAGCTGATTGCTACCCATGCAGTTCTTTAAGTCGAAAGTAACTGTAAGTTCTCTAGTGTCTTCATAGATACCCATGTTGTCTGGCTCTGGGAACTGTTTGATAGTGATGTTTCCTTCACTATAGTCACCCATAACTCCGAACTCTGACATGTACTGATTGTACATATCCTCAAGTTTGACATTGTCTGAGCACTTAAGAGTAAGAGTAAAGCACTTATCTGCCTTCTCATTGAGTACTACATGACGTAAACACTCTACAGCGTGCTCATATGTATCCACTACTGCAAGGAAGCCTGTCTTATGACAGAACTGTACCCACTCTGGAGCGTTCTCCTTATCAGCCCATTCAGCAGGGAAACGAACAGGAGTAGAGTAAGAACTTCTATCTGGACGCACGCAGATAACGTGATAGCAGTTAGGATTACGATCATCATTCTCTGAAAGTTTCCATGCTACAAGTTCGCATCCTTTCTCTGCAGCGTATGCTTCTCCAGCAGGGAAGAACTGTCTAAGCATACAGATCTTCATCTCCTTACCAGATTCTTTCTTAACTGTCTTAACTTCAGCCTGTATAGCAGCTTCCTTCTCTGCGATACGATTGATATGAGAGTTAATAAGCATACGTCTGAAGAGATGAGTGAGTGTCTGTACAGACTCCTCAAAGAGTGTCTCATCATTATCACTGTATCCAGTTGTCTCACTGAATGCATTGAAGTTACGGAACAGATCACATACAGGAGACTTCTTAACTCCCATATCATGATCGTCCATCTGATGTACGAAACGATCGAACTCCTTGTAGTACTCTCTCATTTCTGGAGTTGTGTAGTACTCCCAGAGGAGTCCGAAAGCTGCATAGTTCTTATGAGCTTCATCGAGCTCCTGGTGATGGTCGAAGTATCCTTTCTCAGGATCATACTTACGGCCAATGTCACAAATGATAGAGTACTTACCTTTTCTTAATGTGGTAAGTTTTTGATAGGTCATTTTGTCTATCTTTTCTTCAGCAATTGTAACTTCATGTTCCCATGCAGGCTCATCACCTTCAATAGGTGCGATAGTGTTTCTTGTATAGCTTGTAGGCTGACCTGCCATGATGAGTCTAAACAGAGCAACACAAGCTCTATCATCAAAGTGGTTTACACCACCGTGTACGAGGATTGAATAACCCTCTTCTGTCTTGCAAATTCTGTCGACCTTCTCCTGGTTGAATGGAAATGGCTTCTTAGTGTCTTTCACTATTATACCCATTCTGATTGTTCTCATGTGTATTCCTCCTTGGTTAGATTATAATGCTACCTAGATAAAGTCCTGTTATAGACTTTACTTCGATAGTCTTGTTTTCGACATCTCTGTAGCCAGTACAAGCTATAGAGATTTCTGGCTTTGGTAAAGCATCATACCATTCAGTTCTGAAGAGCTCTATAGTAAATTGCTCATCGTCATAGTTGATAACTTTACCTACGATGCTTAATGCGTCTGGAACAATGCTGTTCTGATCTTTAGGATCTCTCTGCATATAGACCCAACAGCATTGATCCGCAAATCTTGGGTGGGTGTATTTTCGAAGAGCGTCTTCCATACCTACATAGTGGTATCCATCAAGTTTGCGCTCTTCATTCTTTTTAGTTACTCGCCTAGGGACTGATACTATACGTACTCCACTAGCCATAACTAGTCCTCCTTTCATCCTAATAGTATATAACTACAGGACTGTATTGACTCTCTTGAATAAGAACTGAACCTGACTCTCTTTGCATGAAGACTTATAGTACCATCTCCATACCCATCTTTCGTCCATGAACTGTCTGATAGTGCTTCCATAGATTCCAGTAGGTAAGTACTTGAAGACTATCCATTCTGGTTTATACATTCTATAGCTACTGATAACGTTGACTATGAACTGTACACATTCATCTTCAGTACCTTTATCAATGATACCATATACTGGAAGGTATCCATCTGGAATGACAAGATGATATCCATACTGATCTTGATAGATAAGGAAAGTGTAGTTGTATCCGTCGTCAAATTCTATGTAGTAGAGTTCATAGTGTGTTGAGTTGAAGTAGGTAGTAAAATACCATGCAAGGTATTCGGTGTAGTCATAGTTAAGACCACATCTAAAAGATTCAAACTGCTGTGGAGATAGTGTTCTGTAAATGGTGTACATGTTGAATGCTCCCTTTGGAGTAAACACTTCCTCTTTTGGATCCCAGTGTCCTATTCTGAATTCGTCTTTGAACTTCTCGAGAAGATCCTCTATCCTCATCTTTGGCAATTTAGGTATTCTGTTGTTCATACTCTAACCTCCTTTCACAAAAAACAAGGGGTTGTGGCTAGCAACCCCTATAGTATCACTTCTTAAGTTCCTTGTAGTAAGACTTAGTCTCCTTAAGAAGATGTGCATTACGTTTCTTAGGTTTCATCTCTGTAGTAGCCAATGGTGCTTGGTCATTGGGAACGCCATTGACGCAGAGGCCTTCGAGAACGTCTTTCACGAGATCCACAGGATGTCTCTCGTTGTTGAATACATTGATGTGCTGTCGAGTCTTCTCTACTCCATATTGCGGCCAGTAGTGGCAAGTATATTTCAAATCAGGATCTCCGATATGAAGATGACCGTGAAGATTATACTTGGCATCTTTACACTTGAAAGGCATGTGACTGATTACTATGTCTCCTCTGAATAGGATACAAGGAACCACTTCATCGAAGCCTAAGTCCTTATAGAGTTGTACGGTGTCAGTGTCATTGTTTCCTATAAGGAAGTACTTCTTCTTAGCCTTCTTGAACACACTACAGATAGTAGCTAGCTTTCTATAGAGTGCTACTACTGGATAATCAGAGTAGCATTCAGAGTCAACAAGGTCACCCATGAAGATAACCACGTCTCCTTCTTTAACAGCACTTACTGCTGCTCCAAGTATATCAGCAGCATTCTCTCTTTCATAGAACTCACCAGTCTTCTTGTTATAACGGATGAGATGCCAATCTGTCATGAGCCAGATAGTTCCACCATTAGATATGGTGAACTCCATTTGTGCGTTGATCTTCGCATTGATCTTAGTTGCTTCGCTCATATTATCCCTCCTATGAAAAGATGGGTAGAGGTGTTATCCTCTACCCAAGTTTCTTATACGTTCCAAGCTCCGAGTATACCAGAGTTGGCCTTGTATCCTACAGATACTGAGCTACCCATAGGAATTGTGTTTACTGCAATGTCTGAATGCTGTCCATTAGCAGTTATCACTCTTATAGTCGATGACTCATTTACACCAAGTATAGCAACTATGTTGTCCCCCTTGACTAACTTAGTTACAGACTTTCCAGCTTTAGTTCTTCCAGAAGGAAGTGAGTCTGGAGTTATCTTATTGATGTAGCCATGTGTGGTACATACGAGATACTCAGTACTATCGTGTCTAAGTACACTCATACCGTTTACTTGTTTGTTAGTGCCACCCATAGAGATATTACCCTTAGCATTACGCTTGAAGAGAGGTATCTCTGCTATGTTTAGCTTAAGTGCTTTGCTCTGACTGTAGATAACTATGTCTGCGTTGTCACTATAGAAGAAGTTGACACTTACTACATAGTCATCTGGATCGATCTTGGTATACACAAGACCACTAGGTGGAACTGCTAAGAAGTCTCCTATAGTCATCTTCTTGATGAGTCCACTCTTAGTCAATACTACAAGATGACCATCTTTATACTGCTCAAACAAAGGCTCGTAGATTACAGCCGTTATAGGAGCATTGATGTTTTTGTTGACTATTCTGATGTCTGTTCCTGGTGAAGACTTATCTGCGAATGGTATCTTCGATATCGGGATATTGAATACCTTACCCTTGATGTCGAAGAGAAGTACGTTCTTAGAGTTGTCTCCCTTGATGAGGAACTTCACGGTGTCTCCAGTTCTAGTACCAGTGATATTCTCCTCTGGACCAAACTTCTTGAGCATGTTCTGTTCTGACAGAGATATCTTAAAGATACCCTGAGGGATACCAGATGCCTCTGCTGCTGAGATGACTCTACACTTTCTCTTGTCACCATACTTCTTCTTGATATCTTCAAGTTCATCTATGATGAGCTGATCGAGTACATTGTCATTAGCGATGATGTTTGCACATATCTTAGCCTCTGCAGTAAGCTGATCTCTCTCTTCTTTGAACTTAAGATACCATCCCTGCGAAAGCTTCTTAACTTCCATATCGATGATGAACTTAGCTTGAAGATCAGTGAAATCGAACTTCTTGATCAGATCCTCTATGAGCTCTGCATCGTTGACTACCTTCTTCTTACGAATGAGTCCAAGCACTTCATCAGTAACCTTCTTCGACTCAAACGCCCAGATGTAGTTGTTTACTACATGCAGACGAGTCTGAAGCTTCTGATGCTTGTGACAATAGTATCTCTGCTTCGTGATACGTCTGATATCAATGAAGTGAGTGAGATACTCTGTGTAGTTCATTCTCTTGGTAGATACATACATTCCATCGTCTACGAACACCTTCAGATAGAGACGGAATGTGTTCTGAAGTCTGGTGTTTGTATAGATACTCTCCTTAACGAAGTTAGGATCAACACCAGGTCTAAGAATGAGGATGTAGTTCATATCGTCGATACCAGACTCATCCTCAATGTCTTCTATACCGATGAGCTTGTTATCCTTAACGAGCTTCTCGATAGATGCTATGATGTTTCCGAGATAAGTAAGGTTCGGACAACTACGTATAGCAAGGACAGTACGTCCCTTATACTTTTTAGTCTTACCGAAGTACTCCTTGATCTCTATTACACCTCTAACCTTATAAAGACCATAGCCTGTTCTAGACATCTCTTTCCAGTCAGTATCTATGATCTCACAAGCCTGAGTGTGATCAGGTATAAGAACTACCTGATGCTTAGGATTCTTGATGAGCTTGATAGTCTGATCAATAACTTCACATATGTTATGTGAAGGTACATCAACCTTATCACCAACACTCATGTGCATAGAACCATTCAGAAGAAGCAGCGGAACCTTAGTAGGTAGATACAATGGCTCCAAGCTTCTCTTATCGTAGTTAGGAGTCCAATCTATTACATCTTTGAACTGCATAACTTCATCGAGTACTACATCTCTACAGAATGGTGAGATGGTAGCCTCTGTGTATCGCGGCGAAGCGCCAGTACTAGTATATGTATTACCAAAGTTACCCTGTCCAAGAAATAGAGGATACTTTGTCTGATACCAGTTGATCATTGTATAGAGAGCAGTTTGGATACCTGCATCTCCATGAGGATGATCGTGTGCCATCGTTGCTCCAATAATATTAGCACACTTCATCAAGTTGGGTCTTTCATTCTCTTTAAAGTAAGCACGGCAATACTCCCATGCACAATGTACAGTTCTTCTGTGAACTGGAACGAGTCCATCATTCATATTAGGAACACTTCTCTGCATCTCACAATACAGAGCATAAGCTCTATAGTCTCCATGGTACTCGCCTAACATGTTCTTCTCTACTATTGTTTCTGACATGTGATATGACCTCCTTGTGTGATTATTGTAGAGTTCTGACCAAACTCCTTTATTACCTCTCTATAGTATACAATGGACGCGAGAATTGGTGGAGGCCGTTGGACCTCCACCGATTCCCGTGAGTTAAATTAAGGAAGTTCCAGAACAGCGCGTGAGCGCTATAGTAGGAGGGGATGTCTTATTCGTTTGCAGTAGGAGGAAGAACTGCTTCGAAGCAAGAGATGAACTTAACTTCGCCAGTGTCCTTGTTGAGTCTTACTGCAGGTACGATCTTAAGGCTGCCGTTGTTGATAACGTCCTTAAGCTTTGTGTATGTTGCTGTAGGCATTGATACAGTGAACTTCTTGGTTTCATTGTTGAACTCTCTGATCTCGCCGAGATCGATCATTCCCTTGGACTCGGAGCTATCAAAGAAAGTAGACTTTCTCATCTTAGCAGTGATAGCGCAGCAGTCGAAGCTACATGAGTCGATAATAGCGATGAGTGTATCGATTATAGAATCGTACTTGTCTGAAGAACCGAGTTCAAACTCAGCTGTCGTGTACTTAGCCACTCTTGTGGTATTCGGGTTAGGCTTTGTGTAGCCTTTCTTGTTGCTGTTGTACTTGGGGTTCTTGTTCATGATGATACTCTCCTTTAGATGTAGTTTTAATATCGCCCAATCTGGTTCGATTATATATATGTAGGATGAGCAGTAAATGATTACGACAAAAAAGAAGGTGTGGATTGCTCCACACCTCCCTTTGATCATCCTAAGATATCTTGTCTAGGCAGCTTTCCAATGCCCTTGAGGAGAAGATCCTTACTGTCGTTGAGCTTTCTCATCTCGATGATCTCACGATTGATATCTTCAAACGTGTATCTAACAAGCATTCTGTCTCCGTCAGGTCTCAGTGTACTTACACCGAGCATCTTTGGATTCATCTCACCAAGTCCCTTGAATCGCTGCAGATGAGCTGGTTCATATTTACTGAATGCAAGTCTAAGTCCATACAGTGATACTACCTGTCCATTGAGCTTGAAGTATGTTTCATTGGCGTTTAAGTAACTCAGAACCATACCGCACGCTGCAAGAAGACGCGGAGTAAGATATATGAAGTGAGCCTTGTTTCCAGCTAAACCATCAAGAACAGTGATACCATTCTCAGTACGTACTTTCATGAATCTATACTGTTTCTCTATGACAGACTTGAACTTCTTCTGTGTAAGGTCCTTATTGATAAGGATTGTCTCAAGCAGATAAGGATCAATCGCATAGTTTGAAGCAGTGCTCTCGAGAACGCTGATGTAGTTGTCTGTTCTGTCAAGAAGATCTGTGATGTTCTTGGTAGTCATAGACTTACCATTGAGATCAGTAAGAACGTTGTCTGTAGAGAACTTCTTCTGTATGTACTGATAGTAGTCCTTCTTGTCGACAAAGTACTTATACTTGTCCTTACTTATAGGAACTCCAAACAACGGCGGTATTGCCGCGTAAACCATACCTGCCTCCAAAAGCGGTCTCGCATACAGTGCGATCAGCCTGAGGAGAAGTGTCAAGATATGTTTACCATCAGGGTCAGCATCAGCCATGAATATAAGCTTGGAGATGTTAACCTTTGATATGTCAAAGTTCTTACCATAGCCTCCACCTATGATTTGGAAGATAGAAGCTACCTCTTCGTTCTGGAAGATTACGCTTGCTGGCTTTTCGAAGGCATTAGGTAACTTACCTCTTATGGGGTAGATTCCCTGAATGTTGTTGTCTCTCGAGTTCTCTGCAGAACCGAAAGCTGAGTCTCCTTCTACTATGATCAGCTCGAAGCCCTTCTTCATGTTAGGCTTCTTGAACTTATCAGGATAGCCCGAAAGGATAGATGACTTATAAGAATTCGCCAGTTTCACCTTATCTTTATCCTGTTTCATTCTAAGTTCTATTATGCTTCTGAAGTACTTACAGAGGTTTTGAAGATCAGTACTGTTAGTCTGACTCCATGCCTGAAGCGCTTCATAAGTAGTGTCAGATACGAATGGGAAGATCTCATCATTCTTGAGAATCTCCTTACTCTGAGCATTATACATTGGATACAAGAGTTGCGTACTGATTACCAGCTTAAGCCCTTGCTTGATATCGTTTATTCCACATACCAGCTTCGCCTTGCTCTTTGCATTGACAAGGTATATCTTGTTCATGTACTCTTTGAAGAACCGTACGACTCCATCGATAGCACCTTCAAGATGTCGGCCGCCATTATTTGGACATGTGTTACTGAAGCTTCGATAGTCTTCAAAGTTGTTCTCAACACTAGTGTCATATGTGAAATATAATTCCATACTCATCTCGCCTGTATCTTTTTGTACAAAGACTGGATTGATGAATGGATTCTGGGTCATGTTGAACAAATGGGTTATCACCCCATCTTGATTGACTATATCCTCGTGATGGATAACACCATTCATGTCTATTCCATCGAATGAACATGATGTTCCTATTGGTTGCAACGGAACTATGGTAGCAATCAAGTCATACACATTCTCCCAAGTGAGCCTGAACTTGTCAACGTTCAAACATGACTCAGACGGAATGAAAGTAATGACTGTACCCTGTTTCCCTTTACAATCCTTCTTAGGGATTGCAACTTCGCCTTTCTTCCAGAGATGTCCCTCCACGAATTCGGCGTGTCGTCCTTCTTGTGCTGTTTTATGAAAGACATCTATAATCATACTATGAGAAAGCATGTTTGTAACAGCGCCGCCGACACCATTCTTGCCTGCGGAATACACACCAAGTTTCTTCTCATAGTTGGAGCTTGTATGAGTTTTGCCAAAGATCGTATTGATCTTGCCGAAAGGTATTCCTCGTCCATGATCTGTAACTGTGACAGCGTTAGTACGCTCATCGAAGATCACGGAGATGTTCATATCTAGTGCTTGACCTTTCATTATCTCGTCGAATGAGTTCTGTACTATCTCTCTAATGAGAGTTAAGAACCCTTTATCCCCTAAAGTACCTATGTACATATCTGGAGTTTGACGAACTCTTTCTACATCATCTGAGATTTCTTTGATCTCGGAAGCGTACTTCTCTATTGATTCGTCAAACGAATCTATCTTCTTCTTTGTAGTTGCCATACGTAGCATCAATCCTTTCTGATTCAGTTTATTGCATTGTTACTGGATTGATAAAAATAAGGAGGTGAGAGATTCTCTCACCTCCCTATGGGATGTTACGTATTACAGTGTGATAGTGCTTGCGTTACCTACAGGTGTTGCAGGAGCTGCATTAGGAGCAGCTGTAGCTGTTGTTGCTGCAGGGTTAGCAATCGGAGGAACTGCAGGTGCAGGTGTTCCGACTGTTGGTACGTTCATCTGAGGTGTTACCTGAGGAGCTGCACCTGCTATCATAGGAGCTGAAGGAGCAGCTGATACCTGAGAAGGCTGAACACTGCTGAACATCATTCCACCATTAGGTGCAGGAACAGTGAATGTACCAGTGCCTGCAGGAGCTGTACCACTAGCAGGCTGTGAAGCTACGAGCGGATTGCTATCTGCAGTCATAAGACCTCCAACAGGTGCAGGTGCGAAACCAGCCTGAGGAGCATAAGGATTAGCCATCTGAGGTGCATATGGATTCTGTACAGGCATTGCACCATTCATAGGCTGAGCTGCATATCCGTACATCTGCTGAGGCATGCCGTTACCGTTAAACATCGGATAAGCTGCCTGAGCATACTGACTATACTGATACTGAGCTGTAGGACTTGTAAGACCATTAGCGAATGCAGTCTGATACGGATTAGGCTGACCGTAGAAAGCACCAGGATTTGCATACTGGAACTGCTGATTGTAAGCAGCAACCTTCTGTTCGATGCTCTTCTTAGCCTGACCATAGAGACGAGGAAGCTTCGGGAACGCTGCCTGAATGCTGAATACGTCTCTTGCGAACTCGGGTGAGATCTCTGAGCCAAGATATGTCTTGATCATGTTGAGGATGTTATGCATTACCTCACAAACCTTAGTTACGTCCTGCTCAGTGATTCTTCTGTCAACCTCGAAGCGAGTGTGACATCTAGTACAATAGAACTTAGCTACTGTTCCGTCGTCAGACTCAACCTGAAGTACATTCTGTCCATTTGTTGAAGGAGAGTGGTTGCAGTGAGCTACTGCCATCTCTTCCTCAGTGAACACAAATTCATTGCCACCAGTTGAAGCAAGGATCTTCTCTTCTTTAGCAGTAAGAGTAGAAACCTGAGGCTTCTCCTGGATTGGGTTGATAACGGTTGAAGGATAAGTGAATCCTCCATTGATAGGTGCTCCAAATGCGGGTGCTGAATTGTACATCATTTTCGATGTCCTCCTTTTGATGAAATTAGTCTATATACAAGAGGGGAACCTCTCGTACCCCTCTATTGTATACAATCGTGATTAGGTTTAATCCTCAAGATTTGGATTTGAGTTCTCGAGGTTTGCCATGAGTGCTGATGGGTTCATGAGCGGGAAGTCTTCGTTGAACCTCTCTACCTGTTGTAAAGGAAGATCCTTTGAGGTAGATGGACTAGGATGTCCTGCGGCGAAGGTCTTCGGGTTTCTCATGTCCATATATGCCTTTCTGTACTTCTCCTTAGTACTATCGTTTGTGATACCGTCTGTTATCTTAGCATCGAAGAAGTCCATAAGCATATTGAGATCCGTTCTTGCAGTGATTGAGATGATAGCGCTGTACTGGAATGCTCTGATCCTCATCGGACAGATATCGTACAGCTTATCATTGACGTCGTTGTTATACTCTATTGAATAGAATACTTCGTTTGAGTCGTCCCACATGATGCAGCTGTTATTCTCGTCGACTACAGTGTTACCATGATCTATCTGAATGATCAGCGGTACATCTATCTTCTTATCGGGATTGGCTCTAGCTACATTAGTGAGCTGATGAAGCTCTTGTCTAAGAGCTACTACAGTTGCTTTATCCATAACTGTAACCTCCTTTGGTTAGTATTATAGATAAGTTGACTGGACGTTAAAGCGTGAGATCGTAACCAGTCAATACATTGAAATCCATTGGCAGATTCATTCTGTTCTGGAATGCTTTGCTTTTCGTCATATTGTCTATGGATGCTTGGATCTCATAGATCGATGTCATATCGCTAGGCTGAAGTGTGTTGTTGCACACATCGTTATAGAGTCTTGAGAAGACTACAAGGATATTGTTGTACATCGTGACGATTGTGTCTGCTATCCACTTCTGTTTCTGATAAGCAGGATGGTTGCACGCTTCTGCTAATGGGTGAGCAAGCGGTATTCCTCCTTCCTGATTACCAGTCTGTTCATTGATGATTCCATCTAATGGTGGTGAATAAGCTATCCATCTATAGTTTGGATCCATCTGATTGATGAACTGAGCTTTACTAAACTCGTCCATATTAGCAGTCTGTTCATTGAACTGACGCTGAATCTTGACGCAATAGCTTACATTGTTAAGCATTGCGAATGCATTGCTCATACGTCTGAAGAACTCGAGTCTGCTATAACATACCTGAATGATAGATTCAAGAAGATCTTTGTTAAGAAGTCTTGTCTCAGTCATGTCCTTGTTGATGTCGATAAGACCATCTTTGATATCTCTAAGGATATTATCGATTGCTCTTATCTTTTTGTCTGGTGAAAAGAAGTCTCTGTCCTGGCCATTGGCCCATCCATCCAGAAACTTCTGACCTTTCCTCTCAGCCTGATTGTCGAACCAGGACTTACGAGGCTGTCTTGGTTTGCTCTGTGCCATATTAGTGTCCTCCTTGTGGCTAGATTAGTTGATGTCTTCTCCTTCAAGCGATGTATACATGGTCTGCTGAACCTGCGGAGTACAAGGTGTATCGTTGTTAGCCTTTATCCAATCATCGATAGGTTCAAACGAGCCAGATTCATACGACTTGAGGACAGCCTGCATATAGGCAAGCATATACTTGTCTACAGCTTTAGCATTTTTCTCGACACAGAGTCTGATGAACTGAAGGAGTGGAACCTTCTCTTCATACTTGACACCTGTGCAGATTACGAATGACTCCTCATAATCTATAGGATCATAGAAGTCTTCCATGTCGTCAGAGGTCAAATCATGTATCATGTTTGTGATCTTGTTGAAACAAAGACCTCTTCCTACTGCTGTTATCCATCTGGAACGAGTCCAGTCTGGTGCTGTCATATCCTGTTCCTCTAATGTGAAACATACAAGATACTCTGTATCGGAATGTATCTGCTGTGGCTTCTGAGGAACATTCTGCTGTGGTGTACCTACTACTGGAGCCTGTGGGGTTCTCTTATTCTTAGTAGGTCTCTTAGTTGTTGTAGTTGCACCATCTGCAACCTTGACTGTCTTGAGGTTCTGTTTAGCCTCTTCTGCCAGTCTTTTCTCTTTCTCTTTGATAAGTCTGAGATCCTCTTTGGTTGGGTTAGCTTTCTGCTCAGTTACCTCTCTAGAAACTGGGTCTACTATACCAAAGGGATTGATAATCTTATCGTTCATAGTTTCATTTCCTTTCTGAGTCTTAGTATAGGTCTCGACTCAAAGGTATGATATGTAGTCAAAAGACGTTTTAAGACAACTTATCCGTAGTGGACACTTCCACTACGGTAAGGGGATATGGCAGGTGCTGCTGAGCTTCATAGCTAGGCTCCGTACTGTTATACCATTTTAACAAGAAGTATTGCTGTTAGAGCCTAAGTGCATAGCTGCACCGCCATACTATATTGTTGTAAGTTTGCTAAAAGATTACATCACTCTTTCACATAGATGCAGAACTTTCTGAAGCGTGTAACTCCAACGTAGTTAAGCTTGTGATCTATGTACTTGTTGAGTGATTCTTCTATGTATATGCCATTATCATACTCAGAGCCTTGAGACATGTGAGTAGTGATGGCATAACCAAACTCAAACCTTTCATTCTTCAATAGTGGATCGTTTCTTAGGGCTTCACGTCCTTTGGCGTTAGAAGTGAAGTATGTATACGAACACTCCAGATTGTAGAATGCATTGCTTGCTAGGTCATTAGAACCCATGTCTGGAGCAAAGTCTAAGATGAAACTGTCTTCGTTTCTATTGTAAGTGAACTTAGGATCGTTTATACACATACCTAAAAGTCCATTGGTGAGATTGATACCGTCTGGAGTCGCTATATTCCAGTTGTTCTTACGGCATACTACTCTCTCGCCATACATAGGTAGTTGTCCTCTGAAACCATAAGTAGCTCTCATGAACTCATTATAATAGTCTCTTGTAGTATTCCTACCACAGAGTATGATCTTCGACTTCAAGAGCATATCTAGAGTGATCTGATTTCTATGGATCACATATGCATCTTTCCAAAGACCGCAATGAGGTTGCTTACCATCCTTTACCATCTGGGATATGTAGACTATACCACTATCTTGAGCCTGTCTCATGATCTCCGTGAGGAAGTGTATCTTTCGGGGATCATTCAGATATGCAGGCTTGTCATGTACTGGTGGTAACTGGTCTATATCACCTGCTACTATGACTGGTATACGGTGTTTCTCTATAGTAACTCTCATGTTAGGAGGTATAGTACTCCCTTCATCTACCAGTATGAGGTCTATATCTGGTAAATGATCTCTTTCCACGTACATTATCGTCATCTTTGGTTTCTTGGTCTTTGGGTCTACGACTTGATTGCCGTTCTTATCCAAGACAGGCTTCAACACTGGCATGTAAAGCCATGAATGAGCAGTCTTAGCATTCTCCATACCATGGACTCTCATGTTAATTGCAGCTGCCCCAGTGTACGCAAGTGGGGCAACTCTGTGTCTCATTATACCGAGATAGTCTATTATAGTGTTTATCAGGTATGTCTTACCTGAACCTGGCGGTCCAGAGATCTCAAAGGGTTCTGATCGATCTCCTCTCCACCATTCCATAGCTGCGTCGAACACTCTACGCTGATTAGTATTCAGTGAAGCATAATCATTCATAGTGACGTCCTTTCATCTTCTTGGAACAGATGATGTAGTTATCCAGATCCGCACACTGGTTGTATGCTGTCTGTTTATCTATACCCTCTATCTGCATCATAAGATTGATGTAGCAGACTGTGTCTGTCATGAACTGATCTGAAGTAAGTCTAGTTCCATTACAGTCATCAAAGCATAACTCGGCTGATTTGAGTTGGTTCTGACGACCATATATGTAGAACGACTTAACACTCAGATTTCTCTCTCTAGCTATCTTGGTGATGTATACTGTGAAGACTATCTCCATCATCTTAAGATTGAAGATAGGATCAAAGTTGACTATGTTTACGTCTCTGTTGTTGCCGATAACGGCAGGATATCTCATAAACTTGTTTCCGTTGTATGGTAGTGGTCTCATAGTATCATTGTCTACGATGATACCATTACTTGTACCAATACCTGCATAGTACATGATATCCATAAATATGACTGATGGATCGTATGTGAGAACTGTTCTGATAGCCTCACGATCTTTTGGCCTTACTGACTGTAACAAACCTTCTATACCAGTATAGCTGTCCAGATCAGGTATGCCTTTCTTATACTGACTTGGTGTAAGCTTTCTAAAGGGTGAATAGTCAAGTGTATAAAGCATGGCCATATAGGTTCCTCCTTATTGTACTCCAGAACCATCTAATAAGTTATTCTGGAGGTGATTGAATGAAATACTCGGAGTACAACTACGTACAGGAAGCTATCCTATACGAAGAAGTAAACAAGTATGAAAACCCTACAGTCAAGCATCCATTCTATATTAAGGCATTAGTACCTTTCGAAACGGAAGTTGGTAGGACTGTAGTAGTTAATAGATCTTACATCATGAACAAAGACCTTACTTGGTTGTCCACTAGTAAGATGACTAGTGAAATCACGCTAGATCTTAAGATACCTAGAGAGATCATGCTTGCCTATGAGGACAAGTTCATCCCTAAGGGTACTAAGTTCTTAGTCGCGTTCGTAGGCGGTAATATAAACAATGTACAGATCATCGGGAGGTGTTATGAATGAAGTATAATAACTCATCTACCTACGTCAACTCTGCACAACAGGTTCCTTCAAGAACCTGTACTCTGGATGACTTTGTCAATGCTAAGCCATCTGGACAGTTGTCATACTACTATCTTTCTCTGTTAGAGCCTGATACAGCACATCACATCGAGTTCGATGTATACAATGTCATGTCAGACTACATACAGAATCTGAAAGATATGTCTACTAAGGTCACGTTATCTGAACAAGAGTATCTCAGATATCGCTTTAGACCTAAGCTCTTAGCCGATTTCCTCTATGGAAACGGAGAGCTCTATTACATTATACTGTGGCTCAATGACATTTGGTCTGTCAAAGACTTCAACTTCAGAGAAGTTCGTCTTATCTCAAAGTCTCAAATGTCACAAGCACTCAGTAGTATCAATGGCTCCGAGAAGTCATTTATTGACTCCTACAACCAGTCCGCCTCTGCTACGTGAGGCTTCATACTCTTGTGGAGTCATAACTTCGAACAGATTTCTCCGTTCTATTACTCTGAAGAGTGGTGCATATAGCTCACCCTTCTTACACTTTATATCTTCGTACTGAGAACCTTCTATCTTACTAAGACGGATGATCTCTCTAGTACTAGCTATATATGGGTACATCTCTATGCCATAGTTTGTCTTGAACTCCTTATTGAAGTCATCTACAAACCTCTGGTGGATTGAACCCAAAGGATCGTGTAACAATGTGTATAAGTACGAATATCTATCAGGTGTGAGAGTGCACTTAGTTGCACTCTTACTCTTTGATGTCTTCTTCTTATACTTGCTCTTCTCATCTTCAGTCATCTTATCGAGATTTGGCATGACAGTTCCACCTATAACGGTCGTCTTGCTCTTACTCTCAATATCTGCTTCTTTGAGAAGGTTCTTCTTAGTTGTCTCAGCAACTGCTGAGTTGAACCTATTAGAGTTATCTGGTATCACAGTGTCATCATCCACCATAATGCCTCCTTCATCATCACCCATGTTCATCTCTACAAGTGTCTTCTTGTGTACAGGCTCAGGTAAGCCTACGTCTTCCATAAGACGCATAGAGAAGTTGTTTGTGTAAGGATGATGAATACATCTACGCTTTGTGTTGATAAGAGGTGACTCTAAGTCAGCCTGGTATCTGTTCTTAGCGAGCTTGATACCAAGATACTTGCGATGATTGATGTCGAACTCTGGCACTATCATAAATGCCGCGTCAAGGTTATCAAGTATCTTCATAGACTCAGCTATATTGTCTCTTCCAAGAAGATCTACAAGATCATCTATTCCGTTCTCTCTAGCTTCATCTATGTTTCTGTTTGCACTTCTGTTGAACTGAGCTGCTGTGAGAACTGGAATGTGAAGCTCGGTTGCTATTGTCTTGAGCTCATTAGTTACAGCGCCAAGTCTAAGTCTCTCTTCAGATGCAGTAAATCTGTTAACTGAACGTATTCTGTTAAGATAGTCCAGAATGACGCAGATAACTTCGTATCCTGCTTCTTCAAGATCATCTACTAAGTCGTAGATATATGAAGTATCTACAGACTCATTAGGCTTATACTTAACTACGATGTCTATAGGGTTGTCTGGAGTTACCGCAAGACCACCCTGTCTCATAAGTTGAATAGACTCGTTTACATCGTGTTCTATAAGACTACCCTGCTCTGTTACCATCGAGAATTGACGGGACAGAGTTTCCTTAGGATGGTCTTCCATGGTCAGATATACTACACAAGGTGTCTTCGTAGGATCCTTACACTTGTAAGTCCTATTATACATCTTGATCTGATATGCTAAGTTAACTAAGGTTGATGACTTACCTTCACCTTGGAGACCAAAGACACAGTAAGTTCTGTCAGACTGAAAGCCTCCTGCTAGAAGTATATTAAGTCCAACCATTCCAGTTGCAAGTTTGTTGCCTGGACTAGATAGGTCTGCATGAGTATACATTACATAATCTTCAAATATACCTTCTTGCAGACAATACATCTGCTCATCCGTCTTCTCTATACGATGACGACGAATAGCATTCTTGCTGTCGTTTACAAGTCCTTTCCATTCTTCTATTATAGCAGGTTTCTGGTTAGGACTAGCTTCTTTAAACCTTTGAGCAACAGTCTCAAAGGACATGATATTACGTGCGAAGACCACATTGTCAAGCATGTTTGAAACAGTGTTGTTGATGTAGTCAATCTCTTTGTTGTTGAGCTCTTTGAGTTCAATATCCTTATAGAGATCACCGAGGTTGTTCTCTATAAAGTCCATTACAAGAGCCTGATTTGTCAATCCATTCTCGACTCTGGCTGTAAGTGCAGTCTTAATGAAGTCGAAACGTCTTAAGTAAGCATCGTCTGTATAGATGCTAAGGTCTAATGTATTCATCGCCATAATGATATTTGTGTAACCTTTGCGACGAATGTTCTTGTTATCTGTTACCATGTAGGAACAGATTGTATCTAAAAGTGTTATTGAAAGTCTCTGAGGTATCTGCACCTCAGAGACCACTGGTTTTACTTCTTTGCCTGCGGTTCTAACTCGCATAGTGTTATGCCTCCTCTATCATAGGATTCATATGATTACTTGTATGTTTCTGATATGATAGTTTAGTACTTAGGGATAGTATATACTTGAGAAGAGGGTTATGCAGTGACGAACTGCTAGAAGTAGTGTGTGGGATGTGGTGAAAAATGCAGAAACCTTATATTATATAATATAAGGTTTTCGCAAATATCACCATCGTGTCCCCATCATCATTCCACTTCCAGTAACTTGATAAGCTCATCTACAGTGATGAACGCACAACCCTTCTCGTCATTGATGTACCTGACTATGATATCATTAGGAGTAAGATTACCATCAGTGATGTATGAGTACTTAGCATACTCTTCACTCACCTTCTGGTTCTCCTTTATGGTCTCTTGAAACTGAACGTCTGAAGCGTCTATAGTGATCTCGTTGTTCATCTTATAGTATGCTTTTAGAGCATCTACTGCTGAACCACCCTTGGTGAACTTAACCTTTATGAAATCTATTCCACTTGCCTTTAAGTCGGTGAGATACTTGATCACTTCTTTAGGATCATAGTTAACCATATCATCTAGGTTGATAGTATTGTACTTGAATGACACAACTTCTTCCATCTGTACAGTGTAGTATGTAGAGTCAAGGTCGTGTATCACTATCAAGAAGCCCTTAGTTTCTTCTTCTCCGAACTGCCATCTAAGAGGACTTCCAGAGTAGTACATATGACCTTGATAGCATCCAGATACATGTACATGTCCTGCAATGATAGGACCCTTGCAGAACTGGAATGAATCAATATCGAACGTAGGGTTCTTCACTGTATCAAGGTCTTCTTTATCACATCCGAAGATAGCTCCCTTAAGGTTACCGTGCATACATACACTATCATATGAACCACTCCATTCTAAGAGGTTTAGATAGTAATCTCTACCCTTATTGTACTCCTCTGGGAGACAGAGTATCTTCTTACCGTGTGTAGTGACGAATGTAGCAGTTTCTATGATGTACATTTCGAGTGTAGTGTCCGCTAAGTAATGATAGAAGAGCTTCAATTGGTTAGCATCATGCGATGCTGTACCGTGAAGTATTATAAGAGCAGCTCTGTTTCTCTTACAGAGCTGTATGATATTATCTACAAACATGGATGCATAGAGTACAGCATCCGAGTTGCTCATGAACTTATGATGAAACAAGTCTCCATTGATACAGAACAGATCAAACTGTACGTTCTGAAGCTTGTCAAGCATCCCTTTAGTTAAGAGATCATATTGAACCTTTGGATCCATAGCTCCAAAGTGAATGTCTGCTGTGTGTATCTCTACCAAAGTAGGTCTGGTAGCATTAGGGTTAGTATAGAACATGTAACTCCTCCTTTTCCGATTACTTAGAAGTTCTGGGTATGGTAAGTATCTATAGAGTTATATACTATTATAGTAAGCATAGACGCCTATGCTAATCTATCATGAAAGGAGATTGTGTATGCAATCACGTAAGAAGAAAAAGAACCGAAGCAATAACACCTTTTACATCGGTTCGAAGAAGATCCAAGAACTATCACCTATTACACCGACAGTGGAAGAAACCAAATCCCAAATCGAAGAAGATTTATCGAAGAAAGAAGCTTCTGTAGAGGCCAAGATTATTGAAGCTACTGAATCAAAGCTCCCCATTTCAGAACCAGTAGTTATAGAGCCTCCGAAACCGAAGACTGAGGCTATCACTCTTCTAGATACAGTCGAAACTCCTAAGACTGTTAAAGTGCCTATCGTCGATTCTAGTAAGAAGAACAGACCCAATCTTATACTTAACAAAAATATGGTGAAGCAGTTCAACAGACCATTAGTTCAGCCTGGAGATGTAGTTATCACTTCAGGTGTCTTCGATGAGAAAGACGATATCGAAAACGAGCTTATAGCAGGTGCTCATCGCCCCGTTCTCGTGCTCTGGTGCGATAGCCATTTGGCTAGGGGAATCCCATTGTGCTCTAAGCCTGGTATGATCGGAAGTATCACTGGAAATCGTCGTAGTGCGATTCCTAGTACACCAGACGTCCTGAGCAGGAACGTTAATGCGATCTCGTATCTTGATCATGGACAAATCATAACATTCCCTATATCATCAGTTGAGTCAGTTCCAGTAACAATGAACCAAACTGCAGTAGAACAGGTTCTTCTGGAAGACTTTAAAATGGTATATGTAGAGAAAGGATACAACGTTAACCGTATTCTAAGTTATCTCTACGAACAAGATCCAAAGTCTTTCAGACTCTACCAAGACAATACAGAACTCTACAAACTTCAAGATCAGTATATGGAGCTTGAGAAAGAAAGGAATGAGTTCCGTAGGGAGAGGAATGAACTTGTCGAAGAGAATCAGAAGCTCAATGAGCAGGCTTGTGGAGAAGCAATGGCACGTGAACAGCTCGAACAGGTTCTTGAGAAGCAGAAAGATCTTCCTAAAGACTATAATAAGAAGATCAAGGAGCTTGAAGGTACGATTGCTAAGCTTGAATCTATTATCAGTACACAAAACGAAGCTTTGGAAAAGTCTAAGCAAGTAGTTGATAACTTCAAAGCTGCTGATGAGAGACACAAGGCTACAATCGAAGCTATGAAGAAGGAGATTGAACATCTTAAGAGCAACAGTGAGAAAGTCATTTATGACGTCAACCTTGCAGCTGCAGCATACAATGCATATCAAGATGCTGAGAGAAACGGCATCGATAGATATCAGGCAATGTGCTGTGCTATTGGTGTTGAGTATGATCCTGCGAAGACTAGATCATATGGTCAGATCAAGAGACAGCTTAAGAAACTGCTTGTTGATAACCAGATGATATCAGATGCAGAATGGACGTAAGAGTATGGGGAGTCGATTGACTCCCCACCCTTATTTTTTGTTTAGCTCATAGAATACATCTTTGAACTGATCCTTTAGAGGCTCTGCGTTATGATATGTATAGAGAGCTCCCACAAAGGCATTCATGCAATTCTCTATGAAGTTGTAGTGTTCTGGTATATTGAAGTCCAGAGGGAACTCTGTGAACCCTGCATTTGGACCTTTACCCAGTTGAAGAATGATTACTCCATCAATGCTGATACCTTTGAGTCTGTATATCAGATATCTGTAGGCAGCCAGCTGCATGAAGTACTTATAGTTTACGTGATTGCTTGTCTTGAAGTCGATCATATAGATCTTTCCATCTATAGAGACAAGCAGATCATACGTGCCAGCAAAGAGCTCAGTTACTAGAGCTTCTTCCTGTCCTAAAATTACTACCTTGTGACAGCTATTGATTCCGTTCCACCACTTAAGGAAAGCTTTGAACGAGGAGTTATCAAGGAATCCTGTATCGTAACCCTCCTTCAAGTAGTTCTCTATAGCTGAATGAGTAGCTGTTCCATATCTAGCAGCCTTCGCTGCTACATCTTTGTTGTTCTGACCTCTTCGGCCAATGGCATTCGCCCAATCAATCAGACCCTGGTTATCTATATAACCGAGGATCTCTGTTACCGATGGAACACCTCTTCCGCCACTCTCATAACGAGACCGCTTCTTATGAAACGGGGCGATAGAGTCCATCATCATATCTCTTAACTTTTCCATGTGCATTCACACTCGCTTTCTAATCATGCCCATCCAGGCTTTGTTACTAAGTAGTTATCGCAAACAAAGTGTAAGTTATATATTATAAGAGCGAGTATAGGGTTGCGACAAATGGCCAATGGCACAACCTTACTATACTCTCGACATCTCATTACGAGAAAGGAATGATCAAATGGCTTCACTCAACAAATTGAAACGAGGAACAACAACCACTACACCAACTCCGCCACCAGACGCATTATCTATGCTAGAAGAGCATAAGAAAAGAAGAGCGGAGAGAAAGGAGAGATTATTAAGAAACAGTCAGGCATATGTGAATAGTGAATTGTCTGGCTCTAAAACGCTTCCTACAGCACAGGAAGCAGTCGACTTCTCATTCGATGGTCTGAATGAGTTAGAAGAAGGAATGTCTTGTGTATCTAGCGATGATGGAGTAAACTCTACTACTTGGCAGAAGATAGCAAGACAGCAGAGCAATATGGCTAGTCAGACTCAGACGATGCCGATTGTGAACAGAAACCCAATCATCAATGCTGCAGCTACTGCATACAATCCGTTGGGAGGATCTTGCTATTCTCAACCACAACAGGGTTATGGAGCAGCAATGTTTGGCATGGGTGGAATCTATGGAGCTCCTATGATGAACCAAGAGCAAGCTGAAGAAATCAGAAAGGCTCAAGAAGCTCGTATAGAGACAGAAAAGAACTATTGGAGAGGTACCCTCATGTGGGGTAGACCTGAGAATGTGTCCGTTGAAGATTGGACTAAGCAGGTAGACGAAATGATGAGACAGATGTATCCTTCTCCAGAAGATCTTCAGAAGAAGAGATATGAAGCAGACCATTCTTTCATGGGCTATACGTATGATGAGAACTTCCAGAGAGTTGAAGAGTCTGGAGTTAGTGTAGTAGCCGTTATGGAAGATGGTGAGGAGAGACTCATGACTCAGCCAAATGATCCTGAGACAGGTAAGCACAAGATAGTGTATACTAAGTCTTATGATGTAGCAGAGTATCAGTCTAGACTTCACTTCTACGATAACTGTTATAGAGCAGCTTATGAACAACAAAGAGCTCAGTACATCTTTGATGTAGTTTGCGCTCCACCTGCAGAAGCGTTGGCATCGACATACAAGAGTAAGATGGAACTTGGGGTTGATGATCCATATATGAAGTGGGTGTACAATACGTACTATCTTAAGGACTATAAGAGACATATGACTCGTTGGAAGGCGGGTTGCTATATGAGTCCTAAGGAGTATACGCAGAGCTTCTATATGAGTGGCATTGATCCGAACATTCGATTCGACATGAACACTCTTCCGACTCATCTCGGAGATAGAAGAGACGTGAAACTCGCCTATGACTATCAGAACCACCCAGAGTTGTTCAATGGCCCTCAGGTCGAACAGTATCTGACTAACAAACTGAAAGTCAACTACGAAATGCGAAAGAGAGCATTCTTGGAGAAGCTTAGAACTGGTGATATGAGGGTAGATTATAATCCACCTGAAAGAGATACAGAACCATGCCCTCCAATTGTAGGTACAGCTCCTATCGCTCCTGACGCCAATGGAGTGATTAGAGACATGTATGGTAAGCCTCTGTTTGATCCAACAAAGGATCTAACAGCGCAACTGACACCAGAGCAGCAAGATGCGTTGACTGAGTACAATGTCAATGCAAGGTTGGCTCAGTACAAGGCGATGGGGGAGGAAGTATAGTGAAGGTTAACAAAAATCTTGACAAGATATACTTCGACCCTGTAGCGAAGTACAAAGAAGTGCACGGATTCAATCCAGAGATGACTATCGACGATCAAATGATACGTTGGTATGATTCTTGGCAGAGTCCACCACTGACGAGATGGTTCACTCCTCAAGACGTTAAGTTCGTCGAGGACGTAGCTGTCTCACCAACTCTAACTACTCACCCAATAGAGAAGTATCATCTTCTGGACGAGTTTATGGCAAGCAGAGGGTTCAAGACTGAGATAGGTGGAACCAATCGTAGGTTCTATTCATCTATAGAGTTCCCTCAGTTTGGTGCTAAGATAAGCACCTCATTCGAAGGCTTTAAGAACAACAAGGACGAGTTCAATGTCCAGCACGTTCTGAAGCCATACTGTACTAAGGTCTACGACATTACCCAGTCTGGGGCAATAGCTTTGGATGAAGTTGGTATTAGAGTAGATAAGGATAGTATAGTAGACTATGGTGATCAGATCTTCGACATTCTTGATATAGTCTTCAGAAGAAGAAAGATTGCTATGACTGATGTGGGAATCGCAACTCCTAAGCAGTGGGTTATCAGAAGAAACTTCGGCCCAATCTTATGTGACTTCCCATCAGTAGTTATCCTTGATCCTAAGAAGTGCTATTGTACTAAGAGGATTAAAAGACATGGTATAGAGATGCCATGTAATGGTCTTATCGACTTCGATCTCGGGTTCAATAAGATGGAATGTACTGTCTGCGGACAGAAATACGAGATCAAAAGCCTTATGGCTACAAACGCAACCACAATCAACCGTAACACCACCTATGTAAAGGGTGGCTCAAACAGAAAAGGAGAGTTAAGTAATATGAGCATCGAAATTATCTTTGACACAGATGATGTAATCATCGACGGAGTAAGTCAGAAAACTAAGCAGGTAGTTACACCTAGCAGAGCATCAAGCTTTATCGATATGGAGCATGCTCCCAAAGCAGCACCAGAGAGTATCACACCTCCAGTGATAAGCGGTCCTATAGAAGCTCCTACAGCAGCCGAAGAAGGAGTAGATCAGTTCATTGAGTCTATGAATAAACTTACAGCATTCGCATCTGACAGCAACAACTTCTCTTCAGGTCTTAGAGTGATGGCAGAAGACGATGAAGATGAAGTTGAAAAAGAGGAAGAAGTTATTGACGTTGAAGAAGACGAGACAACTCCTGTAGAACATTTCGAAGGAGAAGTTATCGAAGAGACATCGTCTTTCGATGACACCGCAGTACTCAACTCCTATTCGGATACTGCTGAAGTTCTTGCTGATAGTTATAAGGGAGAGCTTGAAGGTTTAGATGAGGACGATAATAACGAAGACAATGAGGATGACTACATCACTCGTGATGAGTTTGACAAGTTTGCTACCTCAATCTATAACAAGATCAACGAGCTTGAGGGAACAGTTAACACTATCAGCGAAAAGGTTGACAACCTTACAACTGGTCTGAAAGCTATAAATGATGAATATACTGGAGATGCAACGAAGATCAATGAGAACTTCTCTGCTATCGAGGTAGATTCAAAGAGTATGAGAGAGTCAATTGAAGGAATCGATCATAACGTTACTGTTATAATTGGTGAGTTCAAAGACAGACTTATGGGACTCGAGAACGCTATCAAGGATATATCCGTTCGTGAATGCATTCTTGAAGAGTCTGATAAAGACGAACTTATCAAGGAGACAGTCAAGAGGATCATTCCTGCGCTCTTTAAGCATATCCCTAAGCTTATCGAAGAGAAACTTCAGGAGACTGTAACAGGAGAGGGTGAGTCAGAGCCTAATGTGCCTGATGACGAGGAAGAGACAGTAGAAGTTCCTATGGAAGATCCTGTAGTGATCTCTGAAAGTGACACTGCTGCTTATGCAGGAGTAGAAGACACTGTTGAAGTAAAACTCTCAGATGATGACATTCTTCTGAATAAGTATGATGAAGATGAGTCATATATCGATGACGAAGAAGAAAAGGCAAAGATTATCAAAGACGCTGCCGAGAAAGGTCAGCTGTTCCCTTGGATGATTAAGCCTGGCGATACAACGCCTAATCCTGAGAAGCAGGAATACAATTCATCAACTTTCGCTCCTCAGCCTAGAAAGGAAGGAGAAGATTGGGGTGAAGAGGAGAAGTCGTTCAGAGACTATGTCGACGAGAACTTCAATCCTGAAGAAGACGATGATGATTCAATGACCATCACAACCTCTTCAATCATCACAAACAATACACCTGTTGGTTACTATGATCCTGCTAAGGCAGCGAGAGCTAAGAAGTACGCTAACAAGCAGAACAAGAAGAACAACAGGAACAACGACTATAACGGTGGCGGTAAGAATAAGAAGAACAACAAGAAGCGTCACTAAGCATAATGTGTGGGGTGATTTTACTCACCCCCTAACACTATAGAAAAGGAGGTACTAGTATGGCACTTGCGTACTATATAAACAATGCTAACGACCTTGGAATGGTAAGACAGACTCTTACTAACAATGGACGTAATCACTTTGTTATTTTGCTTGATGATCCTATGATTGATCAGGCACAAGTTCAGGCTATGGCAGCTCAGAATGTATTGATTGGAAGTATTCTGCTTCCTGATTTGAACTGCTTTGCGTTCTTACAGAATGGAGACAGATACAACTTCGAGATCAACTATAAGATGTATCTTGTTAAGTCAGATATGACTCCAGCAATAGATGAGTTCATCTCAATTATTGCAGCTAAGATGCTCTTTGAGGATATCGACTTCATCTTCTATCAGGAGGGTGGAGACAAGATAGTGAATCCTTTAGACCCGAGAGCATTCACAAATGTTCTGTTTGATGTCTTAAGAGACTTCTATGGTATTTTAATAGCTACATTCCCACAGCCGCCTCAGGCATCCAGTATCCACCAAGCATATGTAGGACAGATACAGAACAAGGCTTATGCATACGGAATCTATCCGCTACCTCAGCAGCCACAGCAGCAGATGTTGTTCACTCCTATGTGGGGTGATCAGAGATGATTGCTTTCAGTCAATTCCCATTTGCAATAAGTACTACAGACACAATGATATTTACATTGTGCTCATATAAGGAGGGGTTCAATAGCGTAGCTATCTTGGACCCCTTCAACTATAGTAACAACTATGCTATGTACAATGATGATGCTCAGTTCAATCGTTTCTGTTATAACTTGTGGACGGCTAGTCCAGAAGCTCACAAAGCGATTGTAGACATCATGCGTTACGTTCACTATGGTAATGACGTTGTTATCTTAGTTGACTTCAGCATTCCATATGCGGAGTATCTTGCTGAAACTATGGCAGGATATCTCTTGATGATGTATGGGTGTGTAAGTAATATAGTCAAAGAACCAGAAGACATCAGTACGATCAAGGAAGCTACATTCTCTGATAGAGGATTAGAGCAGATTGAACTTGATCTCGGATGGGTTCGAGAAAACTTTGGATGGAGCGATCTTCCAAATGATCCTCCATACTGATAGGAGGGGATACGTATGAGCATATGGAAGAAGACTAACTATACTACACCACTACGGTACATTCAGACTAGCATCTACGAGTATGACATACGGAAAGCAAACATCTCCATCTTATTGAAATATGGGGCTATATCTCAGGAGACCTATAATGAGTTCCTAGTGATGGATAAACTAGAACGACAGATTAGGATAGGCCTCATGCAAAGGAACAATCCAGAACTCAAGCAAATACTTGAGACTGGTTTTGAGGAAGCTAGAAGGCTTCTTATAGAATCCAACTCTATAGAACTGGATGAGATCGTTTCGATAAAGAAAGATGCACTCTTTATCACTCGTCCACTACAACAGACCTCGTTCTCACCTATAGAGTTTGTCTTAAAGAACCGATACGACTTGTTCTTGAAGACAGAGTGTCCTAAGTTAGAATTCTTCTTCGGAGTAGCTACAGATGAAGATTCTATCATAGACGTGAAGGGTATTAAAGATGAAGCACTTCCCATTCACACCGACACTTGGATTACATTCCTCTGTACTCTCTTCGGCCACCTATTGAACGGAAGAACTGAGTCCGCTATCAACTATCTAAGTGGTATATCGAAAGAGTATATCAATAGATCACTCCCTGTCGAATGGTATAGGGAGTTCAACAGTCAGTCTCACTTTCGGATCATGCCTGGATTCGTCAGTGAGTTCACAATAGATAGGGCACCAGACCCACCATATAGGGGAGCGTTGAACATTGATTACAACTACAGCCTGTTGATGAGTCTGAATACAGTAGTCTCCGAACTGTATCTCTTGACAAGAAGGGGAGAGCACTAGGCTCTCCCCTGCCCTTATTTTTTCTTGTCCCGAAACATCTAAGTAACAATCAACACAAAGGAGGAAACGTAATGAGTACAGATCTTCTCATAAGACGTATGGATCTTATCCATACGCTTACACAAGAACCTGGATCGTCTGCACCAGCAGTCAATCACCTTACAATGGATACGTCATATCCAGTTAAGGTCAAAGGAATTATACTCAAAGAATACATAGCAACTGCTACTCTCCCTAACTTTCCATACAGTTCTTGGCATAAGGTATTTGATGTAAAGAACCAGAACAACGACTTAGTGGCAGAGTTTACCAAAGACGAATGCTTCAACTTTGATGGGGATCCACTTGACTCTCTTCCAGCAGTCGGAGACTATGTAATGGCTCTTATAGATCTCGATGCTAACAAGATCTTCATAGCTCCTACTGACGATATAGGTGGAGGATCATTCAAAGAGTTCAAAAGACAGATAATAGAAGATGATAGCTCATCACTTGTAAGTGATGCTGACCCTATCATAGATATGAAGTCTATAAACCCATTAAGCTTCTACAGATATAGTACGGCTGAAGGTTCTAGTAGTACAAAAAGACAGTATCCAGAAGAATACTATGATACTCTGAACACAGACCATACTCTTAGAAGTTCTATGCAAACCACTACGAGTAAGCTTAAGACTAAGAAAGGCAAAGCATCTGTACTGTTTCTTGCACAGAAGAAGACTAATAAGGCATACGCTACAGTTTCAAGAGATGCCGACAAAGCATACATGTACTTTGTAGACATCAACCCTTCTCAGTTGTACATATCGGACAATATAGATCCTCAGCCTACTCTGTATTGCAGTTCGATCAATAATACTACTGATGAGTCTACTCAGTATGACCTTATTTTCCCTGTAGACACAAATGCACCTGGTACAGTTAAGATGTTCTCAGTAGATCTCGACAGAGAAATAGAAGAAGTTATAAATGCTACTGTAGGCACATCATACAATCTTCTCTCAAGAGCAGCTTCAATTCAGAAGAACAACTGTATGAACTACTCTCTCATCAGGAATAATGAAGATCTTGTGATGTATCAGTTCTATCCTTATCAACCAGAGAGTGGTGATAAAGGACTTGCAATGGCTCCTATAGCAAACGTTGAAATAGATGACCTTAATCGTCTTCAGTCTAACGTAGCTGTATGTGCATTCATGACTCCTAATGGAGATTCTGGCGAATACGGATCAGTCTATGGTAAACTTGCTGGAGGATATGCTACTATATTAGCAACTCAGGCTATTATACAGACTATAGGTAATCTCTCAGAACCCTTCAGAACAAAATATGCTATACCTTACTCTTCTGATCCTGCATCTGCTTACCAGAGTATCATGGATAGAGATAATGGTTCTAATCCGCTTAGACTTACTCCATATCCTGGAGGATATTTTGAGTATATCAAAGAACTGAATGAGCTTCCTAAGTATTATCTGACTGTAGCCTTTACAGACGTTGGTACTAGCGTAGAATATATGAACCAAGGTATTAAGTTCGTTCCTGTAAGAGACGTAGATAACTACATATCTCTTACGTCTCAGAGACCAATAAGCTTCAAGATCAATGGTGTAAACACTGAGATCAATATAGAGAACTCTGACTATGCTCCATACATCACTACTCATTGGTGGAATACTGGAGCTAATGGTAGCAAGAACATTGGAATAGATATGTTCAGCAATCCTTCAAATAGTCATCTCGTGCTTGCTGGTAGCGGCAATGGCCTGTTTGGTTCTAATGACGATCAGTTCGTAGAACTCTCTTCTACAATCGATCCTTTCGACAAGACATCTGTTACACCTACTACAGATGACCGTCATTGTACAGCAACTTACTTGATGTCTGATAGCATCATTGAAGATATCAAGACAGCTACAGGTATCTCCGAAGACCAATGTAAAGAGGTTATGTTTAACTTCAGAGTTGTTCATATCGCCGAGGACATCGAAGATATTGTATACAAGCTTGATGACAGTAGTCATGGTACAACTTTCACTTCTGAAATACAACTTGATTACTCACAGGATAACGCTAAGTTTCTCATAGGAACCAATCTTGCTACTCCAAAGTACACATTCGAGTACGAGATATCTAACTTTGATGTGGTACCTCACTTCATCAACAACTATGGTGACACAGGTAGAAACTTCTTCTCAGTACGTAAGCTTCATGTAGAGTATCCTCACATGGTTAACTTTGATACTAAGGAAATACTTTATGAACGTGTTACTGTATTCATACTCCAAGAGTTCATTCGTGCTGAGTTTGCCGCAAATGGTAACCCTGGACAGATAATACGTCCTATCAGTGTAGTACAGAATCTTGGTGTAGATGAAATGCACATAGATTCCTTCCGACTCTTTGAGGATAGAGAGTTTACTACAGTAGTAACTAAGACTATGTATGAGGCTTATAAGACTGCTGCAGTGGATAAGACACTCTATTACTACACTGGTCAGGATGATGATGCACATAAGACTTATGGTTGGTACGAGAGATCTATCACACTTCACTTTACTCCTGCATCTCCTGGTTCTACAGATGTACAACAGAACGATGTATTCTATCAAGAGAATCTCGTTCAGCATATATGGAACGCTTCAACAAGTTCTTGGGAGAGTGTTACTTGTGATAGAAATAAGTATATCATAAGACCTAGAGGTGTAAGACTGTTCCCATACTCTGTGGTTCAAGTTGTTCCTTCATCAATAGCATTCTATCAGCCTAGCTGTCCTTATCCAAGAGTACCTAGGATGAATGAGTTCCCTCCTCGTCCAGATACACAGTACGGAATCGACTTCCAGAAGTGGTTTAAGACTATAGACTGTTGGAAACTCTTCGACAGAAATGAGTCTACTGCTCTTGAGAAGATGGCTATGTACAACAGAGGTATCGACGAGAAGTTCATCTATACTGATGCAAGTAAGACTAAGTACAGAAGTCTGTATGATTTCATGTATGATCTCTTTACTAAGGATATAGGTAATGGACAGGGTAAAGCCAAAATCACAGATCAAAATAGAAACTTTGAAACTATCAATACTAAGATGAGCTTCTTTGATGCAAACACTGCGATCACTTGGCAAGCAGAGAACTCATATTCTACAACAGCAATGTATGAGTTCAATGTAACATCAGATCATCCTCATGGTGGTATAGATACATTCCTCAGAGACAAGACTGATCCTACTATAGACTACTCAGTAAATGAGGCTAACAGAATCAATGTGGCTAAAGTTACTACTGGTCTGAAGAAGGTAACTGCACTTTCGCTAACTGATGAGAATGGTGATAAGCTTCTTCTTACTGGTACTGGTGTAGATCTTATTGAAGCTGATACTATCAACTGGAAGGATCTTCTGTTAGGACTTAGTTCTAATAGAAGTATAGACATAGCTGGTCCTCTTGCAGGAATGAAGCGTTATGCTAAGTCTAATCGTAAGTTAGAAGAGCATAATAGACAAGCTACAACTGGTTACGCTATGATCTACAACTCAGACGGTACAAGTACTGGTATGGCTATCGAAGGTTACGATAGATATAACTGGGCTAAGGCGTTCTGGTCAGACTCAATGATTATAGACATCTCTACACTTCCAGCATACTGGTATATCGATGCTAACACTGGATCTATGGGTAAAGAAGTAGATACAATACTTCCTGTTATCTGTCCTATCTTAGGAGCATCATTCAAGGGACTTACTGACATAGCTGCTGACTATCTTACTGGAGATTCTGAGCCTGTAAGGTATGAAGCATTCATGTTTAAGGTAGTTAAACAGTCTCATGATGCTACAGGAATAGCATTCGACGAGGTTAATACTGAAGACGGACTTATAGAAAGATTAGCAGATATGTCGCTGACTGCTCCTATAGTATTCATAGCTGGATATCCAGCTCGTATAGAGATAGACACTGCTAATCACAGATTCTATATCAAGTCTGGATTCCAAGAGATACTCAACAGAAAGGTCTTCTACCACTACATTGCTGAAAGGGAAGAGACTACTGGTTCTGTAGAAGGAAGAAAGGCTCCTCTTGCACTCGGATTCTTCAAGATCTCTGGTCACCATTCATCTTCTGCAGCTTCTAAGATTAGCTCAGTATTCAATACATCGGATACCAAGTTCTCAAATGATTACGTTGATGGTCTTTACTATGCAACGGCGGAGGAAGGAATCCTTAGATCAACTACAAGAGTACTCACATTTAGATGGGATGACACTCTCACTATATCTGGTACTGATGATGGTAAGGTTCCGATATACAATCCTTCTGCTTCAGGATACTCAGGACTCTACACTGACACTACTATTGACAGTAATGATGGTAAGGAGTTCGTTTGTGTATTTGATGCTAAGGGAAGAATCACTTCTATGACCGTTGTAGGAGATGATCCTTCATTCTAAGCGATATTTAGGGGTCTACAATGTAGGCCCCTAAACATTCATATAATATTAACCGCAAAGGAGGTTACACTATGTACAGAGGTATAGACGTCTCATACTTCCAGGGCAATGTAAACTGGAATGCTGTAAAGCAGTCTGGTATTGACTTTGTCATCATACGCGCTGGATATGGTAGACTTATCTCACAAAAGGACAGGAAGTTCGAAGAGTACTATGCTGGTGCTAAAGCTGCTGGACTCATGGTTGGTACTTACTGGTATTCTTATGCTATGTCTGCTGCAGAGGCTCGCATAGAAGCTGACTGTTTCCTTCAGGCTATAAAGGGTAAGACATTCGACTACCCTCTCTTCTACGACGTAGAGGAAGGAAAACAGAGAGGCATTGTGAATGAGATCATTCCTGCATTCCTTGAAAAGGTTAAAGCTGCAGGATATTACGTAGGTCTCTACACATTCTACGACATGTCCAAGGTAATATCCACCCAGATCAAGAACACATACGATGTCTGGATCGCTCATGTAGGAGTAAACAAGACTCCTTATACTGGTCATACTATATGGCAGTATAGCTGGACTCTCAGGATTCCTGGAATCGTAGGAGAAGTTGATGGAGACTACTGCTATGTAGACTACCCTGCAAAGATCAAGGGTGCTAAGCCTGTAGTAGAGCAGCCTAAGGAAGAGCCTAAGACTGTTCAGCAGCCTACTCAGACACCTACAACCAACCCGAATCTTCTCCAGCTCAACAATACTCCTCTCTACACATCGTCTACTGCTAAGAATGCTTCTGGCACCAAGACTGGAACATTCTACAAGTATGATGATAAGGTAGTCAACGGACGTATTCGTATCACCAACTCGGAAGCTAATATAGGAAAGACTCCTATTGGTAACTACGTTACTGGTTGGATAGTTGCTCCTACATCTGCAACAGCTCCTGTCCAGGAAGCTAAGAAGGAAGAGACTGCATCATCAGCACTTACTATAGCAGCAGGTCAGAAAGTTAATCTTTCCAGTGCTGATCTCTACACATCGTCTACTGCTAAGAATCCTTCTGGTAAGAAGTCTGGTACTTTCTATCTCTATGACAGCAAAGTACTTAACGGACGCATCAGAATCACCAATACTCTTAGCAACGTAGGCAAAACACCTATCGGCAATTATGTAACTGGTTGGATCTCAGTATCTGACATCAAGTGACATATATACGGAGGGGGGCAATAGCCTCCCTCTGTCATTGCTGCTCATTACTCCCTCCGTAACCATTCTATAATCACTTTAAAGGAGGGACTGTTTATGTCTATCAATAAGGCTCATAGCTTCATTGACAAGAACGGTAAGGATTCCTTTATCCGTTTCTGTATGAAGCGCATGGGGTATATACCAACACACGGTTTTGACTCATATGAAGATCAGCATGACATTTGTGTTAAGCTGATGGAACGCTACTTCAAAGCCAAATCTACTCCCCAACTTCAAAAGATCATCATTGATAAGCAAGCAAGTCTGTCATTCTTTAGGGATGATTTGTGGGGAATAGTGAGATTGTTCATGTTCATTAAGGGGTATAACATCGGACTTCATTGTGAGTTCGATAAGGACGTGTTCAAGGCGCTACAAGACTTTAGAAAGATTCATTCTATCTACGTCAGACCTCTCAATAGCGATATTGCTGTATCATCAGAGGAATTACTCGCTATCATTGACGTAAAGAAGACAAGTGTTAAGGAATCTGAGTAGTACTTTACACCACTCACAACACTATAGTGAGCGGGATGTTGACGGATTCGTCCCGCTATCGGATTATTTAACACATTCATTTACTCATTTCTAGCTATCGGTTCAATCATGTATTGCCTATTGAGCCCTCGGTTGTCGTTTGGCGTAGCGACATCCAATCTTCAAGTGGTGCTTGATTTGGCTCTACCGAACCCTTCACCCCCTTTGAGGAGGCTTAACAGGCCTCCTCCTCTCTTTTGCCTCAAACTATCTTATAATACGTGCTTAAAGGAGGCATAGATATGAATGAGACATTAGACCTCACTTATATGGGCAATGGACAGCCATTCCCTGATGTAACAGCATACCTTAATAACGGCAACCCTACGTTGTGTTCTCCTAGCTCACCATATGAACTCCCTATGATGCAGACTAAAGACTCAATGGTTGACGTAGACCTCTATAACAGATTCATACATAGTGTTATCAATCTCTTCAGAGGCCTTAGATTCTATAAGAACTATAAAGCATACTTGATGGAGATGGGTCTTGACCACTGTCAAGTACTGCACAATATCGATTCGAACATGGCTACGTTGGAGATGAACCACTGTATTCTTACAATCTTTGACATTACAGTTATGATCACCGAACACTTTCTTAATACCTATGGTTACGTATCGGTACCTCACGTAGTAGCAGAGCTCAGATTCGCTCATGCAAACAACATGGTACCAATAGTTATGATGAGTAAGACAGTGCATCAGCTCTATCATAACGCTGATAACTTTTATACTCACCCCAACCAGGTGTTTGGAAAGTGGACAGAACTCTTCAAGAGATACTATAATGGCATAACTCCAGACATCTGTACTAAGGTGCTCTATTATATACGTACAGCTTACGAAGAGGGAGACTCGGTAGACGATGGTCTTCTCGAAGTAGCTGAAGAAGTAAAGAATTGGAGTGAAAGAACTTATGCCAGCCATATCACTACACTTCCTGCTCAAAGTCCTTATTGTTTTTAGTATGATCTACCTCCTGTCATTCAGGAGTATAGTGAAGAAAGCATTACTAGCATGGGCTAAAAGCAAGGATAGTCAGATAGCACTTGAAAGATACAAGCATATCACCACAATCGACATCGATAACAAGATAGATGAGAAGCTTGATCTTGTAGTAGAGCAATGTTTTGAGGAGTTCACTATCCTCAATATTGCTTACAAGAGTGACTATTATATCAAAGAAGAGGAAGAGATACAGATCAACAAGGACATCTGTACTCTTGTATCGCAAAGACTTTCAGAAGCTCTCTATGAACAGCTATGTATCCTCTACAATGAAGAGGCTATTACCGATATCATAGCTAAGAGAGTATACTTTAGAGTGACCAACTTCGTTATGGAGCACAATGGTCAAACAGGTATATAGGATAGGAACAAGTGAGAGGGATGCACTAGGCATCCCTCCATTTGCGTCATTCGCGCTACCCTCAACATCTCAGTAAAATCAAACTAGAGAAAGGAGTGCACTGCTATGGGCGGACATTACTCGTTTCAGTATGACATGAAGTTTACTGATAACCCCTATATCGACCTTGTTGTCAGAGATACCAAGAACATGGCTATCAACTCCGTAGTCAAGAATGAACGAGATGCTCTCAAACATGAGACACTTGAGTCTCGTAGAAACTCTGATGAGCTGATTCGATACAAGGCTGGTCTTATCAAAGAGTCAGACTATCTCGAAGAAGCTTATGATGAGCTGAACAACTACTATAGACAGCTTAATGGCCAACAGCCATACCCTGAAACAGCAGAGGTAAAAGAATGGATAACCACTCATGACTATCATGGCGTTATCTCTGCAGATGAATACGATGCTCTCATGCAAGAGCTGAATGCTACTAAGTATGTACCTCTCCAAAGATATAAGGATGAAGGCTACATAACTAGAGAAGCAAACCTTACTGTCTTTAACAATGTAGGTATTGGATACTATGATCCTGATACTGGAGATTATGATCCTGATGTGGTAAACAAGTATCAGTACATACATGAGATCCAGAAGGATTACAATGCTGAAGGACCTGATGGTGAATTAGCCAGAAAGATTCTTGACTGGTTAGACCCTGATCTGGATCCTGCAGATAACCAAGCCTGGGAGATCTATAGAGATGTCTCAGAGATTGGTGAGAACTCTAGACGTAATATAAACATACTCGACATCATGAAGCAGGACTATACTGGTCCTGACTTTAAGTATCTTTATCACCTTAGAGAGAAAGCTATCGATCCTTATACAGCTCGTATAGCACCAGACTTCTCACTTCTGTATTGTCCTAAGCCTACACTTAAGTTCGGAGCTACCAATACAGAGTTCCCTATCTACTATAAGTTCCTCCGTTACTTTGACCGTAACAGAGAGTACACTATCACTACTATGTATAGTGATGCTTATGCTGTTGGTAGTGAGCACTATGAAGACGTTCTTATCATCTTCCTTCTCATACAGACGATGATAGATCTCATCGCTGAAGTACAGGAATATATCATCAATAAGGACATCTTCGATTCACGTACTATTCGTTACCTCTTTGAGTCTTATGGTATTGAGTACTATAAAGAGATCCCTATGAACTATCAGATCAAGCTAATAAAGAACATCAATGAGATTCTGAAGTATAAGAGTACTAACAAAAACATCATGGATATCAAGAACCTCTTTGGCAGAGATGACATAGAGATCTTTACATACTGGATTCTGAAGACTAAAAAGAAAGACAGAGCCAACTTCAAGTACTATACTGAAGATGACATAGGACAACCAATATGTCCTGGTAGTAACATACCAGTCACTGAAGACATGATAGGACTTGAGAAGTATTATGAAAACTATGATCTAGCCTTCTTAAGAGTTCCTATAGAAGATCAGAATGCTGATAAGTATATAGAGAATGCTTCTCTCCGTAGGTCATATGATACTATTACTAGAGAAGATCCCTTCTGGGATGGACTCTCTAGAGATGAGATTATGTCTGAAACTGAGAGGGATAACTATCATCAACGTAAGACCAATGAAATTCTTACTCAAGACTTCTCTTGTGAGAGGACTAAGTATATCTGTGTAGACTCTGCTATAGATAGTACAAAGTATCTCTATCAGACTATGTACTTCATGAATATGGTCTTTGATGCTATGACTAATAGTGATGAGATCCTTAGAGCTACAGATGCTCTTATGGTAAACATAGATACATTCATCTCACCTAACCAAGTAAGATTGAATGATCTCTTGGCACTTATGATAGCTCTGAGCTATCTATACAATGGAGTAGAGGCAGACAATATAGCTAGCTCTATGGAAGCTAACATGACTATCAATGGCTTTGACTTCTCTCAAGACTGGAGTCAAGTATATGATAGAATCATAGACCTCTTCAATACCTATTCCAACTACACTCAGCCTGGTACTGGAGAGAAAGTATATCTTGATGACGTACTAGAGAACCCTGAACAGTTCTTTGAGTATGTAGAAGAGGGAGTAAAGATCAGAGAGAATGCATTCCTCTGTGGTCGATACGAACCTAATGCTATAGATCCAGGAAGTAGAATCTTCCAAGACCTTAAGAACCACAAGATAGATGACTTCTTTGAGGGATTCTATGAGATATCATACCTTGATGGAGGAATCATCAAGAAGAAAGCTTACTTTAAGGTACACGATGATGCTACTGCTGAAGGACTTTGGAGTAAAGCTCATCCTACAAGCGTACACAATGCTGTAGTAGCTGGAAAGTACGATCCAGAAGATGTCTTCCCTATAGAAGACACCACTAGATTTGGTCATATCGTTGATATCTCTTATCATCCGTACGAGTTTGTTAGAAACACTGAAGCTGACTTCATGAATGCTTACCATACGAATGATGAAGATCCTACAGCTATTCAGACCATTCAGACATTCGAGAAGCTTAAGGAGATCTACTATACTAATGTAAAGCTCCGTGAGCATCTTGTATACATGATGAAGCATGCTGAGTCTAAGAAAGAATACGATGTCTATAGAATACTCTATGAGTCATTCATGGAGACTCAGAATGACTTCACTTTCTTTACTGTAGATGAAGAGGGTACTCCTCATGTAGCTGAGACTTACTATGAGTTCCTCAGTGATCGTGATGCTCATCTTGCAGATATACTCAATACTGCTAGAAACTATAGTTCTATAGATGACAGACGTACTTACATTAACCAAGTGTGCGAGTATGTTGTCTATGCGCTTGAGGCATACTTTGACTCTAGTGAGTGGGTATACCTCTACAATCTTATCCCTTCACATAACCAAGAGTATGTAAGAGACTGGATTGTTAAGATAATCAACTTCTTCAAGTCTTGGAAGACACAACTCATTGATACATCATCTGTATTCTCTATAGATGATGATTCAGATACTACAGGTAACCGAGTACACATACTCGATAACCTTAACAAGAATGGAGCACACTTCTTCTTCGAGAAGTGTTCGACATATGACACTCCTGTATTGAAGTCTACCTTTGGCTTTAGAGACAAGGTTGACATTACAGAGAGAGTTAAATTCTTCCGTAAGTACTCATACTATCAGACTACAGAGCTTGACTTCATCTATGCTATTGAGAATGGCGAAGTTCGTCTCATCCGCTATATCTCTAACTACAACAAGATTAGACTCCCTGAAGAGATTCAGGGCTATCCATGTACAATGATAGATGCTACATGCTTCATGGCAGATGTAGTAATAGAGTGTGAGATTCCAGACTGTTACCGTACAATCGTATAAGGAGGTATACTAATGAATAAACAGATACACGCCTTTGATGTAGAACATAAGACAAGTGATGCTGCTGCAATCAAGGGTACAGACATTATACTTAAAGAAACTGGTACTGGTAAGATTCTCTTCAGAGGATCAAACAAGGTACTCGTCTCAGGATCAGAGATAGCTGCTAAGAAGGCTATACTCTTCGATCCTACATTCGACCCCACATCGTATGATGAACAGTTCGCTGGCATAAAGAGCTATGACTATGCTTTCAGTACATATCATACAGCATTCAATGAGCCTAATGATAAGAGACTCATGGGTTCATCAGACACAACTAATCCTCTTAGTGTATTCGGTGGAGACTCTGGTACAGTATATGCCAATGCATCAGATGCACTCAAGACAGTATATGAATACTTCACTAAGAGAATCTGTCTCTTCGCTGTTGGTTTTGACGGATGTGGTATAGATAACTCAAGAGTATTCAGAGTGTCTAATACCAAGTGGATTGCTCCATATGGATATACTAACTACACTATCATCGATGATCCTGGCATGATCAATGATGAAGCAGTAGACAACTGTCTCGTACCGTTTAAAGTAAAGGCAGCCAACAGTGACCTTGGAGCTACAGATAGAGGAATCTACTTCGGTCGTTGTACTACAGGTACATCACCTAATCAGTTGATATCGTACTTCTTCAAGGCTTTCGATACAAACCCAATCATTCACTATAGATGGGCAGATGGTTCTGGCATCATTGACTCTGCTACAGATATCTTCAGAAGCGATAAGATCTCTGATGCTGATGTGGTAGTAGAACTTCATATGACTATCTCTGCATCAGATTGTAGAGAGTACTTCAAGAACCTTGATGCTCTAAGTTCTGCTAGAATCAACAGCATCTCACTTTGTACAGCAGTACCATATCTTGGTAAGGATGCTTCGGGAGATGCAGACTACAAGAAGTTCTATCAGGACATCAGACCATTCACCAAGTTCAACTTCCCTAATGAATCCCTCTCTGACACTTCTAAGGGAATTGAAATCTCCTACTACTTATACTTCTAAAAAAAGAAAGTTGTAGTGGAAGAGAGAAACAGGGGACTCATACGAGTCCCCTGTAATTTTCCTCTAAGAAGGAGATAAACTTCTTTACTTCCTTCCTTATCAGCTTTTCTTCCTCTGGCTCATCCTCAGATAAGCATTCGATTTCTTCTTCGAAATCGGAGAGCCTGCTCATGAATGAGTCATTCTTAATTCTTGGGTTCTCTGACACTATGATATAAACCTGATACATCGTGCGCCAGGTCTCTATTATCATTCCGCCGTGTTCGGCGATGAAACTATATACAGTTTCATCATCATTAGCTGTATAAGCCTTGAGTACATCATACAGCTCTTTTACATATTTTGGTGCTTTTATCATATAAAGTCCTCCTTCTACCAAACAGATCCGTTTGGCTTTGTATACCTTAATGATATGCAACCAACCTTCAGTTTAACGATAACAGATAGTCGGTGGGATTGCTCCCACCGACATTATCTTATGTTCCGAATGCTTCACCTGGATCCATCTTGATATACTTATCTGTAGAGTCATGGAAAGCTTTCATTGATATCAGCTTTACACATGATGCGAGCTGAGGAGATGCTGTACCGACATTCTTTACTCCAAGTAAGTAGAAGAGATCTCCAGCACACTTGTTACAGATCTTCTTACCCTTACACATAGAAGCGAATCTCATCTTTACAGTCTTACCTCTATACTTATCCATATTAGTACTATCGAGACGAACCAGTTTGCTCCCCTCTACGATGTATGAGTACATCATCATTCTCATACGTGTATTATCGAGGGTTATCTGGATAGTCCTCGTGGTACCGCAATCTGAGCCTTTCTCGTCAAGTACGACGTGCTGGGTTGCACCCAAGAAGAGCTTCTCAGAGTAGCCTCCTGCAGCTGTATTCTTTGCACGAGCATAAGGACCTGCTGCAAGAGAGTTAGCCATAGCAGAATAGTCTTCCTTACTTACACCTTCCATATAGTTAGAAGTGATAAGGTTGTAGCCCTTAGTAGGGTCTGCATCTTTCTGAGCTCCCTTGATGACATACATGTTCTTGAAGTTGTTACCCCAGTCTGCACCAGCACCAGAGTTGATACCATCCATACAAGGATCACCATCAAGCTTCTCTTTACAGTAGTCAAGCAGCTCTTTCTCAATCTTGTTCATTGTAAGAGCATCTCCAGCAGCGAGTTCTTTCTCGTACTTCTTGAAGAGCTCTTTCTTCTTAGGCTCTATAGTTTTACCGATAGTAAGCATTGCCTCTGATGTAGTAGGACAGATGATGGTACTGTATGGCATCATCTTCTGCATAGCATCAATCATTCTCTTATATTGAGGAACAGTGAGTCTCTCTTCCAGTATAGCATAAGAGAGTTTTGTTAGAAGGCCCTTAATGACCTTCTTTGTTACAGGTACATTGATGTATCCAGATTCTTCGAACACTCCACTCCATGATAGACATCCCTTATTGAAGAGCCAAGCTCCGATAGTAGTAGTGAATACGTTCTTGTTGTTATGGAAAGTTCCCTTCGGAACCTTGAACCAATCGTATGGGTGGAATCTTACCTTACCGTTGAACTCTCCGAAGTACTCCATTGCTATAGATAACTTCAGACAATCATGATCACTCAGATTCAGTATCTCATCGAGATCTTCCTTCTTAGTGATCTCCTTAGCGACACGTTTGACAGCCATGTATAGACCTCCTTGTTTCAAATTCATTACTTAATTGTTCAACCAGTCAATAATGGTTAGACTTACATACTATAGTACCGTAAGGAGGTAGAATTATGGCGACAGTCGAACTGATTTTCGAGGATGGAGAAGAACCCAAGAAGCCGCAACAGCAAGGGTATGTTCTTCTAAGTTCTGTAGACCAAGCTACGAGAGACAAGATGCTCTCTAACTATAAGCCACCTAATATAAAGAAAGAAGAAGATGAAGAACCACCTGAGATAGTGAAGTCTAAGGTGATAGTCATCAATAGTATCAAAGTTATTGCTGAACAAGATACAGAAGGTAACTTTACCTTTGAGATCAAAACAGAGTTCGGCAAGTTATCAGACGGCTCCTCAATCGAAGGCATCGATATCACTGCGAACGAGGATATCGAGTTCGATGAGAATATGACGCTAAAGAAGTTAAACACAATCGTTCGTAGATGTGGAATACTTGAGAAGTATGGTGAGTACTTCGTTCCCGATCCAGAGATCGTAGTAAACTCATACGAGATCTCAGTAAAGAAGCAGTATAGATTCTTCGAAGAGTTCAACGATGGTATTCAGACTGTTAGTGAGATCTTCGAGTAGTAGGAAGTTATGGAACCCGTAACGATTCTATAATATAACACAAGGAGGAATCTAGCCCATGTTAAGCGACTACCAAAGATACGAAAAGAGGACAACTCTTTCCGTAATACCCGTATCATCAAATCCCAAAACAAGACAACAGTATAGATATGAGACGTCTCTTGAACTAATAGACCTTGATAAAGAAAGAGAAGCTGACCTTATGAGAGGCAAAGGTATGATCATCGAGAAGCGTCAGGATATCAAGAAAGACCTTAAGTCAGACAAGAGTATCTTCTCTTCATTCTTCGGTCCCACACTGAATGATCAGGATGCATACTCTAACCGTTACAGATGCAAGTGTAATCATCTCAATGGTAGATTGCACTATGGACAGATCTGTGAGTTCTGTCATCAGCCTGTAGACTATATGGGTGATGACTTCGAGAAGTTTGGATGGATCTGTATAGACGAGAAGTATTGTCTGATTCATCCTAATATGTTCAAGTCTATCTCTGCATTCATTGGTGCTAAGGAGTTTGATGCAATCATAGACAATGATGATAAGATAGATGTAGATGGTAAACCTATTGAGGTGAAGCCTAGTAAGAGTAGCCCATTCGTAGGATTGGGTATACTTGCATTCCGTGATCGCTTTGACGAGATCATGGAGTTCTATAGAAACAAACATGTTAAGAAACCAGAGAAGATGGAGTACTATGAACACATCATGAAGTATAAGGACATTGTGTTCACTCACTCTATTCCTGTATACACTACACAGTTGAGACCGTTCAATCTTGACGACAGTCAGTTCAACTTTGACGGTAACAACTCTCTATACAATATACTTGCAGCTCAGGCTACAAGAGTCAATCGTAACCAGCTTGTCTCTAGACGTACTGGTAAGCCTGCTAAACAGATCCTATATAGAATGCAGTCTAAGTGGATGGAGATCTATGCAGATCTCGAGAAGCAGCTCTCTCATAAGAAGGGACTTGTACGTTCTACTATAGGTGGTAGATATAACTTCTGTGCTAGATCGGTAATCGTTCCGAATAGTGATCTTGAGATAGATCAGGTTATACTTCCATATGCAACTATGGTAGAACTCCTTGAGTTCAGAATAGTTAATATCCTCTCAAAGACTATGCCTCGTCACATTGCATATCAGAAGTGGTTCATGGCAACTATCAATCCAAGCAGAGAGATCTATGACATTATGATGAACATAGTTAACTCCGAGTATGTCGGAGTACTTATCAATCGTAATCCGTCTATCTGGTCTCTGTCAGTTCTTCAGATGCAGGTAGTAGGAATCCACTTCGATTCATATGCTATGTCCCTGCCACTTGAGATCCTCTCTGGACTCAATGCAGACTTCGATGGCGATACTCTGAACTGTATGTACATCATCAATCAGGAGTTCCTCAAGGCATGTATGGAAGTATTCAACCCACGTTACGTTGGACAGATCTCCAGAAACACTGGTCTGTTTGAGACTAATGTATCTCTTCAGACTAACAATCTCATCTGTCTCAACAGCTTTGTTAATCTGTCTATGGATGCTTATGATCAGAATGATCTCGATGATATTCAGGCTTGTCTCGATCTTGAGCCTAAGGTTGCATAGATGTAAACAGACCTAATGGAAGGGATGGCTCGTTCCATCCCTTCTTTTTTGTTAACATATGAGTAAAATAGCAGCGGTGCTGTTATGAAATTCTCCTTTTGATGAGTATACATATACTCCAAACTAATCAAGAAAGCGAGGTAAACACACTATGGCAATGCCTAAGAACAAAGCAGTTGAGGTTGTAAGAATAGCTGCAGACCCTAAGATGGCTACTGACCAGATCAACGATGCTATCAAGGCTATCGAGGATGCTGAGGGTACAGATGTTACAGTAGAGGCTCTCTACTCTGACACAGTGATCCTTACCTATGCTCCTGCTGGTGCTGAAGCAAAGGAAGGCGGTTCAGATATCGACGACAATGGCGGCGATGACAACGGCGATGACAATGCTGATGATAACGGCGGCGAAGGCTAATCCTTAACAGAACACACAGTCCCCAGGGCAAACGCTCTGGGGGCTTCTACTGACAAAAAAGAATTGCCCGAGGAGAGAACCACTCTCCTCGGACTGTCATGTTTTTTGTATTTGAGAACCTATAGTTTGTTACGTGTGATTGGGTTTCTCTCTTAGTGCTTGTGCTTGTTTCAATACGCCGAATTAGCGTATCCTATAACTGTCTCTGCATACCAGCTGTAGCTTCCTGCAGCGTGGCCGTAGTAGCCAGTATTATAGCCTGCCAATGCATCATAAGTAGAGCCATTGCCGTAATATCCATAGGCTCCGCTAAGGCAGTAAAGTGATATCTCCAAATTCTGGTATGGGTCGGAAGCCCAATCCCAATAGCCATTACCAGTGGAGTTGTTGTAGCTCTGAGCAGCTACTGGTGTGATACCGCATAAGTTTGCACATGCGGTTCCCATTGTTGACTCTGCCATCATGACACCGTACATGACAGAAGGGTCTATTCCATAGTCTGCACAGCGGTCATAAAGATACTGTGCATCAATCGGACTATTGAAAGTCCATCCGTTAATAGTAACGGATCCATTGCCTCCTATGATCTGTTCATTATAGTTCTGAGGCTCTGGATGTGGTTCTGGAGCTACTGGTTCAGTCTCTACCACCTGTTCGGTTGTTGTAGCTACTGTAGTAGTCTCTGTGGTTGTGGTGGATGTAGTCGAAGTAGACGTACTTGTTGTAGTCTTCTTCGTGGTTGTTGATGTAGAAGTTGTCATAGTGGTTGTTGTTCTACACTCTGTAGAAGTAGTAATAGACTCACCTTCTGCAGTCACCATATCGTTCTTAGTATCGCTACTGAAAGTTACCAGCAGGACTATGACTGATACGAGTGCTGCTACAAAGATAGTAGCTATCACCCTTCTATTCTTTCTTGCATCCATATTCATTGTCAATCTCTCCTTTCAAGATTGCTTGGTTCTCAAGGATACATGACAATAATATATAGTTGTAGCGTCAGTTAAGATACAGATAGTCCCCTACCCGTTAAGGTAGGGGACTCTGTCGCTTCATTCTTCATTCTTCTTTTCCTGATAGTCTGCATAATCAAGTACAGGGATGATCTTGAGACTTTCATCTTTCATCACTTCGATGATAGATTCCATCTCTTCCTCCGTTTTCGTTGTAGCGAATTCAGAGATGATGATACCAAGCATGTTATTATCATCATCATATAGTGCAAGGAATCCTGCCGATAACACTCCAGCCGACTTAAGCATATTCTTAATAGCTGGGAAGCGGTCATCTTCCTCGTTGTTAAGTATATACCCAACCTGGCTAGAAACAAGATAACTTATACTCTTGTCGAATGTGCTCAAAGGTAATCCTTGGTGTTGTAGGACTTTTCTTGCGACTAATGTTCCCCGTTTCATGACTTCTGTTAGACATGATATTTTGATGAATGGTAGACCGTGACTAGTGTTAGTACCATTATGAAATACATACACTGACGTTCTATCTGCATTCAACTTGTCCGCTAGAACTTCTAATGTGGATCTGATAGGGATAGACATCTTGATAAAGATATCGACGAGCTCTTTATGCTCTTCTTTATCTTTCGTCTTCTCTTCTTTGGAGCTTGCTAGATTGTCAAGGATTGCCTCGAACATCGTTTGGTTCTGAGTCTGAATTAGATTCTGAGTCTTCTGATAGGACTTCAGCATGATTACCATCACAGCAAGTATTATCACTAAGAACACTGCAGCTATAACAATCAATGCACCATACCTATTTATCAACTCAGCGTACCTCTCGACAGTATCTGGAGAGGTTGCTTCATTAGCAATTTCAGTTGTTGTAGACATTTGACACTTTCATCTCCTTTCGTAGATTATAGTATAGTTCTGACAGTAAAGTGTGGGTGGATTTCTCCACCCACATCATCGTCATGATTTAAACAATCTCCACCAATCGTCGTCTCCAGCTTCTTTGTTGATATTGTAGAGTCTCTGAAGTATGACATCGTTTCTAGGATACTTTACACCTACGAAGTCATCTTCATCCATATCGCTTGTAGATACTGGGAAGAGAGTCTCTAGCTTATCTATAGGAAGATTGTAGAGCATCCTGTCAAGTATAGACAACTTGTTGTAAGACTCAAGAGACTCGAATGGAACTATGTTTACTTGATCTGGTGAGTGAGAGAGTCCATCCTTAGAGAACACGAAAGAGTTGATCTTGTAATTATCCTCGAAGTTGAGAAGCTGTATAGGATAGTGCTTAGTCTCTTCATTGTTTAGAATGTCAAGAGGTTGCAAGAACTTAGTGATTCTCATGGTAGATGTAGAGACATCGTAGATATGGTCTATATCCACCTTCTTACCATTGACAAAGATAAACATTGAGTTCTTATTGCTGAAGTTATAGAGTGGAGTAGTAAGTTTGATGAAACCCTTCTGATCTGCAGGGAGATAGTTGTATGATTCAAGATTTGAATAGTCTTCTATTATACCTTCTATCTCAGGCTCTGGTGTCTTGTATTGACCGAAGTTCTCTACATAGCTATTGATATTAGTAAGTATCTCTGGTATGTAGAAGATATCGAGAGAGTCACCCTCTTGAGCATTAGGTGTATCTATATAGATCTCATACTTAAAGAGAGGTGTACCATCTACAGGTCTAGACATTACACTACCATGAGGTATAAGACGTCCATTCTTGAAAACCATGAACTGGTCATCGTTTACACAAGTAATAAACTCTTCTGGAAGTTCTATTCTGTTAACTTCTTGAGTTACGTCGACGTGGAAGTACCTAAACTGGCGCTTTGAGCACAGTGTAATATCCGCAGGAGCGTTCAATTCATCATTCGCGGGTAAAGTACCTGTTCTCTTGTTCAAACCGTCTTGTAGCCAGAATCCACCTATACCAGACCACGCAAATGCGTAAGCTCCTATAGACTCAAGAGTAGTTGGTGCGTAGAAAATTATAGTTAATGCTGTACATCTAGCGAATGCATATGCATCTATAACTTTAAGTCCTTCTGGGAAGTAACCATCTGCTTCTCCATTATAACGTCCTATTTGTTCAAGCTTAGTACAGTCTTGGAAAGCAGACATACCGATATATTCAAGAGAAGATACATTATCCTCATGCTCGAATCTGACTCTACGAAGTCTTTGACAATCAAAGAACGCACAGTTCTCTATTCTCTTGATAGACTTAGGTAGATCAATGTTTCTTAGAACGTTAGTTTGAGCGAATGCATAAGGCTCTATCACTTCGAGTGTGTCATCAGCATTGATAGTTATAGACAGTCCAGTAGGAGCTGAACTCTTTATATACTTAACGTATCTGAAAGCTTCTCTTCCGATAATATGAATCTCTTCAAGATTGAATGTAGTAATCGTGGCTCTGAGAGACAGAACGATATCAACGAACTCTTTAGTCAGTGTGAAGTTTGAACCAGCACCATAGACGGTAAGTTCGTTGACATTGTTAGGGATAGCTTCTCTAATCGCTTCTTCAGAAGCTCCACAATATACTCTTGCAGTTGCCATATGTATTCACCTCCTTATTCTTCTTCTTTGTGTATGGTATAGTAAGCAGGAGGATTTTCTGCAGCACAAAGAATATGGTTGATATTAGTACCATAGAACCAGCTATTGTCTTTAGCTACCTGTATGATACCATGTACATCTCCTTCAAAGACTGTATGGCTATTACTCATCTTGGAGCAGAATGCAAAGCAGTGAGAGCCAAGACCTGGCTTAGCTTTATACTCAGCCATTCTATCTGGGTTAGGATCATTGCTAGAGAAACGTACACTTCTTGAGTTGAGGAAGTTGCTTATGAGTGGTTGAATGAAATACTCTCCACCACCTTGACGAGATACTCTATGAAGACCATTGAGTTTGTAGTCCTCCATATACTTGAATACACCATAGTAATTATAGGTAGGATCGTTATGGTGAGCTTCATATGAATAGATATGATAGTAGAGAGGATACTTGGTTACAGTAAACTGAGCATCAGTGTTCTGCTTGATTCTCTCTTTATATGGGTTAGTGTCGATGATGTTTGTCATTACCATGAGGTCTTCTGGTGCGAATACAGAAGTATCGCATCCGATTACCTTACCCCAAGTAGTTTGACCCATTATATGTCCAGCACTGCAGTACATAGTAGCACGATTATCGTCAGTGTTGTTGTGATAGCTTGTCTTGACGACATCGTTGTTTACATTACGGAACCATACGAACTCCCATATATCATTTGGGTTGTTAGGACAGTCATTTATCCTATCCATCTCGAAGAAGATATCGAGACCATCTTCACGTATAGTGTTATACTTAGAATAGAGAAGGCCATTCTTAAAGAGCATAAGCTTAGACTCTCTATTACCACTATTTACCATAGGTACTCTAAGAGTAGAACCATCATCTGGATCCATATAGATCATAGACTGCATTTCAGCTCCAGTCTTAGTATAGCTAAATGTAGGATGGATGATAGACTTCTCTATCTTATCAGGGTCGTATCCAATGATGTAGTCTGTAGCTTCATAGAGATCTCTGAAGTAGTCATTGTAATCTCTGTACTTAAAGTCGAACACTTCTTCCAGAAGACCAATGTTGTTGATGATGAGATCCATATTATCTCCATAGACAAACATCTCTGGAAGATTCTTACGGAGACACCATTCATCAAGAGCATCAGGATTGAAAGCTGCTACGAAGGCATCATCTATGACAGCACCGATAGTGTCTTTAACTATCTGAGTATCTGTAGAGAACATTTCGTCTGCTATCTCGTGAAGCTTAAGCTTAGTCTCATAGTTCGTATACCAGATGAACTCGTCTGTAGGAGTAGATCCTTCTTCCATGTTGTCGAAGTGCATGATATCCATATGAATCTGCCATACTGGATCCTGAGCAAGGTCATAGATACGATCTATGAAGAGTTTGATGTTTGATTCTAATGTCGCTACATAACGTTCATAATCTTGGTTAACAAGAGTCTTGTTCCAGAGTCTCATAACGTTATCTTGGTCATATACTACTTTCTTGTTGTAGAAAGCTCTGAAGTACATACTGTTGAGTGAAAGAGGTCTAAGCTCTTCACTGTTATAGTATCTCTCTACATAGTCTATAGTATCAGGATTCACCTTGACATTAACATGATTGAATGGATGCCATGTAAGATCTATGAGATCAGTATTATCGAACTGAGCGATGACACCTCTAGCACCAGTATTATCTTTACAATCCTTAGTGAAGAAGAATGAGAAGACATTAGACCTCTTGATCTTGTTCTCATAAGGAAGATTGCTTGTGGAGAACTTGTAATTGTAGTACAGAGGATTCATGGTTGTGTTAGACTTACGAAGGGCATCAAACTTGATATCAAAGTCTTCTACGTATATATCGTCATGTACTGGGTATATAGCGTAAAGAAGATAGTTGTAAGCTGACTGTCTCTGATTACTTGTACGATAGATGTGATCACTCCAAGTGTCATCAAATCCTTTCCAACAGAACAGATCATACTTACCTTCTATCATACTATCATTCCAGTTATTAGGTGTGAGATAGTATACAGGGAACGGGAATCCGACACATCTAATGTAAGGCTCATTAGACACTATATTCTTGAGATTGGTAGTTCTAACTACAAGAGTTACGTAAGTATCTCTTTTGTCTGAAGTAAATACTACGTTATGCCAAGCAAGTGGATGACCGTCTATGAAGAACAGGAAAGGGGCAATAATATCTCTTCTCCAAAGTTCCTCTTGTGTGCAAGGTATTCCAGTATCAATGATAGTACCAAGGGCAAGTGGTGTATCGCCATCTATTAGAAGGTCTTCTTCTTGAGCTGCCGTGGGAGCTATATCAACGAGGAAGTTATCATTGAGTTTAGAAGCCTTAATAGCTTTGTTGACATCGAAGTCGAATACGTTTGCCTTAAGACTATTGAGAGTATCAAGAGTACCCTCATCATTCTCATCTACTGGTGGTATTGCATAGCTGGATACTATATGAATAGTACCATTGATGAACTTCAGAGAGTGCCCTTCATGCATAGCTTCAAGATTCTCTGTGTTGTTCATATATGGATTGAAGTTAAGACGATAAGTGAATCTCTTAGTAGTCATAACTTCGCTACTAGCCACAAGGTCCTTATCATTCATGATATGGTCTTCTACTACAAATGTAGAAGCGTCTGGAACGAATGTACCACTATCCTCAGAGTTGACTCTCATGTGGAGTGTATCATCGTTTATTCTCGCTGATACTGGCTCCTGAATGTAGAAAGGAACCGCATTAGAGTTATGATAGTCGTTCCATGTTTCTGTGCATGTTCTAAGTCTCTCTATAGTGTGTCTATAGAGATTGTTATAATACGAGTCTACCTGCTGTATAGGCTGTTGATTGAACAGATGACTAGTACTACCGAGCTCTTCGTAGTTGTTTGTAGTATCTGAAGGGTAGTTATAGTCTTCGTATATAGCAGGAAGCCCGTTCAAGGGAATATCCCTTGAACGAGCAGACACGTCTCTTATGAAATTGCTCATACTAAAACACTGCCTTTCTCAATAACAGATTTTGTATATGATACGAGAACGTTGCCGATTACCTTTTCGATTGTCTTCTGGTTGTTCATGTAAGCACCAGTATATGCATCAGTCAGCATAGCTGAGAATGCAGGGAAGTACTCCATAGCAAACGGTGTGTTTGAACCATAGAGGAACATCCACTTGTCCACGATGTTATCTATCTTGAGGCTAGGAGCCTTTATAGATCTAGAGAGACAGTCAATGAAGAACTTGAGGTTGATGAAGTCATCTTCCTCGTCTATGCTAGCGATGATCATATCCTGTTCTCTTTCAGAGAGTCCGCAGATCTTACCAGCTACACGCTTCATATTTGTGTCAAAGTTTTTGCAGAGTATGTTTCTTACGAAGTAGATGCAGCAGAGATACTGACACTTACTCTTAGTTGACGGGATAGCAGATATCTTAGTGAGATAATCTACTACATGTGTCATAAGACTAGAGAAAGCATTCATAGCCTGCTCAACGATGGTTACAGTGAGAATCTTATCTTCTGCCTTGTGGTAGATAAGAGTTACCATAGCATTCAGAACGTCTGCTATGAGTATGTCGATGTTACGACACTTGAACTCATTGCTTTCACGGTCTCTATATACAATACCAGTAACGTCTATGAAGACCTTAAGGTCATTAGACTTGCTTCTGATATCCTTGCAGCAGAATACACGGAACTGAGTGTTGATAGGCTTTCCGTCTTTAGCAGAAAGAAGGATAACGTTCTTAGATGTAAGAACTTTAGTGAGTGCAGGAGAGAGCTGTCTCTTCTTGAACTCATACTTTACGTCGTCGAATGAGCTGTCCATTACAGGGATCTGCTCAGCGTTCATGATGAACTTAAAAATTTTCTCCTCATAGGGAAACTTGTTATATAAGTAGGTTGTACCATAGTTCTTAGGCATGTTAAGCCCTCCTTTACGAGATTTGATTATTATAAAGTTCGGTCAGTAGTGATCTAGTCCGTCCAGGTAACATAATGGTAAGGGTTGAAAGAGTTCATGTGTACTTCCTTTCTAAAAAAATAAATGGGACGGGCTAGAGCGTTATGCTCTAGCCTATCCTTCGCGTCGTTTTTAGTTATCCATATACATTGCTTCACAAGCATTGGAAGCTGTAGGGATCTCGTGTTCGTCTACGTCTACCTTGGATACTTTATCATACTCCATACTTGAAGGAAGCATGAAATCTTCCCAAACGATTCTATCGAGAAGAAGTAACTCTTCACAAGTAGGATCAGACTTATATCTTTCTTCAACCCAAAGTATAAGCTTTGCCCAGCTTATCGTATCACCAGGATTGAGAAGAAGATCGATGTCTACAATACTGAGTGTGTTAGCTGTATCGACGAATGTAGATGACCAAGAGTGTCTCATAGCATCATGCGGATTCTTGCAGATATCTTCTATCATCTTAAGGTATCTGAATATCCCCAAAGGCTCACTCTCTCCAGGATGATTATGAGCTATAAGAGACTCAATGGCTTTGATATAGTTATTAGAACCATGAGTATGTATAGAGTCAAATCTCTTGATTATTGATGAGAGGTATCCGCTACCGCCAGTGTGTCTTGTGATCTTTACTATATACTTTCTATCACCATCGAGACAAGGATTGTCTACTCTACAGTACACCTTAAAGTCTTCTGTTTCGATAGTGTATCTAGAGTATTCAGGGTCATCTTCAATACACTTTGAGTAAGCATGTTCACTGCAGCGATTGTAGTATGTACACTTATAGCTGTAGTGATCAGCACCACATTCTTTGAGATTCTCATATGCTATCTTGATGGGCTGAGCGACATAATCGTTCAGTTCCTTATCGAATCTCATTTCAGCTCTATAAAGTGCCCATATTGAGCTGTGATTTGTCAGGTAGAAGTATTCTTTAGCAGGCATACCATTCTGATCACCTTTTATGTAATAGATATTTACATCATAACATGCAATGTTTACAGCTCTCTCTATAGCGTTCTTCATCTCTTCATCATGTTTCATTATACTCCATGTAAGCTTCATAGCCTTTCCGCTAATAGCAAACTCATACTCATCATTGCCGTCTGCTAATGTCTTATAAGAAGCACTACCATTTTCATTAGTTGTTATATAGCCAATCTGTTTGCTATGATGAATAGCTTCAATCTTTCCATTCTTTTTGACGATAGTAGAACCAAAAGCATCGTCACCAGAATGAGAAACTTCTATATTCTTACCGAGCTTAAGGAACTTTAAACCAATAATCTCGTGGTTTTCAACCTCTGCGATGATACTGCGATCAACAGAGATTAACTGACGATTGACATCTTCGTATCTCGAAGGTACCACTTCTGATGATATCTCGGGGAGCAGTTTGAACTCTACATCTTTGAGGAAAGGATTGTTGTCATTGGTAAGAATGCACTTAAAGCGCTTACCATTACTAAAAGGAGATTCTGTGTAACAGTTTCTCTTTATCTTATATCCTTTGATTCTATTGGGATTTTTTAACTTCTTAGAGAACTTGCTGTGGTTGTCGGGAAGAATTGTTGTACCAGACATTCTTGTTTCAACAAGTCTTGTAGTCTTTCCTTCATGGTTTCTATCATAGAGGTTAAGTTCCTCTGTTTTGGAAAGAGGAGATGTTGACGTTGAATGTCTGATATTAAAGAGCGGCTCACACTTATACCAGAATGTCGATCTGTTAGGGTCAAGTGAGTCTATGCTGAATTCGAAGTTGTAGCTTTCATGATACTCCTTCATGTTAGGATCTAAGTCAACAGCGATGGTAGCATTAGCTGTTGTTCCGTCTGTGCGTCCTTCTATCTTAATTTCGATCATTGTAATTACCTCCGTTTATATTGAAGTCTTGAACGCGTTTATTATGTTCAGACTTATACCAAGAATCTGAGAGATGTATGTCTTCTTGAGACCATCTTTGAGCATCTCTCTCATAACTGTTAAATCCGTGCTCTTCTTATAACATTTGTCGAAGTCTCCAATGAGAACTCCTATGTAGTCATCAGTTTCTACCGATATACCTACATCTTTAACTTTGTGATGCTTTTCGAGAGTGATGGACCTTACGCTGATAACTGTGTCGGGGTCGATATCCATCACCGTGCAAGCAGCAAGACCACGTCCAAATATATCAGCCATCGTAGTCCCCTCCAAGTTTACGTTCGCATGCTTCTCTATGCTTCATCTCAGCAGACTCTTTAGTTATATTGAGTATCTGAGCGATCTCTTCATATGAGAAGTCATTGTATTCCATCGACCAGATCATATCAAGAATGTCGCCTTTGTCTATGGGCCATTCCTTTGCCCATCCCGTAAGGGTGTAGACGGCGTAAGTTCTCACGCCGTCTTTATTATAGTACTCAAGAATTGTACCTACAAGTGTAGGTCCATTGTTGCCAGGAATGTTTCTATAAAGGTTCTGAGTTCTAATGAGATCGTTGTGACCTATCTTCATGAACTTAAGAGCCTCATTAGTACGCTCAATCAAAGTTTCCATCAAAAGTCATCTCCTTCACCGTCTTCTTCTGGGAACAGCTTATCTACACGTTCAATCAATGCTTTAGCCTCTTCTTTAGGAAGTATGAATGAGTTGAAATCGATATTATTGAAGAGCTGTAAGTAACGTCTGAGTCTTTCGTCTTCATAGAAATACGATCCACTTTGACGAACCCAGCTATCAATCTTACAAGGATCCATCAAGTTGTCTATGATGTCGTTCATTCTGAAGTAGGTAAAGTTGAACTTCCCGTATGGTAAACTTGTAACAGGTATAACCATTGTTGAATGATCCATTGTTGTTTCTATAAGACTATTGAAGAATGTATAGATAGACTCTGGAACTGGAACAGTTATCCTGCTCTCGTTCTCGGTATCTATGTAAGCATCAACAGCGTCAAGATACTCATTGAAATCGATTTCACCTTCTATGACATCGCTTAAGAACTTAGCTATATCATGGTACTTGTTTATCATTGATTCTATATTGACCTTGAATAACGTTTTGTTTCTGTTATCATGATCAAGATAGATGATCTCTTTCGTGACAGTAGTATTGCCTATTCTGTTTGTGATCTTGACGTTCGACTTATCAGGACTAGTCTCTGTCATTGTTTCATATACGACCTCTTTAGCCCATACTGGTATAAACGTATCATAACAGTTCTTCACTTCAATATACTTACCATCAGCTTGTGTGTATGAGTACGCTATATAGATCGGCATAGCACATTTATTGTAGAATGAATTGTACTTCACTTCATTGTCATCGGTATACGTAATCTGATAGTAGCTACAAGAATTGTTCAGCGTTGATATCTTTCTGACAGAGAAGAGAGATCGCTTATTGAAGACATGATTCTTGATCTCCTCTGGAATGAATTCATTCATTGCCCTTTCATAGATCTTGTTTACAATGAACTCTTCATCCTTTGAAGCAAATGGATTGCACGAAGTGAATCCATCTTCTTTTACAAATCCAATGACACCATTCGTGCATACATCACTGTTGACAGATCGTTCAATGTTAGTGTATGAAAAGCGATTACCGATTGGATCGCTATAGTACTTTACCATGGTAGTAGATATGTTATACATAAATTTGTCTATGTCTAATGATACCCTATTACCACCGAAGTCTACAGCCCATATATTGCCTTCACGATTGTAATGTACATCTATGTGTATGTCATCCAAGTTAGCACTGATCTTGCCGATATCTCCATTTTCGTAGTATGATGCATATACTGAAGGAAGTGTAGTTACAGATTCAGAGACATACTTATTAGTATTACCCTTACTACGCTTATGATATGATACACCTGTATAACCCTCAGGTGTTCTGTACTCTCCTGCTTCTCCTGTTTCGTACATACTACGATCTATAGGTCTATTGAAGCAGTAGTCCTGTTTGGTTAGAGTTCTACCTCTAGTTAGATTGCAGTGTTCATGCTCTTCGAAGACATTTTCAAACTCGTTCTTAGTGAAGAACAACGTGAACTTATTCATCAAAGAGATATCTGTACTGTTATACTTTCTGATGTATGCCAGTCGACTTGATGGCTCTCCTGGTGTTGGTACATTGAAGAAGTAACTTATGAAACCATCTTTAGGGTCATCGACAGGGATTCTACCACCTCTTTCAAGATGCAGCGTTATGTCTTTACAGCCTTCTGACTTCACAGTAATGACTGTATGCATAGTGCTTAGATCTGAGTATCCATCGATCTCGAATGTTGTCTTTAAAGGTTTGTGCTGTTGTTCTGCCGTCATCCAAGGTGACGGTATTGTTAAACGTGGATTGTTCATAATTAGTCCTCCTCTTCAAGTTCGTCGCCTACACTAGCAGTCTCCAGCATAAGGCGAATGTTTGCTATTCTTCTATTGACGGGCTCTATGCTGCAACCCATCAGATGTGCTATTGCCCTCTGTGTGAAACCGTATGCATACAGAAGGAATATGATGTACTGGTTGTTGTTGAGTCTCATAGTCTTCTTTGACTTAGTAGACATGTTAACTACCTTGTCGTGTCTCTCGCCAACGATCCACTTCTTTATGTGTCCGTTGTCGCTCACGATGGCAGCATACTTCTCATCTGCTACCTGGAATACAATCATGATTCCCTTAGCTCCTTCTGAGGAGACTTCTGAGAGATCATGTACGTGTGTAATCTGACTAGGACGGATACCAAGTCTCTTAGCTGCCTTGTTTGCTTTAGTCATTATACTCATTCTTGCCATCGTTCTTTCTCCTTTCATACTTGTCGATGATTGCTTGTAATCTGTTGCTTAGATCAGATAACCGTAAGTGGGTACGGTCATATTTGATCTTGACAGCATCTTCTGGATCTAAATCTTTTATATCGGATACCTCTAATATCTGCTTGATTATCTTTATCCTATTTCCTATAGTAGACACAGAAGTGTTCAGTGCTTTAGCTATATCGTTTTGCTTATAGCCCATAACACCATAGAGAACCATTATGTTATAGATATTATAGGTGTCATAGGGATTTATATTATATCTTTCTTCTTCATATTCAACAACAAAGCCGTTATCGCATACGAAACAGTAATGTATGTCAAAGCACTCTGTATAATTTACCATAAGGCAGTTATCAAGATTGTAATGGTAGAATGCAGAATAGTTCGCCCTAACATTGAAAAGATCTATTACGCTCACTATGTTATAAGATTCGATAGAGAGTCTAGCAGTTGCGTTTGCGATTCTTTCGTATAACCTCATCGTTCTTTCTCCTTTCATCAGAACGGTGTTTGATTTAGAATCTCTCTATAGCGCCTCATGATCGCGCTACTGAGGATCATATAGTCGGAATACCTAACTCCATCGCCCGCTGAATCATAAACTTTGAAGTTAAGTCCCTTTACTGTGAATTGCATGCATGGGTCTCCATTGTCATTGAAGTTGATATCGAACCCCTCATTCTGGACCCAATCACATACGTTGGAAGCTACTCTGTCGACAATGTGATTATACTTCGTTACAAAGACAGCTTCTTTTCTTGTAATGTCTGTCTGGTTCGCTTTCTTGTAGTAAGTCATCTGCTCTTCGATGCCGCCCTTCTTCCAGGTGTGGCCCTTCACATTGACGAATTGAAGTAGTGTGAACCATTCATCATGATGCACTATCATACCGATGATAGCGCTGATAATTTCGCAGTTCTTTACTGGAGTGCCGCACTTAGTGAGCATGTAAGGAACTACGATTCCATTTCTCTTCTCACAAGTGTAAGTCTTATACCAACCAAAGACCCACTCTGTGAGAGTATGGATTGCGTACTCTGAGTCGGAGAAGATCAGATAGGCGTAAGTATGATCTTCAGAACTCTTGTACCTTTCAAATGCCTTCTCTATACCAAAGAGAATAGCTGACAACTCCGCTATGTTGTTCGTAGAGTTGCTATGGTATTTGGAAAAGATCTCTATCTTATCCAGATAAGGCTCGTTCTCTCCATCATTTCTGAGCAAGCCTATTACTGATGACGCTGATGATTGTCCGTCGTGTATACCGCCATCAGTAAAGATACACACGACGTCGTGTTTGGGATGATTACTCCCTTCATCGGCATATGAAATCATGCCTTGTTCCTCCTTTCATTAGAGATGCCCCAAGGACATATCCTTGGGACTCATCTCTATAATATATAATGTCATTCCTGTTTACCTAATACAGTATTGAAGTTATCAGAAGTAGTCTCATAATCCTTAGAAGCTTCCTCTACATCCTTACTAGTAATGAGGTTATGGTAAGCCTCAGCAGCATCGTCTGGACTAGTTAGACTGCATGTGGTAAGCATAAGCACTTCCCAGTCAGTCATTTCATTGGTCGGTTTTTCAAAGAAGCTTTTACTCTCAAGCCATGTCTTACATAAACGTACCTGAACAGCGATGTCGTCTGGTATTTCTCCTATACCAAGCTCTCCACAGAGTCTCTCCTTTATCACTGAATCAAGAGGCTGTGCTATAAGATTAAAGCTCTTCGGAGTTAGCGATTCAACCACTAACTCTCCATTCTCTCCCTTACTAGTTTTGCTAAGAGTAGCAGCCATACCAAAGGATACATCTCCTTCTTTACGTTTAGACTCATTGAGCTTATGTATAGCATCTCCAATCTTCTCAGCCATTTCGAGTATATCGTCATCTGACATTTTGTCGATAGCTGCTTTTCTTAGTTTCATCTGTTCATATTCGCTTTCATCAGTGAAGAAGACTGTAGCATCTATTACTCTAAGTATGAGATCCTTAGCCCACTCTACTTGTTTCTCCTTAGTGATGGCTGGTATCTTCTCTTGTGGTATCTTATCCTTATCGATACACTCTATCTTGTTCTTGTGCAACTCTGGAATCTTAAGATTCTCAAAAGGGTTATTATTCATAGTGAATCCTCCTTAGCGGTAGTATTGGACCAAGGGCAACCACCCTTGGTCCCTACTATGATGTCGCCGTTAGTGTAATAATTAACCCTTCTTCATTACACGGATTCCGTGGTTGAGAAGATTGCAGAGACCTGAGCAGTAACGCCTTGCTACGCCGAGTTCTCCAGTCTTAAGTGCATTGTTAAGAAGGCCCTTGTTTACTTCGTCGCACTCTGCAACTACTACAAGCTGAGCCTGTTCAAGTGAGTACTCCTCACAGAGTTTCTCATGAGCTTCGTGCTCTTCATCGATGTCGTTAGCTTCCATGAACTTATAGAGCATGTCATACTCCACCATGTAGCTCTCGTTACATTCACCGCACTCTCCACATTCACCACACTCATCCTTTATGATCGGAACCTGTGATGCAGGGAAAGATATGCTTCCTACTGTAGCCAGACCAGCCAGAGTGTCCTGGTAGTCCTGTGCTATCTGATCTCTCTCGATATCATCAAGAATCTTCTGATCTGCCTTAGAAGCTTCCTGAAGAATCATTGTGCTTAAGTTCATAATGTAACCTCCTTTGGGTTGTATAGTTTACTTATATGTTCAGCTCACTGAATCTAGGAGGGATTTATCAATCTCCTCTATAGAGTCTATGAGTCTAGACCTAGTTTTTGTTATAGTGTTCTCCACATAGTATCCACCATCGACACATTCTTTCACGGTGAGGTTCTTATGATTCCTCAAGATGTGTCGACACTGTTCCATCTTGTATGGATCTACTACTGGTACAGAGAGAGTTCTGTTACCAACTAGTTCATCTACTGCAGTTTCTATGGTAACACAAAGAGATGTGAACTTCTCTCCGAGTGAAGATATAGAAACTTGTTCAAGGACTGGGGAGTAGTCGAGTTGGTCTGGCGTTAGTATGTCAGACATCTCAGATACCAACCTAGCGAAGTAGTCTACTCTTACAGTCTTCTGAGACTTATACTTAGAGTAAGCTTCTCTTATGATTCGCTCTCCGTTAGTGCCCTTGTACTTGTATATAATACATTCCTTCTGAGCTAGGAGCTTCTTGGTGTTCTTCTTCTTAATCTTACCGTTATCATCCACTGTCAGACAACAATCTGAAGCTATATCGTTGCAGAGAGCATAGCCCTCATCACCACCTGCAAAGGTATGATAGTTCAACAGGTAAGGGTGTGGATTAACATCCGTAGCACCTGCAGGGGGAAGTGCCCCTCCAATCAGGCTTTCATGGATCCTAGAGATAGTATGTGGGTCTGGTTCCATGCTGATCTTTTTAAGCTCAGCGAATATACCGAGTAGCTGAACGAACTCGTTATTAGTAAGTCTAATATAACTATACTCGCCTTGATCAGTAATCATCTTTTCCTTAGCAATCTGTTTAGATCGGTACTCTGGCATCTCTCTGGTGTTCTTGTTGTCTCCACCATCCTTGATGTCAAATACAAGGTTATAGGGGAGATAAAGAGCGTCAGTGATCCAGACGTGTTCTTCACCATTATGTTCATATTTTAAAGTAGGACCAGGTGTTACGAGGTCTGAGGAATCTAAGCCAAGAACTTCATCACAGAACTCAAGGAACTTCTTCTCATAGTTTCCTACGTAAGTTTTGTATGTTCCGTCAGACCATCTATACTTACCAGAGATTGATCTATTAGCGAGCATCTTCTCTTGATGATCCATGTCATTGAGAAGAGTAGGCTTGTTGTAGACTTTCATCATGTTCTTTACAGCATTCTGTCTAGCTACAGCTTTACAGCGATCTGAACAGAAAGCATCATAGCGAACGATCTTCTCGTTCCACATAGTAGGAGCCTTACAGATTCTACAAACTCCACGAGCATCTCCTACAGGCTGTTTGTTGTTACATATATCGAACACTACATGATTAGCAGTGAATCCCTTATCGGGATTAAGCATATCAGAGTGTTCCTTCTCCATATGGGTTACAAGCTTGTCTCTATCAAGAGACTTAGAGCAGTATATACATCTATAGTGTCTACCCATCATGAGTCCTCCTTTCAGGGTTGTATAATTATAGTGATGTTCCAAGACAAAAAATAATCGGCCTGCTGGGGCTGCAGACCGATTACAAGGAGGCTGGGCACGATCTAGCGCTGGATCATGCCCATTCCAGCTGCATAGTGATATACACCCTGCAGCTCTGTGATTTTACTCTGCAGCTCTGTAATTCTTATCTGAACTTCAGGATCGCTAGCAGACAGAGTACCATTATTGATGCTCGTCGTGATGAATGTGAACTCATTCATCAGACTCTCGAGGCTAATAGGCTGTCCTGTCATCTGAGCCTCTCTTGTTGGCAGAGCTGGTGCTGCCTGTGGATTGTAACTATTGATCATAATGTGATCCTCCTTAGTATAGTATAGTACTCAAGAGTATCGAATCACCAACTCTCTTGTACACCTTTATAATATATAGTCCACCCTGCGTTTGAACCTGATTCTAAAGCGTGAACCATTCTATAATCAAACTTATAAGGAGGTACTACGATGAGTTCGTCAACTAATCATTTCGATATAAGTATACTTGATGTAGAGCGTTTCGTCAAAGTTAACGACTGTAAAGAGATCACCAACCCTGTCTTCTTTAACGGTCCAACACCAGCACCAGATGGACTTCTGTCTAACGAGATCTTCGGAATCACTAAAGCTGAGAGAGCTGGTATCTATGCATACATAGATCTTGGTGGATGGTTCCTCAATCCTCTAGTCTATAAAACACTCTGTACTCTTGATAAGAAAGTAGAAGCTATAGTACATGGCTCAGAGAACTTCTCTATCGATGCTAAGGGACAACTTGTTAAAGATCCTAATGGCTCTACTGGCCTAAACTGGTTCAAAGCAAACTATGATAAGATAGATTGGTCTGCTAAAGAGTCTAGTTCTAAAGATCGTGCTACCAAGATCAAGTTCCTTGAGAAGGTAAAGGGACAGATGTGGGTTAAGAAGTGTCCTGTAATCCCACCATACTATAGAGACGTTGATACTAAGCAAGCTAGTATAGGTGTAGGAGAGATCAACAAACTCTATAGCTCTCTCATCATTGCTACAAAGGCTCTTAAAGAGACCGCTGAGTATGGACTAAGTCTTGCAGACGCTACAAAGGGAAGAATACAGGCTACACTAAAACAGATCTACGATTGGTTTGGTGCTGGAACTGTAATCAATGGTGAAGAGACTAGCGGTAACCTTCCTGGAAAGATGGGTATCGTAAAGAAGGGTGTAATGTACAAGACAGTAGACTATAGTGTACGTCTTGTTATGTCTGCTGCTAACCTGAAGGTGGAGAACATTGAAGATCTCATGGTCGATATGGATCATGCTGCATGTCCTCTTGAGGCAGCTATAGTACTCTTCCAGCCATTCATCATCTACTATTGTCGTCGTTTCTTCGAGAACGAGTTCGGTGGTAAGACTATGTATCCTGTAGTGGATAAGAAAGGTGTAGAGACTGCTATTCCTATAGAAGACTATCAGATCATGTTCTCTGATACAGAGATAGTGAAACAGATAGAGAGATTCGTTCATGGTTATTCTAATCGTTTCCAGCCTATACCTATTCCTATAGACAAAACAGAACTCACAAAGACTATAAAAGAGAAGAAGCTCGATCTCGATGTCAACAAGATGTGTATCTTCTTCAAAGGAAGAAAAGTACCATCAGAGCATATCATGGATCAAAAAGACTATTCAGGTTATCCTCTCATAGAAAGGCCTATGACTTGGTGTGATCTCTTCTATCTTGCGGCATGTGAGATGACAGCAGATAAGATGTGTCTGATAACTAGATTCCCTATAGACAGATACCTCAACCAGTATCCATCTAAGATAAACATCAAGTCTACCAATGAGACTGAGCCTATCATGATGGATGGTAAAGTCTATAGATGGTGGCCTAAGATCAGAACAGAAGACCTTGGTAGAAACACTGCTGCTCTGTTTTCTCCTACTCTTACTATCTCTAACGGTAATATAGATGTAATGGGTATGGACTTCGATGGTGATACTGCTATCGTTAAGGGTATCTATACTCTCGAAGCTAATGCTGAACTTGAGAAGGCTGCTGACAGTAAGATCAACCTTATAGGTATGGACGGTATAAGTCCTCGTAACGTCACAAAGGAGTGCATTATGAACCTCTATAGTCTCACTATACAGCCTGATCCATCATTCAAGCCTATTGACCCAGTGTTCTAGTTTGAATCGACGGTAGGGAAATCCTACCGTCGTTAAACTACGTGTTTAGGGCTATATATTATTAAAATGTCTGCGTTTAAAGATATAGATAATAGCAGATCTTGTACACTCCTTGTCTCCTTTAGAGTGTATGAGCCACAGAAAGGAGGTGTGACACATGGACGATTTTGAAACTTGCGGCGGTTCTTACTAAGAGTGCCAAGTCTTAAAAGCCGAGTCGTGTAATTAGTACTGCTACATGACTTGTTCGAAAACTATATTTATCTCGTCACACACAGAGAATAGGCTGGGTCCGCACATGGACCCAGCATCCTTTTTCGAGAAACGCATTGTTTCTTATCAGTCAACGTTGAACTCGTCGTCTTCGTTGTCTTGCTTCTCTTCGTCACAATCATCCTCAGAGTCATTCTGATAGTACTTAGCTTCAGGATCTTCCTGAGGTGTCATGTCGATCTCTTCTTCAGTAGTCTCATCTTCGGGTTCGTAATCTTCTTCAGAAGGTGATTCCTCCTCTGCAGGATCTACTGTCTCTTCAGGAGTAGGCTCTTCCTTAGGCTCCTCTACTGGAGCTTCAACAGGAGTAGGAGCAGCTACAGACTCTTCAACCTTTGGAGCTTCCTCTTCAACAGTCTCTTCTTTTTTCTCTTCTATCTTTTCCTCTGAAGGATAGTCCATGAGAACGTTGATTTTGTCGAAGTTGCTCTTATCAAGCTGAACCTGCTTGCCGTCTGAACCAATCTCAAATACTCTGATACCACTATTCATAGCGATGAGTATCTCTTTAGTCCATACGAACTCGATGCTCTTTGTGTTAGGCTTAAGCTCTTTACCACTTGAGATCTTGAATGTTACGTTACAAGGTGTAATGAGCATACACTTTTTTCTTACGATGTTCATAGTAAGTACCTCCCTTAGTCTACATTAGGTTCACAATACATAGACTCATCATCGTCCAGCTCAAGAAGTTCGGGATCTATATCTGAGTCAAGTATAGCATTGATATCTGAAAGTTCTCCGTCATCGTCGGAGAATGTATCAGGCTCATATAATGTAATCTCGTCTGCTTCGGCATCATCTATAAGATCATCGAGTGTACCATTAAGCTCCTCTTCGCAGAGCTGGCAACCATCGATCTCTTCCTGAGAGATGAAACCATCGACGAACTTTCCTACAACTGTATTGACTTCAATACTGAGATCCTTCTCAGCCTGAAGGTCTTCGTCTACAGCTCTCTCAACAACAAGCATACGCTTACTGTCGATAACGTCTCTGATGTATTCGTCCATTGTTAGTACCTCCTTAGTTATCACCGAATATGGAGTCATATCCAGTGTTGTATTCGCCAGAATCATTTCCGTACCATGATTTCTCATGGTCGGGATTGTCTTCATCCACCCAATCGTAAAGGGTTGAAGAGAACCTTCCAGGAAGTTCACTTTCGATTGGGTCATGTATCTCTTCAGGTGCTATGTAGAGTTTAGCTTCTCCAGATTCAGAATCATTCACTTCTGTTTCAAGACGGTCAACAAGGTTGATGATAGTCTCATCAAGTGAAAGTCCTTCACCACTGAAGATAGAGTTCATGTTATCGTTGATGTCTTCGTCTATATCTCTATCGAGAATGAACTTAAGACTCTCTGAGAAGTAGCCCTCTTCTATCTCAGCATCTTCTTCACATGCTTCAATCAGAAGGTCGTCTACTGTTAATACTTCAGCCATTATATTCCCTCCTTAGGTAGGATTTAGTTACTAAGATGTTGAACTCATCAAATTACGTATCTGGGATTCGATACAGAACAGAGCCATCGGAAGACCGTAGAATAAGTACGGTGTAGGCTTGTAGTCTATGTTATCGAAAATCTCAACGATTGATGAGTCAAGAGGTTTGTCTTGGAAGTAGCGAGTGATGATATTGTTGAGTGCCTTGGGATCGTCATTCTGTCGCTCAATACCTTCCTTAGCATCTGATATCATCACTGGATCAAGTACAGCATAACCACCTTGGAAGATAGGCTCAGCATAGTCTACCTTGAAATACTTCTCAAGAGTAGTATGGAAGAGACTATAGATGTCTTCGATGATATTGATATTAGCAGGACGATTACAGAAGTGATCTACAGTCTTAGTCTCAAGAGCTTTGAAGAAAGTCTTGTCGTAGTCAAGCACAAGAGTCTGAGGTACTTGTATAGCCTGAGATACATAGATGTATGGATCCGATCCAGTAAGGATAGAATGCCTCATAAGAAACTCTATCATGTAAGGATCATAGACTTCTCCGTAAGATCCAGGATATACAAAGGTCTGAAGAGACTCCTTGAAGAACATAGCTACGAAGTATGTCTTGATTTGAGCAAGAAGATTGTCGAGAGTCTCTATAGCATTGTATGAGTCCTCTCTAATGACAGCAGAGAAGTTAGTACCGATATTGTTCACCACGAACTTGAATCTATCTACTACCTGCTGTTCAATCTCGTCTATACCATAGTTGTCCAGCATAGCCTCAAAGCTATAGACGTTGTTACCATTGTCTATAGTATCAAACGATGTAGCAGTGACCTTGTACAACCACTCCTTTCCAGCGTGTTGAATGGAGAAATAATCTCCAGCATATGGAATCCATGTATTAGGAAGTACTACACCAGAGATAGCAGGCTGAGAAGCAAGACCGAGACCTTCTTCGTTGAAGTCTACATCCATAGCAAGCTTGATACCGCTAGAATAGAAGACTGCTCCAGTGATCTTGTTGTATCTTATAGGAGATGCATGACTAAGACTAGCATACTCTGCTCTAGTACCTTCATCGAACGTAGTACCAGTAGAGTTCATATTATACCAGTCTGATACGACTGGCTTCTTATCATTGAAGAGATAGTTGGCGTTCTTGACTCTATTGACCTGACCCTGTTGCAGGGCGTCTATAGTATTGACATAGGACTTGTTAATGAACTTACCCATTCAGATTCCTCCTTTCGTAATTATATAGATGTTTCAGCAAAGGTTATCCAGTGGATTTTACTCCACTGGACCTCTATATGAACGATCATGTAGTATAGGGGGAGATAGTCACTCCTACTTCATTATCGATGTTTGTCAAGGCTAGGTTGTAGAAACTGCCCGATACTTCTACTGTAGGATTACTCTCAATCAGAGAAGAGAGCTCTGACTTAAAGGACTCGTAGTCTTCTGTAGAGTTAGTCTTGAAAGTGACAGTAATGATACCAGCTGTATCTATCTTAGTATCTATACACTCTCTATCAAGACGATTGATGAGATTAAAAGTAATCAGCTCGTGGTCGATATAGTTGATGATATAGTACGCAACGTCGACTTTGTTATCCAAAGCAGTTTTCTTAGAGTGACTTAAGATGTCCATATGCATCTACATAGCTCCTCCTTCCTCTATTGCTTCTTCTATTGCATCAGCTTGGGCTTGCTCAGCCAATTCTTTAGCATGCTGCTCTTGCTTTTCCATAGCGATCATGTAAAGACAGTTAAACCAAGCGGGAGGCATCGTCATAAGTTCCATGAACGACACTCTCCCCTTGTATACGTTACTGCAAAGACGTTCAGCTCGTCTTATATCCGCTGATAAACTCCCAGCTGATGACGTGTAAAAAGCATATCGACAGGATTAGCTACAGCTTCATTGATCTTGCTCTTGCACTTAGGGCACTCACACTCAGGATAGATGTACTGAATCTCGGGTGTTGTATCTTCATCATCATCGTTGTTGATGTTTCTCTTTGAATCGGGCTTGTCGTACTTATCTGTCTCAACAGTAAGTGTCTGAAGCTGGTCTGATGTAAGAGTTCTGATGATAGAAGCACATGTCTTGATACGTCTTCTTACAGTCTTACGAGGATCTGTATGAATAGGCTGCATATCAACAGGGATGAGTTTTTTGTTAGCTTCATCGATTACGAAGATGCCGTCGATATAAGTAATGAGTGTAATGAGATCGCCATATGTCTCGAGTATCTTAGAGTCGAGAAGTGTAGGCTCAAATACTCTCTCATAGAGTGTAGGAGTCTTAAGAGCGAATACATACTCATCACTAGCCTGGAAGAGACCAGCTGTATAAGTATCCTTAGATACATTGAGCTTGCCGTTGTGAAGAAGATCAAGATACTCAGTCTTGATAGCTTCATTCTTATACTTGATCATAGACATTACAGGTACTTCCTTAAGGAATACATTACCGCACTCTTCCTTAGGGCACTCATATGTCAGAATGTTTGCAGCTCCGAATGTAGCCTTATAAGCAGCGAAGAAGTAATCGTCGATTGCATCTTCGGGAACTGTCTTCAGCCAAGCTTCAAATGTAGCAGGCTTATTAGGATCAACAATGTGATTGTAGAGAAGCTGATAACGATCTCTGAGTGTAGTATAGAAGTTGTTCTGGTTGATGAGAGAAGGATTAAGCTTCTGTACTTCTGTAGCAGTGAACTCAGACACCTCAACTACCTTCTTCGAAGTAGAGAAGAGAGGTGTAGTAGCTGTTCTTACAGGAGTCTCCTTGATGTGGTTGAGTACCTTAGAAGCAGAGATAGGCTTCTTCTGTATCTCGAACTCAGAAAGATTGAGCTTGTTTTCGATAGGCTTGAAGTTTTCCTTAACAGAAGTTCTGATCGAATTTCTGAGCTCATTACGCTTCTCCTTCTCTTCAGCCTCGCTTACTTCTTTAGCCTTATCAGCCTTTTCAACGATCATATCTTCGTCATCGAGAAGAGCAAGGTCATCGTCTGACATAGCAAATGTAGCAGTACCGAAGTTAGTTTCTGAAGATGAAGGAATACGAGGTAAAACAGGTATAGCTTCCTCTTCTGGAGCTTCAGCAGTAATCTCGACGTTCTCCTCTACTTTGGCTTCGTCTACTACTTCGCCTGTTACAGCCTCGTATGCTTCCTTAGCCTTCTCAGCAAGCTTCTCCTTATCTGTATCAGTAGGTTCAGGGAACTCTACCTTCTCAGGAGTCTCTGCTGCTGACTCTGCGATAGCATGAATCTTCTTATCAAGTTCTGTCTGAGGGGTGTTGTTATTATTCTCCATGGTGTTTACTTTCCTTTCTACTTTAGTTTTCTTTGATATAGGGAAATCGACTTCGTCATCATCTTCGATGTCGTCATCGAAATCTATACCATCATCATCGAATGACTGTCTTATAGTATTCGACTGTGATTGTACTGGTCTAGAAGAGTTAGTAGGCATCTCAACTTCATCGATATCGTCATCTGAGTCGAGCATCTTCTCTATTCTCTCTTCCTTTCCTTTTTGTACTATAGCAAGAGACTCATTATTGAGTCTCTCTATTGTTGCTGGAATCTGACTGATAGCACTTTTGATAACTCCAGGAACCATATCTACTTGTTCTGGCTCTGGAGCTTTCTGAGCTACCTCTGCGATGTTGACGTCTCTAACACTCTTAGCGTCAAATCTAGGCAACGGGGGTGGTATAGCTGCCGTATGCTTAGCACCATTAGAGAGATCGTCAAGTGTAACATTCTTGTTCTCGTCTGGCATGGTAGTGTCCTCCCTATTCGTTATACTTTCATATTGTCGAGTCCTTGGATAACTGTCAAGTTCTCTGTATCAAACGGTACGAGAGCATTGAGTTGATCCGAATCAATGTAAATATAGAGTGTATGCTCATTTACATTTAGATCTACTCTTACTTGTACCGTAGTGAACATTGGTAAGTACTTAGATATCTGAGTCTGTATCCTGTTTCTGAGTTTGTCAAGGTCTACATCTACAGTGTATCTATACAAAGAGACGAGTCCTACCCCCATATCAGGATGTGTCTGTATAGTGCCAGGATCCAATAAGATCAATCTGACGATGAGCATAATCTGTGCATCTGTTCCTTCTAGTTCTATAGGTCTTTGGAACTGGTTGATAGTCATAAGAGGTTCTTTCAACTCGTTCAAGTCTACGACCTGTCGATACTTGTTATACAGTGGCATTGTTATCCCTCCATTTATAGTGATGTAATACGTGTAAAAAAGAAACAGCGTTAGAAGCTGCTTCTTCCTAGACCTGGAGTGAACTTAGAGCAGATGATTCTGTCTCTAGGAACTCCAAAGTCTTTCTCTCCTTGATAGGTGTTGCGGTATATGAACTGTTCAAAGCCAAATGGCTTGAAGATATTCACTACTCTACTCATTTCGTAGTCGTTTACATCCTTGTCTGGATAGAAGTTTAGAGTAAGATTCATGAATCCATACCTTGTTATGATGAACTCTACTATCTTATCATATGCTTTACCCTTACCAGCAATGTAAATCTGATTAGGAACCTGAGGTCCGACCACATTATACTTGATTCCTAAGACGTCAAATGGACCTTCTGCGATATGAAGTCCTATCGGCTGAAGAGGATCGATTGACACAGGAAGTATGTAGTAGTCATTTTCAACTCCTTCATTGAAGAGATTGTAGTTTACGTACTTCTTATCGATGCCTTCATACACTATTCCTCTCTCATACACAAGGTTTCTCATGTTAAGAGACGCATTTGAACGTGATAGAAAGCCTATGAAGTACTTATCAAGTTGCTGCACGATATTTTCATGACGAGTGAAGCTCTTAATCCATGGGTTTCCTCTATAGAGATCCCCTAGATTTAAGATAATCTTGTTATCGACACAGTCTTGATAGGTTAGAGATAACCCTAACCTTTGATTGATATGTGCTAGTTTCTGTTGTGAGAGTGGAGCATCTGTAACGAAGTTCCTATTCACAGTATAGATTTTGTTAGAAACACCATTGATCGTCTTCTTATGCTTACTAGTACCTTTGTTTGCTTCATTAACATCCTCTGGTACTGCTGTTGCTGTCCTGTATCTTTCAAGAAAGTCCTTATTGACCACTCCATAGAATGGCCTAGGACATCTTTTGCATTGATACTGAATAGGTTTATCTGAATCATCGAACGGTCCTATATAGAGATGTCTACTATGATCATCACAGTTGTGACATCTACATACTATCTGCTTACCTCCAGAGGCAAGCTTAGCGTCTTCCATATTGTAAAGAAGCCATTCCTTGAGTTCTTCTTTGGTCAATTGACTCACCTCTTTTTGTTACGAACATGAGAGTGCTTTTTACCATCAACGAAAGTTCCTATAGCAAATATTTCGCTATTGCATGTAGGACATTCGTCATATGCAGGTATAGAATGTATTGTCCAATCTTCTTTGTACTCATCTGAAAGCCATTCACAGCCACAGATATCGCATTTAAACTTCTTAAGTTTGCTGTTAGCTTTGTTTCCTGGTACTAAGATACGTCTCATATGATCACCTCTCTAAAAATAAGGATCGGAGGAGATAGACTCCTCCGATTATTGTATCGTTACTCTTCTGGTTCTTCTGTATCTACGATAGGTCCACCCTTCTTGTGGATAGATACTTCATAGCCAAGTGCATCCGCATACTTGAGTAGGCTAGATGACATATAATCTCCGTTACTAGACTCTATACAAGAGACTGTAGATGCTGAGATACCAGCTAATGCTGCAGCTTCTTGTTGAGTAAGACCCTTAGCTTTGCGGGCCTTACGAAGTTTGTCTCTTAGAAAGCCATCTTGGATTTCCTTTTCGATATCATCCATGATTGTATACCTTCTTCTCTTCTGCAGCAAGATAAGCTTCTACTCCCTTAAGTACTTCAAGATTGCTGCGAACCTCATTGATACTCTTGAGAAGATTGTCTATCTCGCTAGAACGAGTGGATGTGAACATCACACTCTTGTTTGTTTCGTTCTTAAAAGTGTTTGCGAGCTCAATGAAGAGTTTGTTGTACTCCTCTTGATTCTCGTAGATTCTTTTTGCTAACTCATCCATTGTGGTTTCCTCCTTCTTCGAATGGTTTAACTGACATGCTTGTGAGTGTTACAGGAAGATGTAGTACGAACGTGTCATCCAAACCTACATCTTGTATCTCATCGTCATCAAGCAGTTCAATATCGGTGTGTTCAGATATCTCTACACATATACTTGTGATGATATCTTTGAATTCGTTCATAATCTTAGTCGGTGTAAGCTCTTCATCAAACGGGAAGATTGGTACAACGATAGACTTTACTACATGAGGAAGGTCGAGATTCTCTTTAGCTAGAAGTGCTTTGACTGAACCAGCTTCTTTGATAGCATCTATGATGTCTTGGTATGTAATGAACTTGTCTGGATGTCTCTTGATAAGAAGTTCTATAAGACATGTAGGATCCATTACAATGAGAATAGGTATGTTGATGAGATCTTCAGTGCTACTCTTAAACATGATCTCCATAGATGATATCAGGCTCCTCATGTTGTGCTCTGATCCAACAAGATTCTCACATCTAACACCGAATAGCTGTTCTATTGTAGCATTCTTGTTGAAGAGATCTGTAGCAGTCTCCATGGTCTTAGCCATGAACTGTTTAGTAGCCACCTTGTCATAGAGCTTGTCTCCACTTGTTCCTTTCTCATACCACTTCAGAATCTCTGCATTGAGTAGAGTATGTTCATCAAAGGTGCCAATGTCATCGCCAATACCAGCCTTCATTATATTCTCAATGACTTTCATTGCAAGTTCTTTGGACTTCTCATCTGGCATGACTGGAGTTGGCGTGTCGTCTTTGATGTCTCTCGGATCTTCATCGTCGTCAGCATACTTGTGGAATCTGTTAATGAAAGAGTCTCTCGCTTCCGTCTCCATTTCTCCAGCTACAAGTCTCTTAATCTTGCTCATCATATAGAGTAGATTACTCTTAGCGAATGAGCACACATCAAGCATCTCGAATCTAGCACTGTCTGAAATGATGTAGTGATCGAGTCTTTGAGCCATAGCGTCTATAAGACTAGCTACAGTCTCAAGCTTAGATAGATCGTTCTCTGTGAATCTTACTCTTGGAAGAGATCTCTCTACTATAACGTATGGAGGTGTTTTCTCGTCCATCTCTATCTTATATAGATACTTATTCGGAACGACTATCTTCTTTTCTGGGTTCACTTGAACTAGCAGAGTACTTTGGTTACGATCTACTTTGAGAACCGTTCCTACAGTAGACTCTTTATCTCTTAGCTCAAGCTTGTCTTCTGGGTCAATAAGGACGACCTGTCCTATCTTTGGTCTCATTCTGAGCCCTCCTTTATGCAATAAAGGACAGAGAGAAGATCTCTCTGTCCATGATTTACTTATGTCATAAGTTCAAACAGTAAGAACTCTTCTACAATACTGTATGTTATAGCAGAGTTGATAATGATTGGCAATCCGTTGAACTGATCGCCTTTTCTTGTTTCTTGGTCATAGTGAATGAGTTGGAAGTCTGAAGATATTATAGCAGCAAAGTCAGCTTTGATACGAGCAAGTATCACTGGATTGTCCATATACTTGTGTCTTATCTGAGCCCAATGCTCACTACTTGTAAGCATATCTTCATGCTTCTTACTGAGAACTGTTCTAGTCGAGAGCTTAACTACTCTTCCCGCAATGATTTCTGGAAGAATACAGAAGTTCTGACTGATCAGTATCTTCTTGGCGGATATCATAAGTTCAATATACTCATCGAGGTTGATAGTCTTCATAGGAAGAACAGAACCAAACAGCTTACCGAAGAAGTTTGTTATGAGCTTATACTGGAAAGCGTTGATGACGGGTTTAGCTCCTCTTCCGAGTTCTATCTTATAGAAGTTCAACTGATCCTGTGTGAAAGGACCATAGTGACTTTCAATGTTTCTCATAACAGTATAGGCGACTGCAGTGTTATGAAGGAACTTAGCTTCATCAGCCTTACCAAGTGTAGCCTCAAACTTGTCAAACTGAGAAGTGGAATCTTCACCATCTCTCTTAGAGGAAGAGAGTGGAACCAAATCATACTCATACGCTATTCCAACAGCATACTGGATAGCAGTATTTCTGATTGAGGTGAAGTTATACATAACCATGTTCTGGTTATACTTATACTTAGGCATTACCTGAAGTACAAGAGTGTCTACAGCATCGAGAGAGTTGACAGAGATGTCCATACCTCTAATCTCACTCTTATCCCAGAGGTCCTTGTTTGTTCTCTGGTCTCTAGCGATTGTAGTGTTGGCTGTCTCAAACAGCTTAGCTTTCAGATCTACCGTGTTCATATAACGATCAAAGAGGAACTGATAGATTGTCTGAAAGAGCTCATCGATCTCCTGGGTCGAAGTCGTCTTTTCCCTATAGACGAAGTGACTAATGAGAGGGATAAGTATGTTCATAAACACAGATATCTCCATGAAGATCTTACCGTGTGTATCATTATACTGAAGAGCCTGGTTTGTGTTGTTCTTGTAGTTAAGCTTGAGCGAGTAGTTATCTTCGTTCATCTTAAGTACCTTAGCACACATACTAGATCCAAGTATATAGCGACGGATGTCAAGTATGAAGTTGTCTCTGGTATACTTATATGTCTTACCATCATGTGTAGTAACACCAAAGTCGATCATACGTTTCATACGTACATAGTGGCCTGCAAGTTCTTTATCAGGGTCATAGAACCTGCAGAAGTAATTGAGATAGTGACAGATATGCTGACGCAGATCGTCACCGTTGTAACACCTCTTAGGCGTTACCATAAAGGAGTTTACGTTAATAGTGTTTGGATCTGCTGGGTTCATCCCAAAGAACTCAGAGATCGTAGGCATAACTATAGCGTTCTTGATTGTATAGAACACTATGTCATCTTCTGTTGGTATCCAGTTATCGATAGCCACCCAATGTGGCACTTCGAAGTACTGATTGAACAGATCGTATATAACTTGTTCGTCATTGTTGATTCCTACTACACCATACTTTTGTGGGTAAAGAAAGTTGTAGTAGTCGCGGGTGGTGTTTGATTGTATCATATGTATATCCTCCTTAACCAGAGCGGTATAGTGATGCTCTGGACTCATCTATAGTATATAATCTATCTCCTCTTTGTAGTCTTAGAGGTTCGAGTATTCTTTATAGCGGAAGATGACTTGGAAGTCTTGGTGATCTTTGAGACTACTGGTATATGAGAGAGGCCATTACCAATGAATCTTGATGAAACCACCTTAGGCTTAAGCTCCTCTTTCCCCGTAGGAGTTACTTTCCTTTTCTGTTCATCAATGAACTTGTTCTTATCTCTATCCTTATCCTTATACGACGGGACATTCTTAGCGAATCTATTAGCTCCTCCAGCAGTGGCTTTTCTGTCGAGGATCCCCTTGTCGAATAGATTGTCCCTCTGCATTGTCAGATATGCAAAGTAGATACTCTGTACATATCCTACTGCATTGTCTGGGTTACGTGTGTTTGCTTTGGTTGCCTTCACCTGTAGTGATAGCTTCTTCTCAAACTCTGGTATGATTAGACCATGAGAATAGTAAGCATGAGCATGAGTGAAGTGGAAGTTAGGGTCATTTGAATAGAACCTAACCGTATAGGTCTTTAGGTTTCCCTTAGTAGGTGTGTCACCTGGGTTGAGCTCTACTACTGTATCATAACAGAACCCCTTAGTAGAGTTTGACGGAATGTGAAAATGGATATAGTATACATCAGATGCAGTTCTATAGACCTCATACTTCACTAGACCATCTCTAGCTACTAGGGCATCATACTTAGTCTGATAGAACTGGGCGGTAGTATCTCTAGGAGTGTTGATTGATGAACCCTTACCCGAAGGGTTCTTAATATACTCATCGAATGTGAGCTTCAGTTTACTCATACGGTACACCTCCATTATATCGGTTATAGTAAAGTTATGCGTTTGGTAAGACTTGATTGGGGAGAATGGGTAGGGAGATGAACTCCCTACCCACCTCTTTGAATGGTGTTGAAAGGACACTAACCCCAACGATACCCACACATGTCCAAGAGAGGGATATCTGTACAGGTACACTAGTTTCTACTCATCAGTACCTTATGGGTCGGAGTATGCCACTCAATACTTATTGATATTGAGGTTAGACATCTGGAACTGGTTAGCTGTAACCATCAGTGAGATGATCTTTGAGATACTGTTGAGTACACAGATATCAGTATCGATAGAGGAGAGAACATTCTCACCCTTTTCACCAGTTCTTACATCGAACGGACAATCCTGTTCAAGTGACTCGATAACTTTACCTTCAGGATCATCCATGTATCTGTAGAGGTGTTCAGAGATCTCCTTGTATGCTTCGTAGAAACACTTAATGATCTCTTCTTTAAGAGTACCTTCTCCGAGAGTTACATCCATAAGAGCCTTGAATGCTCTAAGACCTTCGAAGTTAGCACCGTAGCCGACGCCCTCATTTACTGCAGAACGGCAGTTGAGTACAGCGTCTTCTACGAGGTCTCTTACCTGATCTCTGTCAGCGATAGTGATACCACCTACATAGAGTTCTACCATGTTACCAAGGAGAGAGTTTCTCTGCTTCTTGTACTGATAGATCTTAAGAGTCTCATTGTGCTGCTTCTCAAGCTCAGCGATACGAGCATCGAGATCGTTCAGAACTGCATTGAAGACGTCTGTATAAGAACCATCTTCGTTCTTGTAGTTCTTAGGATCGATAAGCTTTGTAGAGAATGCACCAGACTCTACGCAACCTGCAGTACCGTACCACTCCCATACATTCTTAACTGAAGGAGCAGTACCGTTCTTCTGGTCTCTTGCCTCAGCCTTAGCGTCGTCATACTTGTTGATAGTAGGAACACCGCAGAGATTGAGTATGTTCTTCAGGTACACTTTATCGGTATCTGTAACACCAGTGATGATGTTAAGCGGGATAGTGTTAGGAAGATTAGCCTGAGTAAACTTAGCACAGTAGTTCATTACAACTTCAAGAGTACGAGCATAGTCTCTTACGATCTTAGGAGCTATAATGACTGTAGGAATGATCTGAGGAACTTCATTGTTGTTAGGACGATCACTGTTCATCTCATTGATTGGGTTAATGATGTTATGAGCAATGATTGTATCAAACAGCTCACCGTAGCTTACTGTATCGATAGGATCCTCGAAGTAGTAGATACGAGGATTATCAAGTCTGTTTACAGACTTGTCAGGCATATTGATGAAGCAAGCATCGTGGTAACCGCAATCGAAGAACATGCCATCGTATGTCTTACGAACGAACTCTTCTCCAGAGCCAGCCATAACGTCAATGTATGCATTAAGACCAAGGTCCTCATGAACCTTAACGATCTCTTCAGCAAGCTTCTCGTCGTTGTTTGTGGAAATGAGTGATATCTTACGGATATCCTCAAGAGTAACCTCTCTACCGTGATTCTTGATAATAGCAGATGCAGCATCTACTACTTCCTTAAGAGCTCTTACGATATCTGCAGGAGGAGTCTTTGTGAACTGATCCTCGATTCTCTCAGTGAGCTTCTTGAATATAAGATATGAAAGGATAGTAACAGAGGTTGTAGAGTCGCCGACTCTCTTAGCCTGTGCTCTTGTTTCCTCTTCTATATCAGCAAGAACTGCCTGTTCGATCTCTCCACCGAACATGATTGACTTAAGAATTGTATGACCATCCTTAGTATAACGAGGATAGCCTTCTTTCTTGTACTGAATGGTGTTTGAACCATAAGGTCCGAATGACTGAGAAAGATATTCATAGAGAGCTTCAAGTGTTTCGAGCTGAACTCTTCTAAGGACATCCTTCTTGACTATATTACTTGTCATGGTGTTTCCTCCTTTGATTGATTATTGACTAGTTCTCTCTTTAGAAAGAGATTCGAGAGTATTGTGGTCGTATACCTCTACAAGTATAGGGTAGTTATCCGCACTAACTAGAGCCATTCCATACTCAGCATTAAGAACAGGAGTTCCATCGGTATCACGGGTGATGTTGAACTCATAGTTCTGGAAGAACAGAGTCTTCTTCTCAAGCTTATAGGGAAGAGCGAAGACATCTCTGACGTCCTTAAACATGAAGCTATTGAAGTCTTTGGGGTCTATGGAGTCGTAGCCGATTACAGTCTTAAATGACTTGGTGCGTCCTTCTATCAGACCCTTCTCAGTTTCATCTTTACATACTACAGTTACATCAAACGAACTATGATCGTTCATCATATAGATAAGCTTACTAGTTCCAGTAACAGTGATATACTTGTAGATGTCGTATTCATTGTTCTTATAGATATCCATAAGAATCTGTTCAAGATTCTCTCTAGTCATAACACCTTCGGGAATACATATAGTCAGCGGATTAGTGTCTTTACGCTTCACCAGAGCATTCCTAAGTTGAGCAAGTGAATAGTGCATAACCTTTTGGTCTACATAGTCTGGATGATTGTAATTGTATTGGAAGATCTTCATGATAGTAAGGTCGTAGTCAAGTATACACTTAGCGTCTATCGCCATACTAGTGATCTTCTGTTGCTGAGCTTTATTATCCATAGTATTATCTCCTTTCAAAGAGAAAGATAGGGATGTTTTCACATCCCTATCGCTATTACATGTCTATGAGATCCTGGTAGTCGTCCACTTCTTCAATCTTATCACTATTATGAACAGTTGAAGATGATGTAGACTCATTGCCGTTATTTGAGAAGAATGCTGATGCGTTCGACTTTCTCTTGTATCCACTTCCAGTATCGATACCGAGGTTCTCCTGAATGCTTGTCAGTTTGCCGATGATACTGTTGAATGAGAATCTAGTAGCGTCAACAACTGTAGCTGCAACTGCACTGCTATTGCTATTAACGTACTGAGCTATTGAGTTGGTGAAGATATCATAGTCAAGGAACTTTGTGTACTCATAGTCCTTAGTGAAGTCTGTACCGCCCTTGTAGTTGATGATACCAAAGTTATCCTTATCAGGTGTAGTCTTGAACTGGTAAGCAATCTCAGAGTCGATGTTACCCTTCTCGTCAAGACTCTTTACAATAAGAAAGATTCCGTTTCCGTCCTGTCCTTCGAACTCCTCTGCACCGTTTGTTACATAGATGATAGCATTACCTGAAGTAACACCTAAGTTAATGTATGCATTGGGGTCCTTTCTGAACTGCTTGAGATAGTTGAGGAAGAGAGCAGCTCTGGTGGGAGTGAGGTATACTTCTATAGAGTTGTCCTTGTCGAAGTTGTAACCTCCGTCTGCACTCTTCTTGATAGGTGTGATTGATATCCTAAGCATTCCCTTCCAGAATGCGAAGGAGACTGATGTAGGATCTACAGTAGAGTTGTAGTTAGAGATCCTTATGTTTGAGTAGGTTGTAGGAGAGAAGTCGTTCTTCTTTCCGTTTGAGTTACCCTTGTTGTATGAGTTGTTACCAAGTGGCATATGTGTGTCCTCCTTTGTTTTAAGTGTCCATGTAGGCACTGATTATATATATGTAGGGGGTATCGTAAAAGTTAGCTATATGGGTTGTATATCATTGAGGTGTATGAGGATCACGATCGAATCTTCATGCACCTAGCTGTAAATTATCTATGGTCCCGCAAGGAGAACGGGATCTCATGCAGCAGGTAACAAAGGGTGTATCCTGTAAAGGATGTCTCCAAAGGAGACTATATTCGCTCAGCTTGTCGCCCGTCAAGCGTGTAGCACCTACTGAGCATACATTATGAAAGCTAACATTAACAACAAGGTTGAATCTGGATGCACATATTCGACTGAAGAGATCTGCAATAAGATTGCAGAACTGTTCGTCACCCAAAATGAATATGGTGATATCCTGGTCGCTGGAGTACCAGATACTGATAGTATTCTGGATTCCAGAAAGTTCTGCAAGGCTGTAGTAGCCTTTGTAGAAGCAGTGAAACACACAGACCCATACAATGCGCTTTCCGCTTTAGCATATATCGTAAGCTGGGCTGAAGTAGATAATCTTATCGAGTGGCTCGGCACTGTTAGACCAACTGACTGCGAATGGCTTAATGTTATAAAGTGGGAAGATGTCGTCTTTGAAGACTATCTTTTAAACACTGTATGGCAGAATAAAAGATTCAATAAAAGAGCAGCAGTGCTGCTCTACGGTATGGCATCATACCTTGCGGACGCTAGATTCGATCTCCGTGTATATAACTACAATGGAGATATAGCATCACTATCCGTTGCTACCGAAAACGCATCAGTATTCTTTAAAGAAGAATTCTAAGACAACTTCTCTGCCGAGGCACAAGGTAGATGAAGCAGTTAAAAACTATGTCTATCTGCAGGTTTCCAAATGACCTGTAGTCTCCTTTCCGTGGCGACTTGGTCGTCACTCAGTATCCAGCGATATGCGGCACATATGTGGTTCCTACTCCACATAGCATATCGCTGATACTCCTCTTCTAAGAGGTTATTTTTTCTTGTCGAACATCTCCGTAAAGAGGGCTATTGAGAGCCCACTCATTACACTGTATCAAACTACAGAAAGAGGTGTTATTATGGCAAGTACAATCGAACTCGTTCTTGAAGAAGAGACTGCTAAAGAAGACCGTACTTATACTGGTTCTAATCAGTCAGAGATCTTCTACGATGGAACAGTTCAGACTAATCAATACATTGATCCATCACAAATGAAAGCTAAAAAGACTATACCCTTTGTACCTCCTAGTCAGAACAAGAATGTGATGACTGATCCTCTTACGGGACAAAGGTCTACTGTCTACTTTCAGATGAATACTAAGAACCAAAGCTTTCTGGATATGCACTACTATCTGAAAGCTATAGGAATCAAGAACAATAAGTTCTTCCTTATACTCTTTGATAAGGATCTTGCTAATGTAGATCCCTATGATCCTAAGCTTCCTCTGTTCATGAAGCAGAAGATCTTCATAGAGTGTCAACGTAACTTCTTCTACTACATCAGAGAAGTCGTTAGAGTACAGAGCCAGGGTGGACCCTACGTCAGGTATAAACTTGACAGAGGAAATCTAGCCCTTAACTTCTGCTTTACGCTGTCTCTTAATGTGTACCATGAGCAGCCTCGTCAGACTGGTAAAACTGTAGGATGTGAAGTATGGTATTCATGGGTATACAACTTCGGTTCTCGAAACGCTAACATGGTCTTCCTTAACAAGAAGCTGGACGATGCTAAGAGAAACCTTGATGATATGAAGAAGATTATACAGGCTCTGCCATCTTACCTTAGATTCGATCAGGCATTTGGCCAGAATGGTAAGAAGCTCAAGGCCCGTAATACTGTATCTTATGTACAGCACCCAATCAACTTCAACAAGATAGAAGCACTCGCTAGAGCAACCTCTAAGACTGCTGCTATCTCCCTCCTCAGAGGTCGTACTATCACTAACTGTTGGCTCGACGAGTCTGCGTTCTTCCCATTCCTTGGAGAGTCGCTCTCTAATGCAATGCCTGCCATGACTAGAGCCTTCAGAAACTGTCGTGATAATGGAGCTCCTCATGGTCTCTGTCTGACATCTACACCTGGATTTATCTCTGATGAGTTCGGTAAGTATATGTATGATATGAGAAGCAATATGACTCCGTTCTCTGAACTCTGGTATGACCTTTCACTTCAAGAGCTTACTAATATACTCAACTCCAACGAGAAGAGTATCTTCGTACATATCAAGACTACTTATCAACAGCTTGGTTATTCAGAAGAGTGGTTCAAAGATCGTTGCCGTGAACAAGAGTACAAATGGACAGACATCCGTCGAGAGTTCCTTCTCGAGTGGGCTATGTCTGCAGAGAACTCACCGTTCACTAAAGAGCAGCTCGATATCGTTGGTAGATTCGTTAAGCAGCCTAAGAAGCAAGTCTATGTCGGAGCATTCCTTCTCAATGTATACGAAGAGCTCAGACCAGGTATTGCTCCTATCGTTGGATGTGACGTTGCTGCTGGTTACAATAAGGACTCATCTGCTATGAGTATAACAGACTCTACAACGTCTAAGCTTATGGCAGACTTCAACTGTAACTATATCTCCACTATCGACTTCGCTAGAGTCATCTATGATGTGGTAACTAACTGGATACCAAATGCTCTGGTAGTAGTCGAGCGTAACGGTGTAGGTACAGGTGTACTAGCAAAGCTTCTCAAGTCTAAGATAAAGTCCAATCTCTACTATGAGATAAAGGAGAGGACTATAGAAGAGAAGTATGACGGAGTCCATATCAATCGTAAGAAACAACTTACTAGAGTCTATGGACTCGACAACACCAAGATAGTCAGAGAACAGCTCATGGATCTTCTCATGCTTAGAATGGAAGACCATAAGGACAAATTCGTATCTCCTATCATATATGAAGAGCTGAAGAACCTTGAGGTGAAGAAGACTGGTAGAATCGATCATTCTGCTCAGAGCCACGATGACGCAGTATTCTCTTATCTCCTTTCACTCTATCCTCTGTACTACGGTAAGAACGTGACAGAGAACTGGGGTATCAGAATACCTAACCTCCAGACTGAACAGCATGAAGCTGAAGAGCCTATCTTTCAGAGCTTCGAGGCTACAGAGGGAATCAATATCTCTAGCGACCTTGAGGGAATGCATGGTAGAGTAGAGCAGCAGCTTAAGGACCTTGATGATGGTACTATGCTCTATAAGGACTGGTTAGAGCAGCAGAGACAAGAAGACCAAGAGGCTCTTCAGAAGATTCTCTCTACTCCAGTAGGTAGAAAGGCATACAGCCAGAAGTTTAACAAGCCTATAGAAGAGTTGGAGGATCCTGCAAATCAGTATAGTATGCTTGGTACTATAGACCAGTTCTATAAGGACATGAATGATCCATACAGTAGTGTGGATGACGATGATGAAGACGACTTCTACTATGACTATTAAGAGTGGCGGGAGCTTAAGTGCTCCCGCCATCTTACCGCTTTTGGGTTGTATACTATATAGGTAGTTATAAGCATTCTTCTAACAAAATCTAACTAAGGTTGAAAGGAGGCCTTTATATGAAGAAGAAGGTAACTATGCTCACTATCTCAATGGTGGTTTTAACAATTCTTGTTGGCTTACAGAACACTGCCAACGCTACAGTAATATCAAAGCTCATTGCTAATGGATTCAGTAAGAGATTGTTTATCGGTCTCATCATTTGCAATGTATCTTTCGCCGTTCTCGATACAGCGAGAGATGCAGCTGGTCGTAAGGCCAGCTCAACAGTATACTTTGATCTTAAGACTAGACTGACTGAGAAGTCGGCTTGGTCTGAGACTAAGAGTATCAATAAGATCTCTGTTGGTACTATCATCGACAGTATCAATAAGATCTCTGAATACACTGGACAGAGATACGTGACAATCGTATCATGCTTCAGTTGTATTCTTCCTATGGCTATTATGATATGGAAGATCCGTACTTCCATTGCATCTATAGCCATCCTTTTCAGCTGCTTCGTACTTAGCTCTGCTATGTACTTATGGGGCAACGAAAAGTTCAAGTTCAACGAGAACGAACACAAGGCTGCTGCTAAGCTTGAGTCAGTTCTTGTTGATGGCCTTGAGAACTTACTTACTCTCAAGTACGCTAGTAAGTTCTCTTACTTATTTAACAGAGTCACCGATGCAGCAGATGACTCATATAAGTATAGCACCAATACTAAGAAGCGTGCCTGGTTCGGTTTGTGCCAGGCTGTCTCTTATGTCCCTGTATGTTTCATTGCATACTTCTTTAGATGGGATGTTGAAACTTTGGGTTACGTATTTATCAATGAATACGTGATCTACAATTCGATCTTCAAGTGTATCGATATCGTTGCATACACTTCGAAGATCAAGGCTGCTACCAAGCAGATTGAAGCTCTCGAAGGCAACGATAACGATGAGAAGGTTTCTATGCCTTCTCAGTTCACAGTATCTGGCTCTTTCGATTATGGGAAGGACAGCGCTCAGTTCACTGTGAACAACATCAGTATCAGACGCTGTGAAAGATATCTTATCACTGGTGCGTCTGGTGAGGGCAAGTCAAGCTTCGGTAATCTCATTGCTGGCGCGATTAAGTCTGAAGAGATCTTTGGTCTCCCAGAAAATCTGGATACATACTATGTATTCCAGGAGACAACTCTTCTGAATGATAGTCTCAGAAACAATGTTACATTTGGTGACGAGACTGTTACCGATGAAGAGATCATCAAGATCTTTGAGGAACTCGATATGCTTAACGATCTTAGAAACACTTTCAGAGTTGAAGGCGTTCCTGTAGAGATCGACAAGCTTCTTGACTGTCCAGTTGGCTCAAAGGGTTTCAATCTCTCCACTGGACTTAAGCAGCGCGTTCTGCTTACAAGAACAGTAGTTGAGATGAGACGTAACCCGAACAAGATCTTCATCTTGGACGAAGTTACTAGCAACCTCGACGACAGAAACAGAAATAGAGCTATCGATCTTATTAACCGTGAGTGCCATAGCACACTTATGGTAATCTCTCACAATGAGGGATTCGATAAGATTTGCTCCAATCATATCGTGGTTAAGAACCATGTTGTTGCTATGCAGTAAACACAACAGATAGGGAGGACGCTTATGCGCCCTCCCGTTTGTTTTTTGTCAGATGAACCGTGTAGTGATCTCACTATCGAAGCTTGGATAGAAGAAGTCTTCTTCAAACTGGTTGGTCACGATACTCTCTTGCTTAGCGAATCCTGACTCCAGTTCAGCTATTCATTTCTCTACTTCCTCAAGGTTCTCTTTAGCAGGCTCTTCAGGCTTCTGCATGAGTCCCTCAAGAAGATCCTTTCCGATCTGCTCTACGTTTACACCCTTACCACCGTTAGCAGTCATGTTCTGCTGTACAGCCTTCTGGAAGAGTGCTTCCTTCTGCTTCTTCATCTCTTCAACTAACTCATTGTAGTAATCCTCCTGATATACTTCCCAAGTGCAGTTGAACATCTCAGGCACAGTTTCCTTCCACGGAACACAGCCGAATCTGCTGGTTACGTAGAGGTAAGGATGAGTCATCTTGCTGTGCTCATCAGGCCACTGAGTCTTGATGAAGACATCTGGCTGCCAGTTAGGAAGTCTCATGATCATACCATTCTTGTTAGGATCAGTGATCAGCTTAAGAGCTTCAGAAAACATAAGTCCCTTATTTGACTTAAAGTTGGACTCTGAGACTGCCTGAATAGCATACTTGGTGACACCGTAGTCGTTCGTATCCACGCTCCAGAGCTTTTCCCTGTCTATCTCTCCTGCCTTAACTGAATCGTTCTCTTCATTAGGATCAGGGTTGATTGAGATCAACTCAAAATCCTCAGGGAGGAACTCTATAAGCCAAGGAGGAATGAAGAAGAGATCTTCCTCTGGTGCTATTCTAAGACCACCGAATGCAGTGATCTCTTCAGCAGTAAGAGTAGTAGCATTCCAGTTCTGGTCTGCAAGAAAGCTCTTGTATCCCTTAACCTGGTCAACGAAGTCCTTCTTAACGTCGAACTCGTTGTCTTTGTTGTATGCTCCTATGAGATAGGAAACAATGTTGGCGAATGTCGCCATGATGCCTGTGGGTGAAATGTTGTTCTTGTTCATGGTGTTTACCTCTTTCTTAGTTTGTTATCTGTCACAGAACAGACACTTCAGAACTTCAAGTCCCTGTTCTGGTGTATGGCCATCCCACTTAGGAGCATTCTCCTTGTAAGATATACCAGCATTGCGGAAGAGCGGAAGATACTTCTCATCAAAGTGATAAGTAACACTTCCATACTCTTTACTTGTTATACCAGCGATGAACATACCTGGAAACATAGTACCGTCATCATGTTTGGTGGAGTACCATACTTCCGTGTCCACATCAAGTCCTTCATAATCGAACTGTTCATTATGCCAGTTGAGTGCTGCACAGAGAGCGCAGAAGAGTATACTTCTATGCTCATACAGCTCATTGAATGTATGATAGCCATCTGATATGTCTCCCATATCAGGAGTACCATCACTATTTCTCTTGGTTCCAGATATCACCTTATTCCAAGAGACTGTATCTTTGGAAGCTTCCTCAAGAGTAGCTCCAAGATAATCATTAGAAAGTTGTTCCATTCGTGTGCCCTTCTTCTTATGGTATTCATCAAGGACTCTGTCCGTTGATGTAATGGAGCCATCCTCTTCATAGAATTTGGCCATCTCATATCACCCCTTACTTAAAGTCTTTGATATCTCTTATAACCTCGAAGTCCTGACCAGGTGCATAAGTCAGTCTGATATCACGGATATCACATACGTTAATACTAGTAACACCAGCCTTACCGTCTTCAGAGTAGTCTATCTTGATAGTGTCTACTTCTGCAAGCTTAGCCTGATTAGTCTCCTTATCGTAGTTAACAAAGCCCTTATAGTCGGGACGATTTCTCATGGTGAATCCTACGATTCTACAGTTGTAAGTCTTCAGACCAGGTGCCTCGTCACTGATGACATCGATCTGATATTCATTGTTAGAGCTTATCTGGAAGATAGTTCCTTTAGCTCCATTAGTTGTCTGGTTCCATACTGTTAACTGAAGCTGAAAGAAGCACTGAGCATCAGTCTTCAGAAAAGTTAAGCTTCCTTTTTCGTTTACCATTAGAGTGAACCTCCTATTCTTAGTTTATAGGATAGTTCAGGGAAGCGATTAACGCTTCCCCTTCTTACCCTTCTTCTTTTTGCCACCGTACTTGGAGTCTTTCATTCTTCTGTTGAGGAACTGACGGACTTCTGATACGAGGATAGCGATGTTGTTTCTGATCTCACGGATAGTATCACTAGTATCAGCAGACATAGCGATATTCATTACACCAGTGAGAAGATAGAATGCATAGACATTTCCTACGAGCGAGCCCTTAGGCTGTTCGTAGCAAGAATCACCAAGCATTACTACGAGTGTCTCGGCTACCTCTTCATCCACCATTAACTGACGGAATGGAATAGCGAGTGATTCGATGTCTCTGATCTTCGGTACAGTACCTTCATAGTAAGCATTGAAGGATGCTGTGTACTGCTTGATCTTACGAGACTTCTTATAGCAGCGGTTAAGATAGGTGTCTCCACCATTCTCGATGTGCTTCTTGATGAGTTCGAGTGTGTGAGTGTAACAAAAGTACTTAGCGATCTCTCTGAGCTCTTCTGCTTTCTCAGGATTAGACTCCTGAATCTTGTCAGCAGTCTCAAGAAGACCAGTCTCGAACTTCTCCTTTACTTCATCAGTATAAGAGTCAACGATAACACCAGTTACATTACCTGCAGCTTTAGCATATGTGTTTAACTCTTCCTGGAAGTTATTGATCTCAGTGCTCATGAAAGCATCAGAGATGATATCATTGATAAGGTTCTTGGCGAAGAACTCGAGTATTGCATGTCTGGGTGTTTCACCAGTCTCAGAAGCAGCCTTACGGATCTGCAGCTTGATAGTCTCAGGAAGTGCATTGAATACAGAGAACTTCTCTCCTGACTTATAACGTCTCATAATGTCTACAAGAGCCATAGCATCATTGTCCGAGATCGCATCGCCGACAATATTATGCATGTTTGTAAGAACCTGTTCATCTGTAACTTCGAGTGTAGATACGGGAACGTCCTCGAGCTCTTCATCTGTTATAGGAGCGCTCTGTTCTTCAGCAACCTTTACAGGTTCCATATCATCATTCATCTGAACAGCTTCGCCAAGACTCTCAACAGTGTCGACTTCAGGAGTATACTCAGTAGCTTCAGCGTTGACTGCTTCTGCAGGAAACACTTCGGACTCTTCCTCCTTTACCTCCTCTACGTCTGGTTCAACTATTGCTGCGTTAGGATCTTCAGCATCACGGATTCTTGATTCTACTTTGCCAAGGTCAGCCATTATGCTGGCTTCCATATAGCCCTCCATAGTATCATATCCCTGAGCATTGATCTGGTTCTGGATGTTCTGTTCCATTTCGGCCATTGCCATGTCCTCCTTATCGTATTGTGCATTTGCTTTCTGTATTCTTGTGAAGTAGTCGAGATCCTCTATGGACATACCGTCTGGGTTTCTGAGAAGTCCCTTCACTATTCCACTAGTGAGAGCTCCCATCTCATCCATTTCAGTGATTCTCTCAGCTTCTAACGGGTTCACATTAGCTGCAAAACCATCATATCTTCCTCTCATCTCTGGAGCTTTTCCGATGATAGGATCCAGTGCCTGGTTATCGACATTCTGTTTCCTCTGTTCATCAAGGGCTCCGATGATCAGATCCACTTCAGCAGTATGGTCAGCACCATCGTATATAGTCTTATCTCCAGTAGTGTATGCACCTTCATGAGATAAGTCTATTTCATAACCTCTCTTGCTAGTAGGCATTGTTATTCCTCCTTACTTGCAGTATCTCCATTCTCTTCTGGCTGAGGAACGAGTATAGAGATATCATTCTGAGTACACAACGTATTGTGTATCTTGAGTTTGATGTCTGTTACAACAGAAGGAATGTCTATAGCACTCGCTACAAACATTGCATAGAAGTTCTCTCCCTTTACATGATCTGCTAAGAGTTGAGCATACTCTATAGGATAGCATGTCTGAAGGAATGTAGGAAGATCAATGTCAAGTCCCTTAAGGTAGTAAAGGACTTCATTCATCTTCGCACAGATGATAGCCATCTTAACGTCATCGTATGCTTTCTTACCATAGACTGTAGTAACGTCCTTGTCTTTCTTGTAGTTAACCAGTTCGAGTGCATCCCATAGAGCATCCTTGTTGAGCATGATAAAGTTTGCATAGAACTGAGAAACAAAGAAGTCAAACTTAGAGACAAAACATTCATACATGTAGAGTGCTATAGTAGACAGGTTTGTATCCTCTGCTGGAGGAATGAACTGAAATCCATAGAACTGGCAGATTGTATCTATGATCTCCTGATACGAGGCCTGCTCAACCTCTCGTATGTTCTGTACATCGAGAGGATAAGTTTGCTCAAGGTTTCTGAAGGTCATATTGTATGATACAACTATGTTTGGCTTTGTCATCACGGCACTAGAATAGGTGAACCTATTAACCAGGTGATCACGTATTACAGTCATCACATAATCGGAATCGAAATGCGATAAGATATTGGCAACTTCACCTTCTGCTACCATTGAACAGATTTGAGAGTTGCGAAAGAGATCTTGCGGCATATGGCACGCTCCTTTCATCTTTGATTACTGTATCGTTGGTGTTTGGGTAGAGATGTACATATGTAAAAGTATCCATGAACAACTGTATACTATAGTGGTGTGAGAAGATTAAAGTTCTCTCTGTACTAAGAGTTGAGCGAATAATTGAATCATATTTAGAGTGCGAGCGGGTAATGATCTGAGTGGCTCTCGGAAGGGTCATTACTCGAGCGCTATAGGTGCTCCTAACGAGCAAAGCCTGCTACCTATGATCCTGATAGTAGGTAGTACGTTAGGAGACTAATTGAAAAGCGACGGAGAGTGTCAGGGTTCTCCGTCATCATTTTTATCTAACCAGCTGAAAGGAGAATGGTTATGAGAGAAACAACAACAAACCTTCCAATTCTTAGAGTTGAAACACAGAAGGTTATCGACACTACACTCAACGTGCTTACATATGCTAATGAGTTAACAGACTATGTAGACTCATATGTTTATAGCGATGATAGCAGCATCCGTATCCGTGTATATAGTGTAAAGTGTATGGATGATACAACGTCAAGAGTAGCTATCTTTACTTCAGAAGATGGCAGCTACTATGCTGCTATCGAAGTAGAGAACGAATGGGTAGAGTTCACTCTGCTCAACTCTACAAAGAGTACTGACACAATTCGTTTCAATACAATCCAGCATTACCATTTCTACGCAGACGACTATTGTCTTCGTGAAATTGGTGGAACACCTATTTCTGATATGCTTTTCGGAATGATGTCGGAAGCACAGCATATCGGAGAGATGGTTGTGTATGAAACTTTAGAACTAGCAAAGCAGCAGGGACTCATCTGAGTCCCTGCATTCTTCTCTTCACTACATTCTTTCTTTTTTGTTATACACAGTACAGCAGAGGCTGGTTAGTGTTTGCTGCAGAGACATGAGTCTCATCAAGATACCTTACACAGTCATCTCTATCTGCAGCAAACTGTTCAAGTCTACTCATAACCTTGTTGATATCTACTGTAGCAAACACTGTCTCAAGATCTGAGTAGTTGTTTAAGAAGGCTACCAGTGTTGTAGCTACATCGTCTATAGCCAGTCTCTCGAATGTCTCCATCATTGTAGGAGATATAGTCATCAGATTGTCTGGATGAGGAACGAAGATGTCTATAGGAATGTCCTTCAGACCTCCAGTGATATCGCCATTCGTTACAGAGCACAGCTTAACCATGTTAGGCTCTTTGAACTCCACGAAGATACTGTTGTTGAATACAGATGTCATATCTGCTCTAGCCTGCAGCAGCATAACGTCATCCATGCTGTAGTTATTGTATGCTCCGAGATAGTCGTACATACCAATACCAGACTGCTGGACGAGTCCATCGTTTCCGTAGACATCCCATGCTATATCCTTTACTCCAAGGATCTCTACTCCTCCTACTAATGAGCTATCGATCATATAGTAGCCGTTCCTCTTGTTTTCAGGTCTAGCATTTATCATGATACGGACTTCATGAGGGAAGAATCTAGAGAACGTTACCAGTGTGTCTGGTTTGATGATCTCCTCTGCCCAAGAGTCCTTGTCGATTCCTTCTCCCTTTGGTAGATTGAGAGGTTTAGTACCAAGTCTTCTCTCTATCTTATCAAGAAGAAGTCTCATCTTATTCATAGGCATAGGCCCACTCTCCTTTCGGGTGTTATATATTACTCAGATGTTTCACCACTATTTGACCACCTGAACATTTCTATAATCTAAGAAAGGAGGAGAGTACACATGTCGTTGACTCCACAAGAGATACTTGATATAGTAGACCCTACTAGGCAACACGAGAGTGATACAAGCTTTCCGCATTGGTACGTCGTAGACGGTGAATTGGTAAACATCTACAACTTTGAACCAGCAGATGATCCTCTTCTCGGTAGCACCGTTCTATGGTATATTAAAGAGACTGAAGATCCAGAAACTCATGAGACAGTTAAGGAACTTGATCATCCAATGATCCCGTCTCTTGATACTTCTGATATCGATAAGCCTGGCTACTGGTATATAAAAGAAACTGTCGATCCAGTTACTGGAGAAGTTACTAAGGAACTCACCAACCATGGTATTCCTCAGGTAGATCTCGAGGTAAACGGTATATGGTACATCAAAGATGGCTCTTTGACTCATGCCGCTTTCCCTGAGCTAGCTGAGTATGGATCATATATGAATAACCAAGTTGTAAACAAAGCTATCATCTTCCCCTCTGTAATGGAGGTAGGAAAATGGGCATTCAAAGATACCCCTTCAATGCTGGAGGTGTATCTGAATCCAGAGTGTAAGAGATATGATACTTCCTTCCCAGAGGAGTGTGTTGTAAAGGATTGGCCATTGGGTACAAGAGTTACTCAAATGCCGACGAAGACTACATACAATGTGGGAGAAGACTTTGATGTTACTGGTATGAAGGTACTGGTGACATTGGATATGACTGTTATGGGCAAGGATTATGGCAGTTATGCATATGAAGCAAACAATGACTACTTTACAGTAGTGCAGTTCGACAATACTTCTCCAGGTGAGAAGGTAGTTATACTAAGATACAAAACACCCTATTCAGTCGGTCAGTATAGCGTCCCGCTACCTGAGCCTGTGATAGTGGTGTAAGAAAGGAGAGATAGCTTATGGCAGTATGGGGAAGTGGCACTGCAGCAGATCCATGGAAAGTAACAGATTGGGATAGCTTTGTCGAAAAGTGCAACTATGAGTCTACTCCTAGTAGTGCTATAACCTATATAGTATTCCCTACACACGATCAGAACGGTAATCTGATCCCTGTTGAAGAACGTGTTATAGATATGCGTCATCATGATTGGTATGTTGATCGAAGAGATAATAACAGCATCATTGTCCTTCCATCTATAAAAGATATAGAAGGTAACGGATGGACTATTCTTGGTCTTAGCTTGAGAAACTCTTACTTGTTTCGTAACAATACTGGATCTCCTGGCTCTAACGGCAATTCTAACAGAGGTACCAATACAATAATAAAGAATCTTAACTTTCAAAACATCTACTGTCATGGTTGTGTATACTTATTCAATCCAAATGCTAATGGTAGTAGAGTTACTGTAACTGGATGCAAGTTCTCTGGAGTGAGTGACAATAGTATAGTTGATCCTTATGCTACTTCCAGTGGCAGTTCAGCTGGATGTATCTGTACTAATACTTCATACAGTGGATGGAATGTATTCACAGCATGCTCATTCAACTTCAAGTTTATCAATATGTATAAGACTGTTCAATATAATGGCGGTTCTGGTGGTTATACTGGTAAAGTTGAATTCAACAACTGTATCTTCAATGTAGAAGGTAAGATAAAGAGTACTACCTCTAATGGTGGTAGCGGTACTAGTGATTCTGCTAAGTACAACATATTCTTTGGTTACTTCTACTTCTGCAAGATGACAGGAAGACTCATACTAGAAAATGCAGAAGCTGATTCGGCTACTGCTTATGCATATCTATATCATAACCAAGGTGGTTCTCTCAATGTTATAGACTTTAAACTAAAAAGTACAAAGACAAACTACTTCAATTACAATTATTGGCTCATAGTCCGTACACGTAACTCTTCAGAAGTTACAATCACATACTACGATTATGAAAGCGGATTCTCTACTGTTGGTTGGAACACAGAATATCAAGGTACAGCTAGCGCGTTCAAGATACCAACAAACAGAACACAGATGACAGACAAAGATTGGCTCGAACTACAGGGCTTCGTAATCGGTACAGCACCGACAACTTAAGAAAGGAGGAGATTGTATGAACTATGGAGGTTCAGGAACGTCTAAAGACGATCCTATTGTAATAGACACACTGGAAGATCTTGCACCTCTTATGCAGAGAAGCGCTGGAGGTACTCTTCATATAGCATTCCCAGAGACATATTCTGGTCCCAAGGTTATCGATCTTCGTGCCGCTGGATGGAATCCTGACGGAAGGTTAAATATCAATTGGAGTACAGATAATCATGAAACTATAAGAAGATACGTATACTTCAATGGATGGACCATCTTGGGACTATCTATCATGAATTCGTTCTTCCTTAACCTCGTAATAAGTGGTAGTAGTACTAACGCTAGCGAGAAGCAGATCTATTTCTATGATCTCACTATTAAGAATGCGTACATTCTTGCAGGAGGAGGCGAGGCATGGTTATTCCGATCAGAAGCATCTTATGGAAGTAGAATATACTTCTATAGATGCAAGTTCTCTGCGATGCTAGACTCACAAACGTCACACACATACGCATTTAATTTGGTTACTGACGAGGAGGAACTCTACTTCCTCCAATGCTCTTTCAATATACAGCTTAACAACACCAGTACATCTTATAAGACTTGGATCATGAATGATTGGCGACGAAGCAGATGGCTTATGAGAAACTGTATAATGAACATTAGAAGTACCAACTTCCGTTCATGGGATGGTAACACCGACCAAAGTCTAGTGAACTGTGCTAATATGCAGTTCTCTAAAATTGTTGGAGATGTTAAATGTGTTGCTGGCGGTAGTACTGAAGTTCCAATTCTAAAAAGTGCGTCAGGATGTTTCTACAACGTTGTAGATATAGCATTCAGACACTACAGAACAAATGGTACAGTATACTTTGGTTTCGGTGGTGGAAAGAATATAGTAAACAACAGCAACTGTAAGTTTAGTGATGGTAATGCTATGGCAGCTCAATACATCACAGGAGATAACAAGAATGTTGTCACTACAGCACAGATGCTGGATGCCGACTATCTTAACAGCATAAATTTCATTGTAGGAGACCCTCCAAGCAACTGATAAGGAGAGGGAATCATCCCTCTCCCTTCATTCTTGCAAGGTTGAACATTCTAGTAACAATATCAACTCAAAGGAGGAGTACATATGGCTATACTTGGTGGCGGAGGTCACTCTGCCAACGATCCTATATATGTAGATACGTTAGAGTCACTCAAAGAAGTCTTTGAAGATACTACTAACAAGTACACTCACATAGCGTTCCCAGAAGTCTATGATGGTCCTAAGGTGATAGACCTTCGTTCTAGAGGATGGAATCCTATCAACATTGGCTATAGATCTGATTGGTCTGAAAATAGATATGTTTACTGTAACAACTGGACGATCTTGGGTCTTTCTATAATGGACTCTTGGTTCTGGGCTCTTAGTAGTAGTAGTAGTAAGACAACGTATGTGTACGACCTTATCATGAAGAATGTATATGTAATAGCAATAACAAGTGAAGCTTGTTGTTTCTGTAACACTAGTTCTGGTTATGGTCATTTCGTTAGATGTAAGTTCTCTGCTGTATTAGATGCCAACAACAATCATGTATCTTTTGTAAATCAATACTACAATCCATATGGTTCTAGTAGTACTGGAAGACGTATGTACGCAACCCAGTGTTCATTCAATACAGAACTCCATACGCAAGGTAACTCTTTGTATGCAAAGGTTATTGGATCTCCTAGTAACACCAACGAACAACAAGGTGATATTATAAACTGTATCTTCAATATTAACGCGCCATTCCTTAGATTCACTAATAATTCTAACGAACAAACAAGAACTACAACCTATCAAGGCAGGTTCAGATTCTGCAAGTGGATTGGTAGTGTTAAAGGATATCAGAACATGATACATTTCATTCAAGGAGGATCCAATTCCGCATACAACGTTGTCGATGTAGACTTCTATAGTTACTTCAGTAGCTCCAGATGCGTGATATGTGTAGCATTCTCATCTGGTGTCAATATTATCAATAGTGATAGATTCCACTCAGTGAACTCTACTATACAAACATCATTGTCCAGATGTACTAAAGTTACACAAGCTCAGATGACTGATCAAGATTATCTCAACTCTATAGAGTTCATCTGTGGTAACACTCCGTCAGACGCCCCCCCCATAAGCAGCGGCTGATCTTACATACACACCTTCGCGAAAGGAGGTGTGCTTAATGGCTATACTTGGCGGTGATATTAGAGATGCTAACGATCCTCTTACTATAGATACGTTAGAAGATCTCAGGACTATACTTACTAACACCTCATATATACCAGCGTCTCCATCTGGTAATTACTACATAGCCTTCCCAGAAGTCTATGATGGTCCTAAAGTCATCGATCTTCGTTCTAGAGGATGGAACCCCATCACTATTACTTCAACAGAGTTTACACCTTCAACTGCTATGACTATAAATATATACTTCAATGGATGGACTATTCTTGGACTTAGTATGATGGATAGTACATTCTTTTATATGAGAGCTAGCTATGGTGGTGGACAGAGTAGTTCAGTTTCTACTATAAACATATACGACATGATAATCAAGAATGCATACATTTTCGGTCTCACTAGCGATTGCCGTTTGTTACGTTTTCACAAAAGTAATTCTAATGGTTCTGGCAGTCTTCGACTCTATAGATGTAAGATTTCAGCAATGCTCGATTCACAATACTCAAACTTTGTATACTGTATTAACAATAGTAGCGAATATGGATACTTATATATCAACCAATGCTCATTCAACTTACAAGCTGCAAATAGCGGAGATGCGAGCAGACGTGTAAGATGCATATTTGGGCCCAATAGTACTTCAAGTACGATTGTAATGACTAATAGTATACTGTCTATATCTTCCAAACGTTGGATTTGTAACGAAGATACATCTTATGTTATTGGTGGAACTGCTATGAGGTTTTGTAAAGTCGTCGGCGATATCACTGGTTCTTCGACATCGATATACTATATGTCTATCATAAAAGCCAATGGACAATGTGCGTATAATGTAGTAGACCTCAGTTATACTACCACTAGTGCATACGACTCTAGCGGAAAAGTAGGTATATCTTTTGGATCTGGTGTAAACTTGGTAAACACTTCTAAGCTTAAGCATAAAAGTGGCGAGACGATAGCCTATATAAACGGAAACTATAATACTCTATGTACTACAGCTCAGTTGATTGACAAGGATTGGCTTAACGATCATTACTTTATCTGCGGAGACGCACCAAGCTCTTAAGTTAGGTGGTGGGAGGTTTCCCACCACCATTCTATGCTCAACATCTATGTAACAATATTCTCGAAAGGAGGAGAGTTATGGCTAACAATTGTTGTTTCCCCTATGGAAACGAAGTCTATACTCCTGATATGACTACACATCCTGGTTGGACTAAAGTAGTTGCTTGTCCTGCTGCTACTTGTCCCCCTAAGCAGTATATCGTTCCTGGTCATCACCCCTATTGTCCTCCCCCTCATAAGGTGGGAAGAGTTAAGATAGACGGTACTATCCGACTTTCTACAACCTATACTGATCATCATGGTCATGTACAGAAGTTCGACATCATACCTGGAGTATCATATGAGATCGATGCCTTCTCCAACACCCGTGGTATTTGTCACTTCGTCGGCAAGATTGTCGACTTTGAGACAGTCGAAGGTGTACAAGAGATTCTGAAGGCTCCTCATTGCATCACTATTTCTGCTATCATAGTAGACTCTAGTGATATGTATGAAAGCCGTCTTCTCAGAATCAGAATAGAGAACATCGAGAGAATGCTTCCTATACTGGGACCTGAGCAGCTTAATCCAGTACAGCAGAGCAATGTCTGCATTGAAGATCCATTCGTAGAGAGAGAAATAGATGAGTTCGTTTCACTCCACGATGTAGGAACACCTGTTGGTGAAGATGGATCTACGACAAATAACACATCGTCAAGTACTAGTCAGAGTGGCGATACCAATCTTGGTTCAAGTCTTCACGACTATCTTGACCTGTAATCATCGGCTAGGGTGGCAACGCCCTAGCCTTAACTTTTGAAAGGAGGAAAACCTAATGTCATACACTATAAAGACTAAAGGTATAACTACTGTACATCTGGACATAGAGCTGGATGTGTATAAGGATGATGGTTCTAAAGAGACTATCACCGTATCTATGAAGCCTGGCAGCAAGTACAAGGTGATTGCTGTAGACAGAATCGATAATATGCTCCGTACTATCACAGGTGTGTACTCTCACTTTGGTACTAATCAACCCTGTGGTGGTCATCTTAAGGCAGACTGGATCATGATAGACTGTTCTAATGAAGACGGTCATCATAGAGCTAAGCTCTGTAAGATTATGATAAAGGACATTCGTACACTCGAAGAGATCGTCGATTTCTAATAGGAGGTGCTAGTATGGCTAAAATATCAGAACACTTCGACACTTATGAGTTCCGCTGTACTTGCGGATGTGGTAAGGGAGTTCCATCTACTTTACTGGTATCTATGCTCGAACAGCTCTTCAGTTATATGGGTGCTAAGGAGATATGGATAAGTAGCGGTTATCGTTGCGATGCTGCTACTCTTGCTATACCTGGAGCATTCTTAGGCGATGGTCATAACTGCAATGTTAACGGTTCTATTGCTGCAGATCTTTGTGTGATCAAACAAGATGGTGAGAAGTATACTTCTTGGGATATCGCTGAGGCTGCAGAGAGAATCGGTTTCAATGGTATTCTTCTTATAGATGACTACTATTGTCATCTTGACACAAGAGGTTATGAACCCTATAAGAATGACCATTGGTTTGGAAATGAAATGACTGGAGAGGGATACGAGACCTTCGAGAGAGGTACAGTGTTCCCTGGACAGGATGAATACAATCCCGACGAAGTAAACCTTATAACACTCGAAGTAGAGCTTCAGACTATACTGAAAGAGAAGGGTTATGATATCAACACTGATGGTGTCATCGGCAATATCACTCTCTCAAAGCTTAGAGACTTCACTATTGAACCTGGAGATTCTGGAAAGCTTACACTCTGGACTCAGAAGAAGCTCAAGAGCCTCGGATATAGTGTAACACTTAATGGTGTTGCAGATCAGCAGATGATGGATGCTATTCATCAGTTCCAGTCTGACAACAAACTTGGTGTAGGTAAGATACTCTCTGGTGGAGATTGGGCTGTACTAGCTAGTAAGAAAGTAAAGACGTAATAGGAGGTTTAAGTATGGCTAATAGCAAGAATTGGCCTTTCAAACCACTTCTTGGTTCGCAAGAGGCTATCAATAACCATCCTATCAAAAAAGGACAGTTCCTCATCCGAAAGGATGGGGGTGCTGTCTACTTTGATCAGGATGATGAAACACGAGTTCTCTTAGCCGATGTAGGCGGAGGAGGAGGTGGCGGCGGAGATAAAAGCCGCTACACTATACAGAAGTTCACCGATAATGAGACTGGTGAGGTTACATTCAAACTGAAGCAGACTCTGAATGATGGCACTGCTACATATGTCGGTGATGTTATATCTCTTGATGGTGATGGTATACTTGTAGAGTACGCTGATTCAGTCATGATACTCAATCAGGTTATTGCTGCTATCGAAGAGAGACTCAATGCCAACTACAACTTCACTACATTTACAGAACTCGATATCAATACTAGCGGTAAGACTCTGCTTCAGATAACACAAGCTCTTGCTGCTAAGAATCTTCCGACCAATACTATAGTTACTGGTCAGATCTATGCTCAGGCACTTCCTTTCGTAGGAGCTAATGCAGAGGCAGAAGTAATGATCAACAGACCAGCATACTGGTGGACATGTACTTCGTTAACCAATGCTCCGTATTCATGGAATGCTATAGCAGATTCTAGCAAGATTATCATGGATTGGACTCCTACGTATAACAAAGCAGCTTCTGGTATTTCATATGACGGTACAGCATCTGGATCATCGGCTGACGATGTACAGGAAGCTATAGACGACTTATACGGATTGATAGGTGATGTCAATGATGCCTTAGAGGAGGTGTTATGATATGCCCAACTCATTATCGGATAATGTAGCTAGACTTCGTGCTGCTAAGACTGCTATAGGTAATGCTATAGTAAAGAGAGGTGGAGAGATTGGAGAAAATGACGGTCTCGAAGACTTTCCTCAAGCTATTCTTGATATCCCTAAAACTGGATATGAGCATGGCGGAGTAAACTTCTTCGATCTTGATGGTATTATTCTTCACTCATTCACCTCAGAGGAGTTCCTTAAGCTTACAGAGATGCCAGAGAATCCAGATCACACGTATGAATGGTTGGTGGCTCAAGGCTGGAACTGGACGTTAGCTGATGCAAAAGCTTACGTCGCTAAGTATGGTGCACTCAATATCGGACAGCATTATACAACTCCAGATGATAAGACAGCTATCGATGTCCATCTTCCAGAAGGTTGTCTGAACCCACAGCTTGGACTGTTCGTTAACGGATCGGTTCGTGTAGAATGGGGAGACGGTACGGAAGACACTCTTACTAATACTGGTATGAAGTATACATATGCTACACATCAGTATGCTGAACCTGGTCAGTACTATATACTCCTTACTGTAACTGGTAGTGCAGAGATCAAAAGTACCAATGGAGCTAATGTATTCTTCTGTAAGGGTGGTAAGGGTACTGGCAAGCCAGGAAACGAGTCTAAGGCTTATAGTAACTGTATCACTGATGTACATCTCGGAGCAAACATCGACATCGGTAAGTTTGCATTCTATAGATGCTACTCAATGAAACATATTTCAATTCCTTCTACAGTACGTTCTATCAATGAATCATCATTCAGATGGGACTCTACTCTTGAGTCTATAGTTATACCTCATGGTGTAACAGAGCTCGGTGCTAATACGTTTGAAGGATGCTATGGAATGAGATTCCTTTCTGTTCCTAACACATTAGAGTCTATAGGAGATCGTTGTTTTGCAGAATGCTATTCACTCATATGTGCTACATTTCCAGAGACTATGACATCTATAGGCAGCTCAGCATTTGCTGATAATCCTTCATGTGATGTGCTTCTGACTCCTGGGGCTGACAATATTCCATTTGAATTCGTAATACGTAACCGTACTATGGCGGCATTCTCTATTCCAGAGGGTATAACAACTTTAGGAGACTATGCATTTGCATATGCTTACGGACTTAAAGATATCACATTACCATCTACTCTTCTGTCTGCTGGAGCTTCTTGTTTCTCAGACTGTCAAGCTCTTAACACTATAAGTATTCCTAATACTTTCACTACTTTGGGCGAGAGTATGTTCAACAACTGTACTGCCCTTCAGCAAGTTAATATACCTTCTAGTGTGACTGCAATACCTTCTAAGTGCTTTAGACAGTGCTACTCGATGTCTAAGATAGAGATCCCAGCTTCAATAGAGACTATAGCTGCAGAAGCATTCACTACTTGCTCTGGATTAGGAATCATAAAGTTCCTTGGTTCTACTCCACCTACAGTAGCTAATGCTAATGCATTCACTAGTCTAGAGTATTCATGCAAGATACTTGTACCTGAAGGAAGTCTTGCTGACTATACATCAGCTCAGAACTATCCAGATCCTACTAAGTATACATATGAAGAGTACTAAAAAAATAATGGCGGTGGGAGTCGTTCCCACCGCTATCTGTTTAACCTCTATACATAATGAGCGTATGACATACCTCACATCTTTCACCGACATGATCACTATCAGTACCAGCAACAATACACTGCCCACACTCGCAGCGGACCTTCTCGTAATATGAAGGGTCCACGAAGAGACGTCTTGCGGGCTCTTTAGGCTTCTGAATTCTCTCTTTCGGGAGATCATCTTCTTCCAAAACAAGTTCTCTATCTCTTGTCTGAACTTCGATTCCAGAAAAGCGGCCTTCGCCCTTCCAGTATCCTTGGATGAAGATTCTTTTGCCATCTTTATACTGTCTCCAGTGGCCTGTGACATACCACATAAGACAGTGACGGTCGATCTCACCCTTCTCGTTCTTTTGTTCTTCAAAGAACTGGTCTAACGATTCACCTTCGATATAGATAGTTTTGTAGTACTTGATCTTAGCAGGTGTCTTCTTCTTACCGTTTCTAGTCTTTGTTTGAGGTGCTATCATTCGATTGTTTATAGTTCTATAGTTGATTAGTGGGTTCAATAGAGAAACCTCTATAGCGTACCATATGTTAAGAGTAGCTACAGCCCATTCAGCACCAGCATATATAGCCATATCGACAGGAGCTTCTGTTCCAAACGGTACAAACTTATTGAAGATCTTAAGATATGAATTTGTCGCCTCTATTGCGAGGATAGGTTTATCATCTTTCTTCACATATATGATCGGCATGGTAACTATTCTACCAAGACCATCAGGATTAGTCTTAGACTGGTCTAGAAACAACGTTATAGCTCCTATGATTGTAGCGGATGCTACATCAAGAATTTCGTCATTGTAGGTGTAGCCGAAATCATTATCAGATATCTCCTCTATCTCTTTTGTAGTTCCGAAAGGAATCCAATCCTTCTTATCAAATATGAGTACACGATGTCTTACAACGTCATCTCGTTCGTTCACCACGATTTCTATGTGTTTGATAGGTATGGTGTTTGAGATTACAATGTCTGCTGGCAAAGATGCTTTGTTGATAGCATCATCAGCTTCATTCTTTTCTTCTTTCGTCATGCAGTCTAGACTCTTATTGAACTTCTGATCTACGAGTCCAGCTATAGAGAACAACTTAAACACGTCCGACTTTGATATCTCGACTTTGTCTATCACGTTGTCAGCTTTTTTAACGATACTGTGAATCTTCTTGATGTTTGATTCTCTTGTTTCATTTAGCATATATGCTCTCCTTTCCACCCTCGTCATAGCCTTACTCAACACTCTAATAATATCACCTAAAGGAGGTTTAGATATGTCAAGCAATCAACTCTACGACGAGAGGATTCATTGTATTCCTGGTTGTCCTCCACCAAGAGACACTTGGATTCCTGGAAGACCGCCATATGAACATCCTGGCGGATGTTGCCCTGATGTACCAACTGTAAATCCTTACAGACCTGGTGTACCTAATCCTGTTCCTACTCGTTACTTCTATCCTGTACCACCTTGTGGTCCTTGGCCTCATCATCCTGAGGAGTTCTTCGTTCTGAAAAGACAACTCAATGAGATACTTAAGAACATCGCTAAGGCTGACATCTATCAGGATAAGAGCGAAACAGGTACTACTATCAGAGTCGGCGGTATTGCTAAGGGTACTAAGCTCGGCGACATTACATTCTCAGAACTTGTTGCTAAGCTTCTCTTCCCCTCTGGCGATCAGCCTGTAGACCCTGAAGAGTATGTAAAAATGGGTGAACTTGAAGATCTTGTTAAGGGATTCCTTGCTACTGTTGCAGCTACAGGATCCTACAATGATCTTACAGACAAGCCCACTATCCCAAGTGTTGAAGGTCTCGTAACTACAGAGGCTCTTACTACAGCACTTGGAGATTATGTAGCTAAGACAGACATGGATACATATCTGTCAAGCTATGTAACTACCGAAGCTCTTGAAACAGCTCTCGGCGGTTATGCTACTACAACAGCTCTCGAAGAGCTTGCTGCTACTATCCCTAGTCTTACATGGCCTGAGGATAAGCTGCATGAAGTAGTGCATGATCTCGGTGGATTCAAGACTGGCGATGATCTCGCTGGTATGAATCTTATCGATATCATAGAGACCCTTCTCTGTAAAGAACCCAACCAGTAATGAAAGAGGGTGGAGCAATCCACCCTCCTTTCTTATGCTTGTATAACTGTTAGCGGAAACTCAAACTTAAACGAGTTGTTTGTGTTAGCATATCCACAAACTGGAAAGTTGTAGATATCGACTTTAGATAGGATAGTCTTATCTACTGTATTGTCATCATTGATATCAAAGTTGTACCAATGTCCTGCCATGTTCTTAGAGAAGACATGATACTGAAGGATGATTTCCAGTCCATTCCTCCAGTTACGGCCATTTCTAGACGGTTCCATATTCACCGAACAGAGCTCATGAATAATATCAGTAATCGCCCAGCATACATCCTGTCTGTTCAAGTGTGATTTATCTCTATGACTTATGCATCCTTCGTCATACGGTTTCGATGAAGCGTACATTGTACGAGTAATACATTCGAAGTAGTCTGCTGGTTTGATCTTTGTATGATCTTTATTTAGTATGAGAGGTCTCATAAACTCAAACTCTGTCATAGTAGATGATACATTATCTCTGGCCATTACTATGATGGCATAGATTCTGTTATACACATTTAAAGGTACAGGGTCTTCCTGTCCACATGTATACAGAACACTCGGTCCTATATCCTTATAAGGCTTTCCTCTGTATGGTGTACAGTTCACATAGTTCCTACTACCATTGAAGAAGCTGAAGAATCTCCTTTGATCCTTCTTGATATGCCTATAGTCCGACATACACTTAACCAGATTAGAGTACCCATCAGGATGCGGGTACTTTGTTTCCTCTCTGTTATGAAACAGATTTTTGATTATGTCTTTAGCATCATCCTTCTTCATTAGGCACATCCTTCTTCACGGTAACGAAGTAGTATCCTCCAGTGACCTTCTGACGATAGTCATAAGTCATCATCGTCGATTCTTTGAAAAACTTCTCTTCAAGGATAGCCTCATCAACTTCTTCATCCTCTGACCAAGGAATGAAGTAGCTCTGATCTACCTGATACCACTTATGATTGACCCAGTCTATGACAAGAGTAGTTACTCCATCATCATAGATGTCAAAGTCATTATCACTCGCAGCATAGTTAACCTTGCCGATTCTAACGACCTTCTCTTCTTTAGTCATTGAGTATTCTTCCTCAAGCTCCTTCTCTTTAGCCTTCTTCTCCTCTTCTTCAGTCAGGTTTCTGATTGTCTTGTTAACAAAGTCTACATAATATCTTTCATTAGTTTCGAGAAGAGAGAACTCGCATCCTATACAGTGAGTATCATTTGTGACTCCATTAAGGTTGTTGTTTATGATCTTGTAATTGACCTGGTTGTCTTCTATAAAGAGCTTATAGAATGTGTCGAGTTCTTCTTGATGAAAGAAGTAATCGTAAGTTGGTGGTGGTGTGTCTTTTGGTACTTTGTGGATCACCATACTATACGGTGTATAGTAGGGATTCCACTGTACTATCATTTTTCCGAACTTCTTACTGTTCGTTATTACTGCGTACATATCACATTACCTCCTCTTCATTTAGTTTGCTGTCTGATAGATGAAGCGGTTGTGGTCGAAACTGTCTCCAACCTTAAAGTCTTTGATTTCTCTGCTGACTATATCGTTCAGCTTGATGTAGTAAGAGTTTCTTGTGTCAGGATCGTTAACGAACGATGCATTCTGTCCGTATGTATCTATATAGATTTCAGCCCCATCAGAACCCTTAACAACTACCTGATTCATATAGTCATATGCTACATGATCAAGCTCAGCTATGAGTTCACATTCATTAGCAGACTTTACAGGAAGTGGCTTGTCGTCAAGTGACAGGCCTTCATATGTCTGCTGAAGAATAGATCCTTTGATGCGTGCATAATCCACACAAATATGAATCTGATCGGATGATGCGTCATCATTGAGCATGTACTCTACCACCTTACCCATGAATGGAAGGTGATACATGAGGATTCTATCATTCATGATGATGAATACCTCTTTCTTAATGAACTCTGGTTCATTCTCATTGTTATCTACGTATAAACTGCTCATTTCTTCTTTCTCCTTGTCGTAGTCTATTGAATACCTGCGTTCAAAGGCAAGGCCCGACGCAAGGTTCAATATGATGTCGCCATTATCGTCTGGCTTGATGTAGTGACAGTTGTTTATATCGTTGCAGTCTATGAAGACTCTTTCAGAAGTCTTAGTGAAGAAAACTATAAACTTTCTAACTACTGTCTTAGATACAGCTTCTATCATGTAGTCTACTATGTCGCTGTCATACATCAGCTCTTCAGTCTTCTCTATATCACTTATCGAAAGTGTCTCTAATACATGTAACTCATCAAAAGTGATTGTGTAGTGATCAAAAGTGATTGTCGATTTCAATCCATCTCTTTTACGTTCTCTAAGCATTGCTTATTCCTCCTCTTTCTTATACCAGACCATCTTAAGTTTATTGTATGACTGGAAGACATAGTCGTACTCCACACCAGCCTTCTTAGCATACTCTTCGTCTGGTCCTCCTGTGAACTTGTTGATATGACCAAGTAGATAGTCTTCCATCTGATTAGGCAGAAGGTCGTCTTCTACATAAGGTTTCATTTTTCTCATGTAGTCTCCGAATGGCACAGCAAGTACATTCTTCACTACATACACATCGTTTGCTCTATAGTCAAGAAGAAAACGAGCTCCTCTGAAGAGAATAACACATCCATCTTCTGGGAGTTGTGACTCAATCACATATGGTGTAGCCATTCTACCTCTGGTATAGTTACCTATGAGGTTGCTTTTGAGCTGTTCAGCCAGCTCTTTTGTTGATTCTGTCTCCAACAGGTTGTTATAGCGAATCGCTTTACAGAACTCAGATACAGTCATGTCTAAGCCCTCCTCCTACAGTTTGTATTATGTAAGTCTTATTCATAAGATCAATCTCTTCCCCTGCTGCTCTAAGGTCTATGGCTGCTGCCAGAGTCAAACATGCCATGAAAAGCATAACGATGAGTATGTTCTTCAGATGACAGAAGATCTTCTTGGCCCTCTTAGCACTAACCTTTCTTGGAACTGATTTGTTAACGATGTCTATGGCGACGTCTAGTAGTTGGAACAATTTTATGATTGTTAGCAGCATACATGTCAGAGTGACTGGATATGCCACTGATACCGTTAATCTTGCTAATATAAGTAACATTAGTATCCCCCTTCTCTTCAAGATACCTAAGTATCGAAGAATCAAATAAGTAATGTGTATGGCGTCTTGTAGTCAGTAGCTTCTCTATTCTGTCATAGTCTACTGACTTGATAATGGATACGATGTCTCTCTCTGGTGGATCTGGTATCTCGTGATTGAACAGATCTATCGACATGCTACAAGCTCGCATACCTCTAAGGTTTAAGTCTATACCATCACGATGTATAACCATACCAAATTTAGTGGGATCTTCCACAGCAGACTCATCTACACATGGTACCTTATACATATACATTCGATCCATAGGTGATGGCTCGTTCAGTTCTCTATACATAGAACCAAGTAAAGCCCTAAGATAAGTATCCTTGTCGATGCGAACGACAAAACTATCTCCTATGAGAGTAGCCATACGTTTCGCGTTTTCAATAGCTTCTGGAGTGACTTTATACTTCTTATAATCTTTCTTTAGATCGCTGAATAGTTCAGGATCAATACTGTCATAATGTACTTTGCGTTTGTTCTTTTCTTCATTCATAGCTCATTCCTCCTTTCTTGTAGAGCCATAGTCTATATGCCATGTGTACTCCTCCTTTCATCCCGACCTGTTAATATAGTGTAAGTGGTCAGGTACACATGTACTACATATATAATATATAGCCAAACCATCTATTAAAAGGAGAGTGATACCTATGGCAATGCCTAACTTCATCAAAGAGAAGGATGGTGGCTATGCATTCAACTCCGAGGGGACGTTTGTGTTCTATGTTCCTGAGAAGTTCTTTGACACTAAGCTTGCTATCTTCAATGGTGAGTACATCTCATTGTTCGGTATATGCACTTATGCTATTCTAAACAAAGACGGCAAGCCGACATCTGGCTTGCACAACTTCAACTTCCCAGCAATGTTTGTCACTAAACCTGATGACATTGAAATAGTAAAAGGATTGAAGCTTACTAAGAATACTGATGTACAAGACTATCGTCTTCTCAAGTATAACAAGGATGCTATGATAGTAGTGTCCTCTGAAGTAGTCGTAGATGGCGGAAATCTTGATACTTGGTATAGAGCTTTACAGTATGGAAACATACCTAACACTATACCCTACGATCAGCTTCAAGAATACTTCCTCAGAAACATTGAGCTTACAGAGAACAGCTATGATGTATCTCTTCAGCTCATTGGTATAGTAGTCTCTGAGTGTGCTAGATCAGCAGAAGACTCTTCAGTTCCTTTCAGACTCTCTGGCTCAAGAGACATGAATGAATACCGTATGGTAAACATACGAGACATTCCTCGTGAAGTCTCACCATTCACAGCATTTACTTCAGAGACTTGGGACAAGGCTTTAGTATCATCCATGGTGGTCAACAACAACGGTGAATCGCCACTTGAGAAGATCATGATGGACTAATCAACGAAGCTGGCTCGATCTAACATCAGTATAAAGATCTAATTGCTTAGATTAGATTAGACAATCCTTATCTTACTATAAATCTATAAAGGAGGAATAACTAATGGCAAGATATCCTGGCACACAATTTGTCCTGAGAGATCATTCTGATGCTAGTGCTGCAGTGCCGATTCAGCAAGTCAGCAACTCAGCACCTGTCTATATGACTACTTTCAGAGCACCTAAGGGACCAGAAGATATGCTTCTTGTTGATGGTCAGCGTTTCTATAACCTCTACGGTTCACAGGACAAGATCAAGTTCAACACATATAAGCAGCCTCTTCTCCAGGCTTCCATGGACATCAATGAAGGAGCGAGACTTATCTCAAAGAGAGCTGTTCTTGACTCCGCTATGCTTGGCAACGCTACAGTCGGCGTTGTACTTTCAAAGCAGGTAGACGTTACATTCACTAAGAATGAAGACGGATACATCGATGCTGCTACATTCGGAACTACTGCAAAGTATGTTCTTCGTCCTGTAGTTGTATCTATAAAAGACAATGCTAACACACCTGGCGACTCTTCATTTGTAGAGAGCAAGTTCATGTACAAGACTCATAAGGATACTATTTCTAGTGAGATTGAGATGAAGGAAACTCTCGCAATGAACACTGGTCTCGTTGGTGTATACACCAGCGGCACATCTACAGAGAACATCCCTCTTGATAACGGTACATGGACTGGTGATGTGTATGCTGCTGGTTCAATCCTCAATGGTAACTCCAATGAGGTTGAGTTCACTGCACCTGGTGGTTCAGCAGAAGATCCTGACTATACATCAGCTGATACAGATGAAAAGAAAGCTAAAGTTCAGGCTAAGTTCCTTTCAACTGTTTATGCTGCTGCTAACGGCGGTGAGTATTTCTTCCCGCTCTTCTCGATCTTCGATAACGGTCGTGGTGCTTCTCTGAAGAACTATGCTATCGTTTTCGATATTAACACATCTAAGTCTATCGGTAAGGCAGTATATACACTCAAGGTTGCTGATTCTGTAACAGGAAGAACACTTGAGACATATGCATTCACTGTAAATCCTTACTCAAGAAACACAAACACAGGCTACACATTTGATATCGAGTCAGCTGTTAACCTGAAGTCTGATCAGATCAAGGTTAAGTACTACTACGATGCTTATGATAAGCTTATGCAGATAATCAACGATGAGCTCAGCATCACAAATGAGTATCTCTTTGACGATGCAGACTGTCTCTTCGATCACGATCTGTCTGGTAATACACTCGTCGATAACCGCATCGCAAGAGGCGCTACAGCAGACCTCTACAGCCTTGCTAACTCAAGTGCTAATAACCTTGACAGCGGCGATAATAATATCACATACTACTACTATAACTACAAGACACGCTCAAAGCAGAATATCTTTGAGAATCTTCGTTATGGTAGCGATGGTGTAATCGATAACAATGTATACACAACTACTGTAACTGTTAAGGCTAACGTAGGCGATGTACCTCCAGTATACGATACCGCCACATCACCACAGGCTATCACTACATTAGCTGCTGGTACTACAGCTAACGTCGGATTCATGGTTGCAGGAGAAACAGCTGAAACACATACAAAGTGTACTGCTGCTATCAATCTTCTGAAGCTTATCCCTGAGCTTGGTATCAACTTCAGCGGTGCAGACTTTGAGACAGGTGATGATCATTCATCTGCTACAAAGCTCAAGGTTGCTACTACTGGTGGCGGATACATCTATGTATCAGCTGTAGTTACTAAGGTTCAGAATGGTGTAGAGACTGGTACATATAAGTACGATGTAACTGTTACAGTTCAGGAGTACTCATGGGATCTCTCTTACCAGAACCAGTACAGAAAGTTCTTCGACGGCCAGTTCGACAGAGACATCTTCAATCTTGACGTATGGTTCCCGAACTGCGTATTCGATGCTAACTACGATAAGAAGGTTAAGCTCGCTATTCAGAAGCTTGCTGCATACAGAGGCGACTTCTTCGTTTACCTTGACCTCAATACAGACGTTAAGGCATATGAAGACGTTGAGCGCCTTATCAATGTAGTAGACGATGACAACGAGTTCCCACCTGATGAGGAAGCAACAAACTTCTATATCCATGATCGTAACTGTGCTGTTACTTCTATCTACGGCGATATCCGTGATCCTTATTCAAATAAGCAGATCACCGTTACAGCTACATATGCTCTGTCAAGACTCATGGTTAAGCACTTCATCAACGGTGTTGGCCGTCCGTTCGCTGGTCAGGGTTATGGTATCATCTTTACAGACTTCATCGAGGGTACTGTAAACTACATTCCTAAGATCTATCCTTCTTCTGCAATGACATCACGTTCATACATTGGCGATACTTATCCTTCAGATGATGAGACAATCGTTAATGAGAAGCAGCAGATGACAGACCTTAAGGTTAACTACGGCTCATACTACAACGGAATCTTCACAATGGATACAGAGTTCACACTCAATCCTAAGGATTCAGACTTCTCATACATCAACAACATCATGCTTGTTCATCAGGTAATGCAGGCTATAAGAAAGGCTTGCCCTGCCTCAAGATACAAGTTCATCGATAACAACGACCTGTCTACTTACCAGCGTTCAGTAGAGGAAGTCCTCAAGGTATTCCGTTCTAAGTTCGCTGCTCTGAGATTCAAGTACGTTCAGGACGAGAACTCTGTAGCAAACAAGATCTACTATGCAGCTATCGAGGTTGTATTCAGACCGTTTGCACAGGCTGAAATCTTCACAATCACAGCACTTAACTACTCAACACTGAGTAGCGATGTGACTACAGTATAAGAAGGGAGGAATAGATTATGGCAGCAGATAACAACGTTAAATCCACTGCGACTGGTGTTGGCCAGGAAGTCTTCAAGGGCCTTAAGACTCCTCGTAACCTTCTTGAGTATAACCTCATGAGAGGTGTTACTGACTTCTCACAGCTCGAGCAGTTCGACCTCTACGAGAAAGGCTATCCTTGGCTCGTAGTAATCAGCATCCCTGACTTCATGCGTGACCTTGCTCTCAACAGTGAGGAGATGCAGAACATCGTAGGAAACTACGTTCACATCATGGAGCATGACTTCAAGGGTATCGATAATATCGAGAACATCACTGGTGAACCTAACGGCGAAATCAGCAATGGTATCAGATCTATTCAGCTCATCAACAGAGTAACTCAGGGTGCTTCTACAACGTTCACCATGAGATTCTATGAGCGTTCTGGTTCTGTAATGACAAAGTTCAACGAGCTTTATCTTACAGGTATCAAGGATAAGGATACACAGGCTAAGACATACCATGGTCTTATTGACTGGTATACATTCGGCACTGGTCCTGACACACCTTCTGGTCGTGATCCTGGACCACACCGTGAGGTATTCAGCTTCATGTACTTCCTTACTGATAACACAGTAACTAAGATCGAGAAGGCATTCCTTATCTGTGCTGCACAGCCTACAACAGCTGAGTTCAGCACACTCTACGACGGCGAGAAGGGTGAAATCGGTTGGGGTGAACTCTCAATGTCCTTCAACGGATTCTTCATCAACAACGATCAGGTATCACTCGCTGCTCAGAGAATGCTTCTTGCTATGCGTAATCCTCAGAACACAACTGGTAGCCGTCTCATCGTTGACTCTACTAACTTCACATACGAAGCTCTTAAGAGAGTTAATGAGAATCTCGGTCTCAATGCTGAAAGCTTCAACACAGAGGGTAGCGACAGCAATCCTTATGCAGTTGGTGCTACATCATGGACTGACACTAACGGTGTTGTTACAGATGCGTTCAAGAACAGAGGATCAAACGAAGTTGGCAAGGTTGGTTCCGCATTCGACGAGACAACAGCTTCAAGCTATGGTCTTGGAAGAAGCAACGGAATCTACTCACAGCAGGTTCAGGCAATCGGCGATGCAGAGCATATCTCCAACAAGTTTGCAAACGTTCAGAACCAGCAGTAAGTATAATAGCTCTACTAGCAGTAAATACAACAAGAGGTACGGACTGGGATTATTCCCAGTCCGCATTCTCTGTCGTTTACTCTTCTTCTTTGTTTCTAAGCTTTGATGCTTCTTGCTTTGCTCTTGTGATTACCTCTTCTATTGCTGGGAGATCGAGATACGATCCTAAGAAGTGTAGAGTTAGAGCCTTTACAGCAAGGCGCTTGATCATATCATCATCTACATCAGCCAGTTCTATTTCAGCTATGCTGTTTGCATAATCCTGAACGTTTGTAACCATCTGGTTAGTGTTAGTGATGTTCAGGAACATAGGCGGTGGCAGAGTAACCTCAAGACAAACATCGTCATCCTGATACTCATTCTTGTAGAGTTTAGAGAAGATTCTAGTAAGATTCTTCTGGTACTTAGCCTGACGGTTGTATACCTTTCTGAGGAACTTACTAGATGTCATAGTAAGCTGTGTAGCATACTCAACAGACTGTCTCATTTGAATCATCTCAAGTGGTACATCTGTAGAATTAACTGCCATCTCTTCCAGTACTGTCATCAACTCTGTCTTGAACTCTACCTGTTGACCTTGCATAACTTCAAAGTCTATAGGAGATTCACCCGATGAGTTTCTAGGAATGATGTAGTCATTGAATCTACCAGTGATATTGAGAATGTGGTTGATGTTCTCAATCTGTCGAATGTTCATGTTACCCTTCTTAATCTGGTTGATAGTATTCAGAAGAGTCTTCGAGATGTTTGTATCTACATTCTGCTTGACATAGTACACTCTCTTGTCCTGAGAGCGAGTCATTGTCATGATACAGTTAGTGATATACATTGCAGAGTAGAGTGTTGCAGGGAAGAGAGCCTCATGGAGATCTGATATACCTCTATGAGTCTTCTTGTTCATTCTGAAGTAGACATGCTCCATATCCTCAGGAGGTATGAATGTAACCTTTACCTTACTAAGTCTATGACTGTTCTCCATGTCATTGTTCTTCAGTATCATATAGATCTCATCTCTCAGATCCTGGTTAGCATTGACGAAGTTTGCATCAATGTACTGAGCTATCTGAGAAGAAAGGAATCTAGTGATGTTGTTCTGTCTACCTGTAGCATCTGTTACAGAGTTGGTAGAGAGAATAGAGTTAGAACCCTTGAGTGACATAGTAGGATCCTGCATTCTGTCATAGTCTCTCATAGGATCATATCTGTAGTCAGTCTCGATATAGTAGTATCCGAAACAGTGTGTTTCGATGTAGATAGGAATGATGTGTTCACGATCCAGGAGTTTTACGATGCTTCCTGGGACATCAACCACGTTTCCTTTATCAGAGTGCTTCTGGCCAGTTATGAGTCCCTCAGTGCCCCTGTAGTCGAAGTTATCGAACTTAAGATCATCCTTTACTGTATCGTCAAACTTAGTCTTATTGTTAGACTTAGCTTTCTTACCAGTATCGAAGTTAGAGATCTCTGGAGTGTTCTTGATTCTGTCTGCTTCAGGATCAGTAATCTTCTTATCAGTAGCTTCATTGATAACCTGACCTACTGGATCGCTAAGAGCCATCTCGTTGATTGCTCCAATCTCAGTATAGTATCTGTACTCATTCTCTACTGTCTCGGTGAGAAGACCAGAACAGTTGAACTCAATTTCTACTTTATCTATATCTCCGAAGTCTTCCTGCTTAAGGTCATAGCTTTTCATATCAGCTTCGAACTTCTCTTTGCTAAACTCGCCAGACTCAGAGATAATACAATGTTCATGAATGTCAATGTCGCCTCTGATGTTAGGCTTGTTCTTGTTAGCCAAAAGTTTAGCTATAGCCTTCTTAGCTGGTACAATGTAAACGAACTGCTCACCATACTTAGAAGCATTGTCATAGATCTCTCCAGCGATATCGATGAAGTTGTATCTCTCCTTGATCTCTTTGATATGCTCCTGTACCGATGCCTGTACACCAGCAACTGTAGTATTCGTTACATTGATGAAATCTTTACTGAAGTGGTCAGCAGAAAGGACATTGTCCTTTCTAGTATCTAACGCTTCCTTCAGTTTAGGCATATACTTCACGATAGTATCTATCTTAGCATCATAGTCAGCTACAGTAGTAGTATCGTTCATGAAACCAAGTATGCCAGTGTCCAGTATGTTTGTGTCATTGAGGAGAGACTCAAGATCCTTGTTCATGTCTCTCATCTTGATAGCTTCTGGATTGTTAACCTGCTGTCTCATGGCTCTGTTGTATAGAGCACTTAAGTTACCCTGACCAGTCTGAGCCTTATTGGAACTTACTATACCATCTATAGAAGCGTCCAGCTTAGACTTTATAGTATCGAGGTCGTGTTTGTTAGAGGGCTGTGTATAGTATATGCTTTGGTAAAGCTTGTCGATGTTTGTCTGGACGAATGACGCCAGACGATTAGCTTTACGATTAGCAGAAGCAACTTTGCGTTCACGCTGCTTTTGGTTTGAAGCCATTATAACTCCTCCTTTCAAGTTACTATAATGTTTCGTGAGACAAAGAATAGCCCAGAGAGTAGACCTCTCTGGGACTAATCTCATATCTTGAAGAAACAAACGATACAGTTGTATGTATATATTCTCTTAGTCTCCTTCTTAGTTATCTTCCACTTTGTCACTTCAAAGTCTGTCATGAAGAAACTATACTTAGGATTATCTAAGATAAGAAGATTGACTTGGTCATTCTTCATTGTTGGTACTACACCACTGAAGAGATACATTGTATATTTACCATCAACATTGACATATTTTGCTCCGTCAGATGCTTTAAGGTTTATATACGTATCCCATTGTGGAGTTGCTTGGAAGTCTCTGTACGCTGATACAACTCCTTCTGGGTCGTTCATGTATCTAAGTACAGCATTCACTGTTACCATTAAGTCACGATAACGAGCATCTGCCACATAATCCGATACTGATGTCTTTCCGAATACTAACAGACCTTTACCTGGAATGTAGCACTCTGCGAACTTCAACATTCTCTGACTCTCTTCTACTTGTTCTAATGATGCTAACACATCTACCAGAAAGATTTGCTCATTGAACTGATCGAACTCTGGTATGATTGCATCTCTTGTGTAACGAATGTAGTTGTTACCTACTATAAGATACGCATACATCTCTCCACTCATGATATCCTTGTGGAAGTATAATGCGTCTCCTGCCTTACCCTTCATCAAGGCTATGACGTTCTTCATAGCCTCGAGTATCTCTAATATACTCATACCTCTACTACCTCTCTACTATAACAGTTCTCCTCTCTTGACTCTATCTCGTTATAGAACTCTGAGAAAGTTCTGACTTCATCATTGAATGGGAACTGCTTATGTGGATACTCAGTTTTCTCATCCATCACATTCTGCTCCCACTTTGGAACAAATGGAGATGTCTGAGTAGTACTGTTCGGTACCTTATAGAACAGATATCTTCCCTCTGTACAATGAAGATCAAGCTTACCTCTCGGATGTACAATATCTGAGAAGTAGGTTATGACATCATCATACATCTCTTCATATGAAGCGAGATGGAACCATCTATGATAGAACTCAAGCCACTGATGAGACTGATAATCCTCAAGGAACTGTCCTTCTCTCTTATACTTGTAATCCTCTCTTGCAAACCTGTTCTCGTTCTTATATACCTGATCAGGTATGATGATACGAGCAATGATTGTGTTAGCTGCAAGATTGAGTTCTGATGTGATAGATGGGTAAAGGCTCTTATAGTCATAGTCGTTCAGGTTTCTGAATACCATGATAGGCTTACCGTTCACTATCATCTTAGAGTAAGGTCCAAGCTTTGTCGGGTCAGATACCCAAGCACCTGGGAACTTCGTCTTGGTGTTATTCTTGTTATTGTTGTTACCCATGATGAAGCCCTGTCTCCAGTATGACTTAAAGGCTCTATTCTTCAGGTATACCGTCTGGCGATATATCTTACTGATACGAGTGTTGTTCAGAAGAACGTTGTTGTATGCATTACCTACATCGTTCACCTTGTTCTCGATACAGTACTGAGAGATAACGTCCATGATATTGTACAGTACGAATGTAAGATAGTCCTTCTGTGGAAGATCTTCAAGCTTCTCACAGATGTGATGATAGTCAAGCTTACCGAAGCCTACTGTCATCTCTGCTATACTATCGAGTCTGAAATTCGGGATTGCTGAACGTCCCTTACGTCTACTAGCGAAATGAATGAGCTGATCTAAGTATACTGTCTTACTACTTATCTTACAGTAGTCGTTTCTCTCAGCAAACTCATTATAGTTCTTATCATCGATAAAGTAACTAACTTCCTTGTATCTGAAGTCTGGATGACACATCACCTTTTCAGGTTTCATCTCTAACTTCTTACATCTTTCGATGATGTATGGGATATCGAACGCCATGTTCCATGCCAACAAGAAGTCTGGTTCAAGCTTGTTGATTACATCGAACAGAGTCTTAATCAACTCCTTCTCGTCAGTATACATAACCGTTGAGAACTGAAGAGTATCTACACGATACTTCTTAGCTTTCTCCATTCCACCAACAGCATTGATAACAAAGTCTTTAGCTATTGCTTCAAATCCGCCACTGTTCAATAACTTCTCGAACTCCAGACATAAGGGATTGTATGGATCTCTAAGAAGTAAGGTGAATACTGTCTGAGTTCTATCGTCTATGAATGTCACTGCATTGATTGGACACTCACCTGGTTCTACGAAGTCACCCTTAGCTGTTCTAGAGTCAACCTCGATATCGAGATAGCTCTTATCTATCGGTCCGAATGCATTCTTATAAGACTCACCGAACTGAAATCTATAGAAGTCTTCGATGTTCATATCTGAACCCATGACTCTTACATGTTCATGAAGTCTCTGATTGTTCTTATAATCTCCATTCTCCGCATTGGTGTCGTAGAATGTCTCATTACCAGTTGCTTCTGCTATGCTCTTAAGAAGTCTTCTATATGGAACAGTTATCGCATCACACTTCTCTTTCTCTATGAAAGCAAGATTGTAGTCTATGTATACCTCGTTCTTTATCTTATACCAAGTATACTCTGGATTCTCTATAGTCTCAATGAACTTCTCACCACTCACATTGTCCTTGATTACAAGATCCATTGAGTCTGGAATGTCACTGTATGTACCGTTCTTGTTCTTCTTTGGTCTATGATAGATTGTCTGCAATAGAGATAAGTCGTATTGCAAAGGGTAGTTTCCTATCTGTATCATTGAAAGTCCTCCTTTGAACGTAATCGTCCCAAACACGTACGATTACTTGATTATTTAATGGTTAGGAGCTCGTTCAATAGCTACAAGATAGTACAATATGGTACAATATAACACATTCACGAACCATGCGTAAGAAGGACTGGTAGGGAAGAACCCTACCAGTCTTCTAGAGAGGTTAATTGTCTTCGTACTAATGATCAGCCAAATCACTAGCAACTAGGAGGACTATGACACCATGAAAGGAAACACCACCCGTTCTATGCTTCCTTTACCATTATGTTCTGATACAGCCAACACTCTTATAAATTTAACCAAAGGAGGTACAATTCATGTTTGAATCTGTAAAACCCTATCAGGGTAGTTCAATCATTGACATTGAGGTTGTCGAGCCAACGGCAACTGCAGAGTCGGCACCAGAACCAAAAGCAGAACCCGAAAAAAGGAAGAGAGGACGTCCTCCAAAGAAGAAGCCTGAAGAGCAGACAGCTAGTGCAGTAGCGCTCCCAACTACTCAGACTATTTCAATTCCTGCTGAAGCTCCTAAAGCACAGCCTTACGTTCCTCTTTGCACATCAAACGAGCCTTATGAAATGACCTACGCTGAAGGTGTAGGTATGATTCGTGGTACTATCCAGCAGATGGATACTATGGCTATCGAATTGAAGAATGAGTTTGATGCTATCAGAAACAACAAGCAGATGAAAGGTAGATATACCTACATCAGCAACCTTGGAGAATCTATTTGTGGTATCCTTGGTAACAAGCTAACCGCTATCAAAGAACTTAATGCTGTAACAACTAAGTCTCATGAACTTGAGATGAAACGTTATCAAGCAACTAAAGAACTTCAGATGGCAGAAGACGATGATAGAAGCATGGCAGCTATGTACAATGCATATATCAATACGCCTATCAACACTGGTAATCTTCCTCCATTCCTTCAGCAGACTTCTCAGAACACTATCGCTAATCCTGGTATGATGGGTTCTGGTACAATGATAACTCCTTCTGGAGATATTGTAGACGCTGGATATGGCAGTTACATGCAGACTATCTCTCCAGAGCAGAATCGTATGATTCTTGAGCACAACCCCAATATCAAAGAGGTTGTAGTTCTTGACGATTCTACTGGAGCAGCATCATTCGACGTAATTGACACAACAACTGGACAGTCAGTTCCAAACTACCCAAGACCTAACCCAGAACTCATCGCAGAAACAATTATAGACCGTTCTACTGGTAGAGCAACTAACAGCAATCTTGGCAAGAGCTGGGACGTTATCACTATCAACGGTGGAGCCATATCAAAGTTCTAACAAGTTATATACTATATAAGTGCCAGGAAGTCGTTTCGGCTTCCTGGTAATCTAAACAAAAAGGAGGTACAGACAATGGGCGATACAGTCTACATACTGTACAAGAAGAACAGCACAGACGAATGGTTGAAAACTTCTGATAAGAAGGAACTGATTGGTACTATCTTTATGGATGCCATCACCTTCTGGGAGAAAGAGACCATAGGAATCAAACAGCTTAACCTTAAGATAGCAAGAACCAAATGTGATGACGGCTCCATACTCGAAGTATACAATATCGTGTATGACGCATCGCCAGAATCATACTTTGACATAGCTTACAATGTCAAAGTCATCAGAGGAGGAAAATGATATGAGCGATCTTACAAGACTTTACAATGAGAGAGAACAGATAGAAGTGATGATGGAAGTGTGCCTACGTCCTTCGTCTCAGGATACACTCAGAGAACGTTTAGACGAAGTCAACAGAAAGATCGCCATACTCGAAAACGAACAGGAGGACAATGATGAATAAGTTCGATTACGAAAATACAGGCTATACAGAGCCTACAGAAGAAGAAGAGAGAAGAATCTTCATGGAAGAGTTCTTAGTAAAGAATGTACTCGGTAAGAAGGTTCTTATGACAACAGGAAGAGAGTTCAACGAACTCTATAAAACATTACCAGAAGGCATCCACTACTTTGCTATTAGAGGATGCGATGCCGACCCAAACCAGCCAGCAACAATTGAAGACAAGGTTATAGTAAACCGTTGCGGAAGTATGCTCGCTAAAGAAGACCTTATATCTAAGGAAAGAACCACATGCGATCCAAAGGATATCTATAGAGAACTCTCAGAAGAAGAGCGTAAAGAGATGTATGATATGCTTTGGGATTGCGAGAACCAGCATGATGCTCCAGAAGATCAGGAATTCATGACTATCTCAGACTTCATTCATGAAGACGATGAAGAGTTTGAAGTCTGCATAGAAGAGATCATTCATCATACAGTAAAGATAAAGGCAAAGGACTCTGAAGAGGCTACAATCCTCGCTGCTAAGAAGTATGCTTACGATGATGATTTCTGCCACACAACAACAAACACTGGATCTATAGATGATATCTTGATCTCAGCTAAAGAGAACTCTGGGCCGTTTGCTGGAGAGTATGGAGAATTCAAAGATCTTTACGGATACTATCTTAACAAGATTGACGGTAAGCCAGTCATCTAAAAGCAAAGGAGACATAGTGCCATGAATAACTACGATCAGATTGTCTCATCAAACAATCCCATCTTCGGTCCTAAGACCGTTGATGGAACAAACACTACTATCTTACTTAACTCAGGATACATCATCAAGTTTAGCAAGATAACAATCTTTGAGGATGATAAGAACTCATCAAAGATCATCTATATGCATGGACCATACGAATACTCAATAGAGTACTTTGAGGCAGAAGATCATAGAGAGAATCAGTATCTTACAGGTCCTAAGTCAGTAGAGATTGTAAAGATGATTATAGAAGATGCTAGTACCCGTAACCTTGATATCATCGCTTCAGGTATCATCAGAGGCATAGAGCGTCGTAAGAACGTTCATATAGATGACGTCAACGCTTCAGGCGACATCACTGAACGAGAACGCAAAAGAATGATCAATCAGGGAAGGAGATCAACTGATAAACATGAAAGCGAGAAAGAAGACTAGCCCAAATCCATTCGAGTTTGTATACAATGCTTCTAAGAGTGTTGTACAGAAGGGTAACGATAGAACTCCTATCCATCTTAAGGTGGGAGATCTTGTAACTTACTATGACAGAAACACTATCAATCCTGACACTGGTGAAGTATTAAGAGCACTTTGTCAAGTGATTCATGTTACACAAGACTTTATGGGATATGGAATCCTCTTCTATACATTGAAGTGCTACGACGAATCATTCAATAAGATGGAGGATCCTCAGACACTCCCTGGACAGAAGTTCATGGCGATAGTGTCATATATAGAAACAGAAAAGTTCGTCCCATGGCAGCCTGCTGAGGACGATTATGACCGACTAATCGGTTATGAAGAGTTCTGTACTTACATGCAGAACCTTGAAGAACAGCAGCAGAAGTAAGAAAAATGACTGGTGGTAGAGCTCGAACATCTGAGTAAACTATCACCAGTTTATTTTTACTAGAAAGGAGAGGTGTATATGTCGCATAGATACACTCCTGTACAGTTCCATAGGTATAAGCAGGAACATATCCTGAATCACTACTGCACTGTAGCTCCACTATCTCACAATCATGCTATCTGTATAGAGTATGTGAAGAAGTGGTTCCTCGAGAAGTTCCCTAAGGACTTCTTCTCTTACTTTTTTGTCGATGGAAGCCATGTCTTTGGAGAGACTATAAGACTTCCTAAGGACAAAGTTATCGTTAAGGGAAGCGATGATACATGTACATGTACTATGTCTTGTCAGCTTGACGATACTTATGATCGTGCTATGATCGATACTAACCTCTTTGGTCTGGAGATGTTTGTAAACACTACTCCTATAGACCGTTCATTCATTCAAGATCCAGTCAATCATCGTTACGTAATGATGAAGATGGAGATGGAACTCATGAACTTTACCTTCAGAATCAAGTGTCCTACAAGGGCAAAGCAACTTGATCTGTTCAAGTTCATGAAACTCGCTTTCAGAATAGGTCTTTCGGAGACCAGAGATGCTACTAACGACTATCTTATCCCTTATAGTCTGATGCTGAGTGTGGCATCAGATGCTGGTTTTAAGATAGATTGTGAGAATGCCAGAATCAAGAACCCTATAGAGTTCCTTACATGGCTCAATCGCCATTCTTTTTTGCCGATTCTCTTCAGATTCAACAATATGACTGGTAGAGAAGACTACTATGTACGTATGGATGACCTTCCTATTAGAGTAGGCTTTGAGTCTATCTCTAAGGATGATGGTAACAGAACAGGACATCTTCTCACAGACTTCGGTATAGAGATGAATATCAACGTTCGTTTCCCTGGTATGCAGCTTTATGTGTATCATACCAAGACAGAACAGATCTATTCTACTCAAACTAAGTCTGCTTATGCTATAGATGGTGCTCTTATGATTGCATTCAAGCAGGGTACACCTCCTCCAGATATGAATGAGAGGGGATGGCTAAAGTATATAGAGTCTGATTACCAGGCCGATGCTCCAGGACCATTCGAGATTAACATGGGAGAGCTGTTTGAGGGTGAACTTCTCAAGTTCATCAATGAACACAAGGATCGTTTCATATCTCCAGAGGTATTCATGGATATCAGAGTCTATTGCGATGATGCATTCCTTGATACTGAGATGAATTGGAAGACTATGATGCTCTCAGTAAAGGGATATCCTCCTAAACTCATCACCAGCATAGTCATCTACATTGATACTCTCTATCTGAATGATCAGCGTGTTATAGATGGAGGCTTCAATAAGTCCAGAACCACCATTCAGTAAGCAATAACAGGGCCTCTAACCCTTTTATAATATACATAAAGGAGGAATTCTAGCATGATAAAGAATCTTGAGAATGTAACCGTTGAGAAACGTGACGGTAAGGTGGTACCTTTCAATAGGGTAAACATCTCGGTTGCAGTTACAAAGGCGGTTAAAGCATCTCATCAATCATTCGACCCTACTAAAGACCCCACTTACAATGCTAAGAACGACGATGTCGTTGATGCTGTAATAGATGAGGTAGATACTTTCCTTAACCATGAACCTGGAAGGATACACGTAGAACGTATACAGGACCTTGTTGAACGGGTTCTTATCAAGAAAGGATATGCTGACACAGCCAAAGAGTATATCCTCTATCGTAAGAAGCGTGACGAGATCCGTAACACCCGTAACAAGACTGCTGAATGTATGGAAGAGATCCTCGGTAAGGACTCTGAAGACAGCAATCTTAAGCGTGACAACGCTAATGTAAATGGTGATACTGCTATGGGCACTATGCTTCAGATTGGAGCTAATGTATCTAAGGAGTATTATCTCGACAATCGTATCAATCGTACAGCAGCTACAGCTCATAGAGATGGTCATATACATATACATGACCTTGACTTCTACGACCTTACTGTTACTTGCTGCCAGATAGACGCTAAGAAGATTCTCGAGGGTGGTTTCAATACTGGCCACGGATACCTTAGAGAACCTGCTACTATACTGTCAGCAGCTGCATTGGCTGCTATAGCTATACAGAGCGATCAGAATGACTGTCATGGTGGACAGAGTATTCCAAACCTCGACTATGGTCTCGCTAAGTATGTGGAGAAGAGTTTTGCAAAGCACTTCAAAGACAACTTCCGCAAGCTTTTTAACTTCGCATTCTCGTATTACATCACTCCTGGAGAGAAGACTCAGAAGGTATTAAATGAGTTGTTCCCAGAGATGGAGAAGTCTATACTCGAAAGCCTTGATGGACAGCTCAGTACCAAGATGGTAAAACCTACTTACAATGCTATCCATGTGATGGCTATGAAGCTTGAGGAGAAGAATATTGTATCTAGTTACGACGTCAATATAGTTTCTTATCTCGAGAAGACTATTCAGACTTCATTAGACAATGCATACAGCGACACAGACAAAGAAACACATCAGGCTATGGAAGCATTTGTACACAATCTCAATACAATGCACTCCAGAGCAGGAGCTCAAGTTCCCTTTAGCTCCGTTAACCTTGGTACTGATACTTCTCCTGCAGGAAGAATGGTTACCAAGAATCTCCTCAAGGCTATGAATGAAGGTCTTGGACATGGAGAAACTGCTATCTTCCCAATCGTTATCTTCAAGGTAAAGGAAGGTA